AGGGACACTGCGTAGCTCGTGGAGAGATTGTCAGACTTTTTTCGGAAAGCATATCTCAGTGAAGCAAGAATCCTGCTGCTTTAGCAGTGGGAGTGTCAAGAAACTATAAAAAACATTTAGGGGAATTTGGTGTTAAATAGACGTTCAATAAAAACGAGGTTAAATTCAAACAGAATTTTTAAATACGAGAAAAAAGACCTATTAAAAAAAGAATAGGAACGAACAGTCTTCTTTTTTTAATAGGTCTTTTACGAAAAACTCCCTTGTTTCTTCTTCGTTGAGGAGTTAAATTATTATCTATGGTTAATTCACCTATTCAGTCCATTCAGTCCGAGCAGGTTGTTAGAGTTTTTATTACACCTGCCTTTGCAAAACGTTTATTGCAATTTAACACAGAAAACCGTCCTTTCAAAAAAAATCATGGAAGCCAAATCAAAGACTGTTTGGAAAACGACGAGTATTTTTTTAATGGTCAGACTATACAGCTTGGTCATGCAACTATTCCCGGTTTACAAAAGGGTCAAATTTTAGATGAAAACACAGAGATTGTTTGTGTTGATTCTATAAGAGTTCCTATTTTAATCGATGGTCAGCATCGTTTAATAGCCTGTGTAGAAGCCGGGGTAGCTTTGGAAACTCTTCTTTTTTGCAACCCTTACCCTGATAAAAGAGCTTTAGCAACTATTGACAATACACGTCAGAGAGGGGGAGCCGATCATTTGGCTATGATGAGAGAGAAAAATTACACTTTAATTTCGGCGTCTTTACGTGTTGTTTTGAACTTTAACAGTGATTTTATTCTTTCCAGTAAAAATGCGTGGTCAAATAAAGAACTTGAAGAGGGTTTAAAAGCACATCCCGGAATCAGGGATAGTGTGGGATTGGTTGCAGTTATGAGAATCCCTGTAATGGTTGCTCCTCCGAGTCTTTTAGCAGCTTTTCATTATTTGTTTTCAAAGAAAGACTCTGTTTTAGCGAATAGATTTATATGTCGTTTGATAGACGGCGTAGGTCTTCCTCAAGATTCTCCGATTTTGAAATTGAGAATGTCTTTGCTTCAAGGTAGATTGAACTCCAAACACAACATGAAAAGCAACCATATTTCTGCTTTAATAATTAAAGCATGGAATTACGAACGGAGAGGAAAAACGTTAAAAGTTCTTCGTTTTAATGAGACTGGAGATGCACCTGAATCTTTTCCTGTTATTCGTTAGTTTTTCTTTTTAAGAAATTAAAAGAAGAAGAGGTTTAAAAACCCCTTCTTCTTTTTTTAAGGAAATACTAAAACTCATCCCCACTGCTTATAGGCGGGGATGAATTTTAATTTTGTTAATTTTTCTTATAGTTTTCAAGCGGTTATAGCAAACACGTTAATATTTCAATTATTAGGTTAGAGGAGGTTTTAAATTAAAATGAATTTAAAAGAATATTTGGACAAAAAAGAGCAGTTAAACAAAAAGGCTGAAAAAGTTAATTCTTTTATTAAACCTCTTGAGGAAAACTTAGATTTTTTACATCGTGTGGAGGAACACAATATAGAGAAATTTAAATTGTCTAACATAGAGTTTTTTAATTTTATTTTCTTTCTTCCCGGCGATTTTTTAGTTTCCGAGGGGGCTAATTTTGTTTGGAGTTGTAATTACGAAGACACTCTTTTAAAGAAACTATCTCTTTTATCATTACAGGAGATAAAAATTTCAATTGGTAAAGAAATTGAAATTTTAACTTTTGAATGGATAGACGATTACGACAAAGACTGGTCAGTTCAGTTGTCTCTTCCTTTGAGTTGGTTTGAAGTAGACAACCCAATTGACAGTTTAAAAAATAAATTTGATTTGTGGGAAGCGGGAGAAACTAAGAAGAGAGAAAAGTTTTTAGAAAGTAAAATTAAAGTTTTGAGGGAAGAGTTAACAGGATCAAAAAACAGGTTTAAACCGGACACTACGAAAGAAAAAATTCAAGTAACACAAAAGAATATTGAAAAAGGTTTGAAAAACAATTTTTTTAGTTGTCCATTAGTTTTAATTTTAATAGAAATTAAAAATTTAATTCTTGTGTCTCTTCGGATTTAATTTACGTTGAAAGAAGTTAATAACTAAGAATTAAAAAAGAAAGGAGTCTTCGTTCTTCTCTTTTTCAATTTTTCTTTCCGTCCCTCAACCTTTTTTATCTTCTAAACCCAAATAAATTTTTTTAAAACTCATAAAGATTTCTATGGGTTTCATTAAACAAGGTTTTTTACAGGTTCAATTAAAACTGCAAGTCAACTCTTCTCGTAAAAAGGGTTTATATCAGTTAATTCAAAACTGTTCAAATAAAAATAATTTATCTTTCTCTCTTTTATTAGCGTTAGCTTCAAGAGAAACCGGAATACGAAATATTTACGGAGATCGCAAATTTGGGCATGGGGCGTTCCAGATAGATTCCCATTCTTTTCCTGAAATTTGTAAACATAGTTTTTTAACGGAGCCAATGTTATTTTTAAATACGGGGGCGAATTTATTAAAAAATAACATTGAGTGGGCAGAGAAAACATGGCCTAAATTTTCCCCTCAGCAACATTTGAAGTGTGCTTTAGCAGCCTACAATTGTGGTAAGGGAAACGTTGTTAAAGCCGTAGCTGACGGCAATTGTGATTTATATACCGCTCATTCAAATTACGGTGTAGACATTTTAAATCGCAAGCAAACAATTGAGAATATGAGTTTGGATAAATTAAAATAGCAGTTATTAAAAAAACTTAGAATCTTCGTCTTTTTTGTTTCGTATGAATAAGGGTAAGAATCTTCCGCTTCTTACAGCTAAAGTGACGTTTAGGGGAATCGTCTAAAAAACCTTTTGCAGGTGTGGTGAAATGGCAAACACAGAGAGTTTAGTTTACGGTAGGAAAGTAAAATTTCGATTTTGATATTTTTATTTGGGGTATACTCTTTGTATGAAAAGAACCACATCCAAAAGAACATAAAAATGGGGTGAAGAATGATAATAGGTTAGAGAATTTAGAACTTCTTTGTCCTAATTGCCATTCTTTTACACTAAATTGTATTTGAAAGCCCGTTCCTTTAGGGACGGGATGAAAAATTTATCGTTGCGAAGCAGCGAAACTAATTAAAATTTGAAACTTATTTCTCCCATGTCCGTTTATAATAAGAAAGAAGTTGTTATAAAATGTTAATTGCCTCAATAACTTTAAAGTGATGATTACTACAACAAAAAAGCGGGAGATGGCTGATTATTATTTGAAAGGTTTCTCCCTTACAGAAACAGCTAAGGAATTTGGAATTAATTCAGCAACTGTTCACAATATTCTCAAAAAGTTAGGGATACCCCGAAGAACTGTGTCAGAGGGAAATTCTCTAAAATGGTTGAATTCTGATTTTCGTGATAATCAGGTAGATAAGAGGGTTGGAGTTTCATCAGGGGCTAAAGGTAAAAGTTGGAAATTAAAACATAGGAAATACTCCCCAAAAATGATAGGTGCAGGTAATCCTCAATGGAAAGGTGGGGTTACTAAACTAAGTTCTTTAATTAGATCTTTACCAGAATATATATTGTGGAGAGAAAAAATATTTAAGAGGGATAATTGGACTTGTCAAATCTGTTCTGATAGAACTTGCGTAGGTAATAAAGTTATTCTTCATGCTGATCATATTTACCCACTTCATAAATTAATTGAGGAGAACCAGATTAAATCCGTTCTAGAAGCTATTTTATGTGAACATCTATGGGAAATAGATAACGGAAGATGTCTTTGTATAGATTGCCATAAAAAGACAGATACTTTTGGGAAAAATGCTAAAAAGCTTTCGATATAGGATATACCCAAATAAAATACAACAAGATACGCTAAACAAAACGTTTGGGTGTTCTCGTTTCATTTATAACTGGGGCCTATCTCTTAAAATAAGCAGTTATATGAATACTGGTAAAGGATTGTCACGGTTTGCTCTTGACAAAGACCTTCCTAAATTAAAAGCAGAAAACCCTTGGCTTTCGGAAGTTCCTTCCCAAGTTTTACAACAAAGTTTGGTTGACCTCGATAAAGCCTTCACTAACTTTTTTAGAAAAACTACCAAATTTCCAAACTTTAAGAAAAAAAGAACAGATGCGTCTTGTAGATTTCCACAGGGTATCAAGGTTGATTTTGAAACTAACATAATATCTTTACCCAAACTGGGAAAAGTAAAAATTAAACTTAGTCGTAAATTTGTAGGCACAATTAAATCTTGCACAGTATCAAGAGGTTCTACTGGAAAGTTCTACGTATCAATTTTAGTAGATGATGGGGTCGGAGAAATTCCGAAACTTCCAATTCACCAAGACAGAGCAATTGGTGTTGATGTGGGACTTATTGATTTTATTACGACCTCTAAGGGAGAGAAAGTTAAAGCTCCTAAGTTTTATCGCGGTTTAGAAACTAAACTCAAGGAGGCCCAAAGGTTTGAGTCGAGAAAGAAGAAAGGTAGTAACAACAGAAAAAAAGCGAGACAAAGAGTAAACCTTATTCACGAAAAGATTAAGAATTTAAGGTCTGATTTCCTTCATAAAACAAGCACTCGATTAGTTAATGAAAACCAAGTTATTTGTATCGAGGATTTAAATGTGAAAGGAATGATGAAGAACCGAAAATTGTCTAAGAGTATCGGAGATGTGGGTTGGTCTGAATTTTTTAGGATGTTGGAATACAAATCTGAAAAAGTTGGAAAAACAGTTTTGAAGATTAATCGTTTTCAACCGAGTTCAAAAATATGTTCTTGTGGGGAAGTTAACAAAATCCTGACTCTTTCTGATAGAAAATGGACTTGTTCTAATTGTAATTTGACTCACGATAGAGATGTATTAGCAGCACAAAATATTCTCAAGTTCGCTTTTTTAGAAAATTTAACGCGCAGGGACACTGCGTAGCTCGTGGAGAGATTGTCAGACTTTTTTCGGAAAGCATATCTCAGTGAAGCAAGAATCCTGCTGCTTTAGCAGTGGGAGTGTCAAAAGGCAATGGACGGCAGTATTTCTTGGAAAGCAATTTCCAATAAGTTTTTGCTAAAAGAAAAATGATAAATTTCACAAGAGAGCAGTTTTTTGAAAAATATAAAAACGATCATGCTTATGCTAAAAACCAATGGAGACAACTTATTAAATTGACCAAAGAAGAAATTGATAAGTTTAGAGAATTAAAAAAGAAAGAAGGAGAGGTGGTAATAATCACCAGATGGGAAAAAAATATTCTTTGTGTTCTCACGGCTGTTATTTTAGATGATTTAGAAAATGATTCCGTGGGACGATACTCTTCCTATCCGTTTGATATTCGTCTTAACCCATTAGATAAAAACAAACTTGGTTTTTGGACAAGAAAAATAAATAATATAGAACTATATCAAATTATAACAACGAGTTAGAAGTTTGTAAAATTATGTTAGATATGTCTGAGGCAATAAAAACACACAATAGACAAATCACTTAAAGACCTTAAAAGCGGGTTAATTTACGTTGAAAGAAAGAAATGCAATAGCGAAACAGGGGGCAACTTAAAAATTTGTGTAAGAACAGCGCAAAGGTTCGTTTTTCTCTTTCCTTATTTAGGACAAACTATTTGGAAATTCTATAAATTATTTTCTTCAGCATCCCCTTTAGCGTAACGGAACGCGCTTGAACGGCAAGCGTATGTATCAGGGAGGGCGCCCTGTGCGCCCCTGTTGAAACACCATGCAAAACACACACTCCGAAATCAAGGCCCAAATCAAGATCATCATGGCTCGCCAGACGGCGCTGACGCTTGACCCGCAAAGCCTCGCGCCACGCGGTTCGTTCTATCTTTTCACCGACGAGGCTCGCTCCCAGATGTGCGCGATTCGAGGCGAGGCCCGCCCGCTTTACGAGCGACTTTCGCGCGGCGATTTTCTTCGCGCTTAAACCTGACGGAAAACATTGTGACACAAACCAAACTACTCGCCTTTCATGGCGACCCGGCTATCAAAGCCAAATACGTTTCGCGACTGCGCGCCCATCATGCGCAAGACCAAATTGTTCAGGGCTTTTATTGTGTTGGCGACCCTGAGAAGGGCACGTTTCGCGGATGTGCAGTCGGCTGCACTCTTAACGGTAGTGATCACAGTGCCTATCCTGACGAAATTGGCTATCCCACCGTGCTGGCTCACTTGGAGGACTCAATTTTTGAGGGATTGCCCGCGTCCGAGGCGCCGCAGTTTGCGGTAGATTTTCTTGACGTGGTGGCACCGCGCGCCGACCTGTCTCTCGTGTGGCCTCACTTCGCGCTGTGGATGCTATCTGACAAAAAACACGGCGTGCTACGCTTGGCAAATGAGGGCACCCGCCCCTCTATTGAAGGAGTGATTGCGCTTTTTCGTCGCGTTGTGGAGGGGGAGGTTGTTCACGGGTATGAGTGGCAAAATGCTGCTTCCTTCGCCTCTGCCACCGCCTACGCCACCGCCCGACGCGAAGACACCGCCGCCAACCTTGCCTTCACCGCTCACGCCACTGCCTTTTCCTCTGTCTACGCCTACGCCGATTTCGCCGCTCCCGCCTCCGCTCACGCTGCCACCGCCGACGCTGCTTTCGCCGCCTACGCCACCGCCCACTTCGCCGAAGACACCGCCGCTGCCGTTGCCCGCGCTCGCTCCGCCTACGCCCGCTCCCGTCAGAGACAAGCGTCGCAGCTGCTGCAATTTCTAAGGACGGCTCCTGTGTGTTTAGAATTTTAAAGGAAACTTTTTTTAAATTTTAATTTTAGTTATTAAAAAAACAAAGAATCTTCGTTCTTAGTTTTTTGTCTCATAATTTATGAAATACAAAGTGAGCGGAACTGTTGAAATTAATTGGGAAAAAGTAGTCACTGCTGATTCTCTCGAAGAAGCGGAAGAGTTGGCAATTAGTTATGTTGAGGATGGTGATTGTGAATTTTCGGGTTTAGTGGGAAAAGTTGATTTTTCTGGGCTTATTTTGGAGGATTAAAAAATATGAGGGAAGAAAAGAACATTTACCTTCAACTTTTTTTGAAGTTTTGGAACCTTCCAAAAAATTAATTTGCAAAAGAGGTTTAAATAGAAGATTTGAAAAAGCAATTGAGGATGAAATTGCACAAGCAGGAGGTTTTTTTTAATAGATATATGACAGAGACTTTAAATGAAAAAGAGGATATAAAGTTTGTTTCTTCCGAGGAACACCTTTTAGATTTATTGGCGGGCTGGGGTAATTTTGTGATGACAAAGGGGCATACTTCTAAAATCGAAGGGGGTCATCAGCCTTTTAATTTTTATCAATTGGCGGGTTCTTTAATGGGGGAGTGGGAGAATTTAACAAAAGAACAAAGAGATATTAAGGTAAGAGAGTTTTTTGATGAAAATATTTTTCCTTATATTTTTAAAGGGGAAACCCGTGTTCCTCATAAATTTGTTTTAAATACTTTTTATTCTGATGGTGGCGTTTACGAAAGAAAAACTTTTCACACTGTCGAAGAAGCAGAGTTGTTTTTGGAAACGACACACGGCTATAAAAATTTAGTTAAGAAGGAAGAGGAGGGCACAATTCAATTTTTCGATCCTAATTCCGAGCCTAATCCTTGGGCACAATCTTACGACACAGACGAGTTGGGCTGTTTAGTTGGAAAATTAAAGACAAAGTTTTAGGTTTTTAAAAGATTTCTTTTCTATGGTTTCTCCTTTAGTTTTTTGTGTTCCAGAAATCTTCACTGAGTTTAGGTGTTCTCCCAGTAATTTTTGGTTGGGGGAACACTGTGCGGTTTTCAATTTCTCCTTTAAAAATCGAAAAGCGGATTTAGAGTTTTATAAGAGTGGGGAAATATCACTAAAGTTATATGTTTTAAATGACTATAACGAATCCGTTGTAAGGGAAATAGAAGAAAATGAATTTTCAATAAAAGAGGCAGTTAAAGAAGCAATTTCTTTTCTAAGTTTTTAGATGTAAATCATTTCTTTTTAAGGCTTCTTTTTTTCTATGTTTTCTTTATACGAATTTAAAAAACTAACTTGGAAGCAAGCTTTTTGTTTGCATAGATTTTTCGGTATAAAATCGAACGATTATTTTGGAACACAGAGAATCTGTAGCAAGTGCGGTTTAGAGAAATACGAGAAGTTTAAATTTTAAATGAAAAAAACAGCTAAATTTATTAAAAAAATAGAGGGTGGTCAAAGCGACGCGCGTTTATATTTTTTGTCGGAACCCGTTTTATACGATTCCGACAAGGAAACTTCTTATGTTTATGTTTCTGCCGCAAATGTAGATGATAACCCTGCTCTTGAAATTTTTCCTAAAAGCATAAGGGGAAGTGGTGATGAAACTTTTATTTTTCCTTGCGATAAAAAAGGAGAGGTTTTAAGTTGGTATGAATTAGAAGGTTCAACAAAGGGGATTTTAAGTCACAAAATTTCTTTAAATAAAATGGGTTTTGAAACAGATTTAGATTAGCATTTCAATTTTAAAAATATGACGGAAAATAATAGTTTTTTAAAGGTGATAGGAATATTTGGCTTCTGTAATTCTGGTAAAGACGAAAGTTTTTTGCAAATCCAACGCATACTTTACGAAGCTAAAAAAATAAGAGTTCATAGAATCGCTTTAGCGGACGAATTAAAAAGAGAGTTTTGTTTAGAGACTGGTTTAGAATTTGAAGAGTTAGAAAAAAACAAAAATTCATACAGAGTTGAACTTCAAAAATTAGCAGATTTAAGAAAAAAAGAAAACTCGAATTACTGGGTAGATAAAACCTATGAAAAATTAAATTTTCTTTGTGTTCCCAACCAAGAAAACTATTTTGTGTTTACGGATGTTAGATATAAAAACGAATATAATTTTTTAAAATCTGTTTCTCTCAACACAAAATTTGTTAGAATACATAGACCTTCTTCTAAACCTTTTAATTCTCATTCAAGTGAAACAGAATGGGCTTATCTCCCTGTAGACTACATATTAGACAATTATAAAGATAAACCTCATCTTTACGGAGAATGGCAAAAAGTTCTTTTTTATTTCGAGTGGTTGAGAAACAGTTTTTCTATTGTGAAAACAAAGAACGAAGATTCTTAGTTTTTTAATTAAAATGAAAAAAGCAATTTTTTGGTTTGTGAAAGGTTTGAAAATTTAGGTGTTAAAGAGATTTCTAAACGGGCTGTAGGTGTTTAATTACATGACGTTGAATACCTCGTTGCGGGAATCCCCGCCACGGATTAGCGCAGTAGGTGTTTAATTACATGACGTTGAATAGACCCACAGATTTTCTTATAACTGAAGTTAAAAAAACTAAGAATCTTCGTTCTTAGTTCTAAGTCTTTAAATCAACTTCTTAAAAAGAGAGGGGGTTGGTAAAAAACGGAATCAAATTCGGTTTGGGTAGTGATAGCTCAAAGTTATCCTGATAGTTCAAACATAAGGGCTGTTTTCAAAGCAGAAGAAGACGCAAAATATTATGTAACAAAACAGCAAAAAGAAGAAGAGGAAAAAAAGGTTAAATATTTTTTGTATCACTCTTATTCTTTTTATGTTGAGAAGTGGGATGTTGATTAGGGTTAAATTTAATTTCAGTTATTAAATAAACCAAGAAACTTTTCCTCTCTTCAAAACGTATGAATAATCGGAGGCTTTCCAAGAAGGGTTTAAATTTCATAGGGGGGAGATGCGCCCGATGTCGGACGTTTGTTTCTCCTATTTGACTTATAATTTAAATTTTCTTTGGACTGCCTATTTTGGCCTGTTAGCCTAACGGATAAGGCGACAAACTTCTAATTTGTTGATAGAGGTTCGATTCCTCTACGGGCTATTGAAAAACTTAGTGGCAAAGAGATGTATTTAGCATCGTCCTATCTTTTCGGGTTTAACCTTCAACTTTTAGTCTGAAACGGAAAAGATAAGTTTTTCTTCTTTTAAAACCAAACCTAAATAAAAAATTTGATACTTTATAACAAAGGGATAAAAGACGGGGAAGATTCTATGTTTATCTTTTACTCTTTTTTTCAAACACCATGAAATTATCTGAAGCATTAATTCAAAGAAAAGATTTAACTAACAAAATCAACGATTTACAAAACCGTTTAATTTCCAATTCTACGGCTTACGAGGGTCAAGCGCCTTCAGAAAACCCGTTAGAGTTGTTAACAGAGATGGGAAATTGTGTGGAAGAACTTTCTCTTCTAATTAAAAGAGTGAATCATACGAACAATGTTTCTTTAATAGAAGAAACAAAAGAAACTATTTCGGATGCTGTTGTTAGACGGGACATGTTAAAAATGAGAATGGGCCATTTGGAAACGGCTTTACAACATTCTTCTAATACAAAGAGAAGTCGTTATAGTGCTTCTTCTGATGAACCTAAGTTAGTTTCTGTAATGGAACCAAAGGATTTAAGAAAAAGTTTGGATTCTTTTTATAAGTTGTATCGTGAATTAGATTTGCTAATTCAAGCGGCGAATTGGAAATATGACTTATTAGAGTTAAAAGGAGAGGTTAAAATTAAAGAGACAAAGAACTTTGCACCTTTGTTTTAAATTTTAAAAAACTATGTCTTTAGATGTTTATTTAAATAGAAAAGGGGTTCAAAACTTAGAGCCTAAGGAAGCTATTTTCATTAGAGAAAACGGTTCTACAAAAGAAATTAGCAGAGAAGAGTGGGATTTAAACTATCCTAACAGAGAGCCGATTATGGTAACAATTCCTTCTGATAACGAACAAGTTTTTCAAAGAAACATAACTCATAATTTGGGAAGAATGGCTTCTCAGGCGGGGATTTACGAGCATCTTTGGCGTCCAGAAGAGTTGAGCATAACAACAGCTAACGAGTTAATTTCTCCTTTAGAAAAGGGTTTAAGACAGTTGAAAGAAGACCCTGAACACTTCAAAAAAAATAATCCTGAAAACGGTTGGGGCGATTACCAAGGTTTATTAGATTTTGTTGAGGAATACTTGGAAGCGTGTAAACTTTATCCAGATGCTTCAGTAGAGGTTTCAAGGTAAATAAAATAAGTTAGAAGTTACTTTTTAAAAACCAATCAATTTAAAATTCTGAACTAAAATTCAGAGGTAGTTTTCTTTTTTGTTCGAGAATATTCTTCTTGTTTAGGAGAAGTTAAATCTTAAACCGTTTGAATGAAGCGTTATTTATTCACCCGATTAGGAACGAAAGTTTCTTTATCATCAAATACATCTGCTTTTATTGCACTATTGATTGTGTAAAATTTAAAATGTAAAGAGTAACTTCGGGTAAAATTTAATAAGTAAAAGGTAAAACCTTGATATTAAAACAAAAAAGAAGATGAGGGTGAGGCAAGGGGCAAATTTTAAATTGAATTGTTTGAAAAAACAAATTATGAAAAACACAGAAAATACTGAAAACACAGAAAATACTGAAACAGAAGATTACACTCACTATTTTGAAATTGGTGATGTGGTTACGTTGAAATCGGGCGGTCCAAATATGACGGTTTTAAAATTGAACGCTTCAACGGATTCAAGATGTTTAAATCCTAACAGTAAAAATTACCTTTATTGTATTTGGTTTGACAAAGAAAACACTTTCATTGGAGAGTATTCTTTCCATTACGAAACTGTGGAAAGAGTTAGAAATTAAAAAACATTAAGATGCAACAAATTAAAATTCCATCGGAGACTCTTTTAGAGAAGTTAAAAGAGAACAGACATAAACACGAAACAGATTATTTGAAAGCTGTTGAGGGTTTTCAAGAAGATTTGCTTCAGACTTTATCGGCTTTGTTAAAGAAGGCTAAGACTAAAGTAGAAGATGTTCCGTTATTTATTCCTTTAGAAAAACCAGTTTCTTATTTGAAAGAATATGATAAAGTAATTCAAATGTTAGAATTAACAGAAGAAACCCATGTTGTTTTAAGTTCAATCGAGTTTTCTCATTTCGTATTAGATGATTGGCATTGGAAACAGCAATTTGCAATATCTACTGCTAAATATTTAGGTAAATAAAACCTCATAAATTAAAAAAATACCATGGAAAACATACGTTCAAAATTTGATACTTTGTTAGATTTTAATTCTGAAAATCTAACGCAAGAAAAACTGAAAGAACTAAAGTTGCTTTTAGAAAAAAGAGATGAGAAAGAAATTGTTTTCGTTCATTTTTCTATTGGCGATGGTGGGGTTTCTTTTTCTATGACAGATTCTTACGGCCCGACTTTAACAATTTCTTCTTCTCATTTTGGAAATAACAGTCGAAAACAGGTTTTACATTTAAGCAGAGAATCTTTGTCTCAATTAAGACAGTTTTTTGAAGTTGCCGACAAAGCTGACTATTCTGAAGAGTATGTTTATCCTTTAAGATGCTCTGAGATGAAGACACCAGAACAAAAAAGAGAGGGGGATATTTATTCTGCTGTTTCTTCAATAAACTGTTGCGAAAAGTTTTTAAAAGCACTCCAAGACGGTGATTTTAGTTTATATCCTCTTCTTCAATCAAACCCAGAAATGCTTTCTTCTATGTTAGAAGAACAAAAAGATGATTTGGCCAAGAAGCAGTTTAATTTACTGTTTCTAAATCCTTCAAACGAAGAGTTGGAAAAATCCAGTTTAAAATTAAAAGAAGACTCTGAAAATCCATCCCGTATAAGACACATCTTTGGGTAGAGGTAGAGAATTAAATGGGAATTTAAAAGTTAAGCAAAAAATGAAGGTTATTTGCTTAACTTTTTTTTAAAAGACCTTAAATTATCCTATGAAATTAAAAACAAAAATATACGCTTTTATCTATCCTATTTTAAAAATTCTTCCTAATAGCGATAAATGGGGAAGAAAGGTTTCTTTTATGTTTTTATCAAGGGAAAAAAGAAAGTTAGGATTTGATATTTTTTGTCACTTCATGGAGGATGTAGAAAAAAAAGAAAGGCACAGTAGCGTTACATCTTGCACTAAGGGGAGTTTCAACGAAGAAGGGGTAGGAGACAATTTAAATTAGTTTTACGAGAGATTAAAAAAAGCCTTAAAACTTTAAATTAAAAAGACCTTAATCTTTCTAAAGACTAAGGTCTTTTTAATTATCAGATAAAGATTAAATAGTAAAGAGTTAAGTTTTAAATGTTGTTTTATTTTCGCAAGCTATTAGATTTTTTTAAAAGTAAAACTTCAGCAAACTTTTTTTACAAAAACTATGACAACAGCAGAAGCCTCCGTAATTTTAGTAAATTTGGACAAGTTTTTTTCTTCTAATCAAACTTTTATTAAATCTAAAAAGCCTTATGAATGGTATTTATATTTATGTCCTTTCATTCACAATTTAATTCCTCAAGCCATTCAAACTTATGATTTATGCCCTTGTGAATGTGGTTGTGGTTTTACATTTGATCCTGATGAATGTATTGCTCCTTTATATAGTTTTAAAGGGGGTTTAGAGCAGGTTTACGGCGTTCAAATTAGGGTTGTTTCTGAGTGGAAAGGTTTAACTGAGGGCAGAATGGTTTTATTGCCTAAAAATCAAAACTTAAACTTATTTCTACGGAAACATTTTGCTTATTTAAATTAAAAAAATATTTCTTCTTTTATAATTTTAGGTAGGGGTGAGAGATCACAGGGTTCGGTTACGGAAGCCTATGGAGAGGCGGGAAGAGGGGTTTATTGTTGGATAGAACCTAACTCTTAATGAAAAAATACTGTGCTTCTCAAGGACAGAGAGTTGTTTATTTTACTCTGAATTTTCTGTTTACGTTGTTCTACATAGCGGTGCGGGAATCCCGGCTTCAAAGCAGGCTATTATTAGAGGTTTAGATGGGGTTCAAGATATAACAGCAATCGAAATATAAATTAAATTAGAATCTTTGTTTTTTGTTTCAATTTATTTTTATATCTCTGTTATTTTTTTTAGTTGCTTTTTAAGATTTCCAATTTTTGTAAACTGTTTTAAATGGAAAATACAAGTGTTTCGGAAGAAGAGTTAAATCTTCTTTTATGTGATTGGCTAAATGGTAAAATTAAGGATAACTACGGTTATAAATATTACATTGTTCAAGATATTAAATCACGCAGTTGTTTAATTTATTCTAAAGAACTTCGTTATCCTTATGAAAACGAGCAAGAAACCATTTTTACAGAATCTTCAAATAGTTTAGGAACAGTTTTATATTATATGGCCGAAGAAGAGAAAAATAAATTTTTAAATTCTATGTTAGAATTTTTTAAACAGAGTTTTTTCAGGGTATTTTTTTCTTCTGTTGAAGACAAGGCTTATTTCTGTGCTAAGTCTTTAAATTTGTTTTAGTTTTTTTAATTAACCTTTAAATCATAAATATTAAAAATAAGCAAAGGAATAGAAGTTTATTTTATTGTTTGTGGCTCTTCTCCCCGCTCGCCCGTTGAATCCCACTCCGTTATATATTTTGATGGTAAACTAATCTATGACCTCCATTTTTCCAAGGGTGGTTTAGTAGTTCCTAAATATGTTTTTATTGAAAGGGGCGTAAAACCTCCATGCTTGTCAGATGGGCAATTCACTGCGGAGAAGATATTTATTTTGTCGGTTAAAACTGCACAAGCTCTTGTTTTCTTTTTGGAGAAATTGATAAGAAACATAGAAAAAACTAATAGTCAAAAAAACAACAGTTATGAAAAAATTTAATTTTAATTACGTCGCTCTTTTCTTAGGTGTGTGGGCTTTAACTCGCTTTTTAAGTGAGTTTTATTATCACACAGAAGACAAACACACTTTAGTTTTGTGCATTTACATAAGCTATTTTTGTGTTAGATGTTTTAGAGATATTTTAGAATCTAAATAAGAAGATTCCTAATAAAAACATAAATCATGCCCTTATTTGAAATTACTGAAAAAGAATACGAATTTATTTTAAATGAAAGAGAGGAAAACTCTTTTTATGAAAAAGAACATAAAATTAAAAAGTCTTCAGGTCGCACCATAGTAAATTATTTGACAGGAGAAGAGTGTCCTATTAAATGTCCTGAGTGTGGTAAAGATGCTATGCAAGCTAACCGTTGCGATTTTAAATGTGGTAATTGCGACTGTTAAAATTATGATTCAACCAGATTTTACAGAGGAGGTTTAATTTGAAAGCCTCCTGCTTTAGCGGAGGGAGTGTCAATTAAAATAGAAAAGAGTTTAAAAAATATGAATTTTCTTCGGGTTTTAAAACAATCTATACTCAAACCTCTAAACACGCAATTCTCTTCTCTTACGCTTCTCCTAAAGCAGGTTTTAGAGTCTTTAGAGAAAGCAAATGAATTGGGGTAATTCGCTTCCGAGGAGGAGCCATTTGGTTAAGGGCAAAAAGCTTATAACTTTTCATAAACTGATTCGATTTCAGTCTCCTCGATTTTATTTTTCTTATAGTATGTTTAACGAAACACTAAAATAATTTTCTTCTGCTTGTCAGAGGGGTAATTCACTTTCTCATCTTTACTACAATTGCCTCGGAAAATTTTATTTTCTAAAATAAAAAAATAAAGAGCGAAGACTCTTTATAAAATTAATTAAATTACTATGTTAGAACAAGAAGAAAATTTTCCTGAAATTCCTTTAGCAATAGAGATAGAAGATAAAATAGAAGAGACTAAAGCAGAGACAGAAACTCCAAAACCTAAATTGCACGAAAAAGATAATTTTAATTTAATTCCTGAAATTACGCTCACTGAATTGCAAGAAAAAGGTATTCGTTTTTTATTAAGTAGAAAGGGTGGTATTTTAAATCTCTCAACTGGGTCAGGGAAATGTCTCGGTTTTAATACTCCTGTTTTAATGTTTGACGGGACAGTTAAAATGTCCCAAAACATCGAGGTTGGTGATTTATTGATGGGGCCGGACTCTAAGAAAAGAACTGTTGTTTCTTTGGGTAGAGGTAGAGAAATAATGTATGAAGTAAGACCTTTTGATAAGGGTATAATTTGGAGTTGCAACGAATCTCACATTTTATCTTTAATAAGGCCCTTGACGGGGGAAGTATCTAATGTTTCAATTGTGGATTTAAAAAAAGAGTGCGATGAAATAGAGGATCAAGTTTTTACAGGGTGGCGCTCTCCTGTTTTTGTTGAAGGACAAGAAAGAGTTTTAGGAGAAAAGAGATTTTTCAATTTTAGTTTGGTTTCTTTAGGAGAAGGGGATTATTACGGTTGGACATTAAAAGAAGACCCTTTATTCCTTTTAGGCGATTTTACTGTTACACACAACACGTTTTTGGCCGCTCATGCAGGGATTCATTTTATGGATTCTTATGAAAATACGAGGTTCGTTTGTTTTGTTCCCGCAGAAGCCAATAAAGTATGGAGAAAAACATTTAGAGCATTAAAAGAACCTTACGTTTTATTTGAAGCTAAAGGGGTTGAAAAATTCGATTGTTCTTTTATAGAAGACGCGAGAGTTTTCATTTTTAATTTCAGCAGCATGGAAAAATTTGAAGCTGAAATAATAGAAAGACTAAAAAATTACGAGTGTATTTTTCTGGTAGATGAAGCGCACGCTTTGAGCAATTCGACTTCGAGGCAATCTCGTTCTCTGAAGTATTATAGAAAATATGCACGTTTAACATGGCTTCTTACGGCAACAAGTGTTCGTTCTTTACCTGCTATTAGAGGTTTATTTAATTTAGTTGATTTTGTTTTACCGGGTTATTTAGGTTCTTGGTCTAAATTTAAAGACGATTTCTTAATCTGGCGCTGGAATATCATTAGAAGTTCTAATGGAAAAACAATAAAAACAGAGGAAATAATTGCTCTCAAAAACGAGAGTGTTTTAAAAGAAAAATTATCTCTTTTAATGTTTGTAGGAACTGTTAATTACAACGTAGATTTTCATTATCACACATGCTCTTTGTCGGAGGAGGAATTTTCTTATTACAGGGAAGCGGGGGCGGGACTGTTGAAAAATTTCGAGCGCAAAGAATTTGCGAGCCGCTTGCACGATTTACAAAGAGTAGTAGATAATTCGATGGATGGTTTGCCCGAATCTTTACAAAAGAAAATTTCATCTAAAGAGCGATTATTATTAAAAGTTATAGAAGAAAAGATTTTAAGTAAAAATGAAAGCGTTATACTTTTTGCGGAACATATATCTACTCTTCAAAGATTGGAGTTTATTTTAAATATTGCTAAAAATAGAGGCTTAATAAACTTTTCTCAGATTTTAAAAATTACGGGTTTAGAGAATAAGAAAGACAGGGATAAAGCGGAAGACAGTATTATTCCCGGCACAATATTGTTGGCTTCACGCGCCAGTTCTCAGTCTCGAAATCTGCAAGCAGCGTCTCATGTAGTTTTTTACGACTTGCCTTTCTCTCTTTCGGTTTTTCTTCAATCTTGTGGCAGGATCACGAGAATAGATTCAAAACATGAAAGACAATCAATTCACATTTTTACTGCATTAGAAACAGTAGATTTTTACAAGTTGCTTTTAGTCAAAGAGAACGCCCATGTTTTTACTCAAATAATCGAGGGAAATTCAAACCTCCCCGAAGTTGCTCAGATTGACAGGACATTCATAGGAGATTTAAGAAAGCGCCTTCTTTGGGGTTTTAAACATAAAAAAATTCTCTCTTTAAAAGAATTGAGTGAACAAGCCGCACAAAAAGATTTAAAAGATTAGTTTAAATAGGACGTTTTAAAAACAACTCAATTAAAAGTTAAAGACTTTATAAAATCCCACACTTAAAAAACATCAGAAAACATAAAACCTCTTATAGTTATTAAAAACATTAAAATGAATACAAAACACAATCGATTAAAAATAGAGTTGTTAAATTACGTTAAAAATCAAGAGGGTGTATTAAAAACCAAAGAGTTGCCTGATTATTTTCTTTTAATTCAAACGAGAGATAGACTTTATGACGTTGACATTAATTATTACGTTGTAAACGGTTATGTTGACTACGCTGAAATTTTGGGTGCTTCTGTTGTTTATTCTCACAGTTCAATGTCGGATTATTTAGAGCATTTAAATTAGAGATTAAAAAGAGCATTTTTAATCTCCAATTTTCTCATTATTATAATAAATAAAATCAAGTAAATCTTTGATATACCTCAGCGTCTTTTTCAATATGACACGAAAAGAAAAAGAGAATCCTGAACGTCCTACTCTCCAAGATTTCACAAGGGGGGATAAGATTACGTGGGAAGAGTATCTTAACACTCTCTGTAATTTTATTAAGGAGGAGAACGGAGTTAAAGCTTATACTCTTTGTAACATCCATTACACGGTTTATAACAACCTTGTTTACATAGGATATGGCTATGGCGGAATGTCTTTAGCTTCTAAATTTATTGATAATCCTCCAGAGATGAAGAATAAAATTAAAAAGCAAGACGATGAAATTAAACGTGTTTTGAGAGAAGACATTTTTAAAAAATTTGGTTTTAAATATCGTTCTGTCAATCTTCTTTCCTACTTAAAAGAAATGAAAGAAAGCAAGTTTTCTTTAGATTTAAGGTCTGCGAATATGCGTTCTTTGATTAAAAAAAGAACTTTAAATTTTTAGTTTAAACCTTAAACATTTTAACATGGAAGAAAAACACCTTTATCTCTCTCGTTTTTATTCTGAGAAATTTATTTCTTCTTTAAATATTAGTAAAAGAAAGAAGAGATTGCTTTCTATTCGTTTTGATTCTCTTCCTCAAACTTCTATTGTTTTTAGAGAAGACACTCAAGAACTATTAGAAAACGTAGAGTGGAGAAAAGGACAGAGAAAAATAGCTTTCAAACATTTTAAGAGTGGCGATTGTTTTTTTGCAACTTCTTCTGCATTAGCTTTAGAAGGCAGAGATTTTACGATAGGTTTTCCTTATAAAATAGTGGGGTTTATTTTCTCTCAAAAATTATATGTTTTGAGGAAAATTTAATTCACAAAACTGACAGTCTTTTTTACACTTCCTCTTTGTGGTTTTTTTTATAAAATTTAAAGTGGATTAAATAAAGAAAGAAGTGAAGCGATTTCAAACCAGACTAAGTTCTCTTCCGGTTTTACAGATTAGTTTTTCTGAAGACGATGATTTACGAGATTTGCTAAAAGAGGTTCGTTGGCGTGAGGGACAGAAAAAAATAAGGCAGAGAGATTTTTTGGAGGGCATTTGTTTTTTTTGTTCCAACTATGTTTTTTCCAAAGAGGGAATAGATCACAGTTTTGGTTTTCCTTATCGTGTTGTGGGTTTTATTCCTGAGAGAGAAATCTTTGTTTTACAAAGAATTTTCAATCGAAGTTTTATTTAGAAATTTTTATAATTTAAATTATAAAAGAGAGGAATCTTCGTTCTTCTCTTTTTCGTTTATAAATATGAGGTGCTTCACTTTAGTTTAAAATTTCAAGGTTTTACAATGCAAGAACAAATCAAAGAGAATGGGAGAAATAATCCCTATAAGGGTAACTCAAAAGCTATTAAAAAAATAACAAGTAAACAATTTAGACTTCAACAAAGAAGATTGTTAGAAGATGCTTATACGAAAATAAAATTTAAGGGTTGGTCTTTGTAATTTTTAAATTTACAATTTAGGTTAAATTTACAGCCGTCGTAAATGAAAGGTTTTTTGTGAACAACAAACCTTTCATAGAAAAAAGAAAAGAACGAAGATTCTTTTCTTTTTTAATTTCTCTTATAAGTCAAACCCGTCAAATTTCTTTCTTTCTCAAGCGTCTTTTAAAGCATGATTAAAAATATTCAAGTTACAAAAGAGCAGTTGAAGTTGGTTTCTATTGAAGTTGGCTCTTTGATTTCCACTGAAGATGTTTTTTTTGGGATGACGGAACAAGAGGAATCTGAATGGATTCTTGAAAACGCCCCTAACTGTGAGTTTGAGTTTGGGTCTTTAGCTTTCAAGTCTGATGTTTTAGAGGGGGGGTTTAATTTGTGAATTATTTCGTGGTTTTTTCTATAATTTGTGGGTTTTCATTTCTGGTAAACTTTTTTATAGTTGTATATAAAATTTGGAATGAATTTGAATCTTCCAAAGCAAAAAAGAAAAGGTAGAAGAACTCCACTAAGTGAGATAAGCAAGCGTTTGATTTTTTTTAAATTTCCAAGTGTTTTGTTTAAATTTTTTTAATAGAACTATGTCAAAAATAATTTTTTGGGATTCAAAAGAACTGCATCCATTAGAGGTAAAAAGACCGTGTGAGTGCGGCTGTGATTTTAGAGATGGGGATATGGGAGTTGGTTATTTAATAGGTTCTTTAGTGGTAGGAAAAGGTTTTACGGTTTGGTTGGGAACGGAAGAGCAGTATCAAAAAATATGTGGTTGTTTGGGGCAAGAAGTAGAACCTTCAAATAATTACGAAGATTGGGTAATTGAGTGAGGAGAAAGAGATAGAAATTCACTTAGAAAAAAAGAGAAAAACGAAACATTATGACACCTCCTAACATTAGGTTTAAATCAATCAATGTTAGAAGATTTAAGTTTTATTTCAGATTTTTGTGTTCCTTTAAACACTCTCATTTGGTCTTGTGATGTTCAGAGTGTTGGTTTTAACCGTCAGTGTGGTTATTACGATTTCGGAAAAATTGCTAAATGAATATCAACCAAAAGAGTGTTAATATGCTTAACAACAAATATAAACTTTTTTATTCGGATAGAGGTTTTCCTTTAATTTTTACAGGCTCCTGTGTTAAAGGGAAAATAGTTTTAACAGTAGAAAACTATTTGAAGTGGTATTCTATCTATGGGGTTACAGAATCGGGAGAAGTTATAAAAATTAATGTAGAGCTGTGGGATCATAGAATCCCTCCCGATGAAGTTTCTCGTTTATCAAAAATAAACGGTTATATTTTTGATGAATGTTCTTTGGAAGTAATTATTGGTAGGTGGCATTTAGAGTCTTACGAGGAAGAGAGCGAAAAGTGGGGTTTAAATTAAGAGGAAAGATGTGTCTTTGAAAAACGTTTCTCTCATTTAGAAAGTTACGAACAAAAAGTAGAGTCTTACGAGTTAGAGAGAAGGGAACAATTAAAAACAATTACAAATTTCATAGAAATTTGCAAATTACATCCGTATTTATTAGGTAGAGTCACAACTTCTGTTGTTGAGAATTTATTACAAGAAACTGAAAGAGAGAAAAAGAAAATTTATAATTTAACAAATTTAGTTTCTTCATTGGTAGAGAAAATAGATTTCAACAAATTTAAAACGTCCAAAAACAAAGCGTGGCTTTATTATCTTATAGCTCAGGAAATGGGTAGAGTCATAGACTGTTTCTCTGATTTTTTTAAAGAAGCAGAAAAGAAAATGAGAGACTTAATAGAAGAAGCAAAATTGTATAAAGACGGAGATTTAGAGTCTCACATAAAATCTGAGATTTTAAAGAGTGAGAGCGTCAAGGAAGCTCTGGAAATTTAATTTCTTTTATAGAAAATGCTAAAATAATTTTCTTCTGCTTGTCAGAGGGGTAATTCACAAGATTTACAAAAGAATTTGATTTGAAAGACTTCTGCTTTAGCAGTGGGAGTTTAAAAAAATGCAAACCGAAAATTCAACAGAGATCAATTTAGAATTGGTTTTAAAACACATAGAAGAAATTAAAAAAAAGAAAGGGGGTTTAAATAAAACTAAGGAAGGTTCAGATAAAGGCTTAGGATTTGGTTTTGAGCATGGAGAAGAAGGTCAGTCCAATGTCTGGCTTACCCCTCCTAATTTAATAGAATCTTTGGGGGATTTTTCTTTAGACCCTGCATCTCCTATTTTTAGGCCTTGGGACACTGCTAAGAGGCATTTAACCGTTATAGAAGACGGTTTGAAAACTGATTGGGGTTTGGGTTCAGAGCGTGTATATCTTAATGCACCTTACGGCAAATTATCCGGCCCTTTCTTGAATAGATTAGTAGAACATGGTAACGGTGTAGCTCTTACATTTGCAAGAACCGAGACTTTGTGGCTTCAACAATGTGCCCCGTATGCCTCTGGTTTTTTATTTTTAAAAGGGAGACTTAAATTTTGGCAAATAGTAGAAGAAGAGTTAAATGAACAATTGGAACTTTTCAAAGAAGAGAAAAACAAAATTTTAATTCATAACATAAGCCCAACAAAAAGATTGGTTGCAAAAGAAAGACAGTGTGCAACTGCTCCCAGTGTTTTAATTTCTTTTGACAATGAGTTTTCTAACGGTCAAAACAGAAACTCTCTTTTAAACTCTAATTTAAAGGGTTTGTTTTTTGAAACTTGTTTGAAAATTTAAAGTGGTATTATTTTGTTTCTTAAAAAGGAAGGAAAAATAATATGAAAGTTTTTGGGGGTGGAGGCTCTTTTTAACTGGAAAAAACCAATCTTTAAGGAGATTGGTTTTTATTTAATTTAAAGCCTAATTCTTCTAATCTTTTTAAGACTGTGGCTGAGATAGGTTTTCTGTTTTCAAATTGAGAAACAGACCCTTTTTTAATTTTTAATAGTAAGGCTATTTCTTCTTGAGTAAGACCTTTAGACTTTCTAAAATCTCTCAGTTCTTTTCCTATAAAAATATATTTTTCTTTTTCTATGTCGGGAAGATTTTTAATTTCTAAGATTGTCTTTCTTATTTTTTCTGCCTTTTCTTCTCTTATAGGCTTTCCTATATTGGCATTATAGAAGTCTACTGGGTTAATTTCAGCGCGTTTGCAAAAATCTTCTTGAGTAAGACCTTTTTTAGAAACAAAATAATTTAAGTCAGTTTCGTTTTTTTCCAACATAAAAGAAATCTTTTTTAAGGTTGATTCTCTTTTTCTTAGCTTCACTCTTTCAGATTTAGGCTTTACATACTGAGTAGAAGCCGAGAAAATTAATTGTCTTCTCAAATCGTTCATGCTTATTAGAACGATTTTGTAAATTTTAATTTACAAACTTTACCACAATACACTTATAAGTTTCTTAGCGGGAATCTTTCCCTTCTCTTTCGTTTTACTGTGTGGGATTGAAAGATTCGATCTCAAGAAGGAGGTGTAGAAAAATGGAACAAACACAATGGCTTTTAGCCTTGAAAGAAGGGGATTTGGTTGTAGTTGCACCTTGGCGAAGCCGTGAATACACGCAGAAGGTGGAAAGAGTGACCAAAACTCAAATCATCCTCGGGGATAGCGCCAAATTCAACAAACAAGGTTTTGAAGTGCCTTATTCAATGACGGGTTCATGTATAGAAGAGCCGACGCCAGAGAAAATGGCTGTTGTCAAGCATAAAGTCTCAGTAGAAAAAGTTTTTAGACTGGCGACAAAAGAAAATTTTGCAAAACTGACTATAGATGAACTGTTAGAAATTCAAGCCCTTCTTCAGAAGAATTAGGGCTTGAATTTTGGCATCCTACATAGCGACGACATCTCTGGAAGGTGTCGAAGCAATCGCCAGAAAAATTAAGAGAGATTGGCAAAAGAAACAAAAAAGAGAGAAGGGCGTGGCTATAAGGCGTCCTATACAAACGACGTGACGGCAAGTATTTACTTCTGGAACGGCAAACGATACACAAACCCTCGTTTGCGCGCCCAACTCAAGAAACATTTTGAAGATGCTTACGAGTAGCGGGTTTCTTGAGTTGAGAAATTAAAAAATCCTTGTGTCTAAATTAAAAACACAAGGATTTTTAATTTCTTTTATAAGCCAAAAAAGGATATTCACCTCTATTTAATCCGTCTTGGTAGAGGATTAAAAAAATGAAATTAAAACGTGCGACACTGTATATTTTTCATACTCCTAAAAACTATAATGGAAAGTTCCTTGGGTTTAAATGTAACAATGGAATGGTAGAACTTGTTCCCGATAAAGGAGACGGTATTTTTCATTCTTCTTCCTATTTTATCGGCAGTAAGAAGAAGAAAAATGCTTGGGAGAAATTTTATTTTTGTCCTGAAGGGACTGTTTTAAAGGAGTATTTTTTGACTAACAAAGGGCGTATTTTAAAATCTGTCTGGGTTCACACTTAAAAAAATAAGAGGGAAGTTATAGAATGATTAAAACAAAATATGTAAATTTAACAGATCAACAAATTTGTTTATCTAAAAAACAATTCGCATTAAAAGAAGCGAGAGAAAGGATTAACGTTCATAAAAAAACGAGGTTTGGAAAAAACAAGGGTACTGGTTATAGAGTTTATCAATGTCCTGTTTGTAATTTCTGGCATTTGTCTACTATTGATAAACCAGAAAGAGAAAGAGGTTTAGATAGAAGACCTTTGAAATTTATTTGAAAGAGGTTTAAATTAAAAAAATGACAAAACAAGAGATAGTAGAGAAAACAATGGAAGCAACAAAGTTAGGTTCTACTTTAACGGGGGGTTTTTGGGGGGTTTTTCACGGCTCTCCTGTAGAATTTACCCTTATAGATAAAAAGAAAAGTCTCTTCGGCCCTCTCGCTTCTTTTTTAGTTTCTCCTAATACAGAGGACAGTTTTTTTCTAACAACCAATTTTTCAAATTTAAGTCAAGCATTAAATTTAAAACCTTCTTTTGTTTGCGGTTTTCAAAATAGTTTTGACAACATCAACTCTAAAGAATTTTCGGACAAAACCGACAAAATAAATTCTCAACTATACTTAGAAGGGGTTGCACAGGGTTTGTGGGTTAGGTATAAGCTAATACAACTTAATCAAATAGACCCTGATGAATTGTGTGCAAATTATTTCAAGTAGGAACTTAAAAACAATTTCTCTTATTTAATTAGAGGGGAAAATTCTTTTTTTGTGTTCGTTTATATTTTTAGAGGATTAAATTAAAAAAATGTCAATTTATTTTTATGTCGGCCCTTATGTTAAAGCTGTCTCAAATGTAAATTCTGAAAATCACCGAGAGGCTTTTGAGGTTTTTGAGGATGTAGATTTCAATGAGGATTTGGCTCTTCACAATTTCAATCATCGAAAAGAAAACGCAGATGAATTTTGGTTGCCTAATAAAACAAATAAATATACTTCTTCTTATGCTACACAAGTAGAAAATTTAGTTGAGAGTAGAGAAAACGGCGATGTCTGTTTAGATAATTTAGATATGGACAAAGAGTGCGATGCTTTTGAACTATCTTACGCAGAACCACTTAAGTTTTTAGAATCTTGCGGGAGAAAGATAGAAGTTTGTTATGGGGTTTTAGTTTCTTATGCCTAAAAACTTTGAAGTTGTTTTTCATTTAGAAATTATTAAAATAGATGAACACTTAACTAAAGAGCGTATTTGGGCAATGGAATATCCTTATATGAAATCTTTGGAACCTATCTACGAAAAGGATTCTTTGTTTTTTTTCTCTGTTACAGAGTGTAGAAAAAAGTGGGAGAAAATAGGTTTTATTTTTTGTGAATTAGAAGACGAAAATCGTTTTGGAGATTGGTGTGTTTACAAGGACACTATAAAGGGTATTTCAGAGTGGTCTTTTTCATGTTCTCTTTCACAACATGAAAAGTTGGAGGTTTGGAGTATATTTAAATTATTTTTAAACGAAGAAGAATTTAAAAAAATTTTTTTAAATTAGATAGAAGTGAAAAACAACTTAAAATGACATTAGAAGCTTTGTTAGAATTGAAGTCGGAACTGAAACGTTTTGAAAGCCGTTTAGAACATTGCATAGAAGACGAGGTAGAAGAGAAAAGACGAAAGGAAAAAGGTCTTAAATATCCTCATACTCAAACGTCTTTCAAACACAATAGAATAGCGGCTCTCAAACGTTCTGGTTTGGATTTAAAATTTAAGATAACCGAGACATTAAAATAAGAGATTAAAAACTTACGATGAAAAAATTTAAAGACATACCACGGGGTAAATTGAAAAGTTTTTCTTTTTTAAATTTTGTTCCTTTTTCAATATTAAAAGCACGGAGTTCATTTAAAAAATGTTTAAAAAATTAAGTTTGTGTTCTCATCCTCCCGATAAATTGGTAGTTCAAAAAGTCCATAAAGAATCTAATTTAGGTTTATTGTATTTTGATTTGAAGATTCCTTTTTATGGCTGTGAAGAGGGTGACACTTGTATTACTCTTTTACGATGTTTAAATTGCGGTGAGATTTTAACTCTTTATAATGCGGATATAAAGGGGTTTAATTCTCATAAAAACATTATAAAATATGATGAGGTAGCTTTTAAAGAAACTTCTTTTCTTAGAACTCAGGTTTGTTCCAATTCTGAAATTAAACCGGAAGATTCTACTCTCATTGTAAATTATCTTTGGAATGAAAAAAGAATGAAAAGAGAATCTCGTAACGGGGCTTTTATAATTTTCTACCGTTTTTTAATTGTCTTTCTTTCTGTGATATTGGTTTATGTAATAGACCATAAATTTTAAATTTCAGTTATAAGTTTTCGTGTGAATCTCTTTTTTCCCCGTAGGCGTTTAATCTATAACAATGAAAAAATACGCTGTCACTTTTAGGGTCTTAGGTCAAAAATCCAGCACGCTTAATTTCTGGGCTTCTAATCAAAAAGAAGCGACGGATGGTGCCATAAATTTTATGTTTCGTATTGGCGTTTTGACGGAAGAGAATTTGAGAATGATTTCTTTTTCAGAAGCCACTGAAATTAAAGAGGAGGTTTTTGAGATTGTTTGAAAAACAATTTCCTGATTTAAAATCCTCTTATCAACCTCGAAAACAAGATGGTTGGCTTTATAAATTTCTTCTTAAAGCGACACAGCCGGAATTTGACGCTTTGAAAGAAGAAGGAGAAAAGACAATAGCTCCTTCTCTTCGGAATTGGCTTTTGTCTTTAACTCCTGTTTCGGACTTAGAGATTTTAAGAAAATATGATTTAACAGAAATCCGACAGGGAATTTCTGTTAGGCTTTACGAGAATGGAACGTCCTATTTTCCGGAATCTTTTTATCTTTCTTTTGAAGAATCAATAGAAGTTCCTCGCATACACGTTTCATATTATGCGATTGGAGAAAAGGACAAAGGAAGATTTTTTGAAGATATTTTATCTATTCCACAGAAACACTACTCTTTTTTTGAAAGAGTGTCTATTTTTTCGGCTCTAAGAAAAGAAAGTTTAAAACTAAGTTTTCAATGGTTAGATGAAAGAATTAAAGACAAGTCTAAACCTAAACTAACTTGGGGAGAGATAGTGGAAAAGTTTCCTATGCTAAAAGTTTTGGTTGTGGAGAATTAAAAAAATGAAAAAGACATCTAAAACGACACTGTTAACTCTTCAAGGGTTATATTTTCTCTATTATTTTGCAGTAGCTTTTGCAGCCCAACTTTTCTTTCCGTCCCCTCATTCTACCCTAACAAAAGCAGTTTTAATTTCTTTCTTTTCGGCTATTTTAGCAACTTTTGTGGTGTGGGTTTACGGTTTGATTTCACAGAAAAAAAAGGTTTGATTTTATCTATTTCTACGAATTTTGGGAGGTTAGAGAGTGATTAAAGAGCTTGAAAATGTAAAAGGTTTTCGCTGTGAAACCTCGTATCAAAGAAAAATGAATTTGGATTTAAAAAACCCTGTTCGTTATTATTCTTTAGATAACGGTTACAATTTAGTAACCAGTTTATGCGGCACTTATGGGGAATTTGTCTACCATGTTGATTGGGGAAAAGAAAGGCTTTGGAGTGCTTGTAAGGGTTTATACGATCTTCCGGATTGCTTTTTTTCTTGGGTAGACGAAGGAAATTTAGTAAGACTTAAATTTGAACTTGTAGACGATACACGTTGGTTAGACTACTTTTTAACTTTGTAAAGAGAAATAAAATGAATATTTTAATTTTAGAACCCAAAGACGGGACACGTTATTACTTCTCTTTTGCGGAAGTTGAGAGTGAGTTTATTAAAAAAAATTTAGGGTTTTATCTTACGTCTGTAATCCGTCAAATTTCTTTTGCTCCTGTCAATTCCCTTTTAATCTCTGTGTTGTTAGAACACAATCAAGAAGAAAACCTTTGCTTATATTTATCTTTTCCTTATTTTGTTGAGAAAATAAAAGGAAGAAATTTTTCTGTGGAAGATGCCCGCAAAGACTGGGGATTGAAATTGTTTTACGGTTTGTGTTTGTTTTGTTTGCACAGAAGCGGAGATTTATTAATTCAAGAAGAGCTAAACTCTAAATTAGGGGTTGATTGGCAAAAGAGGTCTTTGGAGAGGCTATTTTAAATCTTGTTAAAGCAATTGCTTGGTAAAGTGCTGTTTTGATTCCTGAAGGGGGTTACAAGAGATAAGTTTCTTTCTCCTGCTCTGTTTTTTGTGCTTTGATGGAAAAATTTAAACCTAATTTCTTGATTTTTGAAGTGGCAATAAAAGCCTTAAAAGAAAACGATTTTGTCGTTAGATTTTCTATTTATAGAAGTTTGGAGGGTTTTAATGAAAAGGGGTTTAGAGAACTGAACTCTTCTTCAATTAAACTTTACAGTGGTTTTTTACCCGTTGTAAAAAATAATATCAAGCCTTTTCTTGAAAAACTTGGTTTTAAATTTTTACAGCAAACAGAGGATGTTGAGACTGGTTTTAATACTACGGGCAAATGGTCAAATACTGGGGGTTGGTCAGAAATTGTTTTTCCTTTCCCCGCAAACCAAAAAGAAAAGACAAGGCTGTGGTATTTTTTAAAAAATTTTATTTCCTCAGAAGAGTTTGATAAAATCCTAACGTTTGAAAACACTCAATTAAAATGAAACATTTATTTTTAGACGACACAAGAAACCCTGAAGATGTAATTTGGGTTAATTTACCAAAGAACGTAGAGTGGGATATTGTTAGAAATTACCGTCAATTTTGTCTTTACTTAGAAGAGAACGGAGTTCCTGATTTCATCTCTTTTGATTTTAACTTAGGGGATTCTTTAGACGGCTATCAATGTGCCAATTATTTAGTTGCAAAAGTAACTCAAAAAAAATTGAAATGGAATCCCAACTTTAAATTTGAGGTTCATTCTTCTGACTCTTTAGCGGTTAAGAAAACCTCTGATTTTTTAAATCAGCACATTAAGTTGTTTAATAGATTAGAAGATTAGACAATAAAAAACCTGATTAAATTTTGTAATCAGGTTTTTTAAGAGGTGTTTAAATATATGTGTTGTTGGCTTTTAAGTGTATTGTATAGCAACTTCCAAGTATTTTTTTATTTTAGCAATAGCTTCTTGGATTGTCTTATAAGAAGTTTTGCGAAAATTCAAAGGGATTTTGTAAGATTTTTTGAATTGTTCTATTTTCCCGTTACTGTCTATTGAAAACATACTGTAACGAGAGTTTTCATAAATTTCGTTGTTCCAATTTTCACGGGGATCAAGGGAGACAATAACCGATAACGAAGCCGTGTCTTTTCCCCCCAAAGTTGAGAGTTTAACTTGAACGACAGGAACGCTACCTTTAAGCCCGTTCAAAACTTCGATTCTATCTTCTTCTGTGAGTGGTTTGTCGATGGTTTTTTCCATGTTATTCTAAACGTCCTATATTATCGAGATTTCCTTTTATTTTTTAACAGAGTAATAAGCCCTTTCGGGCTAATTGTTTATAGAAAAGAATGTCTTATACAGCTAAACAAACCATGAAAATTTACAGGGAGAAGATAAAAATTTAAATGTTGGAAATTTGTTCAAAGTTTAGATTTAGGAGAAAAACAAGCTATTCAACAAACTAAAAGTGATTTTTGCTTGTTGAGATTAATTTTTAAAAACTCAACAAGCAAAAATTAAAAATTAAAACAGATAAAGAAGAAGATAACGACAGTTAAAAAATTAAAAAATGAAAACTAACATAGATATTTCAGGATTAAAGAAAGCGGACGTATTGGCGGCTTTATATAACGGAGCCAAACCCGTTGGTAATGGAGAACTTCATTATCACCCCAAGCCCGCAACTTCTGCTGAGTTTCAAGAAGTTTTAAATAGAGTTGTTCAATCGTCCCTTTTGATTCCCGGTTCAGTTCCTTCTTATTACGTTGATTGGTATGAAGGAAGAGAATTAAAGGTAGATTTAAATTCTGACACAGAGTTTGATTGTTTCCAATACGACAAAACTAACGGAGAGGGCGCTGCACAAAAAGCGGTAGATTCTCTGTTTTTTTACATCTCTCTTCTTATTTAAAAGTTTAAATTCCATTAAAAGTCTTCTCTTAAAATAAAACCCCTCTTAAAGTTTAAATTTTAAGAGGGGTTTTATTTCATCGTAAAATTACGAGGATAAAATTAATGTTGTGGCATAGAACGGTTTTTTAAATAGAAATTTATGAAGTTGAATATGTCTATGTTTTTTTACATCTCTCTTCTTCTTCTTTTGAGTTAAAAGTTAAAAATATTTTTTAAGTTTGAAAGTGAAAATTTAGAGACTGTTATTAAGCATATAAAGGAGAAAACTTTTCAAAAACCTCTTTTAATTCTTCAATTATAGTCTTTAAATTAAAATAAAGAATATATACAATGACAAAAAAATTAAAAATAAACCCTGTTAGGGGAGGTTATATTCAATTTGCAATTGTTCGACAGGAGGAAAACTGGGAGGGTTTTTTAGAAGAGAAGGTTATTTTTTCACTTGTGTTGGACAACGAACAAGCTCGTTTTTTCATTATAAATTTTGAAGAAGCTGTTGAAGTTTCCGAAAACTATGAAAAGGATGTTTTACGATTCCGCACTTTGATAGGAGATTAAAATTTATATGAAAATGAAAGTAAAAGTAACAGGACTAAGTTTAGTAAAAAAAGCTTTATATAATTTCGAGGATTATGTTGATTCTAAGTTTTTTAAAATTAAAAATTTAACAGAGCTAAGTTTTCTCTTCTCTTCTTATTTTAAGAGTTTAGAAGACGAAATTATTTCAAAAGTTGAACTTTCTGAAGCCGACTATAATTTTGATTATTCATCTCTTCTAAGACCCCGTCCTGATTCCCCAGAATACATAGATTTAAGATTGTGGTTTAAAATTCCTCCTCCTTCAAAAACCACAGCTAAAAGTTCGACTTTTTGCATAGCTTTTAGCATTTACGAAGATGCCGTTACTGTTAGCGAGTTAGATTTTCCTTTTGGGATGGATTTAGCCAAGAAAGACTTTGAATTTGAATCTGTTTCTTCTTATAGACCTTCTATAAATCAAGTTATGATTTATATTGGGGGGCGTTTTAAGTTTATTTGTAGTAAAATTGATTCGTATGAATAAAGAACAAATAAACTACATATCCGAGTTTTTAGGTTTTCCCACTATCAGATAAATAAATTATTTTCATATTTTTGACAATTTAATTCGTCTTCGGAGATGTTTGTGGAGTCACTTTGATACGCTTGTCAGAGGGGCAATTCACTTGAAGTTAGTTTAGAACCCGACAGAGATAAAATTCACACATTCATTTAGCAATTTACGAAGATTGTATTGTTTTAATGCAGGGTTTTAATTTTCCTTTTGAGTTAAATTTAAGAGAACAAGACTCTTTTTGAAACTATGAAGGGAAAGATTTAAAAGATGTAATAAGTCATTTATTTCTTATTTTCAAAGAGTTAAGCGGGGGTCTAAGTAGGTTTTTAAAATAAAATGCTCTCTTTAATTTCACCACACTATTCTGAATTGCTTGAAATACAAATCATAAAAGATATTTTCGGAAAATTTAAAAAAGAAAGTAGAAAATATCACTTAAACGATTTAAAACGTGTCAGAAATTTTTTCTATGGTTTTTTCAACGATGTAGAAATAGAAGAAATTGTTCGGGAAGTTCCTGTAGATTTTAGAAGTTTTTCTTACAGAGTCGATTTAAAACCTATTCCAGCAAAGCCGGAATATATGGAAATAGAATTAAAGTTCAATGTTCCCGATCTTTCTGATTCAAATAAAAAATACCCTCTTCATATCAAGTTGGCAATCTACGAAGATGCGATAGCGGTTATGTTGTTTGAAATTCCACGAGCAGTTCATTTTTTAAAAACTGAGTTTGAATTTGAAGCAGACGAAGCAGAAAATGCGGATGAGCGTTCTTTAGACCAAGTTATAAAAAGTTTAGAAAAATCTTTTAAAGCTTTTTCTAAAGTTCTTTAAAAGGCGTTATAAATAATCTGACAATCTTGTGTTAGAAGGGCATATTTTTTTAAAACTATTTTCAACGATGTTTCTTGTGTGTCTTCTTGGTTTCCTGATAGTTTAGAACTAAAGAATTATTTACAATTTTTAAAAGTCAACTATAAAAATGTCAAACAATTTAATCCCGATTAAAAAATGTCTGAAGTGTAAAATTGAAAAAGAAAAAAGCGAATTAAATTTTAAATTAAACAAAAAAACAAATTGTTTATCTTCGAGATGTTTGGTTTGTTTAAAGAAGCAGTCTAAGAAATCTTCTTTAAAAAGGAGAAATAGAATTAGAAATCTTCCTTACGATTGGGATAAAAATAAATGGGAGTTAACTAAAAAAGCTTTTGATTACAGATGTGTTTACTGTGGTATTACAGAGGAAGAATTAAAAGAGAAAAACCAAGTCCTACATCAAGACCATCTTTATCCGGTTTCTAAAAAAGGTTGTCCCGGCAGTGTTTTGGGAAACTTTGTAAGTTCCTGTTTATTTTGCAACTTGTCAAAAAAAAGTAAAAGTCCTTTAAAGTGGGTTAGAGACAAAGAGAAATTAAAATTTATTTTGGAAACATTAGAATCTTTGAAAGAAGACTGTGAACCTAATAAAGAAGATTAATTGTTTATAGTTTAGTTATAGAAAATAAAGAGATTAGAGATTATATTTTCGATACAGAAGACAATCTTAAACAAGAAGAAATTTAAAAAAACAAAAGCTATGTCTAATATTGTTTTGTGTGTATATAAACCTTCTACTACTTTTTTTTATGAAGAAAAACTTCTAAAATCTTTTTTTCTAAAATCTTTTTTTGGAATTAAAGAGGTTTTCTTTTCTTTTTTTATGTCTTTTCCTAATAGTTTTTCAGGGGTGGGGCTTGAGTTTATAAACATACAAAAACAGTTGATAAAAAAGAAACTTCCTGTTTATTTTAAATTAGAAACAGACTGCGAAGAAAACCCTACGTATTTTAATTTGCGTTTGGAGTTCGTTACTTTTGAAAGAAGCGTTGCTTTTGAGTTGGATATTTATGAAGATGCCATTGTTTTAACTCCTAAAAAAGAATCTTTATTTTATTTTCCTCGGACTCTTATAGAGTTAAGTCCTCATGTAGCTAACAGTTTTGATTACGAATTTAAAAAAGGAGATGGATTAGATGAAATTACTCTTCAATTAACCAGAGGTTTTGTTGCTTTGTTCAGTGAAATAAAACCTTATTATATAAAATAAATTATGAAGTTAAAAATAAAACCTTATTATATAAAATAAATTATGAAGTTAAAAATAAAAAATGTTACAAACTAAAATGGTTTCAAGTGAAGCAGTTATAGATAAGTTTAGGGGGGGGTTCGGGTTTTTCAAAAATAATTCATTTTTTTGAAAATTTTTTTAAACTGGGTTTTTTAAGCACAAAAGAGTCTCCAAATAAGTTTTCAGGGTTAGGTTCAGATTTATTTGTTTTAGTAAGTTCTTTTCAAGGTAAACAGCTTCCAATTTCGTTGCGACTGGGTTTATACGACAGAGATAAGATAGAGTGTTACGAGTTACAAACCTTCTTTTATATGGGGGTAGATAGCTACGCTTTTTCCCTTGAAATTTACGAAGATTCTATTGTTGCCAAAGAGATTTTAGAATCTGAATTTCCCCATACGGGAGGGACAACAATTCACAATTTAAAATCTCTATCTAAGTTTAATTACGAATCTAAATCTTCAACGTCTAATTTTGAAGATTTAACTACACATATAGAAGAAGGTTTCAAAAGTTTATTAGCGGAATTAAAACATAAATTTTAAAAATTATGGTTACTATAATAGAGGCTGAATCTAAAAATAGAGGTTGTGTGGATTTAAAAACCTACTCCGAAATCTCTGGTATTTTTAACAAGTTTTTCAAAAGAGAAGCGTATTTTTCTTTAAAGAGAGTGGAAGAAAACAATAATTTTAATTTCTTCGTATCGGTTTTAATTGGTTTTGTTGCATCTTTTAAGGGTAACAACGTAAACATTCCAATTCGTTTTAAAGTGGAAGTTGATAAAACACTAAAACCTGACTACTGTTCATTGTTTTTAGAGTTCTTTTTTAGAGAAGGTTCTTATCAATTAACCTTAGAAATTTATCCTGATTCTATTTTTGCTAAAAGCGAAAGTAAAAATTGTCCTTTTATTTCTTCTGATTTTTTTAATTTTGAATCTAAAAAAGAAACATTTAGTATTAAAGAAATGATAGATAGTTTAGAATCAGGTTTTCAAAATGTTTTGAAAGAATTGAAAGTTTGTTATAAGAGTAACTAAACAGTAAAACCATGTTAAAAGATTTAATACTTAAAGTCCAAGCTAATCGAAGTCTTTATACAGGAGAAAAGGCTTTTCACAAAATAAACTCCGTTTTCGTTGTTTTTTTTGATGATGTATTTCCTTCGGCTACCCAAGAAAAAAAGAAATTTTATCTTTTTGGTTCTTGTTTGTCTGATTTGGGCGTATTAATTTCATCAAATGATCTACCTGTTTCTTTTGTTTTAAGTTGTGATAACGACATAAATCCTGATTGTTATCTGTTAGAAATGGAATTTTTCTCTGGTAAAGAGAGTCTTTTTATAGAAATCTCAGTTTATTCTGACTTAATAGAAGTCTCAAAACCTAATAATTTAGTTAGCTATTCTCCTTCTCGTATTAATTTAAAATCTAATGTTATTGACTCTTTTAAATATGAAAGCAATAAACCAGAACCTGATTATAAAGAATTAGAAAATACGTTGAAAAACGGTTTTTCGGATTTGTTAAACCAATTAAAACCTTATTACGTTAAATAAGCTAATATGGAAAGACAAGAATTTATCTCTTTGAGAGACGATTTTTCGACTATGAAAGGAGACTCTGAGATTTTAAAAGCCGGGGATTTAAAACAGCTAAGAAGTTTTTTACTTTCTTATTTTGGTGAAATTAAATTAAAAATGAAAACTTTATACAGCTCTGATTTTGATTTTAGTTTTGATTTAAAACCCACAGCACATAACCCCGAATACTTAGATTTACAATTGGTTTTTAGCGTAGATACTGGACATCATTTTTATCAACAACCATTCGTTTTAAATTTAGCAATTTACGATGATAGTATTAGTTTAGGCCCGGAAAATAGTTTTTCTAATCTCAGTAAGTGGCTCAACTTCGTTTACGGTTTCGAGTGGGATTTTGAAGCTGAGGAAACACCTTCGTTTTCTTCCGTTAAAGAACATTTAATTGACTGTTTCAAAGAACTAAGCAAAATTTTGTCTTTAAATTAAAAAATGATAGAGAAAGAAAGTTAAAAAATTAAAAATTATGGCTATCAAAACCGCAGATAAGTTTGAGCAGGAACTATTACAAGAATGTTCTAATGGGGAAATCCCCTCGGATATTAATTTTTACTACAATTTGAAATTAGACAAGTGTTTAATAAATTTTTTACAGTGGCACTCTCCAATAGATAAAACCAATGCTAAAAAGTTAGCTTCTCAGTATTTCAAAAGAATTTCGGTAGCAACAAACAGTGCTTTACCGTCTTGGGTAGAAAAAACCGTGTCGGGAAATTCTTTAGGGGTAAGAAGTAGTTTTCTCCCTAATTACGGTTATACCCCTTATGGTAGAGGCAACGGTTTTAATTGGGGTCAGAGTTCAGTTTTTGCAAACACAAATCCTTCTAATGGGGGCACAGGAGGCTCTAATTCGGGAGGAAATAGTTCTTCTTCGGGAAGTTCGTCTTCTGCCGCCAATAGCTTAGAAATGGCGGATATGGGTGTTTCTACGGGTGTAGGAAGTGGTAGTGATGCTGCGGGGGGAGTTTACGAATCTGTTAAAAAACCTAAAAAATTTAAAAATAGTTTTGAGAAGGAATTGTTCTCTTGTTATGAAAATAAAACAATTCCAACGGATGTTGTTTTTTATTACAATTTTGATTTAGACAAGTGTTTTGTTAATATGGGAGATTGGCATATCAATGAAGAGTTTGACGCTTGTGAAAAATTAGCTGAAAATTACTTCTCTGATGTAGACATTGAGAGTGAAGCGGGAACACCTTCTTGGGCAACGGAAAAAGACAAAGTAAGCGGGTATGATTTTGGTTTTCCAACTCAGAATTTATCTAACGAAGAGAGAGAAGAATATCAGAAAAACAAAGCTTCTAAAATTTTAAAAGAAAACGGAGGCACGACAAGTAAAATTAAATTTACAGGGCCGGATGGAAAAGTATATGGAGGAAAACTACTTCTTATAGAAAATAAAGGAACAAAATCCAATCCTAATTTTTACATTGAGTGGGAATCAAACAGCAACAAAAAGTATTCTGTTCAAGAAAAAGAACATAAAATTAAAAACATTGAAATTTTAAGGGAAGGAAACGGAGCGGAAGGGGATGAAATCATAGACGGCTACACTCAAAAACAAGCAATTGAAGATGGTTTATTAATTGAAGTTTCAAAAAACTATCCGGAAGAAGCTAAATTTTATAAATACCCTGTTTTATTTTTAAAATCTTTGTGGGATGTTGTTGTGAAAGTAGCGGGTTCAAAAACAAACATGTCGGATATGAATGGGATTTTGCGGGACATTTTATATCTCACTTCCAAACATCCTGTTCAAAAACCAAATGCTGTTACCCATATTACGATAGTTAAAATAGGGAAGAAAAATTATAAGATTAAAGCTGTTGTTACGGGTGATGATATGGGAGAACCAGTTGTCTTAGTCGGGGAATTAAACGATTCAATGTTCGACCAGTAAAAAAATCAAGAGAACATTAGAAATTATTTTTTAGGTTAGCTATTAAAATCTTTTTCTTGGACAATAAAATAAAATTTAAAATTAGCCTTTGTCTTTTTTCGGACAAAGGCTTTTTTTTATCTAATAAACAATTTTTTAAATTTTTCTGACTTCAATTTACAAATAATTTATTAGATAGATGAGTTAAACCCCCATTAAAATTTGTTTGTAAATCTATTAAACTCTTTTTTAATCATTGTATTCTCATGTTAAATTTACAAGAAAAACTTTCGGAAAACGAACTTCTCAAAATTTTCTATTTAAAATACCCTTTGCTTAAACCAACGTATAACATAACAAAAGAATTATACGAACAGACTGTAATAAAATTTCAACAGTCTAATTTCGATTTTAATTTGCCAACACTGTTTATTTCCCCTCACGATTTATCCAAATTGTGTTTTACCTTAGCATTAAGTAAAATGGGGTATGCTTATTCTTTAGAATTTCTTTCTTTAGGGGATGTTTTATCTATTTGGCTCTCTCAACACGAACAATATAAGTCTTATCGGGAAGTGAGAAAAGACATTGTTTCCATTTCTTTTGGGTGTGCTGATTTGCCAAACAAAGAGTCAGGAACAATTTTAGAAAATTCTTTGGACGTAACTCTTCAGAAAGGTAGGTTAGAGAAAACAAAAGAGTATGGGATAGATAAAATAACGGGTCAAAACATTTGGTTTTATTTTCGAGGCACGGCGCCAGAACTTTCTTTAAAATATCCTCGTTTAGTCCAAACTTTAAAGGAGAATAAAATTCAAGTTTTGTCTATCGGAGGTTTTGCTCATCAAATAGAAACCTCAATAGAAAACAATAGAAAGATTACAAGAGAAGAAAAACAAGAAGTGCCTGATTCTGAAGATTCTATTCAAACCAACGATTCCAGTCCCAAATTAAAAAGTAGAGAAGTTCCTTTTCCTATTTTTTAATTTGACTTACAATCTTTTTTCATAAAGTTGAAAAAATTAAGTTGTCTATTTTAACTTTAAAATTACCGTTCAAAATATAACTAATGTTCATAGTATTAAAATCATTATTCGACAAGCCTTTAAGCGAAGTAGAAACTGTTTGGTCTGTTTTAGGAAATGTTTACAATCAAGTTTTGTTAGAGGATTCCGAACTAAGACATGTTAAGTTTTTCAAACAGTGTATTGAATTAACGGGCTATTCTCCAACTGAAGTTTCTTTTTTAGAAGAGTTTGGAGAAGATGAAAAAATTTATTTAAACGCTGTAGAAGCCGTTTCTATCTCGGATGCTCGTTTAAGAGTTTCAAGAATTTTTCAAGAAAGAAGAAATCTGTTACAGGTTCAAAATTTACAGGGTTTACTACCTCAAATTTTAGAAGAGGGTTTTTCTCCTGAAGTAGAAAGAGAGTTTTTAAAAATTAAATCTCAGGGTATTACAAGCAACAAAGTAAAAGAAGTTTCTTTAGATTACCAAGAACAGTTTGAAAAAGTTTATGCTGAAAGAAAAGCCAATCCAGATGGTATTTTAACTTTCATTCCAGAAGTAGACGACTATGCGGGCGGTATTACGGATGGAAGTTTGACAACTATTGGGGGCTATAGTTCGCATGGAAAAAGCGTCTGGGCAGTGAACATGGCTTATTGCAACTGTTTTTACGCCCATAAAAAAGTATGTTTTTTATCTTTTGAATTAACTAAAAATGAGATGTTGTTTAATTTGTTGTGTAGACATTCTGCTGATAGTAAATTTACCAAATACGAATACATTTCTCACGACAAACAAAGAAAGGGAAGATTGACGGCAGAAGAAGAAGATTATTTATATAATGTTGTCGCTTCGGACTTTATGGAATTTGGAGGTAACGGGGGATGTTTTATTTTATTGGACGGCTCTGACTTTGTAGATATGTCTTTTTCCTCTTTACAAGCTAAAATGGAAGAAGTAGATGAAAAATATGGCCCTGTAGATGTTTGGTTTTGGGATTACATTCAAATTTTTGGAGAAGTGACTTTACCAGAATTTAGAGGTTTAGACATAAGGTCTAAAGTAGATGCCTACGCTTTTAAAATCTTGAGTTGGGCATTAAATTTCAGAGGGAGAAAAACCTGTCAAATTCTTTTGGCACAAACGAACCGTGAAGGGGTAGAAAAAGCGGCGAAAAATGGAGGTAAGTATGAACCAAGTGCTTCTTGTTTATATTTTTGTAACGGGCCTTATACATGGGCCACAAGATTTATGACGGTTTTCTCTTCTCCCGGATCGAGAGAGACAAAAGGGGCCGTTATTTGTGTATTAAAATCCCGCAACGGAAGGTCAACAATTGATCCTTTAGATGTTTATTTTGATCCTGCTTCTTACGTTTTTGGACTAACTCCTGAAAATTTAAAAGCTACTCCTTCTTTTAGCTCTATGGTAGGAGCTTTAGCTCCTGTGGTAACTGGTTCTAAAGTGGAATTAGATGAAAGTTTCTTGGGTTTGTAGGATTTAATAACTTAAATTAAAAAAGAGAGGAATCTTCGTTCTTCTCTTTTTGTCTTTTAAACGAGAAGTATTTCAATTGAAAAATGGAAAAAACAAATAAAGATTTAGACGCTCTTAGAGATGCTTTTCAAATTTTATCAATTGAAAAAGTTTTAGGTTTTTCTTTTGACTTGGAGATTCTTCTTTGTGAAGATATAAATGTAAGAACAAAGGAAATTTTAATTGCTCTCTCTTATTTTTTAAAGGTTGGAGACTTTTCTTTGTTAAAAGATCAAATAGAACATACGTTGTCTTTACATTTGGAGCAAGAAGAGATTCGTAAAGAAGAAAAAATAGAAGATTATTTGAGGTTGTAATAAAATGTTGGAAGCTAAGAAATATCAATTTTCTGTAGATTTAACAGAGCATCAAAAAACTTTGTTAGAAATAGTTTTAGAAGATTTTAAAGAAGAAAACAAAGAGCAACAAACCAATTTAAATTTTATTTCAGCTTTTGACCCTTTTGAGTCTTTTCTTATTCCCAAAAGTTTTTCTTTACGGTTTTCTCACTGTAAAAACAAATCGAATTTAAATAAATGTGTAAGAGCTATTTTAGAAGAAATGCGTTTATATTTTCACAAAGGAGACTATAAAAAATTAGTTGAAGCAGTTGAAAAAAATTTAAATTCTTACGAAGGGACAGATGTTTTAGAGTCTCAAATTGAAAAGTTTTTAGAGGTTTGAATTAAGAGAAAACCCTTATTTTTAAAAATGGGAGACCTTTATATGGTGAGAGATAGAATTGGGATGTTACGTTTAAATTTTTTGGAAGAGATACTGAAAAGAAAACTAACAGTTGAATTTTTATGGAAATTTATTTAAGTAAGGGTCAGTCCTAAAAATTAAAAAATAGATTGAGCAAATAAAAAACTAACGTGAAAATTAAATTTAAAAAATTAGACCTTAAAGCTACATTACCTCAAAGACAAACAGAGGGGAGTGCGGGCTATGATTTAGCAACGATTGAGTCTGGCATTGTGGCACCTAACCAATCTATAACTTTAAAAACAGGGTTAGCTATACAAATCCCTGAAGGTTATGCGGGATTTATTCTCTCTCGTTCAGGGCATGGTTTTAAACACGGTTTAAGACTATGTAATTCTGTTGGTTGCACAGATAGCGATTATATTGGGGAAGTTAAAATTAAGATTCATAACGACTCTCAAATAGCTTACGAAATAAAAGAGGGAGAAAGAATCGCTCAGTTAGTTGTTGTGCCTTATTTATCTTTCGATTGTGAATGGGTAAAAGAATTAGATAAAACAGAAAGAGGAGAGAATGGTTTTGGAAGCACAAACTAAAAAATGTTTTTTAAACCTCCTTGGCCTCAAAGAAAAGGAGGTTTAAAAAAAGTTCGTCTCAATCAAACCAGAGAATTAGATTGTAAAACAATGTCTGTTGTTGAAATTTTCAATTTAATGGAAAACGAAACTGAAGAACAATTAAAACAAAGAATAGATTTAATCAAAGAAAAGTTTTTATTGTTTTTTAATTTATTTTCGGGTTGGGATTCAATTTAACTTAGAATCTTCGTTCTTTGTTTCTTTTAATTTTTAGATTGTAAATCTAAGATTTGGAAAGTAAAACTTAATGTAAAAAAAGAGCCTTTAATTAAGTTTAAAGGCTCTTTTTTATGGGTTTTTTTAAGTCTTATCTTATTGTCTTGTGGCTTCTTCCATTTTCATTTCTAATTCGGCAACGTTTTGCAGACTTGTAAGGTAATAAGACGCCGCCCATGTCATTTTAATGAGAGTTTCTTTAGATGGTTTTACATCGAAATGAGAGCGTGTTTTTTCCACTTCCTTTTTATTGGGGAGAAGTTGGTTTTTGGCGAAACTAAGTTTTTCTTCTAAAGAAGCAAAGGGTTTTTTGTCGGTTTCCCTGTTGTTTTTGTTGGTGTAGTTTTCCATGCTAATTTAAACGCCTCTTCGGGCTTGAAGTTTCCCACAAAAATTTATAACTGATATAAGCCCTCAAGGGCCACTCTCCGTTATAATTTTCGTTTGTATAAGAAAAGGGTAAAAATAGATAGAATGTCAAATCAAACACAGGAAAGAACAAAGAAACTTTATGTTCCCCGCCACGATATTTTAGAGCCTAATTTGTTGTGGGAAAACCGTTTTCAAATCAAGTCTACTTCTTCCGATAGACTTTATATAATAGCCCAAAACAAGGCTAAAAGGCATTGCGCCTGTAGCTGCCCAAGTTACAGAACGAGAAGATATTGCCGTCACTTAAAAGAACTGGGTCTTGGAGAAAAGGAAGAGTCTTTAAATTTTAAGTTACAAATTATTCCGGTTTGATAAACATTAAGGCTTTTATTTTATATTTGTCTTATTAATTTTATTTGCGAATTTTTCATTTTCCGAACGTTTTGGTAATAGAAAATAAAAACACTCTTCTTTAATAGGAGTTTAAATTTAAGATGACCACAAAAACACCTAAACCCAAAAAACCTTTCATGGATTATCCCGTTTATGAAAGCACAGAAAACGTCCCTTATTCTTCGGGTATAGATTTATCTGGCTATTTAACCCCTCCAAAGGTTTTTTCAGATGAAACAAAAAGAAAAGACGAAAAAAATAACAACTCTTCGGTTTTCATATCTGAACCAGTTACTTCAAATTCTTTTCCTGTAATTCTTCAAGCTTCTTTTTTGAATATCTTGAATTTGATTGCTTTAGAAAAGACAAAAGAGCAACCTTACGAAGTTTTACATTTAAAAGAAGGTGCGACTCTGCCTGAAATCAGGTGTTCTTTTAGAAGGCTTTCAAGAAAATACGATCCTTCTTGGAATCCCGAACAAAAAAAGGAATGTGAGCAAAATATTCTACAATTGAACACAGCATTAGTGGAGTTAGAATCTAAGTTGGAAACCACTAAAGAAGAGGGTGTAGAAGATTTAGACCTTAAAAACTCTGACCCCTTTGGGGATTGATTAAGTCAAAATAAAAACTAAGATGATAAAAACAACTGTGTTAGAAGAAAAGGAAATTTCCAAACCAAGTTTGGATTTGGATTATCGTTCTTGTTTACTTCAAAATAGAAAACCAGAAACGGAGTTAGAAAAAGAGCAAATAAAATTAATTTCTTATTCTTGCTTTAAAGACCCTAAATGGGTTTTAAAAAGTCTTTTGCTTTATTGGGTTTTGTTCGCACACATTTGTTTTGCTGACATAATAAGTTCAAATCACATTCTTTGGATAGCCAATCTTTGTTGTGCGGCTATTGAATGGGGTTTAATTAGATTAATTTATTTTTCTTTGAAAACCTTTTGGGGTTTCATTTCAAATCTTAAAAAATAACGTGGAAAACACTTACGATTATTCTAACGGAGGAGATTTTTGTTTAAAACACCTTAATGATTTAAAAGAAGCGTTTTTAGCTTCCAATGTTTTAAATTCTGAAAGTTGCAAAAAAGTTTTAAAGTTTTTGGAAATTGAAAACCCAGAAGAGTGGGAAAGTTAGAAGAATTTTAAATGAAGAACCTCCTGTTAAATTAATAACAGGAGGTTCTTCTCTTTCTTCGTGAACAACTTTTTTATTTTCTAATCTCACCAAATTCTATAAACATTAGACAAAGAGATGTTTCCAACTTTTCTTTCGGGATGTAGATTAAATTCGTCCGCTTTTTATTTTTTCTGTTTCATATTTTGTAATAGAAGTTTGATTTTCTATAAAAAAACATCTATAATTTAACAGGTGTTTTTTTATTTTGATTTCTAACTCTCGTAATTATGTTCTTTATGTTTTAAGAACTCCGTCCAATAAATTTAAAGTTGGAATTTCTTCAAATTTTAAAAGTAGGTTGAGGAGTTTCCACACAAACTGTTCAGAATCTTTTGAAATTTATCTTTGTATTGAGGTGGGAGATTCTAAGTCTGAGGTTTTAAAATTAGAAAGAAGAATCCATAACAATTTACGTCATAAAAAAACACATGGTGAATGGTTTCAAAATTTGAACGAATCAGAATTAAATTATTTAAAAGATTTAGAGCAGTTATATTTTTTCTCTTTTGATTTTTAGAGTTTTATTTATAAGTCTTATCTAAATAAGGATAAGACTTTTTCTTTTTTCAACTTATAAATTTTTCTAATTTAACTCTTTCAAATTAAGGGCTTGTTTCTTTTTCTTCCATACGTTAAATTCTAATCGTGCTTGAAGAGAAGTAAACAGAGGAAAAAATTCCACTATGACAGAAACAAAAAAGAAACCGTTCGAGAAAATTGATTGGGAGCCGCTGCTTCCAAAAATGAACTGGGAAAAGTCAAATCGTCAGTTGGCTACAGAAACGGGGTTTTCCCCCAGTGCGGTAGCAAGTGCCAGAACAAAGTTCGGCACAGAAAACCCTTTCGCGTCTAAAACTTTTACCCCTCAGCAAAGAATATCTTATCTTTATAAGAGAGGAAATTTAAACAAATACACTTCTATTGCCGACTGCGCCAAGGGTGTTAAGGCCTCTGTTTATGAAGTTCAAAATTTCATAAAAGAGAGAGATTTGGTATTTAGAAGTTCCAACGTCATAAAAATGAAAGAAATGAATTTTGATTTATCTAATCGTGACCTTTCTGAAATTTGGGATGTAAAGGAAACTATTTTAGGTTCTCACAGAGCTAAATACGGTTTGTATGTAAGATGGGCCGGGGGCTATGATTGGACGCCTAAGCCAGAGTATAGGAAAGCGATTGAGGAAGAGGGGATGAAAGCGGCTAATTTTAAGCCTTGTTATTTAGTTCCTATTGGGAATAGTTAACACTAAACAATAAAAAAAGAGACAGAGCCTTAAAAAAGTTCTGTCTCTTTTTTGTTTTAAATTTTTAGAACGGCCCGATAACACCATTATCCAAGGTAACTTTAGCGTTAGTAAGGGTTTCCTCGTCGCTCAAGCCTCTTTTACAGATGATTACGACGTATTCAACCCCTCCTTGTTTAAAGGCGGCTGCGGCTTCTAATTTCTTGTGTAGAATATTTGTAATGGCGCTAAACAAAGAAGAAAATTTCAAAAGTAAAGCGAGTTGTTGAAAAGTTTTGTTCATGGTTATTTCTCGTTCTCTTTATTTAATCTCTGTTATTTTTTTCAGGTGTTAATTTTCTAATTTCCAAGTGTCCATAAATTTATGGAAAACGAACTTATTTTAGAGCCTGAAGAATCGGAGTGGTTTATTGGTATGCTTGAAAACGGGGTGTGGCAAACTTTTCAAAGTGCGGATATTTGGAATAGTGGTTTTTACAACGTTCAAGGCCCATTTGAGGCTCAAGAAGAGGCTCAAAACTGTTTGTCGTTATATCTTTAACATAGAATGAAAAAATTAAACCTAATCTCACCTCAGATATTAAAATTAAACCTGTTAGAAGAGATAAAGTCTCTGTTGATGGAAAGAGAAGCAGAGGGTTTAGAAAGATTTTCGGCTCAGTTACAAAAAGAGAGTTTGGATAAAATTAAAAAAGAGATGGAACAAAACTTTAAATGGTTTATTGGGATAGGTTTTGACGCTAAATTTCAAATATTTTCTTCTCTTTTAACCCGTCTTGAAATATTAGAAGAGTTTGACACTTTTAAACTTTCCTGTGTTTTTGGGCCTTATGACAGCGAAGCAGAGGCCCTTTCAGAAACAAGCCCTAAAAACTGGTAGGAAAACATTATTTCAAAACAATTTAACATCCATTGGGAAGAAGAAATTAAAAAAATTGATTGGACACAGTCTCTTCAAGACATTGGAGACTTTTACGGGGTTTCGAGAGAAAGAATCAGGCAAATTAGAAATTTCTACAAGATTCCTGCGAGAACAAAAGAAAACAAGATAGGACATAATTCTCAAACATTCCATTTGAAAATTTTAGAAGAGAAGTTTGAACGGGGAGAATTTCTTCTTTTTTCTTCGATTGCGGAGTGTGGGAGAGAACTTAAAATTCCTTTCAGATTCATTTCTCTTTTTTTAAAAAAGAAAAAGGGGTTGGAATATGTAGCTATCAAGGTTCAAAAATTAGAGCAGGTAAATTGGTTATTGCCTAATGCTGATTTAAATGAAGTTTGGGGTGTGGACTATCAAAGAATAGCTTCTTATCGTTATTTAAATCAAAAACCTTCTAAATGGAACCGGGAATACGGGCATCTTCCAAAAGACCCTGAATATTTTAAAGCCTTAGAACAGGAAAAAAGAAAACATTCTAATTTCAAAAACATTTGCTTGGTTAAAATTAAAAGAGGCAAGATTAGGAGTAATTTAATTAAAAAACCGTAATTTTTTAAGTTCTAAAGTCATAAATTAAAATATGACACAAGAAGAGAAATTAAAGGAATACAAATTAAAATTTCAAGAATCCAAAAGAATTTTAAATGAAAAGAGAACGATGTTTGATGCTAACCCAACGAATTTAAATTTAAAAACAATGAAATTATCTTCTTTCTTTTTTCAAAAATGTTTTTTTGAGTTGGGAGATTTGACAAAAAATATAAAAGACAATGGAAACCCTAAAGCAGAGTAAAATTAAAGAGCCTTCAAAGTGTCTCAGGTTTTCGGGAGAATTTAAATTGAAAGAGTGTGGGATAATTTTCTATGTTTTTAACAACTATTACTCAACAATTGCGGAACAACAGTTTCAATCAATTCTATTTACGATTTAGGAAAACCATCTTCCTATGCATCTCATTTTTCAACTAAACCCTAATTCAAATGCCTTATAAATTTGACCGGATTGAATGGTGCATTGAGGTTTCTCAATCTTTGGAGTTAAAAAAAGAATTAATTGATTTTAAAAAGTATCAAGCCTCTTATTCCTGCAAGGAATTTATTAGTGGGTTGGATTATGTTTTAGATTTATGTGGTTTTGAAGACACGTTGATTGCATGGGAAATCGAACATCAAATAAGTTTAATTGAGAATATATAATGGGAAAAGAATATATGGATTGGCTATCTAACCTTAAAAAAGGGGATGAGTTTGTTTTTGAGCGGGGGATCAAACCCAGTCAAATTTTATCAGTTGAAAAAGTTTTAGGTTCTTCTAAGAAGAAAATTAGAACTTCAGCAGGAGAGTTTCAAAAAGGAGGGGGTAGATTTTTAGGGGAGGAGTTTGGGGGGATGTTGCCTATTACGGTAAATTTAAAAAAGAGGTTGGAAGAAGCGGATAAATTAAAAGAAGAAGATTGAAATTAAAAAACACTTAGAATCTTCGTTCCTTGTTTTAAGTTTTATTTCAATCAAATTTTTAATTTCTCTTATTAAATTTTAAAAGGCTATATCTCCTGTCTCAAGCGTTTAAATAAGGGACAAGGAAAAAATCAACGGAAAAGGAGGTGTTAAATACATTATGAAAGCTATTTCTCCATTCGACGCATTAGGAGATAAAGTAAAAGTTATTTTAGAAAAAGTAGATGAATTAGAGTCTAATATTTCAGAATACATGACAAAAAATTGGTGGGGGGAATTTGGGAATAACAATTGTATGGTTTATGTTCTACCTAAAGTAGACAGCCCTTACAGTAGAAAGATTTTGAATAGTTGTTTAGAGCGTTTTGAAAATAAAGGTTGGGAGATTCAAATAGAAGATTCGGGAAGGGACAATAAGATTACTTTCTCTGAAAAATTAAAGCCTAAAAAAACCTCTTTGAAAACAAAACAAGAGTGGCAAGAAGAAAATAACCCTAATTGAGAAAGAGATTTAAGGAATTAAACTCGGATTAAAAAAGGCTTCTTGGATTTCAAATTTCTAAGAAGCCTTTTTTAATTTTACAATCTAAAAAACCTAATGTTTATTTCAAACAAAGAAAAATTAAATTTTTTTATGGAAGAATACTTTTCTCAAACCTACGCTATCGACAAAGTTTGGAGAGTGTGGGATAAAAAAAACGACATAATTTTTGAAGTTTCTGCTTTCGATGGAAAGATTAGATTAGGTTTCATCGGCAACATAGGAGAGGAGAGAAAAGGAAACGCCTCTTTAGCTTTAGATTGGCTATGTTCTTTAGCTGACAAACATAAAGTTTCAATTTCTTTAGGTGTTGATCCCATCAAGTCTTTTGTTTTCAAAACAGGTTCAAAAAATTCAGGTCTAACTAAAACCCAATTAAAACAATGGTATGAGAAAAGAAGGTTTAAATCTGTTTCAAATAAACAAAATGAAATGATTAGAGATTTTCAAATCTTAATTTAGCAAAGAATCTTCGTAAGATTCAATTCTAAGAACAAATTAAAAACTATGAACGACTCCATGAAATTCTTTTTCGGTCAAAAAGACAGAGGAAATTTAGTTTTAAGTTTCTCTTTGTCTTTTCAAGATATAGCGGCTTGTATTTTAGATTCTCTTCCCAATCTAACTAATCTCCAAAAACAACTTAAAACTAAATTTCCTTCTTCTGAAGAATTGGAATCTTTTTTACGCCGACAAATTTCTTTAAAGGGAGATTTAAAAAACCAAGATTTTTGTTTTAAAAATTTAACTCAAGAGCAGTTAGATGCCAACCCTAATTGTATTAAAAAAATTCTAACATATGTTGAAAAACTATATGTAGGTAGGATTTCTTGGAAAACAGCAGAAGAAACGAAAAAGAAATTAGAAAATGAAAAAATTAATTTAAGTTCAATTTAAGTTCTAATTTCATCTATTAAATTAATTAGGAATCTTCGTTCTTCATGTTAAGTCTTTAATTTATCGCTCTTTCAAAAACAAGTTGTTTTTGAAAGAGTTGGGAGAGTTTCAATTAAAAAATGGAAAAAACAAATAATAAAACCGTTACTGCAACTAAAATTGAGAAAAACAGAGGTTCTGCAACTATAAATCCTAAAGTTAAAAGAACAGTGAGAGGGGAAGTTAAGGATTGGTGGGGTAGGCACAGAGAAGGCTCTTTGATTGGTTCAAACAATTTTAAATTTAACGAAATATCTTTAAGTGAATTAAACAGCTTCTTTGCCGGAGTTTTAAACAAGAGAGATGTTCTTTTAGACCTTAAAACTTCTGGTAACGGATATGACCGTGTTGTTTGGGCTGGCCCGGTTTCAAGACCTCTCTACAAATGGTTTACGGAAGATTTAAATTTATTTCACTTGTTAGAACAACGTCTAACAAATGAAGAGAAGAAGCAATACGAGAAATTTCTTCAAGAAAAAACAGGTTTAAATGAAAATCTTCTTTATTCTTCTTTAAATGATAGAATCCAACCTATGTTTGAAGTTTTAAAGAAAGAGTTACCTAAAGAAGTCAATTCTACCTTTCCAATTCATTTATTAGACAAAGATAGAAACAACGAAGACAATTTAATTTCTCCTTCTAATCCCGTTAAAGAAAATACAATTCCCGTAAAAGAGTCTATTCAACCTTTTAAAATAAATCTTGTTGAAATTAAAAAAGAAGAGTTGGAAGAAAAGGATGTAAAAAATATTCCGGTTCAGGATTCTAAATTTAAGACGGGGAGTAAAGTTAAATGGTCTTCTCAAGCCAGTGGATTTGTTAAAACAAAACAAGGTGTGATTCTTAAAGTGGTTCAACCTCACACTCCTGTTTTCGATTTTTCATGTATTGTAAACGGCTCTAAAATCAGAGTAAAAGATACAGGTAGCCCGCGCAACCATATTTCTTACATTGTTTTAGTTTCTTTTTCAGACGGTTCTAAATCTAAATTATATTGGCCCTTAGCGTCTAAGTTAGAATTAGATTCAGTTGATTTAGTGTGTTAAAATTAAAAAGCCCTTTGCCTTTAGTGGGCAGGGGGCTTTTCAGTTTTGTTTTTCAATATAAATATGTTAGAAAATCGTTTTGAGTCGAACAATTTCTTTAAAAAACAAGAGCTTAAAAAACGAGTTGTTTCTCCTCCTGAAAATTTAAATTTGGAAAATCAAACATATTTTCGTTATTTTGTTTTAAATCAAGTCCTAAGTATTTCCAAATTAATGAAAAGTATAGGAATACAAATCTCTCTTCAAGGAGGTTGTCTGTGTTGTTTCCACTTGGACGAAAACCATCAATCGGGAAAGATTTATCTTAAAACGGAAACTAAAGAAGAACATTTATATTGTTTCTCAGAACACAGAAGTTTTAGAGCAACAGATTTTCTCAAAGATATTTTAGGTAAAAATCCTTACGAAGAATTTGATTTAGTGTGGCCCAAAATTCCAGAACCTGTAAGAATTAAATTAAAACAACAATTCTCTTTAAAAAGAGTGGAAGATAGTTTCTCTTTGTGTGATAATTTTCATTCCTTGAAAGAATTGAATCCTCAACAAAATTATTTAAATCTCTTAAAACACATGGAAAGAGAAATTAAATTTAAAGAAGAAAAAGATAACCAAAAAGCAGTAGATTAAACTTTCTGTTTTTAGTAGAATTAAAAGGGATTGGGGTTTAAAAGGGTTTTTTCTCTTCTTCAGTTTCTTTTTCCGCAAAGTTTTTTTGAATTGAGACTATAAAAAAAACAAAGAGAGTAAAAATAGAAAAACAAAGATTCAAATTTTAATTGAATAAAAATCAAAAACCATGAAAAAAATAGATTCAAAAAAACCTCAACTTAATATTTTTGAAGAAGAAAGTCCTAACATTGTTAAAAAAGAGGATTGGGAGTATGTGGGAGAAGCAGAAACAACCTTAGCCGATTACGAACACTATATTCCTAAAGTTCTTCCTGACCACGATTTTTTAGATAGACACCCTTTAGTTTGTGTAGACACCCAAGAACATTTAATTAAAATTTTAAAAGAGCATGAGAATCAAACCCTATGTGCTTTTGACTTGGAAACAAATTCTTTAGACCCGGAGAAAGAGACTTCTTTTATAATTGGAGTTGCTTTGTGTATGGACGGCATAACGGGCTATTATGTGCCCATACAACACGAATGGGGAGGTTTAGGGAAAGAAGGTTTAGATTCGATTTATGCCTATCTTATAGACGAAAAGAGAGAGAAAATTTTAACTTTCAACCAACGTTTTGATTTTAGATGGATGGAATTTAAGGGTTATGATATGAGCGTCATATCATTAAACAAAAAATCTTACGACATCCAAACAGGGATTTTCCTTTCGGACACAAATATTTCTTGGCCTTCTTTAAAAAAATCAGAGAAACATTTCTTAGGTGTTTATCGTTCCAATTACGAAGAGACTTTGGGGGATAATTTGATACTTTATTCAGTTGATGCCGCTACGGTTACACGTTATGCAGCTTGTTTATCAGGGGACACTTTAATTAAAACTAATTTTGGCGATTTAACTATTTTAGAAATTAGAAATTACATTGAATCTGGTAAAAATATAAAAGTCAACACCTCTTTAGGAGAAAACAATGTATTGTCAGTGTTAAATCAAGGTTTTAAAGATACAATTGAAATCGAACTTGAAACTGGAAAAATAATAATTTGCACAGAAGATCACAAGTTACTGGTTAGAAACAAAGATTTTTTTTATTGGAAGGAAGCTGGAAAAATTTCAGAAAACGACGAATTAGCTACAATAGAAGAGATTAAGTCTTTAGACCTAAATCTCTTATGAAAACAATACATCCTTATTTTTCATTTAAAATAGGTTCAAGAAAGTGGAAGCACGACTTTCTTTTTTGAATAGAAAAAAAGAAAAGGTTTTTAACAAACCATGAAAATTAAAAATATTAAGAAAGGTTATAAGATAGAAGTTTTTGATTTATCTGTAGAAAATCAACATCATTTTGAGTTGTCTAACGGTGTTATTGCTCATAATTGTGATGCACTAACAACTTATCTTTTATATCCCATAGCCTTAGAGTTTACGAAAGAAGCGAAGTTATCTGGCTTCTTAGACAATTATTTTTTATATCCTTTTCAAAAATGTGAAGAGCAAAAAACAGCAATAGATGTAGAATATCTATTAGGTTTTCAAAAAGAAGTGGACGATGCCTTAACAGAGAACACAAAGAAAATATTTGAATTGGCGGGAGAGCCTTTCAATATTTCTTCCACTAAGCAAAAATCTTTAGTTTTAGAAAAATTAAAAGTAAAACTTCCCAAATCAGAAAAAACGGGTTTATTAAAAGCGAGCAAAGATTTATTGGATAAAATTAAATTAAAACATCCTATTATCCCGTTATTGTTAGAACATTCGGAATTAAAACAGAATCGTAATTCTTATTTAAAACCTTTGCTTCGAGGTGTGGGATTAAACGAAGACCCTGAAAAAAATAAAGATGTTGATTTAACTATTCCCAGAGGTGTTAGATTTTCTTATCAATTAACTGTAGCAAGCACTTCAAGATTATCTGGAGGTAAAGATTCTAACAATAGTTTTTTTCCTTCTAAAGCTAACATTCAAAATTTTCGTAAACCTAAATCTCAATTGTGGAGTTTTAGAAAATTGGAAGAAGATTTAGAATTAGCTTCGGATTCGGAATTAGTTTTAGGATATGAATTTAATCCTAATTCTGAACTTTATGAATTTAAGTGTGAAGGTTTTAAACCTCAAGCTAACATTAGAAAAGCATTTAGAGCATCTTCTGATAATTCTTGTCTGTGGGTGGGAATTGACTTTTGCATTGACCCTGAAAGTTTAGTTGAGTTGAAAAACGGTTCAAAAACACCTTTAAAGAATCTAAAAAACAACCCTCAAGAAATTAAAACACCTAACGGATACCAATTAGCTCATTCTTATCGAGAAACGGGGAAAAAGGAAAAGTGTGTTCTTACTTTGAAATCAGGTAAAAAAGTAGTTTGTTCTCCTGACCACAAATTCAAAGTTTTAAATTTATTTGGAGAAGAAATTTGGAAACCTTTAAATGAAATTATTCCTTCAGATATAGTCGTTGAAATTTAACTACTCGGATTTTTACAAAAGAAATATACCGTGAACAGAACAGGGTATGGTTTAACAAGGAAAAAATTAAATTTGATGAACACTACGCTATACGGGGATTCCCTGTCTAATATTCAATCTATAGAATTTTTAGAAGATGTAATGGAGATGTGTGAAATAACAGTTGAGAACGAACATTGTTATTTTGCTAATGACGTATTAACGCATAATTGCGGTCAAGAAATTCGTGTTATGGCTTTAATGTCTAAAGAGCCTACTTGGATAAAATCATTTAAAAACAATGAAGACCTTCACAAACAAATGGCTATCAAAATGTGGGGAGAAGAAAATTATACAAGAGATTTACGCAAAAAAGCTAAATCTTTGAATTTCGGCCTGATTTTTGGCATGGGTGCTGGAACCTTAGCAGCCAGAGAAAATTTAACAAAGCAAGAAGCGGAGGAACAACATCGTTTATGGTGGAAAGCAGTTCCTAAAATTAAAGAGTGGTGCAATGCACAAGTTGGAGAATCTAAAAAAACAGGTGTTTTATACAATGCTTTTGGAAGACCTCGTAGATTGAAATGGTATTGGAAACAACAGTCTGGAATGATTAAATCCTTTGCTAAAAGAACGGCTTATAATTGTAATATTCAATCATGTCTTCAAGCCCATACTTTGATACTTACAAATAAAGGGTATAAATCTATAAAAGAAGTTTTTGATAACCCTGCTAATTTAAAAGTTTGGACAGGCACTTCTTGGGAGTTTTTCACAGCTAAATATATGGGTAAAGCGAGGCCAATTAAAATGTTTTTGTCTGACGGTTCCTGTTTAGATTGTGATGAAAACCATCAGGTATTAGTTGTTGATGGTGAAAATTATAAATTTAAAAAGGTTTTAAATTTAGATAAAAACGATTTCGTTTGTCAAAGTTATCCCCGTCCTTTAAAATATGGAGAGTGCTTAAAAGGTTTTGAATTAAAAGGTAAAATACACAACTCAAATAAAATTTCTGTAAAAGACGAGCAAATAACAGAGTTATGGTATTGGATAGGTCATTTGATTGGAGACGGTTGGATAAATGGAAAGGGTGACGGCATAGGCTTTGTTTTTGGCAGACATGAAAGAGACAGATTTGAAAAAATGAAGTTGTTTTTTACTTCTATTGGTTTTCCAGAAAAAGAGTGGGAAGAATTTAGTAATGAATTTGGACTTTATGCAAAAATAGATTATTATTCTAAGGGGTTTGTAGATTATTTAGTAGATATTTTTGGACTTAAAAGAGGTAAAACAGCACACACTAAAGAAATGCCTTCTCGTTTATGGTCGGAAACTTTAAAAAATAGAACCTCTTTTATTAAAGGTTTATTTGACTCTGACGGCTCTAAATTGAAAACTGCTTTTCCTTCTTTACATCTATGTCAAAAACCTCTTTTGTTAGAAGTGCAAAAAATAGCAAGAACTTGCGGTTTGAAAAGCAATGTTTACGATTGTAATGAGGAAAAAGCATATATGTTACATCTAAAATGGACACCTGATTTCGCTAAAATTTTTCCTGAATGGACAGAAAGAAAGGTGCAGGATTCTTATAAAACCCCTTTAAATTTTGAAATGAAAAGTAGATTAATTGAGTCTTATAAAAAACCAATTAACTTTAAACCAAGAAACTATGCTATGATGTCTAAAGTAAAGACTGGAAGGTATGTTTCTTTAGCAGGTTCTGTATGTCTTGCAGAAAGAATGGGAGTTGAACGGAGAGATATAACTTATTCTACTTCTACCGTTAAAAATATTCTTATGGAAGAAACAGAAGTAGATACCTATACTTTAACTGTTCATTCCCCTTTACATAGATACGATTCTGAAGGAGTTATCTCTAAAAATTGTGGCGCTGATGTTTTAAAAATGGCGGTTATTCATCTTTTTAGAAATTTGTTAAATCATCCCGAATATAAAAACGATGTAAGGTTTTTATCTACTATTCACGATGAAATCAATTTTGGGGTTAAAAAAGAAAGAGCAATAGAAATCATCCCTCTTTTATTAAAAGACATGACAACACAACTTCCTGATTGGGAGTTTCCTTTAGAATGTGGTTTAAGTATTGGTAATTCTTGGGGTTTAACATTTGATTTTAAAACGGAAGAAAACGGAGAAATTGCTCCTGTTCAGGCTTAGAGAAACAAAGTTAAAAAGAACGAAGATTCTTTTCTTTTTAACTTCTTATTTTTTTATTATATCTTACGTTTTAATTAAGTGAAAAAAGAAAAGCCCTGTTGACTTAATTGAAACAGGGCTTTTCTTTTATTCTGTCCCTCACTCTTAAAATTTAATTGAATTTAAAGCATTGGTAGCTTGAGAAGCCATATCTTGAGAGGGAGTTAACAAACTTAAATCTGCGTTAGGTGCAATTGAATGTAAAGCTAATTCTCCCAATGGCAAACCTGTTTTTTTATCTATAGCGACAATTGTTTTTTCTCCTATTTGAACAGCACAATTTCTTAAAACTTGTCGGGCAACTGCTCTTCCAATATTTCCCCCGGGAAAATGTCTCCATAGATTTTCTATTTTCATATTAATCTTTATAGGATATTTAAAAGTAGCATCGTAAAACGGCAAAAAACCCCTTTTAGATTTCAGTTCTAAAAGGGGTTTTTCTTGTCTTTATTTAAGACAAAAAGGGATTATTCATTGGAATAACAGGAAAAAAAGGGTTTGTTGTTTTTTTGGGTTGACTTGATTGAAAAGAAATAAGTTTTTCCATGAGCGAAACAATTTCAATTAAACTCTCTGTTAGTTTGTTATCGCTTTCTTTATTTTTTTCCTCTTCTCTAAGAGCCTCTTCCATTTCATAGGCAGAAACATCGGATAAAACATAAGAAACTTTTTCAAAGAGTCTTAGTTGTTCCAATTCGTTTGGCTCAAAAAAAGAGATTGCGCTTTCCATTTTTTCTTTTGAGAATTGAAGTATTTCTTCTTCCTCTGTTTGTTCAAGGGGAACAATTACCATTTCAAAAAACTTTCCCGGCCCGTCGTCAATTGTGGCGACAACTTTTTTCGTGTTCATAGGTTTTAGTGTTCTCTCTTTTTGAGAACACTAAAACAGACGCCTAAAGATTAAAAGAATCTTCTCTGTTTGGCTTATAACTAAAATTAAAAAAACTTAGAATCTTCGTTCTTCGTATTTTGTCTTTTAATCCATGTTTGAATCAAACAAAGAGAATTGGGATGAGGATGATATTTACGATGGACAACAAAAGACCTCTGAAATTGAAGTTTTAGTTTTTGAACCTAATAAATTCCCCATCAATAAAATTATCCCCAACACGTTAAAAGCCATGCAAGAAGTCGTTGGAGGAACCATTTGTGTTTTTCAAACAGGGGTGGGCAAAACAGTAGGGGTTTGTAACGACGATGGGATTGCCCTTCAATTGCCTTTAAATCGCTACATAGAGCATACAGGGGCGTTAATTTTTGGAGTTTTCTTTGTGACCCGAGACGGGGGTAGTTGACTCTTTATCTTTGAAAGAACAAGAAGAATTAAAAATAAAATTAGGCTCTTGTGTCACCCAAAAAGAAATCAAAGAGGCACTTAAAAGAGAAGAAGAAACGCACAAGATGATTGAAAGTTGGAATGTTTAAAATTTAATTGGAATCTTCGTTCTTTTTGTTTTAATTTATTTTTTACTGTAAGGAACGGAGATTCCTAATTTTCTATCAAACAAATTTAGAATCAAACACAAAATGAAAACATTTAAAATCAAGCGTTCGGAATGGTTAAAAGGAGAAGGTTCTAAAAACTCTTGTCTTCTTAGAAAAGAAGATAACAAAAAATGTTGTTTCGGGTTTTACGCTTTATCCTGTGGTTTAAAAGAAAAACAAATTATAAATTTGTCAGATCCGACAGAAATTGAAAATTTGCCGTTGGAAATGGATTGGGTTATTAACCAGAACTGCCGCACTCGGCCTTGGCGGTGCTGTTCAAGACAAGTAAATCGTTTAATTTGTGCTAATGATGAAGAAAATGTTATTTCCTCTGAAAGAGAAGAAAAAGTTATCGTTCTGTTCAAAGAGCAAAATATTTTAGTTGAATTTGAGGATTAAAAAACAACTGGCTTTTAAACTCCCTTTAATTTTTTATATTAAAGGGAGTTTTCTTTGTTTTCTTATCCAATAAAGAATTAAACTACCTCCAACAATGATCCGCAAATTTCTCGGTTTGTTTTTTCATTTTCACGAAGAAAAGAAAAAAAAGAAATCTCCAATTAAATTTAAAAATAATGTAAATCCCAATTTAGTTGAAAAAGGTTTTTTCGGAGAAAGGGATATGAGCGGGCCTTTTTTCTATTGGACACCTTTTGAAATCAAAGGAAATCAATATGAAGTTTTCAACCGTAAATGGAAAGAAAAAAAGACATTGGAAGATTTAGTGGAAGATGAAAGCCCTGATTGGGTTTATTTAGTCAATGAACCCGTTTATTTTTCTAAAAGAGAATTGTTGTTTCAAAAAGATTTATCAAAGGAACCTCCTTTTAATTCCAATTGGTTTTAGAAATTTAAATTTTCAATTAAATTGTCATAAAGAAAAATAGAAAAATATTATGGCAATCGAAACTTTTAAAAAAACCGCCGTTAAAAACTATGTTTCAGGGTTTAAAACCTCCGAGTTCTGGCTATCTCTCGCGGTCATTGTTCTCCCCATCGGGATTCCATTGTTACAAGAAAGTGTGGGCAAACTTCCTACAGGGGGTTGGCAGGGAGCATTGGGAGCGTGCGTATTAGCCGGAGTTTACGCATTAAGCCGTTCATTAGTTAAAATTAAAGCACAAGAAGCGAGTGGTTCAACGGAATCTCTATTAAATTCTTTGCAGGACGTTTTACCTTCCATTATTGAGGCTACTATTAGTGGTTTAAACAACAAAGCTAATGTAGGAGTAGGAACAAATCTTTCTGCAACTTCTCCTGTTGTAACGTCTACAAACGAGAATCCAGTAATTCAACCTTTGAACGATTAAATTTAAATCAAACACAAAAAACCTCTTAGAAAAAAATTCTAAGAGGTTTTTTTATTATATAGCTTTTATCTAAAAAATTTTTTCTATTTCTTTCTTTCTTTTTAGTTCTTTAACTTCATTTCTTTTCGATGTTCTAACCCTGTCATAAGAACATCGAAAAGAAAAGATTGCAAGTTTCCTTTGTTTCTGTCTTTGAACATAATCCAAATTTTAGAGCCTTTAATGTTAGATTCTTCCAAACAATTAAAAGTTTCTAAAATACTACTCTCTCTTTCTTTTTCGTCTTCCACGACTTCAAAATAAACAACAATTTTAGAAAGGACGCTTATAGCACCGGGATTTCCTTCTGTCAACTCAACAATTTTTTCGATGATGTTTTCTTCCATTTAAATTAAAAAGACGCTTAAATTTGGTCAGATTTACTTTTGAAAACTTATTTCTCTTATTAAAATAATTTAGGGTCTTCGCTCTTCATAGGAAGTCTGTTAAAGACATGAAAAACTTTAAATTTCCTTGGCCTGATTTCTACTGTTTAATTTGTGCTTTTTTGGCAATTGTTTTTTTATTTTATGGAATTATTAACTCTCCTATTTCAAAAGCACAAATTCCCAAACCTAATCCTATTAATTTAAAAACAAAATGAAAATTAAACTTTCAAAACCTATTTGCGAAATAGAAGTGTCCGATTCTTATACATTAGAAGATTTAGCGAAATTGTCTTTGATTTTAGGGTTGAAAATTAAATTTAAAATTGAAGGAATAGAACCAGAAACTTTCAATTTTTTTGCTCAAGATGTAAACTCTTTTAAAGAGGAAATTCAAATGTGCGCTTAAAAACAAAAGAGAAATTGAAAAATGAATCTAATAAATAACTTTAATTTTTAATTTTTAAATGTTTAGGATAAAGAAAAGTAGTAGATTTGAATAAAATTAAAATGAGAACACACTATGCTGAATATTATCTTTACCGTCTACGGGTATCTTCTTCAATAGAAAAAGCTCCCAGAGTAAGAGGTTTAGAACTTCCCATAGAGAAAGGTTTAGCAAAATGCAGTGAATGTGGAGAGATTGGAATTTTAACAACTCAATTTCCTCAAGAAAGAAAAAATAAACAGTGTCCCGATTGTGGTCAACTTTGTTTTTCACAAATTACTCCTGAAGAGTTTGAAGCCATTAGAGAAGAAATAGAAGAAGACGGGGAAGACAGTTATTTTGGATGGGGGTAAGATATTAAACGTAAAAAACGAAAAGAGAAAACCCTTATTAGAAATCTAATAAGGGTTTTTTGTATCTTTTTATTCTTCAATTACCAATTGAATTTTTTTAAGTTCTGCATCGCTGTTATTAGTATCGTATGTATAACCTTCTACAGTGAAAAAATAATTTAAAGAAGAAACTTTTAATCCGGTTGTTTTAGTGATGTGTTCAATTAATATTTTTTCAACTTCTTCTGGGCTAATTTCAATTTTCATTTTACCTCTTTAAAAATATTTTTAGATTTCAATTTTTGAAAGAACACAATCTAAAGCATAATTTAATTTGTCTAATTCTTTTTTGTCGCTTTCATTTTTTTTCACCGCTTCAACAGCTATGTTTTTTAAAAAAGAAAAGAACTCTTTGGGTGTGTCCATCCCAGATTCATCAAAAATAAATTTGAGGGGTGGTGCGTTTCCTTTTACAACTTCCAAATAATTGTGGCCTTTGTAAATCCCAAATGTGTGTGGATGAAATTTAATAATAGAAAGAGCTATTCTTTCTAATCTGGTTAAATGTTCTTGTAAAGCGTTTGTTTTTTCTTGTTCGCTCATATTTTTCCCCTCTTTTATTTAAACGCTTGAGATAGGAAATATAGCCTTTTAAAATTTAATAAGAGAAATTAGCCCAAAGCAGTCAATTAAATTTTAATTGTTCGTTTAAATAAGGGACAAACAAAGTCAAAAGGAAAAAACAAATGGAAATTAAAATCCCGATGCTAAAATCTCTCAAAGAGAAAAACCAACAGCGTTTAGAAGCAATTGAAAAAAACCAAAAAGAAAGCAATAAATTTCAAGAAAACCTTTGTAGTTTGGAAAAAATGGCGCGTAACATTACGAATCATTTTCAAGAAAACATTTCAATTTTTAAAGGTCACAATTATTTGGAATTTAGTTCAATTTCTAAAAAACAGAGTAGAAAATTTGTTTTTGAAGTTTCTGACCAACTTGTTTTGGACAACTTTTTTCTTTTCTTAGATTCTCTTTGTGAAGAGTTAATTGAAAAAAACGAAAGAGAAGCATCTGAAAAAGAACTCCTCAATTTTGCAATCGAGGTTTCTCTTAATTGTTTCAATTCTAAGGATTAAGAAACAATAGGATTTTTGTAAGAGAATAAATTAGAAGGTTGTCTTAGATTTATTCTCTTACAAAAAGACAGATAAAAAAAATGAAAATTTTACTTAGAGATAGTGTGGCTCTTCCAGTTGATAAAATAAATCTGAAAAATAAAATTGTTGTTGGTAAATCTAACAACAATTTTATCCTCCATAAACCAATTAGAGTTTTAATTATTGTTGTTTCCGATACTGAAAATTATTTCAGAGCAATTAACATAGATTCCCCCCTTTATTGGGGAAGTCAATACACAGGAGGAGGAAAAGAAAGTTTATCTTCTTTGTTAGAAAGTTTAAACGATTTCGATTTTGAAGTTTTTAATTCAATGAAAGACGCTTTTGAATGGTTGGAAAAAGATTAGGTTAGTTGGGAAATTTTAAACGATAAAGAGACAACACCGTGAAAAAATCTAAACAGGGAAAAATTCCAACTTTTCAAGAATTAGTGGTTAAAAGCAAAATCGTAACGCATAAACCAACTCAAACCCACGAAAACAAAAAACTAAAAATAGAACAAAAAACCCTCTTGCAACAAATAAAGCAAGAGGGTTTTTTTTATGGATTTAAATTAAATTTTTATTCTCGCTCTCTAAAACATATTTTTATTAAAAGAGAAGGTTTGTTTTTCCTTTAAGGGAGAGGTAGTTGTCGATCCCTTTCTGATGTTCTTTTAAATAAGAAATTGCGCCTCTCGAATTTGAAATCTATAAAGCATCTTTAGCTACAAACCAAGGTTCATCAACAGTTACGTAAACAGGTATCGGCATAGATTCAAACTTTAAAATGCTTAAAGGGTTGTTTTTTAACATAGAATCTTAGTTTAACAGTCTTGTAAAACCTGCTTTTCAATCTCTTTTCTATTTAAAAAAGTCTCTTCGGACAACTTTTCATAGAAAACCATCTAAACCCATTTGAACGTAACATTGTTAATAGAACTTTAGGAGTTTGAGTTTAACAATTGTTTTATTTTAAAGAGATAAAAACGAAATAAAGCCCTCTAAAACAGTCTTTTTAAAAGATAAAAACATATAAAACCGTTCAAAAACACTTTTTCCAACCTTAAAATCCTTAATTTTATTAAAAACAGACTATTTTAACCCTCTTTTCTTTTTTAAAAACACCCTTATAGTTATGTCAATTTAAAACCTCTCTCTTTTCTATTTTATTTAACCCTCAATAGTTATCTAAATTTTAAAATATCGATTTACGATATGAATTAACAACAAAAATAGTTATAGCCCGCATCTCTAAATTGGGAGAAGGGGCTTCTTTTTTCATCAAAGAGTAGAGGGAAAAGAGGTCGTTAATCTCTTTTACATATCTCTCCAAGCAGATATTCACCTGAAGGTATCGGGATAGAACCCTTGAGCCTTTTTAAAATCGTTTTTAAGAAAAGATTAAATAGAACACTTAGCTTGCTGTTCGTTCTCTCTTCTGTTAAAACTAAGACCCGCTTTTGATTTGCAAGTCCCTTTTGGGATTACCAGTCCTATAAAGGGAGCAAACCAACGTCAAAAGCATGACGTTAATTTTCAGTAAAGCCGATGGGGATAGAAAAGATTGACGTCTAATCTACCCCCACTCAAAACTAACTAAAAACTAACATTAAAAATCTTACCACAAGAAGGTGAAAAATGCAAGTTTTACGAAACAACAGTCCTTGAAAATAAAATAAAAACGAGAAGAGACAGAAAATGAGCGTGAAAAACTCGTTGTCAGAGCTAACCAATGGGCCGAAAGAGATGGTTTTTAGAAATAAAAACCCTACAACGGAGGAGAGAGAATAGTTGTTTTCTCTCGGCTTTTACGGGCTTATTGAAAAGCACATCAAACCGATTAAAGAAACTTAAATGGGAACCCTGCTTAAAAACCAAAAAAATAATCTCGATCTCACTATAATAAAAACCAATTCCGTTTCGTTCTTTGTGTGTAAAGAACCCCGTTCTTGGCTTTGTTTAAAAAGACAGACAACGCACCCTCCAGAGAGGAGAGGGAGTGAAACTTAGAGATTCGTTCAAAGAGTTTCCAAACTACAATAAAATAATCTTCCATGATTCGCGGGACTTAAAACATCCTCCTTAGAGAAGAATATGTTGGAAGTTACTAAAAAACCCTTTTAGTTCTTAAAAAAACAAAAGGGTTTTTTAGGTTTTTCTTTTAAAAAATTAACATGAAAAATCTCAAACAAGAAATGAAAAGACAGCAAGAAAAAACGGAACTGAGGATTTTCACTCTAAATAACCGGGACTTAAACCCAAATTCAATCAGAAGATATAATAGGAATTTAAGAATAAAAGAGAAATAGGAGAAATACGGGGAAAAATCCAAAAAGCTAATTTTTACCCATAATAAAAACTAATTCTGTTAGTTTTATAGATAGATATATATTCTGTTTATATATCTGATTTAATAAGAAATAGAAAATTAAAGAAAAATAATTAAAATAAAAACCTAATAGGAATTGGGAATAAAACCTAATATCTTTTAAATTCCGTTTATTTCTCTGGTTTGGGTTTTTTGGATTCTTGTTATAATTTCTTGTGTTGAGATTTAAAAAACTTTTTTACGATTTACGGGAATTGGAATTTAGTTTTTAAGTCCGCTATTTTCCACTCTTTTTTTTAAGTTGGAATTTTAAGAAAAAGATTCTGAGATTTCTTTTGATTGTGTTTCTCCCGTTCACGTTAATTCTTTGGTGAGAGAAAAGTCCGAAGAGACTTTTTCAAAATTAAATTAAACAAGGAAAAAATTTGAAATTCTATCTCCCCCCAATTCCGCCTGTCCCCCTCTTTTCTTTTTTGGTTTGAAATAGAGATTTAAAATTTAAAGATTGGAAATAGAGATTTAAAATTTAAAGATTGGAAATAGAGATTTAAAATTTAAAGATTGGAAATAGAGATTTAAAATTTAAAGATTGGAAATAGATCGTTTTAAACAGCCGAAAAACCTAGTAGACGTATCCAACTTCATTTTCGGGCTAAGAACGTCAGGAATCGGCTTTAGAACGAAAAAGAGCGTTATTTTTAAAGATAATCTAAGACCGTGTTTAGATTTTAGAGGTTTAGGTTTTGAAACAAGGGTTATTTTTTAAAACCCGTTAAGAAATTTAAAAAAATCAAGAATTTCTACTTTAAATTTTGAGACTTGGTTTTTCCGTTGAAAATTAATTTTCTCAAACCCCTTGTAATTTTAGTTTCTATCTGTTAGAATTTTTCTTGTTCCTTTTCCCAATCAAAAAAAAATCATGTCCGCAGAAATAACCATTGAAATTCCTCAAGTAGATTCACCCAATATTCAAAAGGGTTTAGATTCTCTTACTCCTGAACAAATTACACATTCGTTAGAAGTTGTTCCTCAGACTGGGCAAATTGGAAATTCTTCTCCGTCTTACGAAGAACCTGTAACTTTGATTAAAACCGTTGCAACAGAGATTTCGGAGTAGGTTTTTAAATTGCGATGGTTAGAGAAAAATTAGTTGGATCATTTAATTAAATTATGTTAGAAACAATTGCAATCGTTCTTTTTATTCTTTGGATTTTAGGTTTAATCACTCATGTTGGTGGCGCTTTAATTCATATTCTTTTGGTTTTGGTTCTCCTTTCTTTTGTTGTTAAAATAGTTCGGGGCCGTTCAATTCTTTAAATTAACAGAAGAATTTTCGTTCTTTTTAAGAGCCGTAAAAGACAGTTCAAATTTCGCTTTCCTATCGTGTCTAATTCCATTCAAAATTTAAATGTAGAAGAAAGTTTTCAAGAGGTTGTTAATGACACGGAAAATCTTTCTCTTGAAGAATTATTAAAATTTCATTCTAAATCTGAAGAGGTAGGAAGAAGATTTAATAATTTTAAGGCGTGGTGGGGAGAGGATAGAAAGAAGAAAAAAGAAGAGGACGCTAAGTATAAAGAAATAGATTTGAGCGGTAGTAGATACGACACTTACGGATATAGGGAAAGAGAGGAGCGCCAAATGGAAAGGGATTTTAATGGTGAGATAGAACCTCTTTTTCCAGAAGACGGTAGTTAGGTTAAAAATAAATAAACAAAAAACCTTTTGATTTAAGAACATCAAAAGGTTTTTTGTATTTTAAGAATTTAAAAAATTAATTAGATACAGATTAGCTTTGATTAGGTTTTCTGGATTATCTTTAAATAGACCTAAAGCCAAGTTACATTTTGAACAAAGAACGCCTCGAAATTTTAGAGTTGAATGACAATGATCAATGGACAGCTTACGATTATTGATTTCTCGTTCTCCACAAATATCACATTGACCGTTATGTTCTAAAATAATTTTTTCAATTTCTTCTAAATTCAAACCATACCTTTTCCAATTTATTTTTCTTTTACGTTCATTTTCGCACTCTTTACATTTTGAACGTCTTTTGATTTTTCTATCTTCTTTTTTGTTTTCTTCATTATCTCTCAAACTAAAATTTTCAATTGATTGTTTTAATTTACACCCATAACAAACTTTTTCTTCTGGTTCTTTTTTTCTACAGCTAAGACAATTTTTAGATCTGTATTCTTTCGGGCCAGAACACAGAGGACAAATTTTATTTGAAATTTCCATTAAAAATTAAAAGAGTAAAAAAATAAAAACATAACAAATTAACGCAACTATTTTTATTTTAAAAACTCAGTTTAAGTTTATTTCTATAATAAGTCAAACCGAGTCAAATTTTTTTTCTCATGCTTCTGTATAGGTGTTAGATTGAAAGAGGGCGACGAAAAAAGGAGAGAAATTAAATTAGATAGATTAAGGAATTGAATTTAAAAATGAAAAACAAAGAATCAAAGGGAATTTCTCTTTTAATGGCAGTAGGAGCTTCTTTAGCTGTTCAACTTTCTTGGGAAGCTGTTCATTCGGTTCCTTGGGCTATTTTGCACGGTCTATTGAATTGGGTTTACGTTCTTTACCGTTGGCTTGTTGTTGGAGTTTGAGGGAGTAAAAAACCTAATAAGAATAACTTAAATTAAAAAAGAGAGGAATCTTCGTTCTTCTCTTTTTGTCTTTTAAACGGTAGAAGTTTTAATTGGGAAAAACTCAATCTCAATTAGACATTAGTCGAAATTGTTGTTGTTTTTAATAAAACGGCAAAATTCACATTTACGTTAAACCTTGGTTTAACAGGGGAAAGAGAGGAAACGGTAGAATTTTTAGACTGATAATTAAAAGATTTACAAAAGAAGATTGTATTCAAGAAAAGATGGTAGGAAAAATAAAATGTTAGAGATTCCAATTTTACCTGTAGACCAATTAATGAATCCCACTTTGTTTTGGGATGTTTTTCAAAAAGAAATAGAGAAGGATTACTTAACTTCTTTAAACAGCTTGCCTCTGTTTCAGTCTTTAATTTCCAAGGGAAAATATTCGGCTCAGATTCAAAAATCAACTCGTTATCTTTTTCATATCAATTCAAACAAAGTTTCTCTTTACCCTGCTACAGAAACAGGTTCTGGTTTTCCTAAACACTTTGGAATAGAAAAAGATGCAAGTTGGGGTATTTCTGTTTGTTTTGAATCTTTAAAACAAAATGAAAATTTACATGGCTTTTACGAGTGCGAGTTAATTAAAGAGAAAAATAAAAGTGGCAATGGGTTTTTCAACAGAAACATTTTTAAATTTGAAATCAAAGATGTTTTAGAATATAAAAATGAAACGACTCAATATTGGCCTTGGCGGGATAGATTAGATTTAATTTTAAGTCTTAAAAATCAAGACAAGTTATTTTCAGTTCCTGAAGAGAGTGTAGATTTTTTAAATTTCAATTCTCCTATTGAATCTCTCAAAGAATTTTCCATTGAAAATTTAAAAAGCAATAGGAATGTTATTTTAAAAGAGAACTCTGGAATATACGAAACTTTAAAAACCAGAGGGGCTAAATTTAGGTGTTTAGCTCTCCGTTCTTTTTTTGAAGTAGACGTTGTTTTCAATTCAAAATTTTATAATCGATTAGTTTCAAATCAAATAGAAACTCCTTCTTATCTTCAAGAAGGGGAAATTTTAGATGTGATTTACGATAAAAAGACAGCTAAAAATACGGGTCTTTGCAACGGTTTAAAAATTAAAATGAAAGATACTCAAAAAGAGAAGGAAATTTGTTCTCTTCCAAAAACTTTCAGAAGGGAGGTTCTTTCAAAAACTGATTCTAAATCTCATTTTTATTTGAACCCCTTGTTTAAAAACAGAAAAGTTTGGATAGAAGAAGTTTTACAAACCCGAAATTTAAGGGAGAGATTAGTTGGGATAGAAAATTATTTAATTTAGTTTATTTCTTAAATTATAAATAGAAGAGTTTCTATCTTTTTTTATTCGTTTTTAAATCTAATGCACAAATTTCATTTTTCAGAAAATTTAAAGCCTATGGGTTCAGGGTATGGTTTAACCCAAGGAAAAGAGAATTTCGTAGAAGTCGTTTCTAAATTGGGTTCAAAGAATTGGAACACGATTACAAGAAAAAATCAACAAAGAATCGTCAAAAAAACTTTGAAGGTTCCAATTGAAGCGGAGGTTTTCGGAGATGATAAATCTTTGTTTTCTTTTTCTTCTCTTTCTACTTACGATTACATATTAGATTCCAAGTCCGAATATAAACACCCGTTTGATTTCGATTCAAATTTTAAAATTTTTTTGACTTCTTCCAAAGAGCCGCGAGTAGAAAAAACTCTAATAGAAAAACAGGGTTTTTGGTTTGGGGTTCAAACAAAGTTTAAAGATTCTAAGATTAATTTTTTATTGGGAGAAACCGTTTCTAAATTTGTTTTAGGAGAAGAGTTTGAAATGAAAGTGAATTGGGGGGACATCTATTTTGTCAAAGATAAGTTGTTTGTTTCTTTACCGTCCAAATTTAATTTAGAGAACTCTCCCTCTCTTCAAGCAGAAATTTTAGATTACGGTTTATTTTTTCAAAGCATAGTAAAAAATTTAGGTTTGGTTTCTCATCAATGGAATCCTTTTGTTTTAAAATGAGTCGGAAGAAGAAATAACAAAAAAAGACTGTAGTAAAAAACACATCGAATTAATTTTCTTTGTGTTTTTTTTAATTTCTGTTATAATGATTTTAGCGACTTCTTTTGTGTTTTTAAAACGTTTAAATAAATATGAGTTTTTATTCAGATAACCAATACAATCCACAACCCGTTTATTACGAAGATTTAAACAAAAAAGAAAAGGAGAAGAAGTTCTCTTGGAAAAGAGTTTTAGGTTTTTTCTTTAAATTAAATCTCACTCTGTTCTCATTTTTTATTTTGTGGTTTTGGTGGGGCACAGTTCCTCATCCCAAAATTTTACTTCGTAAAAAAACAAACTCTAATCAGATTTTAAATTTGAATTTAAAATCCTCTTTCATAAAGAAAAGCGGAAAGAAGAAAACCAGATTCAAATTCAAATTTATGGCTAACAACATCATCGTCTCCGGCGCCGGAACTGCCTCCGCCAACGGCACATATACGCCCAATACTGCTAACTTGGCATCTCCTGCCAGAAATATTCCGCTCTTTGCAATGGCGGGCGGTGCCAACTTCTACCTATACGATTACTCGGCAGGCACAAGTGGAGCTGGAGCTTGTGCGTGGGCAGTGGGGCCAGATTCTACAAACGCAAACAGATGGTATGGGACTTCCACTTATTACTCGTCTTTTGCGGCTGCGCTTACAGCAGGGCCACAGGCGTCTACTTACACAGTCGTCGCTGGCACCGCTCCCGTTCCTACCGTCATATCGCAAGCCGCAGGACCAACTGGAAATGAATCTGGGCCTTCAAATGTTTCTAATGCAACTCCTCAAGTTCCGCTTCCCGGTGCCCCAACTTCGCTTACGGCAGCTTTTGCTTTAGCAATGGTTACTGGAAACCCAATTGCTCCAACTGCTAACTTAGCATGGGTAGCTCCTTCTGGGGGTCAAGCCGCAACTTCATACAATGTTCATAGAGGGACAACTGTAGGAGGCGAAAATACAACGCCTTTAGCAACTGGAATTACGGGTTTAACTTATACAGATACAACTCCCTTAAACGCAACAACATATTTTTATGTAGTGGACGCGGTAGACGCTGCGGGAGAGGGTATTGCTTCTAACGAAGTGGGTATTAAAACGGCAACTCTACCTCCAACAACCTTAGCTGTTACTGGTTCAAACGGCTCTGCTTCTCTTTTGTGGACGGGAGCAACTGGAGCTATTAACTATAATGTAAAACGTTCTTTAAGCGCGGGCGGAACATTTACAACAATAGCTACGGTTGCTACAACAACCTATACTGATACATCTGTAACAAACGGCACAACCTATTACTACGAAGTCACGGCTTTGGATTAAGGTTTATTAGTTTGATGAGAGAAATTAAAAAGAGAGGTTTTCAAAAAAACCTCTCTTTTTTTACAGTTTTTTTATTAGTTTAATGAGAGAAAGTAAAAAGAGTAGAAATTTAATTAAAGTCGGAGTAGGTTTATTTTTAGGGTTGGGGTTTTTAAAAGATATTTTTTATTTTCCTTCATCTCGTTCTTTACCTTCTTCCATATCAAAACCTTTACCTACTTCTTCTCCGGAAAAGTTAAAAAACTATAAAGAAATAGATAAGTGGTTAAAGGAAACCAGTAAGAAGAGAGGACGTAAAAAATTTAAGGAAAGAAGAAAACCAGATTCAAATTTAAAATTTATGGCTAACAACATCATCGTAAGCGGCGCAGGAACTGCCTCCGCCAACGGAACATACACGCCCAATACTGCTAACTTGGCGTCTCCTACTCCCTTCACCCCGATGTATGCAATGGCGAGCGGTGCGTGCTTATATGTGTTTAGTCCCAGCGCTGGATATTTTTTCTGGGCGTTTGGCACCTCCACCGCAGCCATCTCCGGCAACACCGCCGGGTTGTATACCTCAGGCTTTTCTTGGACCACTCTCGCCGCCGCTATCGCAGCAGGGCCACAAGGATTAACATACGTAGTATCTTCTGGCACCGCTCCCGTCCCTACCGTCACCCAAGCCGCTGCCGCAACGGTTCCCAACTCTCCTACAAATTTAACAATAGTTTCAACATTTGGTTTAGTTACTGGAAATTCAAATGCTCCTATTATAAATTTAACATGGGTAGCTCCTGCTTCGGGGTCTACGGTTGTTTCATATTCAATTTTTAGAGGGACAACTACGGGAGGAGAATCAGCAACACCTTTAGCAACGGGTGTAACGGGTTTAACATATTCTGACACTACAGTAAATAATAACACGACATATTTTTACACGGCTCAAGCGGTTAATTCGGGCGGGAACTCGGTTTCTTCTAATGAAGCCACAATTAAATCTGTCACAATTCCGCCTTCTGTTTTAGTAGCTGTAAAAGGAAATACAATTATAAATTTAACATGGACGGGTTCAACGGGAGCTTCTTCTTATAACATAAAAAGGTCAACAACATCTTCAACGGGGCCATTTACGTTTATAACAAGTGTTCCCAACACTCAAACAATATATTCGGATACGGGTTTAACTAACGGTCAAATTTATTATTATCAAGTAACGGCTTCGGATTAGATTTAAGAATTAAAAAATAAATCATTAGTTATCTATTATGGATTTTATACCTGTTGAATCTTCTCCTTCTAATGTTGTCTCTGTTACTCCTTTTGACAACCCTGTAATTCTTCCTCCTGTCATTCTTTCTAATGATACGATTTATAATTTTACGAAGTTGAATGTAGAATTTAAAACTCCGATTGAATTTAACCTTATAAATTTTAATTTTAATATGTCGGGTGAGATTAGGTTTAATATAACGAATCCACAAAACGGAATTAGCATAGATGCCCCTGTAATTTCTAACGTTTCTTTTTCCCCTACAATTACAACACCTGTTTCTAATTTATAGGAAGTGGGGATAAAAAAGACGGGGGTCAAAATTAGTTTTAAAAAAGAGTAAAAAACCTTTTAGATTAAATTTCTAAAAGGTTTTTTCGTTATAAGTTTGACTTTTAATGTCTAATATCTTAAAATTAAATTACTATGAGATTAAAAGATTTTATGAGTCAGCCTTCTGAAACGGTTGAACTTTTGTCCTGTGCTTTAGTTGGAACGGAAATAAAAATAAAAAGGGATGGTGATCCTTATTTATCTCTTTATTTAAAAGATTTTTCGGGTAGTTTAGAAGTTCCTGTTTGGGATGAGCTTGATTACAAAAACTATTTAAATTTTTCTTTTCCTCTAAGTGTGGAAGTAAGCGTAAGAAGTTCGAGTGCCAAAGGTTCGACAGATCGCAAGAATTACAGATTAACACAGCCGTTAAGGGTTACAGATGTTTCTTTTGAAAATTATATAAAAACGGTAGATTATAAATTTTATTGGAGTAAGATAAAAGAAACGATAGACACTTTATCTTCTGATTATAGGGAATTAGTTTTAGCTATTTTACGAGTAGAAGAAGTTAGGAAAGACTTTTTAACTCATCCTGCGGCTCTCAAACACCATCAAAATTATGAATCTGGTTTAGTTTTTCATACTTCTAATGTTGTTGGTTGGGTAGAAAAATTTTATGATTTCTATACAGAACAGCAAATAAATTTAAACAGAGACTTGCTTCTTTCTGCCGCAATTTTACATGATGTTTCAAAAACGGTAGAGTATGAAAGGGATGGTTTAGGTTGGACAAGCAATGTTTTTTCTATTGAACATCCATTATCTACAATTGCTTGGATTAGAAATTTAAACACAACTTTAAATGATGTTCAATTGAAAGCCTTACAAGATTTAATTCTACAACATCACGGCACTTACGGAAATTATGAAATAAATAGTATAGAATCAAACATTTTACATTTTGCGGATAATTTGGATGCAAAGGCGCATTGTCCAAAAACACCTTCTTTCGGTTTAGATTATGGCTTAGAAAAGAAGAGAATTAGAAAGGAAGAGAATTAGAAAAGAAGAGAATTATAATTTTATTTTTAGATTTCATCTTAAAATTAATAACTCTTTATAGAAAAAAGCTGTTTATTATTTAGTTAGAAACCGTTTATAATATAGCTATGCCATTAAAAGATCAGAAAATTTCACAGACAGTATTAGAGAACATAGACAAGGGAGATTGGTTAGAATTTCAAACTCCCAATGGTTTAAAACGTGGACAATGTGTTTCAATAGAAGAGGAAACCCCAATTTTTAGTTTTTATGTTCGTGAGAATTTAAATTATTATTTTCCGAAATCGGATTTTAGTTTTTGGGTTTTAGTTCCTACAAAAGAGCCTACTTTGTATAGGGTTTCTTTGGATTTTATTAAGTTTAAAATTTATAATCCTACTCTTGTTATTCCCGGTTTAAATTTAGCTTCTCGTTTTGAGTTAGACTATTTCCCTGATATTTTAAAAAGAAAGGTAGTTTCTTTAAGGCGGTCTTTTTCCAATTAGCATTTCAACTTATGTTTTAACAGGGGAAGAACAGGAACTAAAAGATTTTCTTTCGGCTGTATTTGAACACGGACAAAATTTAATGTTTGAGCAGAAAAGTTTAATTGAAGAGTTAACTTCTTTAAAATTTGAAGAATTAACGTGGGAAGAGGCGTCCAATCAAAAAACATTGTATTCGGCTCAAACGGAAATAGGAATGGTTTTAGATAGAATTTCTACGTCTCAGACTCGTTTTAATTTTTTAAAGGGAGAGTATAAACGTTCCAAATTTGAATATCCTACAACTCATTTTCCCAACAAAATGACATACCAAAGTCAGATAGAAAAAGTATTGGATATTTTAGGAGACTTAAACAAGTCTTTAACTTCTTTACTAAGTATTTGGGATCGAAAATATAGTCGTTTAAAAAATGTGACTTTCCAACAAAACTTAGACAGATCAAACAAAATGTTTTAAGTAAAAAAATGATTTACGTTATCTTGTCTATTTTTTTATGGGTTTCTTTAAGCCTGTTAAATTCTTTCATTTGTTATAAGAAGAACAGATATAAAAAATTATTTTTTTTAGAGGTTTTTATTTTTGGTTTGTTGTGTCCTCTTTTAGCACTTCCATTTTTAATACATGGTCTTACGGGTTTTGCGTTATATTTTTGGATTTTTTCTTATAGTTTTTCTTCTATTGTGGTTTTGTTTTCGATTAAAAAAGAATTAAAAGGTAAAAGTTAAAATGAATTTTTCACAGGCGTTAGAAATCAGTAAGAGTTATCAACTGAATTTTAAAGGTTCGGAATTAACCGAAACCCAACAAAGAATTTTAAAAGAGTTTAAATTTGATGCGAAGCCTTTTGTTCGTAAATTTTATTTGTTACAAAACGAAACTTTTGAGAATTTTCTTCTTCAATTAGACACTTTGGAAAACTCTTTGTTAAAATATTGGTTTTATTTAATTAAGCCCAGATTTTATTCTTTAAGTGTTGGCGACATGAGCAGGGTTTACGATTATTTTGTTGACCCTGTTAATTTTTTTACCCCTAAAACAAACGATATTTTTTCTTCTAAATCTTTTTTAAATGATACTTCTTTAGAAAAGTGTATTAAGACTTGTGTTGCTTGGGATTACGAGTGTAAGACACTAAGAAAATTTGTTTTTTCTCATCCAGAAATAAAAGAATCTAAGTATTGGGATTTTGATATTTTTCCTAAAACTGTTAAGTCCAATATTTCTTTTGATGATTTAGCAGAGATAATTTTTAGATGTAATGAACGTAACGTTTACAAATATAGTGTTTACCCTGAATTTTTAGAGCTTCAAAAACAGGGTTATGAAATTTCGGATATGAGATCAATTACTCGCCAAAGATACGGTTTTGAAGATTAACGGCGTGCGTCGTCTAAAAAGCAATAATGGAACCATTAGAGTCTCAAAATCAATCTCTCACGAATCAAGTTTCAAGTTTAGAATTTGATTTAGATAAAGCCAACAAAGAAATTAAGAAATGGAAAAGGATCGCACAAGCATTTTATAAAGTCCACAAAGAAAAAGAGAGTTTTATTAAAAACGATTCTAATTATTTATTACAAATTTCTCGCAGATTAAATGATCTTTCTAAAAGTGCGGATGAGATAGTTAAAACACATTCTTTAGATGAAGAGAATAAATAAATTTAAATTACACAGATAAAACAAAGAACGAAGATTCTAAGTCAAATTTTAATTAAATTAAAATACCATGAAACACGAAAAAGCCATTAAAAAATTAGAGCCTTATGTTTTAGAAATAGCTAAAACAATGAATTTAACAAATTGGGATATTTCTCTTTCTGATGAAATATGTGATTACGAATCTTCTGCAACTTGCACTTGTTTGAATGGGAGAAAAGATGCTTTAATTAGATTAAGCGAAGATTTTTGGGGAGGTTCTTTAGAGGTTCAAAGAGATACAATTGTTCACGAACTTCTTCATATTGTTTTGGCTCCCATGCACAATCCTTTAGCAAAAGTTTTATATGATCCCGCTTTAAGCTTTTATATTTCTTCTTTAGAATACGGCGTAGACGATTTAACAAACATTTTAGCTCCTTTTCTTCCGTTACCTCCTAAAATTAAAAAAGAAAAACATGAGAAATAAAATTACGATCTCAGTTGACAATTTATTGTTGAATAAAAAACATAGTGGTTTCTTTCAACAAGAAAAGAATGTTTTTCCGAGATAGAAACTATAGTAGATACGATAAACCAAGAATTTAAATTAGTTTTTAAAATACCATGTTATTAGATACAAAATTTTTTAAAAGGTCTTCAAATGTGTTTGAGATTTTAATTAGAGAGTTAGAAATTAAAACTCATTATTCCCATAAACAATTAAAAGAATTTTTGTTTAAATATATCAAAATTCATCAGGGTTCGGGTTTTACACCTGCACAAATCAAAGATAAATTTGAAGAGTTAGTTTTAGCTTTAGGGGAAGCGGATAGTTTGAATGTGGAATCTAAACAAGGGGAAGACCCTTTTAGATTTTTCAACTACGCTCTTTTGGATATTTCTCTTTCTGATAATGTTTTAGAAAATTTAATTTCTCAAATCCCCGTTAAAAAGAAAGTTAAATAAATAAAACTTTGAATCTTCGTTCTTAGTTTTATTTATTTTTTGTTACACTGTTACAGGTTAAAAAATAATTGCAATGTTAGAAGAAAACAAATATCAACGGTTTGTATCTGTCCTATTATTTGATGGACACGGAGAAGAAGTGGCTTTACTGAGAAAACAAAGGCCCGATTTTTTAAAAGGTAAGCTAATGCCCATAGGAGGGAAGATAGAGGAGAACGAAACTCCAACTCAAGCTATTTTAAGAGAGTTGAGAGAAGAGGCTAATTTAAATTTAGAAGAGAAAGATTTAGTTAACTTTGCTTTTTTACGAGGGGATAGTTTCGATATTTCTTTTTATTATAACTTCTCAGATTCTATTTTTAGAATAGAATCTTTAACAGATGAGAAAATAGATAGATTTTATGTTACATTTTTAGAAACTTTAGATGTAGGGCCGGATGTTAGTTGGTTAATCCCAATGGCTCTTTCAATTAAAAATAAAAAAGAGAGCGTAGATTTTTATATTGTTCAGAAGTAAGTTTTAAATTTAAATAAAATTATTATGCCTCGTTACATTAAAAAACCTTATGTTCCGGCTACACCTGAAGAAAACTTAGCTTTTCGTGCCGAATACAAAGTTCACATGGAATCTCTTTGGACGGCTTTAGATTCTCAAAAGAAAACATCTCCCTTCTTTTATGATGGGGGTAAAGCCTATCGTTGTGGACAAAGAGTTCATAATAGTTGTGGTTGTCGTTGGTAGGAAATAAAATTAAATTTTATAGCGTAAAACAAGAACGGGCAACGCCCGACTCTCTTTTTAATAAATTAAACGAAGAATTAAATTTTGAGTGGGATTTAGCGGTTGATGAAAACAATAAGAAATGTTTTTCTTAAAACTATTGTTGAATTAAATTTTACTTTTTATTACAAGTCTGTTAAACTTTTTTTAACATGACTTATTTAGGAGGCAAAGCAAAAATAGCGAAGCAGTTAGTTTCTTTTATGGTAGAAGACATTAAAGGCAAAGAACACAATAATAAGTTTTACGAACCTTTTTTTGGTTCAGGAGCAATTTCTTTTGAACTAATAAAACAAGGTTATGATTTTGGATTTAATGCCAGTGATTTACAACCGGATTTAATTTGTTTTTTTAAAGCGATTCAGAGTGGTTGGGTTCCAAATTTTATAGATGAGAGTGAATATAAAAGATTACGACAAGAAAAAGAACCTTCTCCTGAAAGGGCTTTAGCTGCTTTTTGTTTGTCTTTTGGAGGTAAATATTTTGGAGGTTATTCGAGAAACTCTGAAAGATATAATTATTTTCAATCGGCATTAAATTCCATTGAGAAGATGAGAGAGCCGTCTAAAAAAATAAATTTTAATTGTTGCAGTTATTTAGATTTAGAGATAGAAGATAACAGTTTGGTTTATTGCGACATTCCGTATGCTGACACAACGAAATATTTTCAGGGAAAATTTGATTCAGAACAATTTTTTGATTGGGCTTATGTTTTAGGTCAGAGATGTAATGTTTATATTTCTGAGTATCAAGCCCCTGAAAATTTCGAGTGTGTTTTTTCCATTGAAAGAAAATTAAATCTCCGTTCTAAAAACGGTTGTGAGATTAGAGTAGAGAAATTATTTAAACCTATTTATTAAAAAATATAAACTAATAACTGTTCTCATAATTTAACCTCTATACACCTACCTCAATCTACGGTATAATTTAATGTGTTGTTTAGAGAGTTGCGGAAATTTAATTTTAAACAATTTTTAAAACAATTTTTAAAACAACAAAAAACCTATTTAGGCCCAATTCTCCGGTATGGGGACGGGAACCAAAACAAAAAACACATCATGTTAGAACACGAAAACACAGAAGCTTCTTACGAAGTTTCAACTGAACTGAAACCCAAGGGCATCATCAATGTTCCCGGTGTTTCTTTTATCAAAACAGGAGAGAAGGCATCTTCTTTGCTTTTTGAGAAGTTGAAGTTTACCAAAACAAAAGCAAATTTAATTTGTTTAATTGCTCCTGACCCGATGATTGTCAAACTTCATTATTTAGAAGATTTGAAAGCGGGTTATGTATTGACTTCTAAAGAGATTGTTGAAGATTACGGCCCTCCAACAATTAAATATGTATATCCTTGTTTTGTTTATGACACAAACGAAAAAGGTAAAGTAGTTAGCCAAGATTTGAAGTTAAAACTTTTGTCAGTTGGAATTTCAGGATATGAGCCTTTGTGTTCTATTTTCAATATGGTAGAAGATAGCGGTAAAGATTTAACTTCTATGGACTTGTTAGTTAATTGCATGGATGAGCAATATCAAAAATTAACTTTCACACAGTCTCAGGGTCGCGCTTACGAGAAGTTTGAAGATAAGACACAGATTAACGAACTACGGCAGTTTTGGGCAGAGAACGCTCACGAATCTTACAAAACTTTAGCTCGTTCACTAAGCCCTGAAGAATATCAGAGGTTGAAAGACGGTTCTTTTTCTTCTTCTAATGATACAAGTTATTCTTCTTCTAATTCCAATAAAAACAATGTATTGGGTTCAAAAGAAAAAGATTACGAGAAGTTCTTAAATCTTTAAATTAGGTTTAGAGAAAACACAAATAAAAATCCTGATTGAAAATAAAAAAATCAATCAGGATTTTTATTTATGGAAAATGGGCGTAGAAACTCCATGCTTTTCAGGGGCGCTACTTTTCCCAACTATCCTTTAACCTTTGTTTTTCAACTTTGTCTTTATATCGTTTTGGAACAGTTATGAACGAATTGCTATAAGTTCATTCCCAACACTCTATTTCTTTGCTAACTTCATCATCCCAGTTAATAGGTGTTTTATGTTCTAAAATAAAGTGTCTAATCTCATGCAACGCACCCAAGTAACTATCTAAATTTGTAACAGGGGCGATTTCTATTTTTTTAGTTTCGCTGTCATAGTTATTAAGATCGCAGTTCTTTATCACAATGATAGTAATGTTATAGTTTTAAATTAAAAGACGAATGAGTTCTTTTGCGTCTGTCATGCTAAATAGCACAGCTTAATTTGAAAAAAAAAATCAAGAGGAAATGTGCAAAGTTTTGCGAATTTAAAATTCAATCTATTTTTTTACATTTTTATTATCTTTTAGTCAAGAAAAAAATAATCTGTCCAAACCTCTTAAAAACTGCGATTTCCCCTTTCTTTTTGGTTGAGGATTAAATAGAATTTACTACCCGTTCAGAACGAGTTTCTAATTTCAAGGGTTTAGACGACAATCGAAAAATTAATTGTCGGTAGTTTTTAAGTTTTATATTATGTCTGACACAGCATACGGATTTTCTTCGCTTTACGAGTCTTATTTTTCTTTTCTTCCCTCTCAGCTTTTGCCCTCTTTAACTGATAAAGTTCTTTTAGAGCAAGACTCAGATTGGAGTATTTCTCCTGAGTTATACCGTGTTTTAACTAAAACAAAAATTGAATGGGGAGAAATAGGTTATCTGGTGTATCGCCGAACTTATTCAAGAACGTTACCAACAACTTTTTTTGATGGGGAAATAAAAGAAGAGTTTCCCGGAACGGTTTTAAGAGTAATTTTAGCTTGTAGGAATCAGTTGAAAGTTGGTTTTACGGAAGAAGAGGAAGTTAGGCTTGCCAAACATCTTCTTCAATTTAAAGGCATGGTAGCCGGAAGATTTTTGTGGCAGTTAGGAACAGAAACTGTTCAAAAGTTAGGTTTATTATCTTTACAAAACTGTGCTTTTGCGCCTATTGACCGCACTAACTCTTTTATCTGGGGTTTTGAGGCACTTTTACTGGGCAGTGGAGTTGGCTTCTCCGTTGAGAAAAAGTTTATTTCTCAACTCCCTCAATCTTTTACGAATGTAGAAATTAACAGAGTTTTTAAAGATAGTGAAATAGATTTAAGTTTAGAGCGTGAAAATTCGGATTTAAGGTTAGAAACTTCAGATGGTTGTAGAGAATTAATAGAAAATAAGTTAGATTGTAAATTAGATGTTGATTACGTTGTAGCAGATTCGAGAGAAGGTTGGGTGGGTTTGTTAGAAGAAGTTTTTAAAGCTTTTTTTGTAACGGGAAAGACCTTTACTTATACGGTTCAAGCGGTAAGACCTAAAAATGTTCCTATTAAGGGTTTTGGAGGTGTTTCTTCTGGCCCGGAGCCTTTATGTGAAGGGATTGAGCAAATAGTTTCAATTTTAAAGGCGGGAGATGGTAGTTTAAATCAATCTAAAAAACTTTCTTCGGTTGATTGTTTGGATATTATGGCTACTTTAGCTTCAATTGTAGTTTCAGGCAATGTTCGCAGAAGCGCACTTTTAGCCTTGGGCGACCCTGATGATGAAAATTATTTAAAGACTAAGAGATGGGATTTGGGGCCAATTCCTAATTGTCGTTGTATGTGCAATAATTCTGTTAATGTTTCGGATGTGGAACAATTAATACCCGCTTTTTGGGAAACGTATTTACAAGGGGAGCCGTTTGGAATTGTTAATATAGAGGGTGCAAAAAAACAAGGGAGAACCGGAGATACAAGATATTTAGATTTAGATTCTTGTGGTGTTAATCCTTGTTCGGAGCAATCTTTAAATGCTTTTGAAACTTGTGCCTTAGGGGAAACTTTTATTTCTCGTTGTGAATCAGAAGAAGAGTTCAAAGATGTTTGCTCTTTGTTATACAGAACTATTAAACATTCTCTTCGTTTACCTTGTCATTTAAAACAAACGGAAGAAATTGTTCATAAAAATATGCGAATGGGAATCGGGATTACGGGAATCCTTCAATGCACGGAAGAGCAACTTTCTTGGTTATCGCCAACTTATGAGTTTTTACGAGAGTTTGATGTTAACTATTCTAAAAACAAAGACTGGCCTGTATCAATTAAATTAACTACAACCAAGCCGTCAGGCTCTTTGTCATTACTTCCCGGTGTGTGCCCCGGAGCGCATCCGTCGCCGAGCGGCCCATATTATATTAGACGTGTTAGAGTCGCTTCTAATTCTCCTTTAATTGGTTTATGTGAAGAAAACGGTTATTCTATTGAATATGTTATAGGTTTTGATGGGACAGAGGATAAAACAACTAAAATTGTTTCTTTTCCTTGCTGTGTTCCAGAAAACACTCCTGTAGCTTCTAATTTCTCTGCGGAACAACAATTAGAGACTGTTAAACGTATTCAAAAAGATTGGTCTGACAATGCTGTATCTGTAACGGTGTATTATACGAAAGAAGAAATTCCTTGGATTAAAGGTTGGCTGAAAGAAAATTTAAAAAACGACATAAAAGCAGTTTCTTTTCTTTTAAAATCGGAACACGGCTTCTTGCAAGCTCCTTACGAAGATATTACAAAAGAGCAGTATTGGGAAATGAAAAATAAAACTACTCCAATCACACAAGGTATTTTTGAAGATTCCGATATGGATGTGGTTTCGGAGTGTAGTGGAGGTTCTTGCGGCGTTCGTTAATTTTATAAATAAACATGGAACAAAAAGAAATTCGTTTCACTCTCCGTATATCGGAGGAGTTGCAAAAGATTCTAAAGCAAAAAGCAAAAAAAGAGAAGCGTAGTTTAAATAGTCAGATTGTTTTTTTATTGGAAAACACAGTTAAAAATTAAATCAAAATTATTTAAAACACTGCTTCGACACCATATATACATTATGTATGTTTAATGCAGAAGAATTGGCAGGTCAGTTTTTTGGTCTTTTAGAGGTTCTATTCTACGAAGATTCTATTAAAGGCGGTTCCGGGGGTAGGATGTTTTTGTGCCGTTGTAAGTGTGGCGTTGAAAAACTTTTTTCTGGAAATCGTCTTAAGTCGGGAAGACATAAATCTTGTGGATGCAAGGGCTTTGGTAATTATGGAGATTCTTCTTTTGTTACTCCGCATTCAAGATTAAAACGACAGAAAGAGATTGCTACTATCGGGGAAGTGTGGGGTAAATTAACTATTTTAGATTTATATATTTCTGAAACTGTAACGGGTAAAGGTTCTTTAAGGTTGTGTAAATGTGAGTGTGGTGTTGAGAAGATACTTGGTTATTCCAAATTAAAAAACGGAGATGTTAAATCTTGTGGCTGTTTAAAGTATAAAAGGGGGTTAAAGTATCCCTATAAACCTAATACATCTCACGATTATGTTTCTGTTGTTTTAAAAACGAGAGAGGTGAAGAGGTCGAAAAATCTTAAGAGAATAGGTTTAGTTTTTAACAGGCTTACAATAACAGACGTTGTTTTTCCTGAAAAAGGTAAATCCATTTATGTTTGTCGATGTTCTTGTGATAAAATTTATAAATTAAATCGTTTTTGTAGGTTAGTTAGGGGAGATGTTAAATCTTGTGGATGTTTGGCGAAAGAAGTTTCCAGTAAAACGGCTTCTAAACTTTCTACCTACAACAATAAAATAGGTAGAATTCATATTTACACAAAGAACGGAGTTAGCTTCAAAATGCGTTCGTCTTATGAGTTTGCTTTTGCTAACTATTTAACCTCTGAAGGAATAGAATGGGAATATGAACCTAAACTTTTTGTTTTAAAAGAAGGTTGTCGTTACAAACCTGATTTTTATGTTCCTGCTACAAATGAATGGTATGAAGTTAAAGGTTACATAGATGAAAAATCGAAAGAAAAAATAGACTTGTTTCGGGAACAAGGGCATATAATTATTGTTGTAGATCAGGAATATATAAAAAGAGTTACGGGTTTAAAATATGGAGTGATTAATGGAGTGTCTGGTTTTTATCCAAGAAAGAGGAAAATTAAACATGAAACCTAAAAACCCAAATAAGAACGAAGACTTTAATTTAATTTTAAAACAAACTCCACAAAAAACAAAAAATAACTCTTATTCTAAAAACAGTTTCTTTCTTCTCTTCCCAAATCAGGGTTTTCATAGTAAAATTAACTCTATGAGCAAAAAGAAGACTCGTTATGTTTTTAAGGGAGTGGGGGAGAAGAAGGAATCGGAGTTAAATTTTTCTTTAAGAAGAAAAGAATATTTAAAAGAAAATAATACTTGTCAATTTGAAGATGAGAAAGGTTGTATTTGCGGTAAAACAGAAAGGATTACGGTTCACCACAAGGGGGGTAGAACAGGAAATTTAATTTTCAAAAATCTAATTATTTTATGTGAAGAGCATCATGTTTGGATTCATAAGTCTGAAAACGAGGATTATGCTCGTAGAAGAGGATATTTACTTTCCGAATTTATTTCCCCCTATTATCCCAAGAGAGTATATTTAAATCCAGAAGATGTTTTGGATGAGGAATTAATTTCTTTCTTTTTAAAAGAAGAAAGGGAGATGTTAGAGAACTGATTAATTTAAAGATAATCTATAAAAATGAAAATTCCTAAATTTATTTTAACAGGTTTAGTTCTTCAAATTGAAGAATCCGTTATAGCTGTAGAAAAAGAAGAAATCTACGTTAAAAGATTAGAAACTCAGTTGAAAGAAGCTAAACTAAAATTAGAAAATTTAAAGCTTCAAAGTCAAGAGTTAAATTCTTTTATAGAGGGTCTGGATTCCCAAGAAGAGATTTCTTTAAATTTAAATAAAAAAGAAGGGAGTAACATTTTTTAAAGAATGGAAAAATCTTCTTTTTCTAAAGTTCTCTGTTTGAATTTAGATTTTCCAAATTTGGGTTGGTGTTTTTCTAATTCTAATTTAGAATTTCATTCTGCAATTGAGATGGGGTTGAAACTTTTGTGTTTTTCAAACCGTGGTGGACAAAACACAAATCTACGTTATAGGGATGTGTGTTTGTGGTTAGAGAAACAATTAAGTTTTCACGAGCCGGATTTAGTTTTGTATGTAAAAAATTACATGTCCGATTTAGTTTTATGTGAAAAATCTTATGGGTCTGAAAGTAAATATGATCCTTATATACCTCTTGGATTTTACACTCGGATTTTAGAGCAATGTGCGTTTAAAAAAATAGAAGTTAAGTCAATAACACCTGAATCTCTAAAATCTCTCTTTACGGGGAACCTAAATGCAGATAGGTCGGATGTAAAGGAAAAAGCTCTAACGGAGTTTGATTATTATTTAGATTACGATTTTGAAGATAAGAGAGGGGTGATAGCTTCTTCTTTAGGTCTATTGAAAGTTTTTAAAAATCACCCCGGAGAATTTGAACTCAAACCTGAAAAGAAGAAACCTATTAAAAAAACAGAAGTTAAAATTAAATTTGATGAACACTGTGTTTTAGAAAGTTTTATGGAGATTTAATTTAAATCATGGAAAAGATTTGACAGGTGAGATTTTCGGTTTGTGTTTTAATTTTTATGGATAAAATCTGTGTTTTTAATCCTCAGCGTATACTTACGTTAGATTTTTCAATTTCAAGGTCTGGTTGGTCTTTTTATGACAAAGAGAAAGATATTTTAAGAATGGGGGCTAAGACTTTTCCTCAAAAAGTTATTGTAAAAAAAACAAAAACTTCCTCTGCTATTTTATCGCATCCGGCTTTAAGGTTTAGAGATATTTCTTTGTGGTTAGAAGATATGTTGGAAGAGTTTAATCCTGAGTTATTTATCTACGAAGAAACATATTATTCAGCCAATAAAAGTGCTGCTTACATTTCTGTTTTTTTTTATTGTTCTGTAGATATGCTTTGCGCTGAAAGAAAAATAACAACTAAAGCTATATCTCCTACAAGTCTAAAGTTGGGTTGGGGCGGCGATGGGAGATGTGATAAGAAACACCTTCAGGAAAAAGTTCTTCAAAGATTTCCTTCTTATGCAGAATTTTTAGAAGAAGATTCCCACAAAGACCCTACTAAAATGCGAGATATTTCTGATGCGCTTTCTCAGTTAGGATTGTGGTTAGATAATCCTTCTGTTTACGAGCCTAAAATTAAAATAAAAAAGAAACCTTTGCCTAAAAGAGAGAAATCTCCTCTTCTTGTCAGAGGGGCATCTGACTAAGTTCGTAAAATAAATTAAAAAACCATGTCTACAATCGCAGCGCCTTTTACTCTTGAACAAATTGAAAAATTAAATCTTCAACAAGAAAACGAAAATTTCCATCCGTTTTCTTGTCCTAATGACGGAGATGAAAAACATAAACAATATGAATTTTCAAAAACCGAGGAGTCTAAAACTCAAACCTTAGAGTCTTTTTTGGGGGATAGAGTAGAAGAGGGTGTTTCTTTTCCCGAATTTTATTTTACGGAAACAAAATTAGTTGCTGAAGAGAAGGGTTGGCAATGTCCTGTTTGTTCTTACATCCAAACTTATGCTTGGGAATTTTAGTTTATATTTTTTTAATTATCTGCGTGGTTAAATTCACAAACTCCTTCTTAGGTTTTGTGAATCAGGTTATACTATATTTCATGTTAGAAACGCAAAACAAAACAAAAACAGTAGACGCTTGCATTTCAACCGCCAACACGATTTACATTGAAACTTCTTTCTTAAAAGAAATAGGTGCAATTTCTGTAGATTGCGCAGACGAGTTTTTCGATTACACAAAGCCCATTCATTTATTTTTAAAAGTAGTTAAAGATAAGAATGTAAAAACTTTAATCGAAGAGCGCCCTCTTTACGAGTTAAATTTTATTTTTTCCGATCAATTTCCTGATTTTCTTAGACATGAATTTGAGCAGTGGTGTCATTTAAAAGCATATCCTTCTTCTTACGATACTTCTAAGAGAAATTTTCCTAAAACTTACCGTTTTTCTTTTTCTTCTTTTGAATATTCTTCTTATTCGAGAGTGGAATTTGAGTTAGCTGTGCGAGATTTAAACTTTTTACAAAATTTAAAAGGTTTTGCGCCATCGAAAGGGCATTGTTTTTCTTTTGTTGAAACTGAAAAATCTTTGAGAGGAATTATGACTAAGGGTCGAAAATCGAAAGACAATTTGGAATTACCGTTTAACTTAGAAGACTCTTTAGATGTAAACGAAGTGAAAATTAATATTGTTACGGAGAAAGAAAACAAATCTGAATTTGAACCTTCTTCTGCTTTAGATGCAGTTCTTTCCACGGTTTCTCATTTAACGGGTTTAGAAGAAGTTGAGTTAATCCTTCCTTCGGATTTTCGTTACATGCAAGAACCTCTTTACGGGAACTCTAAACATTCTCCACAAGCTCTAAAAGAAAAAAATGAAATCTCTTTAGTGGAAAAGATTGAAAGTAGAGTAGGAGATTATTTAGCTTTAATAGTAGAACAAGAGGCGGGGAACTTTGGTTTTACGGTGGAAGAAGGTGTTGATATTTTGGATTCTACTAAAGAGAAGTGGGCATTAGAAGAATTTGAGGAGCTTTTTAATAAAACAGGTGAAGAAACAAAACAAGAAAGCCCTGTGTTTTTAAATTTCTTGTTGAATTATAAAAACCTTACTACAAATTCTAAATTTCAAATTTCTTTGAATACTTCTCTTCATAAAAACGGAGTGTTAAATGAAGAGGGTTTATTAGATGCAGCTTTAAGACTAAAAAATGAAGTCGCAGATTATACTAAGTGGACATTGGTTTCTTCTCTTTTAAAAGAAGAGTTTTAAATTTGTTTTCTGATTAGAGTTATTTTTAAACAGGGGTTAACTTTAACCCCTGTTTTCTTTTTAAGATGTTAAACTTAGGAAGTAGTTAGAAGACAAAAGAGATAAAAATTATGGCATTTGACAAAGTAGAAAAAAAAGAGAAGCCAAAATTAAATTTAGCTTCGCTCCAAGAAAAAATGAGTTATAGTTCTTCAATATCTTTTTATAAGACAGGTTCAATTGTATTGGATGCTATCATGGGTGGAGGTATGCCAGAGGGGGGGTTCATTGAATTATGTTCTCCGTCTGGTGTTGGTAAATCCACAACGATGTTACACATTTGTAGAACGATGTGTGATGAAAATAGAAAAGTTCTTTATATGGATGTTGAAGGAGGTGTTAACCCCAATTCCTTAACTTCTTTTGGGTTAGACCCTCATATTTACGATTCTAAATTAAACCCTAACGGAAATTTTATTTTATTAAATCCTTCTACTTATTCAGACGCACAGGAATTAATGGATTTTGCATTGGATGAAAAGAGCGGGGTTAAGATGATTGTTATAGATTCTATTACTTTTCTTCTTCCAACAAAAAGATTAGATTCTGATGTAGAAGGTGTTCAGATAGCAATTGATGCTGTTACAACAACTAATTTTTTAAAAAAATACAACGCAGAGTGTATGAGAAAAAAAGTGAGTGTTTGGTTAGTCAATCAGATGCGAACAACAATTGATTCTCGCACAGGTGGTAATGTTAAATCGGCGGGTGGTTTGGCTTTAGAGCATACTTGTCAGGTAAGAATTAAATTACGCAAGAAACAAGCATTAACAAAAACGGTGACAACTAACATTTCAAAAGAAGTTGTTCCTTATGGTTCCGTTGTAGTAGCTGAGGCTTTCAAAAACAGATTTGCGCCACCGAATAGAAAGATGGATATGGCAGTTTATTTTGGACGGGGGATTTCCAACATCCATACATATAAAGAAATGCTTCAATCCAAGGGTTTAATTAAACAAGGCGGCGCGGGCTATTTTAAAGTTAATCTTTATGAGGGGATGGAACCCGTTAGTTTACGTTCAGCCGCCGCAGTAGACGGTTATTTATCAGAAAACATTGCACAAGTCCAATCTCTTATAGATTCTTTCGGTGGAATCTCTATTCTTTCTGATGAGGAGCAAACTTCTCGAATTTCAAAAGAGATGCCCAAAGGTAATTCTGTTGTTTTATCTTCTCAAAGAGAAGTCTTTATTGGAGAAGACGAAGAAGTTGAAATTCTTCCCGGAGAGGGTTCTGATGAATCATTAGAACCTCTCTCTTCAATTACGACAGAGGAAGAAGATTAGATTGGATTAAAACAGGAGTAAAAAAGATAGGACTTGGAACGGAAATTCTTTGTCCTATCTTTTTAAACTCGGAAAACTATGCTTAAAAATAAACTTAAAACCAAAGAAGAAATTCAATTAGAAATTGACAAAAAAGAACTTTTGTAAGAAAACGGTTTTTACAATTTTCTTTTTAATTGAGAGAATTAGCAACTTCTAAATTAGAGGGTTGAATTTTATAATTAAAGACTTAAAATAGCAATTGGATAAATTACGTGCTGTTTTAAATTTTATAGAAATGGAGCGAGAATAAAAAATCTAATTGAAAATGAAAAACGAGATATTTTCACTGTGTTTGGGCACAGGAACAGGAGAAGAGGTTTTAGTAGAAGTTCCTCTTTTAACTTTTCCTATTATAGATAGCACAACATCAGATGATGTTGCCGATACAGCTTCTTCTATTCGATTTAAAAACATATTCTTTGTTCAAAGATGAAGAGTATATTAATATATTTTTTGAATCTAAAAACGAGGAAGATTTAAATTTAGAACATGATTATCAAATAGACCCTAACCAATTGACTTTAGAAGAGATTGAAGCTAAAAAAATTAGAGGAAACATTTTAAATTAAAAAATTATGGAAGATATAAGTAATAAACTTCCGCCTTGGGGCGCGAAAATAGAGTCTGAAGTTGTGGATACTGAAGCTCTTTCTCCCATTACGGATTCCGTCAATTCTTTGGAATTACATTTACAACAATTAGAACAGAAAATCGGGCATTTGGCTCATAAAATTAGACCTGTTTCAAAAGAAATCGATTTTTCTTGTTTTTCTAAGCTCAAAGAGTTGGATTTGAATGGGCATGACGAAAATAAAGACCTTTCAGTTTTGAGATGTAGAATTGTTGAGGTTGATTTCTGTAATTTCTTATTTATTTGATAGATTAGATGTGTAGAGGACAAAGAAGAAAAAATTCTTAGCTTTAACAACGAAGAATTTTTTCTTCTTTTGACATTGATATGGAGAATAATTTCGTAGATTTGGATAGAAGAATTTTTAAAAAGGGTTTGGATGGTTTTTGGATTAGGATTAAATAATAGATAGAATATTTCAATTATTTTCTGTTAAACTAACGTCTAATGTTTTTTCCAATTCAAGAGATAGAAGTAACAGTTGAAAATTTTCAATCTTTAGAAAAAGCTAATTTAAAGTTCGAGACGGGGATAAGTTTGATTCAAGGCTCTAATTCTTGCGGTAAAACGGCGGTCTTTAGGGCTTTAAATAGTTTTTATTTTAATTCTTTCAATGATAGTTTTATTCGTAACGGTCAAAATGAAACTAAGATAGAAGTAATTCATAACAATAGAAAGGCTTCTTTAACCCGTTGGCGTGAGAGTTCCAAGAAATATGGGAGTAAAGGCATCTATGAAATAGAGGGTGAAATCTTTACCAAGACGGGAAGAGAAGCCCCTCCTGAACTAATAGAGATAACTCGTATAGAGCCTAAAGAGTCTGAAAGTGCGGGAATTACTTTACACCCTAATTTTTGGTTACAAGAAGCGCCTCCTTTTTTGTTAAATTTATCTCCTGCTAAGATTTACGATTTTCTTTTACAAGATAGGGAGTTGTTAGAAATTTTAGGAGATTTAAAAACAACACAAAAAGAGGCTTCAACAAAAACAAAGTTCATAGAAAACAGATTTGAATCTGAAGAGAAAGAAAGTTTAGAGCTGCAAAAAAAACAAAAGGAGCTGTCTTCTTACGACAGTTTGTTTTTATTATTAGATTTGATAGAAGAAGCCGAAGAAAGGTTAGAAGGTTTAATTTTAACTAAAGAAAAATTAAAAGGAATTAGAGAGAGAAAAACGAATTTAAATCAAAAACAAAATAAAAACTTTAAGATTGTTTCTCTTTTAAACTCTCTTCCTAATCCTGAAAACTACAAAAATTTATCTGCTTTAAAAGAAATTTTGTTAGGTATTAAAAAGTCAGTAGAGTCTCAAAAAAACACGTTAAAAATTAATTTTTTGAAGCAAAAAAGTCTTTATTTTCCTGACATGGAAGAAGATTTAGCTTCTCTTTTTCATTTAAGAAATGTTTTGGAATCTTACAAAGAGATAAAAGAGAGAAAAGAGAGTTTTATTTTAAAACAAGAGACAAATTCACATTTTATGGAAGAAGTTAAAATTTCTTTAGAATCTTTCGATGTGTGTCCGTTATGCAGTTCTGAGTTAGTTAAATTTTAATTGGATTATGTTTTACCGTAAAAAGACCTCTCCTGTTGTGGCTTTTCAAATAAGCTACAAGCCGTTAGATAATTTAAATTGGCCTTTGTGGTTTAGGAGATTAGTTTTACATGAACAAAGAAAAGAAGATTCTAATGAAAAGTGTTATAAAATTGTTTTCAATGATAATGGTAGGTATGAATTTTTAATTAAAGCACCTCTTTTAAGTTCTAAAGACATTAGAATTGAAATAGAAGAGGGGCATTGGGTTATTCAAGGGGAAGAGTTTTCAAAAAACTTGGAAATTTATACTCGTTCCGACAAAGATTTTAAAGAGCAGTATGAGCCTTTAGGAGCGGGGATTTAAAGAAGTGCGAAAAGAATTTTTTGTTAAACTGAAAATCGTCTATGAAAATACAATCCAACAATGATTTAGTTTCTCGTTTTCAATCTCTTCAAACAAAGAAAAGAGAATTAGAATTGGAGGAAGTTCAAATTAAAACTCAGTTAACTTCTTTAAATGAAAAGGAAGAGTCTATTTTAAAAGAGCTTAAAACATCTTACGAATTAAATTCTTTAGAGGAACTAACTCAAAGAATAGAGCAAGAAGAAAAGAAAATAGAGGATTCTTTAACTCAAGCTGAACAAGGTTTAAATATTTAATTTTTAAAATGTTAAATACAAGAATCTCTTTGTTAAAATCTAATTTAACTCCTATAAAAAAACAAAAAGAGGAGTTGGATTTCCAATTAAAAAATTCAATTTTAAATCTTGAGAAGTTAAAATTAGAGTTAAAAGAATCAAGAAAAAATTTAGAGTTTCAAACCGAGTGTTACGAGTGGTGCAAGAACATTTTAGATTTAAGAAACAAAGAACATTTGGATAAGATTACGAATTTAATTTCTTTAGCTTTACAAACTGTTTTTTTTGACCGTAACTATGAATTTATTTTAAAGATAGAAGATAAGAGAGGTGTAAAGAACGCTGTCTTTATTTTGTGGGAGCAATTAGAAAACGGAGAAGTAATAGAAACAGATTTTAATGGTTTGGGCGGAAGTGTTAGAGTAATTGTTTCTTTTTGCCTAAGCGTGTTTTTTATAAATTATTTTAAATTGTCCCCTGTTATTTTTTTAGATGAGGCTATGGGTGCCCTTTCTAACTCATACATAGACTCCTTTGGAGAGTTTGTATCTTCTTTGTGTAATCAGACAGGTTTAATTTTTGTTTTAATTTCGCATGACCCGCGTTTTCGTGATCTTGCTAATGTTGTCTACGAAATTAAAAATGGAACTGCAAAAGAGGTTTCATAATAAAAAATTTAGATGAAATAAAACTTCGTTTAAATTTTTGTTTTTGGGTTTTACTTTCCATTAAAAAACATTTACAGATTTTTTTTATAGAAGAGGTTAATGATAAAGAGAAGATAAGAAATTTTAATTCTTATCTTCTTTTTTATGTTTAGTTTAAATTTAAATCCCGAACATTTAATTGCTCAAAAATTAACTTCTTTATTTGAGCAAAGCACATTTTCAATGCCCATAAACAACATTACCGATGAAAATGACGGTAGGGGTTTTACAGTGGGTTGGGCGGGGTTTACGACGGCAGATGAAGAGCCAAGAAGGTGTATTGAAACTTATATAAAATTAGTCGGTGAGAACGGTTTAAGCGGGGATGTTTTAGATACGATTAAGCGTTCACAGGGTAATCATGCCACTCAAGCATTGAATAATGTAAATTTTAAAGCTATGTGGAAGGATGCGTGTTCAAACCCTTCTTTCCAAGATGCTTTTCAATTAACGGTCAGTTCTATTTTCGGGGTTCCTGCTCAGAAATATTGTGACGATTACAACTTTGTTTTTCCTATATCTTTTGCAATTTTATTTGATTCTTTAATTCAGCATGGTAATGGTAATGACCCGGATAGTGTTCCTTCTATGATAAGTAGTTTAAATTTAGGAAGTTCTGATGATGAAAAAGTTCAAATGTCCGCTTTTTTAGACGAAAGACACAGAGTTTTATCTCACCCTAATAATACAGATACGCAAGTAGAGTGGGCGGCATCCGTTGGTAGAGTGGATTCTTTGAGACATATTTTAAATACTAACAGAAATTTAAAATCTCCCATTAATTTTAATTGGGAGCATAGTTCTTATTCTCTTTAATTTTCACATTTTTAAATAAAGAAAAGTTGATACAAAAATTAAAATATGACTTACCAACAAACTGCTCAAAAATTGACTTCTTTATTTGAAACAAATGAAACAGGGGTTCCAATTAACAACGTTTCCAATGAAAATGATGGCAGAGGATATACTTGTGGTTGGGCAGGATTTACAACGGCAGATCAAGAAGTTGTAGAATTTGTCAAGCGTTATACGGAATTACAGGGGACTAATCATCTTAGCGGTAAAATTTACAAAGAATTAATTAGACTTTCTACAGAGGGTTGTGATGAAACTGATGTTTTAGATCAGTATCAATTTAAGATGCATTGGCAAAACGGTTGTTTTTACGAATATTCAAAAGAAAGTTTTAGAAAAGCCTATGAAGAAACGGTAGATTATGTTTTTGGTTCAACGGCAAAAGAACACTGTGAGAAATTAAATTTAGTTCTTCCAATTTCTTATGTTGTTTTATTTGATACGGGGGTTCAACATGGTTGGGACAGTGATTTAGATAGTGCGGCTTCTATGATTGAAAAAACATGGCGTCCTGAAATTGATGAAAAGGAATTTTTAGAATCTTTTTTAAAATTAAGAAAGGAGATTTTAGAAAACCCTCACAATAAAGAAACAAAAGAGGAGTGGGCACAATCTGTTGGCAGGGTAGATTCTCTAAGACAAATTTTAGAAGAGAATCTCGAACTAACTTCTCCAATTAAATTTAAATGGGAGGAGGGCGATTACGAGTTTTAAAGGAGAGATTTAAATTAGGGTTTAAGGGTAAAAGGATTAATCGTTTTTGGTTTTCTTTTTATTTGGCAACACTTTATTTTTGTAACAAATTATTTTTGGTTTTCTTTTGTGCGGGTTTATTTAAATTTTAATGTTTGATAATTTTTATTACGGATACGTTCCTGATTTACCGGATTTTAGGGATCATAAAGTAGAGGAAAAGTTTGGTTTAGAGCTTTCTCCCCAATTACAAAAGAATTTGATTTGAAAGCCTCCTGCTTTAGCGGTGGGAGTGTCAACGTTTGAGTATTTATTAAATCCTAATTTAGCTTCAAATTTTTGGGTTATAGAACATTTAAACAATTAAAAATATGAATTTAATTAAAACCATCATCACACACTTCAAAGAAAGGTATTTTTTAAAAACTTATAAACAAAAAGGTTTTGAGTATATCTACTCTTTTAATTCTTGGAACGGAGTAACAGAGAATTTTCTTTCTCCTCACATTTTCTCTGTTTTTAGAAATACACTAACTCAAGAAGAGAAGGTAGTCTATGCTTATTCTATCCTTTAAAATTCAAGTGTTTTTTTAATTAAAAAAGCAGCTACATAATAAAGAATTACATGGAATTGGAAGCAGAAATCATAGAAACCCTTCAAAAATTTGAAGGTTCCTTAGAGCGCCGACACTTAATTTCTTTAGTTGGGGGAGTAGGTTCTAATTACGGCAAAGTTGCTAATGCTTTGGGAAGATTATCTTCTCAAGGCAAAATAGAGCGTTATAACAAACCTTTTCCACATACTAATCTTAATGATTATAGTAAATCTCAATCTTTCTGGCGTTTAAAAGTTTAAAAATAAATAACACATATTAAAAAAGAGAGGGTTCTTCGACCTTCTCTTTTTTGTTATATTTATAGTGGAGTTTTTATTTATGTTTAACAATCCTGTTTGGCCTTACATATTAATTTTTCTAATGTTTTTAGGACTTTGGAAACTCATAGAAATTTTAGTATGGCTTTTTGTTCATGTAAAAATAATTTAAAGTAAAAATGAAATTTATAATTGGGAGAACGAATTTGTAGTTCGTAGTAAATTAGGAGAGAGTTGAAATTTTTTGTGTTTTAGGCATTTATTTTATGAAAAAAGAAGAGATTAAAGTTTTAAATAAGGGATTTGTAGCATTGGACGATTTTTGTGCAGATGATTTATCAGTTGTAAATAGCGCAAGAGTTTCTTTTAATAAGAGAGTAGAAGAAGTTTCTTACGGGGACGAGAAGCTAATTGGATTTCTTTTAAAGAATAAGCATGGTTGTTACGACTCAGAAACGGAAGTTTTGACAAGTGAAGGCTGGCGTAAATGGCCTGATATTGTAGGTTTTGAGTTGTTTGCTACGCTTTCACCTAAAGGTGTTATAGAATATCAACAGGCTGAACGTGTTGTTCATAAAGAAGTAGAAGGCCCAATGATTAAGTTGTCAATGAATCAAGTTGATTTACTTGTAACTCCTGATCATAATATGTTGGCAAAAAAATCTTTTAATACTACTAAACCTTATGAATACAAACTTATTCCTGCGAAAGATTTATTACTACATTCATATCGTATCCCGTTGACAGGTGGAGATTGGAGTGGTAGTGAACAGAATGAAGCTCGTATGGCTTTATTGGGTTTTTTTATTGGGGGCGGTTCTTTCAAAGAAATTTCAATCGAGTTTCACTTAAAAGAAGAACGGGAAATTAAATTTCTTTTTGAACAATCTGAAAAAGCAGGTTTTTCCGTCAATAGTAACAAAGACGACACCTATCTCTTGAAATCCGACGCGGAGTTTAGAGAAATTTGTCGTCTTTGTTACAACAAAGGGGGTGAAAAAGTAATTCCTCGCTCTATTTTAAATAGTAGCCCTAAAAGTCTTGAATCTGTGTTGAGTGGTTTGATGCACTCAGATGGAACCTGTTCAAAAACAGGCAAAGAAACATACTCAACCGCCAGTTTTATTTTAGCGGGTGAAATACAAGAACTCTGTTTGAAGATTGGCCGAGCCGCACTTATATACCCACATCTGTTTACAAAAGAAGACGGACATTACGGCAGTAAAGACTGTTACAGGATAACAATTTACCGAAAAAGCAATTCAGAACCCAGAATTGGTTGGACTATCGCTGATAGAAGAAATCAGGTTAAAATTGTTCTTTATAAGGGGTTTGTCCATTGCGTAACAGTTCCTAATGGAAATCTTTATGTGCGTAGAAACGGTAAGCCTTGTTGGTGTGGAAATACACCTTTTGAGTCTAATTTTTTTAGGTTTAGGGTAAAGGCTCCTATATTTGTTTTTAGAGAGTGGCACAGACACAGAATTGGTTCTTGTTTGTCTGGGGATTCTATAATTACTACAGAATCTATCGATGTTAGAAGCGGGAGAATGAAACGTCTCCGTAGATTAAAAGATTTGCATGACAATTATAATTGTGGTGTGACTGATGTTAAAAACAGAACCAGATTCTTGCCTTCTTGTAGAAACTTAAAACTAAGAAACTTGGATGAAGGCGCAAACTCGTTTACGGTTCAGAAAATTGAAGATGTTTATTGCACAGGGGAAAAGGAGGTTTTTTCTGTTTGTGTAGGAGAAAACGCGTTAAAAGCTTCTTGTGACCATAAAATTTTAACGGCAGATGGTTGGGCTAAAGTAAATGAACTTTCCGGTAATGAACTTATAGCTGTTTCTTCTAATATTCATTGTTCTAATCCAGATAGAATTTCTTCACATCTTAGAACTGGGATCGGGTTGTGGACACAGCAACAAAGGGATATTTTAATTAAAGAAGAAGACTACTGTTATAATTGTGGAGGTTGTTTCAATAGAAAACATCTTGATTTAGACCATTTAATACCTGTAGTTACAGATTTGTCTAAAGCATTGGATAGAAACAATTTAAAGCCCATTTGTAAAGAATGTCATAGAATAAAAACTTCTTCCGAACAAATTTCGGCTAACAGAAAAGGGTCTTCTGTTGAATTGAAATACGTTTCTTTGGCTAAAAAAGTAATCAGAGTTGGGGAAGAAATGACTTACGATATATCTATGCCAGCACCTAATCACAATTTTGTAGCTAATGGAATTGTAGTTCATAACAGTATAAATGAGTGGTCAGCAAGATATTCTCGTTTAGAACCTGATTTTTATATTCCTGAACCTGAAAATGTCAGGGTTCAAGTGGGAAAGCCGGGGAATTATACTTATTTACAGGCAACAAAAGAATCGGCATTTTCTTTTATAGAAAGGTTAAAAAATAAATGTAGTCGAGATTACGAAGATTATGAATGGGCTTTAAATTGTGGACAAGAGTTTTCCTTGTCTGATTTTTTTGGAGAAAAGGTGGAAGGTATAGCAAAAGAACAAGCAAGGTTTTTTCTAAATGTAAATATTTATTCTGAAATGTATTGGTCTTGTAATGCACGTTCATTGATGAATTTCCTTTCTTTAAGAAATTCCCCTAAGTCTCAGTGGGAGCTAAGAGAGTATGCTATTGTTTTAGAAGATATTTGGAAAGAAATTATGCCTATGACTTATAATTATTTTATAGAGAACGGTAGAGTAGCCCCTTAAAATTCTAATTCGCCAATAAAAAAATTAAATTAAAATACGAAGAAGAAGTAGAAAAAATAGCGGAAAATACATCTTCAAAAACAACCTCTCTTTTAGAAAAATACGTTTAAAATAAGAGAACGGGTTCAAATGAATTAGACTCAGATTCTTCTCTTTTCAAAATTAAAATAAAATTCCAACTATGTTCATATCTCCCCCTGTTATTTTTCTTTTTCTTTTTTTGTTCTACGCTTTTATAATTTTTCTTTTTTATTTTCGATTAGAAAACAGAGATACTTTATTAGATTTCAGATTAGAGAAAGTTAAAAATGAATTTTTAGAAACTTACATCAGATTTTTAAAAATGAAAACGGAGGATTTGGAAAACAGGTTAAAAAATAAAGTTGTATTTCCTCAAAGAGATAAAAGAGGTAGACTATTGCCTTGGAGTAAAAAAGAAAATTAGGAGGTTTCGTTATTCAAACACAAAAAGATAAAAAATTGTTGTTGGGTAGGTTAGAGTTTAGAAGTTGGATTAAGAACCCTTATAAGTTAAAATTAAAAGAAAGTAATTCTCCGTTATATCTTACGGGCGGAGTTTTTTTAGAGGAAGACCCTGAAACTAAGAAAGAATATGTTGTAGGCTGTGATGAGATGGGAAATTTCTATTTGTATTTAAAAGATGAAGTAGAGGGATTAGAAAATTAAAGGAAAAAATTAAAAATGAGCCATTATAAAGATGATTTTTATTTTGAAAAATCACCTTCTTTTATTTCTCTCGAAGAAGAGAGAAATTTCTATTTAATAGAAGGTTGTCGCATTAAAGGCGAGATAGATTACGTTTTTGGCTTTTCTGTTTTTAAAGGGGAGATTGAAAGAGTTACAAAATTTAGAAGAGAAAACAATTTGCCGTTAGAAACGGATGAATTTGGTTGGTTTCAAAAGGATTTTTAATGTTAAAATTAAACTTAGAAATAAAAGAAAGTTCAAAAAGTTACTGTGCTGAGGTTGTAAAAGTTCCTCAATTAAATAGTTTAGAGAATTGCGATAATCTTCTTTCTTTTTCTCTTTACGGTTTCAATGTTTTAGTTTCAAAACAAATAAAAGAGGGGGAGTTAGGGGTTATTTTTCCAACTGAGTGTCAGTTGTCTCAAGAATTTTGTTTTCAGAACAATTTGTTTCGAGATTGTATAAAAAACAAAGACTTAACTCGAAAAGGTTACATAGAAACAAATAGGAGGGTAAAAGCAACTAAACTCAGGTCACATATTTCTTCTGCTTTGTGGCTCCCAATTTCTTCTTTAAATTATTTGGGGGAAGATGTTGTTTCTCAACTTAAAGAGGGGGATTCTTTTACGCACATAAACTTTAAAGAAATTTGTTGTAAATATGAATTGCCAGAAATTGTCTTAAATAGATTAAATAAAAGCAAAAGTAAAAGTTTAGAGTTGTTAGCTTTACAAAAAACATTTCCAGAACACGTTGAAACTTCAAATTATTTTCGTAACGAGCATAAAATTTCAGACCTTAAAATTATTGTTATAACTCAAAAATTGCACGGGTCGTCGGGTCGCTTTGTTCATATTCCACTGCAAAAAACCGTAAAATTAAATTGGTTAGAGTCTCAGTTGAAAAAATTTAATTTAATAAAAACTCCTTCAAATGAAAACATTTTTACTCACATAGCAGGTTCTCGAAGAGTAATTAAAAACAATTCTTCTTCTTTAAAAAAAGATGTTTGGGGTTTAACTTTAGAAAAGGTAAGACATAAAATTCCAAAAAACGTAATTTTTTACGGGGAGTTGGTGGGTTGGGATGGGGAGAAACAAATTCAAAAAAAATATACTTACAAAGTTCCAAAGGGACAATGTGAATTGTATATTTACAGAATTTGTTCGATTAATGAAGACGGTTTTTCAGTTGATTGGGGTTGGGATGCTGTTAAAGAGTTTTGTAAAGAGAACGGTTTAAATTATGTTCCGGAACTTTTTCGGGGAACACACGAACAGTTTAAACTTATAGCTCAGAAGTTCTTAGATGTTAATTATTTTGAGCAATACAACAAAGACAATTCTATTTACGTTGATATTCCTCTACCTTTAGATTCTCTTCATTTATACGATGAAGGTTTTGTTTGTAGAATAGAGGGGTTTCAACCTAAATTTTACAAGGGAAAGAGTGTCAATTTTCTTTTGCATGAATCTAAGCAATTAGATGATAACGAAACAGACAGTGAATCTTTAGAGAGTTAAAATTTAAAAGAAGCCGTTGGATATTTAGAAAACAAAAAATGAAAAGTAAAACAGATAGGTTCATAAACACAGAAACCGGAGAGAGTTCTTTAGACAAACTTTCGGGTTTCGATTCCGAGATTTACAGACTTTTAGGGAGGAAGATTGTTTCTATTAAACAATTAAAACAAACTCAATTTACGGAGGAAAGTTCTCTTCCACAATCAAAGTCTTTGGAAGATGCTTTCGATACAATTCCAAATACTTTCCCTGTTATAAATTCGGTATCGGGTTCAAAAATAATCGAATTTACTTGTTCGGATGGTTCAATTGTTAGATTAGAATTTTAAAATTTAAAAAGTAAGAATAACTGAAATTAAAAAAGAGAAGAATCTTCGTTCTTCTCTTTTTCGTTTATATATATGAGATAAAATTTAATGGAAAATTCAACGGCGACAGAGATGCGAAAAAACAGGTTTGTTTATACAGAAGCTATTAAGAAACTTTCTTTAGGGGGTTTTTGTGATGTTGTGCGTGTTCCTGTTCAAAAATTTTTTGATGCCTATTATGCTCTTTTGTTTCCTTTAGTTTTAAAAGAAGGTTATCAAACTTCTTCTGTTATAGATTTAACAGATTATATGAATCACGAAAATAATTTCTTACGGGTAGCTTTATTTGCAGATTCTACTGTTTGGAACGTAGACGAAAACTCTCGTCCTAAAACAGATGAAAACGGAGATTTCTCTTCTGATGTTTGTATTTTAGCTGTTTTTCCCGAAGAGGGTAGAGTGGGTTTTGTAACAGAAGATGGAACTGTTTTTCAATCGGGAGACATAGATATAAAAATTTCTATGTCTTTTTAAAACAAAACTGTGAAAATTCAAGTAGCTGAAGAACATTAAAAAAGAGAGGAATCTTAGTTCTTCTCTTTTTCGTTTATATATATGAGAATAAATATGAAAAACGAAGATTTTAAATTAAATAAAAACAGTTCTTTAGCACAATGGGAACATGAATTAACGAATCAGGTTTATTTGGCTTCTCTTTTAATTGAAAAAGCTGAGAGGTTGGGTTTGTGTAACGGTAACGGACATCATGCCGCCCAAAACATATCACAGTTCGCAGTAGAACAATTAAAATCTCATTGGATTCCCGAAGATAAGAGGAAGTAGATAGAAGAGTTTATTTTTTCTTAAAGAGTAAGAGATTAAATTATTAAATTGTGGAACATCAAACAGATAGTTCTGAATTAACTAAACAATTAAATAAGATGGGTTAGTGTAGAAGTTAAGTTGGGAAATAAAATGGAAAATTTAACTGAGATAGCAGAAGGTTTTAGAAGTTTGGAACTTTCAACGGAACGGGCGCGGGAAGAGTTCCTAAATCATCCAAGAATAAGGGAGTGGATAGGTTGTGTTTTAAAACCGCGAGAATTTTATTTTATTAACAGTTTTTCTTTTGAGAATGGAAAGGTAGGTGTAAACTACTGGTGTCCAAGCGGTGATGATGCCCTATTCATTCCTTTAGAAGTTTTAAATTCAAATGAACCTATAGAAGATTATTACGACGGATTAGAAAAAGAGCAGGAAAAATCTTTAGGTTTGATTAAAAAGAGAGAAAATTATAAAATAATGTTAAGCAATCTTTCTAAGGAAGAATATTCTTACGGGGAGTTGGTTTTACAATTAAAAAATTCAATTTTAAATCTTGAGAAGTTAAAATTATATATCTTTAATCTTGAAACTTGTTTATTAGAAAAAGGGGAGTGTCCTCCATTTTTAACTGAAAGTGAGGTAAAGGAATTTGATAGATTGAATAATAAGAGTATTTTGAAGAATGGGGGGTTGGAAGAAAAGAACGAAGATAGTTTTATTTTTTAGTTAAATTATGCTGAAGAATTTTGAAGAATTTCTTATTTATTTACAACAAAAGAAAACTGCTGTTTACGATGATTTATTAAAAAACTATGTTTTAGTTAATGGTTTTTATAAGGAGTCTGATTTGAAAGAAGAAGACAGGGAGGTAATTATATTTAAGACAGAGAAGATTTTTGGAGAGTATTTGAAAGGCAATGTTCGTCCGGTTGTTCGGGCTATAAATTTAGCTATGTCTTCTTGGGGCGAAGATGTTTTCAGAGACGTGGCAACGGCGTATTTGTCTTTTAATCACAATGGTTAATTTAAAATCTAATAGTTTTTTTCTGGTTGGTGACTTGCATATTAATTTTTCTAACGTCGTATCCCGCCGCGATAGTTATGGAGAAACTGTTTTAAGAAAACTAAGGTGGGTTTTTGAACATAGTTTGGGAAAAGGTTGTAATGTGGTCTTGGTAAGCGGCGATTGGTTCCATACAAAGAAGCAGACGGTTTCTTATTTAAATAAAGTAGTTTCTCTTTTTGCTGAATTTAAAAAAAGAGGCTTATATGTATATGGGATATTAGGAAATCACGACTATACCTCAGAAATCGCTGTTTCAGTAGAGAATCATCCGATTTATATGCTTTTCAAGTCAGAGATGGCTTTTCATTTAGATGTGTTAAATCTTTTAGACGAAAAAGAAAATGTTTTAATATCTATACAAGGAAAAGATTATTTAGATTTAAATTTTAGTAAAAGTTGTTTAAAAGATGTTTTGTCTTGTTTAGTTTTTCATAGATATTACGAAGAAGATGAACACGAACCTTTTCCTTTAACTAAAGAAGTTGTTTTAAAAGAGGGGTGGGATATTTGTTTCGGCGGACACGCGCATCAACGATACGCTGACGTTTTATTTCCTAATCTTCAATCTTTTTCGGGTAAATCTTTAATTGTAAGACCCGGCTCTCTCTTACGGGGAACAAGCCATTCAGAGGAAGTTAGAAAAGAGGTAGGGGTAGTTTTTTTTGATGTATCAGATCCAAAAAATCCTAAACATGAATTTGTAGTTGTTCCCCACGAAAAAGCAGAAGATGTTTTTATTTCTCAAGTCTTTGACAAAGAAAACAAACAAAAAAATATAAAAGATAGAATAAAAGACAAGGTAGAAATTTTGGTGGGAATGATGGAAAATACAAGTTCAAGTGAGAAGTTGGATTTAAATGTTTACGAGAAAATGCCCGAAGAAGTTAAAATTCATCTTAGAGAGAAATTAAGAGAGAAAGGTATTTTTGGTTGATGTTTAAATTAAATTAACAAAGAATCTTCGTTCTTTGTTAATTTAAAATTTTGTATTTTCAATCTAATTTTTAAAAACTTAAATGTATCCGGAAAAAGATTTTTTAGACATAGAAGAACAAAAACATAAATTTTTGGGTTTATTTTTTCAAAACAAGCCTTTTATGTTTGAAACGGGTTTTTTTACAGTTAAAATTAATTGTAAAGGTTTAGCTCATATCAATGAAAAAAAAGGTTTTTTTGAAGCTATCAACGAATACGAGTTAGAGGGTTGGGCTGTAGAAATTAAAACAAAAAGAAGTGGTTTTTTATGGTTGAATAAACATAAAGAAGTTTCTTTTTCTAATCGGGGATTTTAAAAAATGAATTTAAAAGATTTAAAACTATCTTACGGGGATTTAAACGAAGAGTTTTTGGTTGATTTTAAAAATCAAATTGAGAAAGAGAAACAGAGTTTTTGTTTTTTTATTTCAAATTCTATTAAAAACCAAATGTTAAAAGAGAACCAATTTTTTTCAGTGTGTTTGGAAGGCTTCGATTACAATGATGAATTACAAAAAATTGGTTTAGAAAAGGCTTTAGAAGAGTTTAGAAAACAGGGTTGGGGTATTAGAGAAGAAGATTTTTACAGGGTTATTTTTAAGAAATATAAATTTAAAAGAATCCATTTATTTCATTCTTCGTCTCATTAAAACCATGAACGATAAAAATAAAAACTCTTTTTCCTTCTCGTTAGACCCCATCTCTCCAAGCATAAAAATTACGGATTTTGGGGGCAGTTATAATTATTTTCTAATTGAAGTTCCTGAAACAGAGTTAAAAAAACCAGAGATAGAAATATGGTTGGGAAATATGTTGGAAGAATTTCAAAAAGACAGTTGGACTTATGATTACGAAATAAAAACAGTTAAATTTTCTAAGTGGAAATTTTGGCAAAAACACAGAGTGAGGTTTTATAAATTTTATTTTCCGGAAGATTTGGTTTAAATTTTAAAAATAGCTGAAATAAGGTTTTAAAAGGATTTTTTCTTTTTAAGGTTCGTTTAATTAGTTAATACCGTAGGGATTGCGGGATTTTAAGCCTGTGGAGACGGTGTTAATAAAAACGACTTGGTTTCTACGAGTAACGGTTGGGAATCATTTTTTGGACATCCTGTTAGAGAAATGATGTGGGAAGAATAACATTATGGCAAAATTTATTTTTACATTAAATATAGGATTGAATGGCGGAAGAAAAGAAGAAGTAGAAATTCCTGACGAGGAGTTAGAAGGCTTAGAGGAACAAGAAAAACAGAGTTTTATGGAAGATTATTGGAAGGAATGGTCTGGTGAGTATATTGATGGTGGGTGGAGTGAAGAGTAAACCCAAAATTAATTTGAGGAATCTCTTTTAGATGATGCTCTCTTACTAATCACTATTCTCCGTGCTACGATAAATAAAAATCCTGTTCACCTACTTTAAAATACGACGTTGTATCACACAAACAAGGCAGATGATAGCTAAGATGAAGAATCCCAATTATAAACCCCCATTTAATTGGCTTTATGATTACTTGGATGAACGCATTTTGTCTGAGGGGATAAAAGCCCAAGGGAACCCAACGGGTTTCTTCTCGGTTTCTTAGTTAATACCGCAGGGATTGCGGGATTTTAAGCCTGTGGAGACGGTGTAAGACCTCCGAAAGGGGGCGTTAGTCTGTGAAGCAGGAAGCCACCATGCTTGTCAGGGTGGTAAGTTCACAAATGTTTTGTTTGTAACAAATATCATTTGACAATTCGCTCTTAAAAAATTAAATAGCTGAGATAAGAAAACCTTTGAATCTTCGTTCGAGGGTTTTCTTATCTTTTACAGAGGTTAAAAAATAAAATGAAAAAATTTTTGAGCAGTGCAATGAAGTTTTGGGGTTTTGAAAGTGATTCTGAAAAGAGTGTAGGCTGTTTATTTATGGCCTTTTTTCTTTTTGTTTTTCTTTCATCCTTGTCTTTTTTGGCTTTTATTTTGTGGGCTATTTACAAGTTTACGATGCACTTCACCGCTTAATTCAAATTAAAAATAATAAAAGCAATGAACCAGAAGAGGTCAATTAAATTTTAACTGTTCGTTTAAACAATAGGAGTTAATAAAAACACAATGACAAACACAGAAAAAAGAAAAGCGATAGAAGAATATGTTTCAGAAATCGCAGAAAAAAAGGAAACTTGGCCTGAAGGGGTTTGGAATAATGAACCTGACAGAGTGGAGTGGAGGGCAGAATTTAATGGAAAAACCTTTCCTTGTCTTCTTATAAGGAATTGGCTTGGGACGTGGTGTGGCTATGTAGCAGTAGATTCAACCCATCCTTATTACAATAAAAATTACTCTGAAGAAAGAATCTCTCATCTAAATTGTCATGGTGGTTTGACTTACGCTTCTTTTTGTGGCGGGTCTATTTATCATATTCCTTTAGGTGAAGAAGAAGACAAGGTTTTTTGGTTTGGGTTTGATGCCGCACATTCTGGGGATTTAATTCCCGGTATGCCTTTCCGAGAAAAATTAACCTTAGAATCTTTAAGTTGGGAAACTTACCGAGATTTAAATTACATGGAAAATCAAACAGATCAACTGGCGCAACAGTTATCTGAGGTTAAAATTAAATTTGATGAACGCTGTGTTTTAGAAAGTTTTATGGAGATTTAATTTAAATCATGGAAAAGAAATATGTATACAATAAGACAGATCAAGAAATAGCACAGTTGGCTATGGATATTGTGGACGAAAAAGTTTTTGGCTCTTGGGATTTAAAAGGGGCAGAATTTTCTTCTATTTTACCTTTAATTTTTATGCCTCTTATGTTTATAGAAGAAGACACTAAAGAGCAGGTATTAAAAGCAGACACAGCACATCTTTACGAATATTTTTCGGAGGCATCTCCTCGTTCTGTAAATGGCTATCCGATTTTCTTTTCTTTTAGAATGTTATCTAAAGAAAATTCAAACCAAGTTTTTGAAAAAGTAGAACTTTATAAACAGTTTAAATCTCAGATTTTAGTTTCTTTAGAGTCTAAGATTTTTGAATTGGATGAAACAATGAGTGTTTAATATTTTAAAATAGAAAATTAAAAAGATGAAACAGTTTAAATTTTTCATATTAAATTTTGTGGAAACTATGACACCACACAGTTCTTCAGATCAATTCTTTCAAGCCCGAATTTTTTCGCTTAGGTCAATTTTTGCTTTGTTGGTTTTTCACTTCTTCCATTTCTTTAATTGGGTTGTCTTTCTTTCTTTTGTTTTAATTTTTATTGGAAATTTAATTCAGTGGTTAAATTATTTTGAGTGGAAAAAAGAGGACGAAGAAAACGGTTTTTAAATTAAAAAAGTGAATAGCTGAAATAAGCCAAAACCAGTCAATTTTTAATTTTCTAAGCGTTTATATTTAAGATGCCCAAAAAATCAAAGATTGAAAGTGAAACGCCTTCTGTAAATCAAATTCCAGAAGGTGTTTTAGAAGCAGTTAAAAAAGACGTTGAGGGAAAGTCACAAAAAGAGATTTCGGATATGGCGGTCATGTTTTATATGATTGATTTTTTTCCTAAATTAAGACTTATTAAAGACGAAGTTTTATCTGAAGATTTTGAACCTGCTCAAAATTCTCCTTTACGTTCTTCCTTTGTTCAAACTTCAAAAGAATTAAAAGAAAAAACATACCACAAGCCTTTTAAGTTAAATTCACGTATAGATTTAATTTTGGCGGAGTGTGACGTGGAATCTCAGAGAAACCCTTTGCAACACATCAGAGGCGGTTTATTTATTCCTTCTTTTAGAGAAGAATCGATGTCTGGTTTGCAAGTTGTAGCCATTATGGTTTTAAGTTTGTATATAAAGACGGGTGAAAATAGAGAGGTTTCGGATGCTCTTTTTTCATCGTGGCCCTTAGAAAGGGTTTTGAATGTCTTAGATTCTAAGAAAGTTTTAGTTTCGGATTAGAAAGTAATTATGTCCCATCTTTTATTCTGAGTGTAAAGGGTTAATCTGGAAATTTTTTGGTCTTGTTTTGTTGTTTTTAGCTTTGTTTTTAATTCACATTGTTTTATTTTAGATTGTGGGTTAAGGATAGCACTATTTCTTTAAATTTATTTCTTTTATATGCCAAACAGAGGAAATTAAATTTTTTCTGTTTGTCTTATAAATAGTTAATACCGCAGGGATTGCGGCTTGAACTAATGCGAACACCGCGCCGCCGCCCTGAAATAAGGGAGGGAGTAAAAAATGGAAGTTTCAGAAAAATTAGACGCATATATCAGAAATGTAAAGGCTGAAAAAAAGCATTTAGAAATTGTAAAAAAGAAATGCCTTGAAGAATTGAAAGAGGCCAACAATTTTCTTTCAGCGGGAGAGGGTGTTTTAAACTTTTTTTTAAACCAATTAGCCAAAGAAAGGGAGGAAGACCTGTTGTTTCTTTTAAACAACAATGAAAAAATAGATTTTGGAAAAGGTTGCTTTTATGCACCTTACGAAAGAGAGGGTTTTGTTCACGCCGATAAAATTAGTTTAGAACCTTCTCTTTATACAGGTTATGAAAGTTGTTTGTTAGTGACAGGTGAGGATGTAGATGAGAGAAATTATTGGCTTGGTCATATTTCTTTACTGATGTTAGATTGCGATTTAACTTTTTTAAAAGAAGAAGTTAGAAACAAAGAAGCTGCTCAGAAAAAGGCTTACGAAAAGAAGTTATTTGAAGAGCTAAAAATTAAATTAGGAGAGTAATTAAGACAGTTGAGAAATCTAATTTTTTTCTTGTTAAATTATAAATCCAACAAGAAAAAAATTAGATTTCTCAAGGAGTTTTAAAATCATGCCAGTTACAAGTTTTGATGGGCGCCCTTCTCCTAAGCAAGTGAAAGAGGCAGAAGATTTTTATAACTCTCGAATAGGGTTGTGGAAACCTCCAACACCTTTTTTTGAGATTCCTAAAGGGCTAACCTCTTCTGAAATTTTAGATATTATTTTAGGGGAGCCTGACCCTGAGCAACATCATATTGTGAAGGGTAGTAACTTTACCCGTCAACATTCAACTTATAAAGTAAAAGGCTTAGAATTATATTTATGGGAGTGGATTCCTCGTTGGTGGGGAGAAAAACCCTATTCTCAGTGGCATCTCCCATTTGGCCCTAAAATACATTTAACTTCTCAATTAGAGAAAAAAATAAAATCTTACGCGGCTTCTTTCAAAGAAGATTACTATAACGAAGATATTTATTTCATTGAGTGGGGGGATAGCGAAAAAGAGAGTTTAGGAATGGCTAAGTTTTTTTGTAATTTAAAAAGTTTTAAACAAACAACAGTTCCTCTTAAAGAAAAAGATTGTTTAAATAGAACTGAATGTTATTTGTTTGATTTTGAGTTTTAGTTTGGGGGTTTTCATAATGAAGTTAAATTATAAAAATTTGAAAGGTTTTGGTTTTAAATATCATGGGATGTTTGAACCTGTAGACAGTTCAATAGGTTTATTTTCTATCGCTTTGGAAGATGAGAAAGAAGCTAAAATAGTTTTTGTTTGTTCTTACGGCGATAGCCAACACATCCCTTGCACGTTAGGCGTTTTTAATTTAACAAAAGAACAGTTTAAAAAATATAAATCGAACAAACTAAGTTTACTTCCTCCCGGACATTGTTCTCCTTCTACAAGTGAAGGAGAAACTTTGTTGAAACACTGTCGGGTTTTATATTCAGAAAAAATAAAGTCTAAAAAACATTTGCAAAAACTGTTAAGTTTAATTTAAAATTATGGTTGTTAAAGCTATTCAATGTTCTAATCCCGGATGCGGGGATAAAATTTTTAGTAGGACAAATCACGATTTCCGCTCTTGTTCTTGCGGGAGCGTTTCAATTGATGGGGGGCAATCCGACTACTACAGAATTTTATGGGATGATACTGAAATGGTTTCTCCCAAACCATTTGATTTAGACATTGGGGATGTTACTTTAAAAGATTTATATAATGATTGGAACATGAGAGTAGACCATTACGGTTTAATTAAGAAAAACACTTTTGTTGTGGAAAAGATGATGGACATTTAAAGAAATTATGACAACGGAACAAAAAGAAGTTATACTTGATCAGGTTAAAAAAATTGACAATCACAAAAATTGGTTTCATTTTATTTTATCTGGTTTAGAAAATTTTTTAGATTGTAACCCTACGTTTCTATTTGAATTAATTTTCTTAGAGGCTCTGAAAGAGCGTGAAAGAAAAGGTTCTCATTCTACTGTTTCAGAAGAGGCATCTTTTATTTTTAAAGAATTAGGTTTTAAAAAAGTTGATAGTCCTTTAAAGGATTAAACAAATTAAATTTATTTTTAGTTTTACCTAATGAAAAAACAAATTGTTAAAATTAACGGGAGAAGGGGTTGATAACTGGATTCATGCACTCGATTATAGCGAGTTTATCTTTGAGCGATAAACTCTTTCAAACTCGCTAAACTCCTTCAATCTACAAAGAGTTCTTACGTTAATGAGAACTTTTTTCTCTCTCTCTTTTGAGGGGTCTTTTAAATAAACAACATGAAAAATATAATTTTAGATGAATACAAATTGAGCGGGGATAATTTTGAAAAAAGAGATATAGAAGCATCTGAAACGAAAGAAAAAATTAAATTTGTAGAAAAGGGCTTTGCCAATATCGGCTCCGCGATCCGCGCGTCCGAACTGGCGAACGATCTGTTCATCACCGCGAGCATAGCCACAGAGGGCGCGAAGGCAATCGACGTGCTGCGTGCGACTTTGGAAACTGTGACGGTTAAAGCAACTGTGGGCGAAGTGCGACAAGGCCAACCACGCGCTGTGGCAACAGATGATCTCGACTGGGAATTTTTGGAATTCGAGTAAAGCCTTATGTTCTCCGGAAAAAGATTAATAGATAGAATTGATAGTAGAGTGGATACATTTAAGCATATCCAAACTGTTCAAAAATATATGTTGCGCTGTATTTCGCAATTAATAGAACGCCAAAGAGTTCACGACCAATCTAAATTGGTTTCACCAGAAGTAGAAATCTTTGATGAATACACTCCTAAACTTAAAGAATCAACCTATGGTTCTGATGAATATAAAACATTTTTAGTTGGTATGAGAGTAGGTTTAGATCATCATTATCTTGTAAATTCTCATCATCCTGAACATTGTGCTTTTGAAAATGGTGAAGTTAATCAGGAGTTAGTAAGAAACGGCACAGCTATATCGAGAATGAACTTATTAGATTTGGTGGAGCTTGTGACTGATTGGATGGCTGCGGTTGAACGCCACGATACAGGTAATATAGAAGAGTCAATTGAAATTAATCAAAAAAGATTTGGGTATGATGACCAACTAAAGAGTATTATAAGGAACACGGTTCACATAATACAGGAGGATGTTCAGAAATCTTCCGACACATCTTAACAAAGAACTTTTCTGGTAATTTATTTTTCATAATACTCTTGAATTAATTGAGGACAAAACATGAATAGAACAGAAACCATTAATAATGAAGGTGTAAAAACTATTTATTTTGACTCAAATCAAAAATTTGTAATTTACCCTCTTTCACAAACTCTTAAAGAAAAAGCTGTGAATTACTTGAAAACAGAATTACATCCTGATGTGCTTAAAGAAATTAAGTATGCTTATGATGAAAACGGAGAATCATGGATTTCTGGCCATCATTTATTCTTTGGCATGGGAATCCGTAATTTACTTCGTAATATAATCAAAGATAATGAACTACCTAAAAATATCTGGAATGACACAGAAGGAAACCAAAATTGGGATGATTATTATGTTCTCGTATTAGAGATAGCTGCGGAAATAAAACCAATTGAAGCCAATGATTAAAAACGATTTCGATCATTTCAAGAACTTAGAGCAACGCACCCTTGATGCTTTGCCCCGTCCCGCCGAGGAAAAACCTTGGAACGAATGGACAGAAAAAGAGCAGCGGGAATGGCTCGCAGCTAAACAAATGCGCGACGCCGCTCTGGACGCCTACTGGGAAAAATGAACCGCCACACTTCCAAGACACGCTCGCGCCGTCGCGGTTTAAGACACCCACCGATTACGGTGCTGACGGGATGTGTCGCTATGAACTTTTTGAGGAACTACTCAAACCATGACACCTACCACACCCATTGACAACTACACCCCGATTCTGATAATCCTCTGCGGCCTTGCTTTCCTGTTCGGTTGCGGAGTTGGTTTCTGGTGGCGCGGAGCCGAAGTAAAAGCCGCCGAAGTGGACGTGGTTTTCTGGAAGAAGATCGGCAGACGAAAACTCGCCGAACTTCGCCGCGCCCGTAAAAGCGCCGACAAAACCATAGACGGCCTCCACGTCGCGCTCTCGGCGCAAAACAAGGAACTCGCCGAATGGCGCGCACATGGCGTCAGGCGCGACTCGAAAAGCGGGCGTATTTTGCCCAAGGAAAACTATGAACTCTGAACTCGAAAAATATCAGAAACCAATTTTTGAAGTTGGGAACACTATTCAATCGTGCCCTAATCTAATTGAGGGTGGCCCCTATCGCGTCCATCTCTCCGATTGCGGCATAGCGGTTTATTAGAAAAGGGCGTAAAACCCCTGAGCTTGTCTCAGGGGATACAAGCCCCGTCGTCGTTCCGACGACTTGAAAGTAGCAGGAACCTCAATCCCCGCAGTTCGTTTAACCAAGTAATAGTTTCTGGTTAAAGCAATGCTGAAAGCCTACCGATACCGAATTTTTCCAACCAAAGAGCAGCAAATCACGCTGTCTAAATTCTTTGGTTGTTCTCGTTTCGTCTCGAACTGGGCGCTGGAAACCAAGCTCAAATTCCAAACCGAAAAGAGCGACGGCATTAGCCGTTTCAACCTTCTCAACCTTTTGCCCGCCTTGAAAAAGGAGCATGGGTTTTTGGGAGATTGTCATTCGCAAGTTCTTCAAAACGGTGTTGACCGCGTTCACGTTGCTTTTGGCGAGTTTCTCAAAGGCAAGCGCGGTTGTCCTAACTGGAAGTCAAAAAAGAATCCTGTTTGCTCGGTTTCGTTTCCGCAAAGCGTGAAGTTGGAAGGCAAGCGTATCAAACTGCCCAAAATTGGAAGCGTGAAGATTGTGGTGCATCGGGAGTTTGAGGGCCAAATTAAGACTGTCACGGTTTCAAGGGTTGCATCGGGCAAATACTTCGCTTCGATTTTGGTAGAGGATGGGAAAGAATTGCCCGACACAGAGAAAGTAGAAACGCAAAGCGCAGTTGGACTTGATTTTGGCATTAAAGACCTTTGCGTAGCCAGTGACGGTAGAACGTGGAATTACGGCGACAACCTCAAAGAAGCAGAAAAGAGTGTGATTCGCTATCAGAAAAAGTTGAGCCGCAAAGTCAAAGGTAGCAAGAACTTTTTGAAAGCCAAAACCAAGTTAGCCCGCAAGTGGGAAAAGGTCGCTAACATCCGCAACGATGTTTTGCACAAGATAAGTCACGAAGTCCTCAGTGAGAATCAAACTGTGGTTATCGAAGATTTAGCTGTGAAAAACATGGTGAAAAACCGGAAGTTAGCGCGGGCTATTTCTCGTCAAGGCTGGTCAACGCTTCGCAACTATCTGACTTACAAAGCCGCATTTAGAGGCAAGAATCTTTTGGTGATTGACCGTTTCGAGCCAAGTAGTAAGCTCTGTCACGCTTGCGGAGTGGTCAACAAAGAATTGAAGTTGTCGCAAAGAGAATGGACTTGTGTTTGCGGAAGCAAGCACGACAGGGACAAAAATGCTGCGGTGAATATCCGCAACATGGGTTTAAATAAGCATAGTCTGGCCTCTGGAATAGGGGCTGCTGCCTTTCGAGGGAATGTTAGTCTTGCTTCGGCAAGCGTTTCCCGTTGAAGAAGGAAGCCCCTCTGCTTGTCAGAGGGGTAATTCACTTCCGGGCTATTAGGAGATTTTAAGGGGGTAATTCACATCTCTTATTTAAATTAGCTCTTGGCTAAATTTTAGTTTTGGGTTAAAATTTTAATGATGAAAAATTCAATGTGTTTAGGTTTATGTTTGACGGGAATTTTGGGTTTGGTTTCTAACTCTTATTCTCATCCCCATGTTTTAAGTTCCAGAGCAAGTTTTTATAGATTGCTGGGAGGCGCGAAGGATATGGAGTGTGCTTCTCGTCATTATCAAAGAGGTTCAAAGGTTCTGGTTTGGAACGCAACAGGTGGAAAACATACAAGAAAATGGCTCTTGACTGTGACGGACGCTGGCCCTTACGTTTCAGGCAGAGAGTTCGATTTAAGCCCTGAAGCGTTTGAAAGAGTTTTTGGTTCTACTTCAAAGGGAGTTTGTAAAATTTCTTACAGGGTAATTAAGCAGGTAGGTAGATTACGAGAGTAGCTTTTAAAAATATGCTTCGGCGTTGGTGGGCACACGCAGATTTGGAAAGAATCGTTTGAAAGATAAAGAGAGTCCAACAAAAAGAATATTCTTTTTGTTCCGATGTTCTAATAAACTTTCAAGAAGGGGGTTCAAATCCCCCAAGCATTTTTAAGTTTTTAAGAACAGGGTTTTAAAGAATACCTTTGTTCTTCTTATTTCTTTTATTAAAAAACAAGGAAAATCTTCGTTCTTTGTGTTTCGTTTAATAATGGTAAGGAGAAAAATTTTTATTTAGAAAAGATGCACGAAGAGTTCGAGAAACTTTTTTCACTGTGAGTGAATAAGAATAAGGGGAAAGTAAAATGCTGTGCATTAGTTTTCAAAGTTGTTAGACTAATAAAGTAAATAAAGAAAAGGAGAAATTAAAAAAACCATGATTGTTCTTCAAGAGTTAACGCAGCGTTTATACGATAAAAACCCTCAGCAATTTCAGGGTTCTTGTTTATCTTACGGATTAGAAAACAATTGTTTTGAATTTGTATGGGAGTCGGATTTATCTGAAATGGATTTTATTAGACAAAATCCACAGCTTCAATTTGAGGCTCATACATTAACTTCCTTGTATGATACGGAGCCTCAATGGAACAAAACACAAGACAATTTAATTTCCTTATTTTTCCAAACTAATCTGCCTGTTGATGAGATAGGTTTATTAAATTTATCTTTTGAAGTCAGAGAAATTTTAGACGTAACATCTTTAACTCATAAGATAGAGGCAAGTTTCCCGGATGTTTCTTCTCCTGAAGAATTGTCATATTCTCAATACGAACAAGTTGAAAATCTTTGTTCTTTTTTGAATAGAGAGCCTGTTTGGTTTGTAAAAGAAGACGAACCTAATTTTTCATTGGCTTTAAAATTAATTTTTCCATTAGAGTTAGAAGACCCCAGAACATCTTTTTACGATGAAGATTTCGTATTGGAACACAGAGGAGAGGAAAACGATTGGTCTTTTTCTTTGTTAGATTTAAAGTTGTTGGGTTATGATGCACAGGAGGTATTAGAAATGTATGAAAATTTAGGTAAAGCTGTTACAATTCAAGAAGATTCCGAAGAAGAATTTATCCCAGACAAGTCTTCTTTGGTCAAAGATTACGGAACGGTAGAAGATACTTTGTTAGGAAGAGAAGTTGTTTATTTTAAATTGGGTGATAACAGAATAGAATATAGATATGAATGTAAGGGTAAAACTGCCAAAGAAGCTCTTGAAGCCTATTTAAATGATGTAAGGAAAAACACAAAGAGTTTGGGAGTTTCTTACAATAAATTTGTAAAATTCTCCTCTGATTGGAAAGAAGTAATGACTTCCAAAGGTTCTTTACAGGATAGGGGAATGGAAGCATCCTATATTTCTCCTAAATCTATTGGCTCTTCAATTACGGCATCAAAAGCCCACGATTCAAACGTTTCCAGAAGAACGGGAAAAAGGAGTTAATTTAAAAACAAACACATTGAATCTTTGTTCTTTGTGTTTGTTTTTTAACTTCCAAAAATTTAAAATGTATTTAAACCCTTCAATTTCAAGTTTGTTTAGTTCCATGTTTGGTTCTCAGAACGAGGAGATTAAAAAACAAATTTCTTCCAATGGAATTTTTTATGTTTTTGATTTAAAAGATCAGAAACTTTTATGGGATTGCAAGCAAGTTGGAAAAGACGAATATGAAATTGTTTTTCCTTTATTTTGCCTTAAATTTTTAGAATTAGAGCAAGATTTCAAATGTGGGAAAGTCAACGGAAAAGCGTCTTTTACGGGGGAAGAGTTAGATATTCTTTCCGAAGAGTATGTTCCACAATTAAAAGATTGGAAAGAAAATTTCGACATTTTTTCTTTGTTTGTTTATTCGGTAAAAGAGTTATTGGGTTATTTACCTCAAACTAATCTCAAAGAAACACATGGTTTAGGTTTGGCTGTTTACCATGAAATAAACACTCCTAAGAGAGAAGCATTAGATTTATTTTATGTATTTGGAGAGAACAGTTTTAAATTTACACTGTCTTACGAGGCTTATTATGAAGCCAAAACATCTGCTTCTTTTAGTTATTTGACCCCTTATTTTGATTCTTTTTATTTAAATAAAATAGAAGAAGATCAGGGTGATTTAGAGTGTGAAATTAAAATTAGTAAGTTGCCGGATTTCTTTTCTTCTTTAAATTTATTTTTAAGTCAGTTTTAGTTAGTTGTTTTTTAGTTTATTTCTATTGTTTTGTGTCAATTAGTTTCGGGGTTAATTTTTCTTAGGGAGATTGAAAAAATTTAAGCGTAGCACAAATTATATTTTAGTTTTTTCTTAGAGATTGAGTTGTAAGTTTTATATTCTTTTTAATTATGTCACAGAAATTAAATTTTCCGTTTGTTGATGAGTTCAAGTCTGAATTTGAGAAATCGTTTGTTCCCGCCTATAAATTTAAACAATTAGATTCCAACATTATTTCCGTTGTAGATAGTTTGGGAAGAGAAGTAATAAATATAACTTTTGACCCGAAATTAGGAGATGAGCAAAACCCTATTTTTATTGTTAATTACGGTGAAAAATACTCTTCTATGGCGTGGCATAGGATTTTAGATAGGTTTGAAAGTATCTTTACTGGGATGCCGTATACGAAGACTTCTCTTTTCTTTCATATTTTAGCAGAAAAACTTAAAGCTCAAAGAGATGGTGCAAAAGAAAGGAAAGCAGAGTTAGAATCTGCTTGGTTTTCTGAGAGACTTCGTTTGTGGAAGTTAGGTATCAAAGTCCCTTAGCGATTTAAATATTTTTTAATCTTTGTGAGAACGGCCTTTTAATTTTTCCTCTCGTAATAAAAAAGAATTTACTCGTCGAGGGGAATATTAGTCTTGCTTCGGCAATAGTTTCTCGTTGAAGAAGGAAGCTCTTCTGCTTGTCAGGGTGGAAATTAACAATCTTTAACATATTAAAATCTCTTTGGGAGCTTTCTTTTGATTTTTCTTCTAAGAATTTGGAGAGTTCCCACTACGCTTATTTTGCTCACAAGTATGATATAAAAAATTGGAGAATTTTAAAATCTTCTTCTGTTATTGGTTTAGAGGGTTTACCCCAACACGTTTTAAGGTTTGTAGCTCAGAGAGGTGAGGTGTTAGCGATGTTTGAGTTTTTTGATGTTGAAAAAACAAAACCTGTATTTATAGTTTTACGAGATTTGGAATCAAAAGAGTTTTTAGTGTGGGGTTATTCTTCAGGTTTGCTGTATGGGTATTCTTCTTTAAATTTAAACATAGATAAACCAATAGTATTAGTAGAGGGTGTTTTAGACTGTGAGGTATGTAAATTATTTAATCCGAATTGTTTAGCTGTTTTAACTTCTCGTTTATCTAAATCTCAGATAGGGTTTTTAAAACAATTGAACAAAAAAATAATTTTGTTTTACGATAACGATGTTTCTGGATTAGAGGGAGCGCAGAAAGATTATTCTTTATTAAAATTAATGGGTTTCGAGGTTAGTTTTTTATCTCATTTTCCAAAAATAAAAGATGCGGGAGAGTTGGCTTTTTTAGAATGGAGTGTAGATAAGAATTATGAAAATTTAAAAAGTTATTTATCTTCTAAATTAAAATAGTCATTACTTTAATGGTAAAACGGAAGCTAATTCTCTTTTTTTAAATTTAAAAAAATAAAAGACAAAAAATTCACAGAAAACTTGCGTTTCTGTGAATTTTTTTTTAAAATATAATATGTTAGTTTTTAATAACAGTTATTTTTAATTGTTATTTTTTAAAATGACTTCAATTTCAAAAAACATTCATCCACATAAGTTTGATTGGCCTTATGTAATAAGGTTAGTATCAGAGAAATATTACGAGCATCCAGAAGTTTTAAAAACAATTGATACGATGTGTGAATTAGTCTGGTCAAGATATTTTAATTTTCCATGTTTCAATCAAATGGACAGAGAAGATATGATTCAAGAGGGCCGTTTAAAATCTCTAAAAATGTTACAGTTAGAGTATTTCAACCCTGAATATTCGTTAAGAAACTTTCTTTATACGGGTATTAGAAACGAGATGCAGAATTTCACAGTTAAATTTCAAAAGAACCCTATTTGCGGAGCGGAGAACTTTGATTTCGATGTATTAGCAGATAACGCTTACTACGAAGATGGTTTAGAAATGGAAACAGAGATTTTAACACAGGTTTTTTCTAAATTTTCAAAAGAGTATTTAAGATTTGCTCCTGACACAATTTTAGCGTTAAAAGAAAGAGGTTTTACGTTTGAGAAAATGCCTGTGTCGGACGGAAAAACTTCTTTTAGGTCTAAAGAACTTGTTTCTAAGTTTGAGTGTTTGTGTATTTGGCAAAAGATGGATTCGTTACGAAATTTAAAATAAAAATGAAAGATTTTCCAACCAACATTAATAAGAAAGAAAGACAACGTGGTAGCAACGAAACCTTTTCAGGTTATTTGAGCCACATAGAACTAACTGAATACGATTATAAACTATTATTGTCTTCTTTACGTTCCAAATATAAAACATATTTTTTTGATTTTTTGACGGCAATTATTTCTCCTCCAGAATTTCTAAAATTTTTAGATTTGTTTTCTCACGATATTTTACAAATTCCTCCGAGGGAAGAAATTTGTGCTTTAATTTCTGATGTCAAGATTTACGGTTACATCGAAAGAAAAAAAGAAAAGTCTAATTGCGAGACATTAGAAGGTTTAAAGCAAACTCCGGATTTCCTCTTACAGAGTGCTTCAATGGCATTTGCTTTGCCTAAATTACAAGTGGAAAAGTCTAATAACAGAACTCGGAAACTTATCTCTTCCCTTAATACGTTGGATTTGTTAAATTTAAACAGTCTTAAATCCCGCAAGAAGTTATCTATAGAGAAGCCGTTGAAAGATGCTATACTGGAAGAGGAAAGCGAAGATTTAGAGACAAACTAAAAAGAGAAAAATTTTATGTCAGAATACAAAACCGAGTTAATCTCAAAAGACACAGAAGAAGAAGAAAACGATCCTTTTTCGGATTTGATTCCTTCTAATCCTTCAACTCCCAAACCCAGTAGAAGTTTGGAAGATTCCGTAACAACTCTCTCTAAAGCCTCTCATTCGGGGATAGAAAAGGCTCATGGTGTCATGTCCAAAGAAGACCAAGTAGTTTACGACAATTGGCTTTGCGGGAAGGTTTCAGAGCCTCCAGAAGCCCTTAGATTGATGTTAGACCCTAATTTTAGAGATAGGGTTTCTAACTCTTTAATGTATCTTGTTGCGGATGCAACAATTAGAGCCAACCATCATGCTTCTTATAATAATGCTATTGAAGCTAAACTTTTTGATTTGGAGGTGTTGAATCGTTACAATTCTGGCGATACAGAGTTAATTGCTTTGCATGAACGTTCTTCAAAAACTTCTCAGGAAAATTTAAAATTTATTACTGGGACTTTAAAAGAACATCCTCAACTTTTCGATGCTTCTCCTAAACCTGATCCCAACCCTCAGATTGCGGAATTAAATAGAAAGTTACAAGAGTTTTCTCCTGCTAAATTATCTAAAATTCAAGATATTTTAGACAGTTTAGATTAGAGATTAGTTAGAAACAACAGAAGACCCCCTTTTAGATTAAAAACCTAAAAGGGGGTTTTTTTTAAAATGAGAGTTTTAATAAAGGAAAAGGAATTAGATTTTAAAATGAAAACGAGCAGCAAATTACAATTAAATTTTTTAAATGTTTTTTAACTTTAAATTGGGTTTATCCTCACGATAATTAAATGTTTAACTATATTCCTGTTTACAATGTTTCAGAGGAAGGTTATTGGGACAAATCCAAAGAAGAGCCTATATGGATTCAAAATCACATAGAATTGGTGAAAGAGGCTCTTAGTGTTTGGGTGGGAGATTCTATTGTTTTATATCATCATTTAGAAGATATAAAGAAAAAACAACCATTACCTTCTTCTGGCAGTGGAAAAATTGCAAGGATGAGAGCGGAGGCTTTGTTATGGGAAATTAAAAACGAGTCTAAATTAAATTCTTTTGTTTTATACAGAGGCTCTCACGAATATCCGACAGGTTTACAATCTTTTTCTTCTAATTTAAAAGTGGCTCAGAAATGGGCTGATAAAAATAATGGTTTTATTTATGTGGCCCCTAAGAAAACTGTAAGGGGTTTAAGACTGACTGATTACGGAAAAAACACTTTTGGAGAGCGGGAATGGATAGTTGACTGTTCAACTTCAACTGAAAACTTTGATATGATTAAACCAATAAAAGAAGAACAAATTTTAATTTTTAAAAGTTCTAATGTTCCTATAAAAGAGGGTCTACGAGTTAATTATTTATTAGAAAAGGAAGGCGATTTCCCGGACAATGCTTCTGTTCTTAAAGGAGATTTTAATTTATCTGTTATTAAAAATAGGAGGTGGATGTTTAATTCTAAGTTGAACGAGTTTGTGTTGGGCATGATTAAACCAATCATGCAGAGGAATTTGAATATGCAAAAGCCAGAGGAAGATATGACGATTGTTTACGGGGTTGGTTTGGTTTTGGCGGAGAATATAAAAATGGGATAGTTCATTTTGCTCCTCCAATTTCTCAAGAAGAATTAAAAGATTATGATATATTTGACGGTGTTTTAAAAACGGTTCGATTTTTTTTAAAGCATGGTTGTAATCAAAAAACAATTTTAAGAGGTCTGGGTTATTATAATAATGAAGAGACAATAGAAAAAACTTTTCCTGAATTATTTAATTCTTCTATTCAAGAGGATTCAAACGAACCTGTTTTCCCCCCTACTTTAGATGAAGTTTATCGAAAAAATCTAAGAAATAAATTAAAAGGAACATTGGGTTCTTACGACTCCTCTGACGGAACTTACAACATTTATATTCCTAAAGACAAAGTTTCAGATGCGGGGGAGGATGTAGATAAGTTACTAAAAAACATTATTGTTTCTAATTTTCTTAAAGAAGCTGAGAAACATGGTTATAGATTAAAAGAAAAAGATTTCAACTACCCCAATTTTTCTTTAAGTTTTCAAATAGGTTCTCCGAGTGTTTTGAAACAAAGATTGACTAATAAAGTTATGGCTCGGTAAGAAAATAACATTTGAAAGATATAGAAAAGGGAATGATTTTAAACATTTCTCCTTTTGTTTCTCAAAACAAATTTAAATTTTTAGATAGTGTAGAAGTCGGCTTAAATCTTAAAAATTTAAAGCCGAACAATTTTGAAAAAGTAGAAGGGAGAAAAACAAAACAAGAACAAGAGTATAAATTTGATTATTCTTGTGTTTTAGTTCCTTTCTCCCCTTCTTTTAAAGAAGATTTTATTCAAGAATCTGAAAAGTTTGTCGGCCCGTTAGATTTTAGTGGCAAGGGCTTGGAATTAGAGCCTCATTTAACACTAAAATATGGTTTAACAACAGACGATATAAGTGAAGTGAAAGATTTAGTTTGTAATTTTGGAGAATTAAATTTCACAACTCATTTTGTTTCTTGTTTTTTTGGAGAGGAGAAAAAGAAAGATTACGATGTTTTATATTTATCTGTTTTAAATTCCTCTAAATCTTTAAATCGGTTAAATCATTTGTTGGGTTATCTATCCAATGTAGATGAAACAGAAATTTTCACGCCTCATATAACAATTGCCTACGTTCAAAAGGGCAAAGGATATAAGTATTTAGGAAAACCTTTTTCATTAAGTTTTCAAGCTATAGTTTCTGATGAAATAATTTTTTCAGATAGGAACGGAGTTCAAAATCTAATTTCTTTAGTTCAATGTTAATATTTAGTCCGAAAAACATTCCTTATATTAAAGGTTTAAGAGTGTTAGAATCTAAAAAAGAAGGTTTGTTAAAAAACATTAGGGGTGAGTGGGTGGACGAGCAAAAAGCAAAAGCAGATAGGGAAAAACTATATGCCCTTTACTTGGAAATTCAGAAGAAAAAAGGAGTTAAAGTTTCAACTGTCCCTGCTTCTTACGATAAAATGTCTCTTCCTGTTCTTTCACGAACTTTGAGGGCTATGTTACATTCTTTAGAGAAAAGGAAAGAAAGTCAGGAAAAATTTTTTATACAATCTAAAGAGAAAAAAGAGGTTGAATCTGATAGTAATAAAGAGGTGGTTAAAGACCCCGAAGAAAAAGGTGGAGAAAGCGGTGGTGGGGTTAAAAAAGAGGTTGTTAATTTGGGTTTTTTAACTCCTGATAAAGAGGGTGTAGTTTTAATGCCTTTAAGTAATAAGAAACTTTTTTCTAAAAACCAGAAACCTTTTTTTGAAGAGGAGGTTAGGCAGGATGAAGATTCTTACCTTGAACATTCTAAAAAATTGGCGTCAAAAATCGTTTCTTCTTTAAAAGAAGACTTTGACGTAAAAAGTTTTGCGTTAGATTTAAAGGATTTAATAGGTTCACAAACACCTGATAGTCCTGAAGAGGTTGACCTTGAAACAACTTCTTTTCTTAAAAAACAAACTTCTTCTGTTGAAAATGCAGGTTTGGCTTTAATTCAAGCGTGGTATAGAAGTTCAAACGGTTCTGCTTTAAGTCAAATGATGCAACAATCAGCCAAGAATGTTTTTGGTGCGGATACAGATTCTTTTAAGCATGATACGGAGGAATTTAAATCTGGTAAGTCTGTTAAATATTTAAAAAGCAAGAAGGTTTTAGATTTCATGGCGAAGCATCAAAAAGCAGTAGACAAGATAGCGAAAGCAATGTATGAAGAAACCCAAAAACAATTGAAAGAGAAAGGAATTAAAGAGGTAACTGTTTTAAGAGGTGCGGAAGACTACGGGAAACAACTTAGTTCTTGTATTAATGGGGGGAAAAGTATAGATTTAAACCCTTTAAGTTCTTGGACTTGTGATAAATTTATAGCAAAGGAGTTTTGTGATGATGTAGATTTCGGGAGAGGTATTATAATGAAAACCACGGTTCCGGCATCAAGAATATTTTCAACAGGTATGTCTGGAGTGGGAACATTAGGAGAAAGTGAAGTTGTTTTAATTGGCGGGAAAAATGTCGGCAAGGTGGGAAAGTATAATTTTGAGTTGTAGGTTTAATATAAAAAAATGGAAAATTTTAATCCTGATAAAAAAGAAGCTGACTGGATAAAAAGTAAAGATTCAGCTATAAAATTAACCTTGCCTCAGAAAGAAACTTTAAATTACAAGAAATTATCAATTTTAATTAACACTTTTTCTGGGGAAGAAAGAGATTATGTTGATTCTTACATTAATTGTTTAAAAAAATCTGAGGATACATCTTCAATTAAAACGTCTTTGTCTCAAAACGACAGACATAAAGTTGAAAAGGCATTTAACCCTTATTTAATTTCATGTTAGTTTTCAATTTTAAATCTGTCCCTGTATTAGAGGGAATTAGAAATTCGGATTTGTTTTTATTAAATGAAGGGAAGAATGTTTTTGATTGTCGTCATATTGAACAGCCGGATGCGAAAAACTCTCGTTTTTTTAAAGGAGAATCTGTTTACGATTATATATCTCCTACAGAAGGTTTTTATTGGGATTATTATAAGGGGGACTTGATACTGTCTTCTACTTCCAATTTTTTTTATTCTTCTGAAGTGGCAGGAATTGTCCAAAAAGAAGACAGAGCTAAAATTTCTAAGTTGTGGAATAATTTGGGTGGTAAGGTTGTTTTTCAACAAAAAACTATTGTTTTTAACAAAGATAATTACGGAAATGGTAAATTAAGACAAAAGCAAGTTTATGACATAAAAGAGTTAAAAAAGGCTTTAAAAGATTTGTTTGTTTTTGGACTTACAAAAGATTTTAAAATTAAGGGTTTGGATAGTTTTCAGGTTGGGAAAACTGTGAAAGATGCTTTATCTTTAAAAGACCCTACTGATGAAATTTTAAAATTAAATCAAAACTTAATTTTTTATCACGGGACTTCTTTTTTACGATGGGAAGATATAAAACATGAAGGTTTAAAACCAAATCAAACAGGAGATTGTTATGCTGATTTAATTCCTAATTATTCAGATCTCAACATTTATTTGTCTTTTTCTCCTAAAGCATCTGAGTTTTACGCCAAGAGACAGGCTAAGAAAGATGAAACCGATGGTGTTGTTTTAAGAATAGAAGGAGTAGATACAGCTAAAATTTTAGCTGATGATGGTTCGTTATATCCTCCAGAATATTTAAATAAAACCTTTCAAGAAATTGAAAAAATAGCTTCCTCTTCAAGAAAAATGGTTTGGTCTGGAAGAAAAAAGGGGGAGTTTGCTTATAGAGGAATAATTTTACCTTCCCACATTTCTTTGTTCAAAACAATTAAAGTTTCTTTTTCTTCTGTAATTGGGTAGTTATAGTTTTTATTTAATTTTGAATAAAGGTTAAATAGAAATGCAAGTATTTAATTCAAAAAACATTCCTCTTATAGAGGGCATAAGAAAACCTAAAAATTTAAATTTAGAAGAATTAAATGAATTTTTAGGTTTTGGCCCAAAAGAACCTAAGGATTTTAAAAGTGCCAAGGGAGAGTGGATTACGCAGAAACAAGAAAAAACAGAGAGGGAAAAAATCTACGCTTTATATTTACATATAAAAAACAAAAGATTAAAACAAGTAAATAAAGATTCTGAGTTAAACTGTCAAATTCCCGATTCTTTTACGAATAAGTCTTTGCCTGAAATTTATAAAATAATTCAATCTATTCTTGTAGACATTAACAGTCACAGATCGGCTACCCAAACTCTTTTAAATTCAAAAGGTAAAGTTTCTTTTTCTACGGCTTAAAATAAAAATGACAACGGAAATAACCCCAGAACAAATTAAAGGAAGTCCAATGGTAATTTGTGTTCCAATTGGTAAGCCTAACCCGATAGGTTATAGGGCTAATATTTTGATAGATGGTTTAAATATAGCTACAAAATCGGAACACAAATTAATTTTAAATTTTAACAAGTCTATTTTTGGAGATTGTTCTTCTTACACAGACCCCAGAGAATTAATATGTAAACAGGGAGGTGTGGCAATTCAAGTTTTCGGCCCATTGGCTAATGTTACGATTCCTTCTCCGACTTCTTTTTATTTTAATTTGTTTCAAGAATGGTTTAAATGGAACAAATCTAATTTAGAAGCTACAGAAGTCACAGTTTTTATTTTAAACAAGAAAATTTATTTTAGTGTTCCCGTTTCCGAGCCAGACTGGTTTGAATATTACAAAGAAAATAGACACTTGCAAGAATCTAATAAAAACAATAACAAAAATATTACAGTATTTAATTCTAAATCAAAACCAAATTTAAAAGGTTTACGAGAATCAAATTTAATTTGGGAGAACGGAGATTTCAACAAGTTAATTAAAACAGTGGAAGATAAGAGAGTTAAGGTTCCAACGAAAGAATCTTCAAAAAATTTAATTTCTTACACAGAAGGGTTTAATTTTTCTTATGATTTAAAATTAAAAAAACTTAATTTAGACTCTTCTCCAAAACCTTCTCCTTCTGCCGAAGATGCTTTAATTAGTGGACAAGTTAGTTTGAAAAATGAAACTTTAAAAATAAGCGAATTTATTCATAGACAACTCGCTCCTTTAAAATCAAATCAAAAAACAGGTATAGGAACTTCTATGACAAATCAGAAGTTAATCTACGAACCTTCTGATTTAGAAACTTTTAAAAGTTTATTAAAAGCATTAGAAGAATACGGTTTAAAACCAAATTTCTCTGTAAGTGGTTTATCTCATAGTTACCCGAAAACTGTAGAACATATTTTAGAATTGGATTAGGGGGAATAAAAAACTAAGTTAATTTATAAGAAAACTTTTAATTTTAGAATTAAAAGTTTTCTTTTTTATGTTTTTTAGTTAAAATTTAATTGTTATAGAGTGTTGGAAAATAAGTAAAATTTAATAAGAGTCTTCGCTCTTTTTATTTTTATAGTGGGGGAGAGTAGAAGCTAAAATAAGAAGAATCTTCGTTCTTTATATTTTTAATTCAAATGCCTAAAAAAATTATTACACCGGAAGACTCTGATTTCTTTGCAGAATCCGAAAAACAAAAAAGTGTTTTCGATGATTTTACGTTACAAGAAAGAAATTTATTTCAATCTCTTTTAAGTTCTGCTTTGAAGATAAAGGGGGTAGATAGTGAAGCTAAACAAATAAGGGAAATTGTTCCTATTGAAAAATGGTTGGAGTCAGAGTATTATCTTGGCCCTGACGGATGTAGAATTTATGATTTTTGGAAACAGTTTATAGTGGACATTTTTAACAGTCCCACTTACATCAATGAAATAATTATTGACGGGTCAATCGGCTGCTTAAAAGAAAACACCCGCGTCCCTACTTCCATCGGAAATTTAACTTTAAAAGATTTAGATTTAAAATGGAAACAAGGGGAAAGATTCCAAGTTTTGTCAGAAGAAGGTTTTAAAGATGTTTTAGCTGTTTACGACAATGGGGAGAGCGAAACTGTTAGGATAAAAACTAAGCAGGGCAGAGAAGTTGAGGGAACTCCTAATCATAAATTTAGAGTTGTTGAATTAAACGAAGAAACGCAAAGACCAGAAATTAAATGGAAACGTTTTGATGAATTAAAAGAAGGTGACATTTTCACAATGACCCGAAAAGAAACTCCTTTTGGTTCTAATTCAATAGGAAAAGATTACGCTTATTTGTTAGGTGCAATGTCGGGAGATGGTGGTATTTGTTTATCTTCGAGAAAAAATAAAGAAGACAAGGAAAGGGTTATCCCTTGGATTTTAGTTGATCCTAAAGAAAGTAATTCTGATTATATTAGAGAAACCTTTAAGAAGGAGTTTGTTAGCTCTTATTCTACTATCAGTCGTCTTACGGAGAAGCATCAATGGCAAGAGTATATTAGAGGCCCGATTAACAGGGGGAAGTGCGAATATCTTTTATCTGAAGGATTTGGAACTTGTTCAGGTGATAAAAGAGTTCCCAATTTTATTTTCTCTTTAAATAAAATTGAAGTTGGAAGTTACCTTCGTGGATTGTTTGATACGGACGGGACAATTGGAAAAGACAATTTAAAAGAAGATGGGAGGGGTAATTATTCAATAGAATTGACATTGAAAAATAAAGAGATGATTTATGATGTTTCTTTTCTTCTTTCAATGTTCGGTATTAATTATAAAATAACTGATAAGAAATTTAATCAAAGAAGTTCTGTAACAGGGGAGCTATTTTATGCTACTCGTCTAATTATAGTTGGGAAAGACTCTTACCGTTTATTTCATAAACATATAGGTTTTAATCTTTCTTATAAAAAAGACAGGTTAGAAGGATACGTTTCTTTACCAGTTCATAGAAACGAACGTATTAATGTTCCTTACGGCGTGGAGGAGTTAAAAATTGTTTTAGATTATAAGTCAATTAATAACCGTTCAAAAGTAAAGTCTTTGTTCGGATGGTTGTGGCAGCCTAATGTAACGTATGAAACCCTGAAAAAATTAAATGAACTATTTCCGGAGCAAATTTCTAATTCTTCTTATTTAACTTGGATTTTAAAACACGATTGTTTTTTTGATGCCGTTGTTTCTGTTGAAAAAAGTTTTTGTTATTGTAGAGATTTAACAGTTAGAGAGTCACATACTTACTCTTTTCAAAATTTTCAGGGAAAAAATACAGGTAAGTCCAGTGTTTCGGATTTTATTGTTTTAAGAAAATTGTATGAGCTAAGTTGCTACACAAATATCCAAGCTAAATTTAATTTGATGAGGTCAAAACTCATTATGTTTTTTTATTTTTCTGTAACTAAATCACAGGCAGAAATTACGGGTTATGGAAGTTTAAAAAATTTAGTTGACAGCATTGAATATTTTGAAAAAGAGTTTCCTCGAAATAAAAGATTTGATAAATGGTTGCTTTGGCCTCAAGAGAACATTGCTATTATGTATGGTTCAAATTCAGATCACTGCATAGGCCTCAGTCTTCTTTTGTCCGTCATGGACGAAGCAAACTTCATGGGCAGAGAAGGCGATTTTGAACGGTCTTCTAACGGTCAACTGTCTAAAGCATCTAATTTATATGAAAAAACACGTCAACGCGCCCAGTCTCGTTTCTCTCCCAATGGTTTTGACCAGTCTTTTTCTCTTTTAGTTTCTTCTTCTACTCACGAAAGCTCTTTTACGGAAGAAAGAAAAAGAAAAAGTTTGGGTAAGAGCAACATTCTTTCGGTTACGGCTCGTTTGTGGGATGTTAAGCCTAAAGATTATCCTAAACCTAAATTTTGGGTGTGTGTTGGTAATCATTTAATAGACCCTTTTATTTGCGATACAATTTCTGACCTGAATCAATTTCTACAATCTTGTCAAGTTTCTTCTTTACCTTTAGAAGCAGATTTAAATTGGCAGGTGGAAAATAATCCAGATGTAGCGCCTTACAGGTCTTTATTTCAACACATACCGGGAGATTTTAGAGATAGGTTTGAATCTAATATTGTTTCTTCTCTCCAAAATATAGCTGGTGTTTCAGTTGCTCCGATTGGAAAATTGTTTACGGCGCGTCCTATTTTAGTAAAGGCTTATCAACATGGTGAAAGTTTAAATTTGGAACATCCTTTTACTAAAAGTGAAATTGTAATTTCGACTCACGATGATGTTAGGTTAGAACATTTTTGGAGACAGGATTTCGAGTTTAAAAATATATCGGCACCTCGTTACATACATATAGATCAAAGCTTTGGGTCTTCTGACAATAACGGCGACTGCGGCGGAATTTCGCAGGTTTACATTGACAGGTTTGAAGAGAAAAACGGTCTTTTAAAACCTGTTTTTTGTGTGGATTATATGCTTCAAATTAACCCTCCAAGACTGCCTCAAAAACTTTCTATTTCAAAAGTAAGAGATTTTGTTTTTTGGTTACAAGACAACAAAAATATAAATTTTGGATTCATTTCTTATGACGGCGCGGGTTCTGCGGAATCTCTTCAAACTATTTCAGAGAGGGGAATACCTTGTAAGTTGTTATCTGTTGATAGAAGCGATGATGCGTATACTTCTCTTGTGAACATAATTTTCGAGGAAAGGCTTTACTCTTATTTTTACGAGCCTTTTGAAAATAACTTTTTAAATTTAATACACGACAGAGCCAACAGAAAAGTAGATCATCCAAAAAGTTGTTTTGTTGCCGACACAAAAATAAAATTGTTAGACGGCACATATCCAACAATTAAAGAGTTGTCTGATAGAACATTAGAAGACCCCAACTATGAATTTTGGGTTTATTCTTCTCTGCCAGATGGAACACCCGTTCCCGGAAAAGCACGTCGCGCTCGATTAACTTCATTAAACCGAGAAATAGTTGAAGTCAAATTGGACAACGGCGAAACAATCAGATGCACTCCTGACCACAGGTTTCTTCTACGAAACGGAGAGTATAGAGAAGCTGAGTTTTTAACAACGGGAGATTCTTTAATGCCTTTGTATTGGGCTTTTAAGAGTCGTTTGAAAAAAAGAGAGTGTGAAAAAGAAGACGGATATGAAAGAATAAAAAATAATAAAACAGGTCAGTGGTGTTTAACTCATTCTTGGGTCAGTCGGTTTTTTGATTTTGGCGTGGTGTGGAAAAGTGGTAACGTTATACATCACGTTGATTATAACAAGAAGAACAATATTCCCGAAAATTTACAGCTATTAACTAACAGCGAACACATGAAAATTCATGCTCTTTCTGAAGCTATAGCTAAAATGAAAATTTCTCTTAAAAAGTATTTTGAGGAAAACCCAAGCTCTGCTAAAGAAAGAAGGAAGGGCTATGTTCCTCAACATCTGATTGATTTTTTGAAAACGGAAGAAGGGATAAATCAGTCCGGAAAAAAAATCGAAAAAGTGAACGAAGTTTATTGGAAATCTGAAGAAGGTGTTTTAAAAAGAAATCAGATTCGTAAAGAGCTTACTGAAAAGGGCTATACAGAAGTCCTTGAGAAAAACAATTTAAAATTTGAACATACTCAAAAAGAAAAATCAAAGCCCTGTTTGGACTATGTTCTTTGTTCTGGTCATGCGAAGTATTTACTTGGGGGCAGAAAAAGTTCGTGGGTTAGAAGGTTTGAACAGTGGGACATAAACCTTCAAGAAAACTATAAACGAGTGAAAGAATTATCCGAAAATTCAATAGAGGAAGCTGTTGAGAAAACGGGTTTGAAAGATGTAAGGCATTTAAAAATCTATCTCAACAAATGTAAAAACACACACAATCACAAAGTAATTTCTGTTAAATTTTTAGGGGAGAAAGAAGATGTTTACGACATAGAAGTTCCTGAATATCACAACTTCGCATTAGCATCGGGGATTTTCGTTCACAATAGTAAAAAAGATGTGAGTGATTCTCTGGCGGGGGCTATTTATTCTGCTATTAAAAACTCTTCTAATTCCAACATTCAAAGATACGATCCTAATTTATTAATTTTATCTAACAATAATTCAGAAGAAGATGAAGACAGTAGTTATAAAGATTTCGGTTTCAATTTAAATTCAAGTAATCCACAGATTCAAGTATTAAATAAAAGTTCGGATGCGTTTGATTTATTTGAGGATAAAGGAGAAGAGGGTTCCGGGGTTTCAATTTTCTTTTAACTTTTATTTTTTATTTACACCTCTTTTTCTTTTCTTAATTTTCTTTTATGTCTCGTTTTATTTTTTCTTCTTCTAACACTCCTGAAGATATAGGGGGTATTAGAGTTTTTTTAAAGGAGCAGTCGGGAGAAAAATGTAAAAATACAAGGGGAGAGTGGGTAGATAGAAAAGATGCTGATAGGGAAAGAAAAGTTCTTTACGATATTTGGAGAAAATTAAATCCTAACAAGTCTATACCTCCTTCTTTAAATTTAGTCTCTCTTCCTGAATTAAAAGAGATGTTATCTGAAGAAATTAAAAAAAGAAAAGAAGATAAGTTACCAAAAAGCAATCAAAAGATTTCAACGGAAAAAGACAAGCAAATCGAAAAAGAATCTGAAAAAGAGATTGATTTAGATTTAGAGAAGAGTGAGAAGAAAAAACCTAAAGAAAAAAAAGAAACTGAAATAGAATCTAAGGAACAAAATAAAAAACATATTGATAGTGGTGAGAAAAAAGAAAGTTCAGAAGATGAGTCGGAAGAAGACATAACAGATAAACCTAAAAAACCGAATGAAGTTATTAATCCTAATTTAACGGAGGATTCTTTTCCTTTAGATTTAAGTAAGAATCCTGAAAAGAAAAAAGAGGTTGAAAAAACAACTCATAATTATTTCGATGATTCGGGTTCTTCTTCTAAGATGTTAGATTTTACGAAATCTTTAAATTTAGGTCCTATAGTTTCAACGGTAGCAACCTCAGCCGCAGAAGTTGGGTTGGGGGTTTATTTTATTGCTTTATTGGCGGCTTGTCCTTTTGGTGGGGTGGGAATTTCTTTAATTTTGGGCATGACTTTAGGTTTGTATGGTTTATTTGAAGAAGCCGGAACAAAGCCGATTAGAGTTTCTTTAAAAGATGATAAGAGAATTACATCAAATTTAAAAGAGTTGTCTAAAATTAAAATTGTAAATCAAATTCCCAACGATAAAAATTTAAAAAGTTTAATTGCGGTTGCGGTCAAAGTTAAAATGGATTACGATTTAAAATGGAGTCTGAGAGAGTGGGGCGATAATTTTATTAAATTTTTTCATCCTGATAAGGATAGAGTAAAATAGTAGATTTAAAATAGTAGATTTAAAACAGTAAAGATAAAGTAATTACGAATGTCAAACAGATTTTTAATTTTTCAGGATGGAAACTTTCAAGTTTCTTCTTTTCCTTTCGCTTCTTCTATTTTAGTAGAAGATATAAACAGAAACATTTCAACAGTTTTAATTGGAAAAGAATCACAACAATTTTTAAAAGATTTTAGCGGTCTAATTCCAAAAGAAAAGAGTTCTCTTTGTGAGGATGTTTCTAAAGATTCCCGGTCAAAATCAAAATACGGAAATTTAACTTCCGATTTAGATGGGGTTTACGATGAAATGTTAAAATTAGGATTTGACAAAAAACCTAATTTTAATTTAAATTTTACAACTTCAGAGCAAAGTGTTCCGACAGTTTCGTTGTTATTTTACAATGATCCTAAACAAAACAGAGAGAACGTATTGCCTAATGTAACTTTAAGTTTTTCGGAATTAAATTCTAAAACCAAGGCTTTGTTATATGTGAATGGGGGGGATAAAAATACAAACTATATAAAGTTTGTTTCTAAGAAAGTAAGTCTACAATCGGTTGCTTTGGATTTTTCTTTGACTGAATTTGTTTCTCTTTTAAAAGAAATTTCAACCTTTTCAAAAACGGAGTTATCGGATTAGATTTGAAAATATATCTTATACAGCTAAACAAACCATAGAATTTTAATGTCTGTTTTAATTTTCAGTTCAAAGAATGTTCCTTTAGTAGAAGGAATTAGAGAATCTCCGTTAGAAATTTTAGACGAAGATATGGCGGAGTTTTCTTATAATGCTTTGCATCCGAAAAGTAGAAAAGTAAAAGACATCCAAGGAAAATGGGTTGATTCCAAAACGGGCGAACAGAAGAGACAAGAAATCTACGCTTTTTATTTAAAATATCTTCGTTCAAAAGGTTATGAGGATAAAAAAGTTCCTCCTTGTTTTGATGATATGAGTTTGCCTCAAATAGACAAGTTTATTAAAAAAGTTTTTGCGGGAGATGAAGAAAACAAACAGAAAAAATCTTTGAACACTGTTCAAAGAATTGGTTTAAAAGCTTATCAAGCGGGTTCCGAAATAGCATCTGGAAAGATACCTTTTAGTCCTGCAGAAGAAGAGGGCGAAGAAGAGGATGAGGAAAAGGAGGGGAAAGGTAAAGAAGAAAATCCAACTGAATTAACTCCTGAGCAAGTTAAAGAACATCATAAAATTTTAGAAGACGTTGAAAAACAAAGTCATTCTAAAGTCAGCGAAAGTCTTGGAAAGATATGGGAGTTTTTATCGGAGCAAGGAAAAGATTTTACGAAAGAGGTAAAAAGAGATGTAGTTTCTACTGCTGTAGAATTAAATCCAATTTATCATGGAGAAATTGGTTCGGTAGATGGTTCAACGGATGCTTCTCATTCCGAAGTAGGGACGGATACAACACATACTTCTGTTGACGACTTAACTTCTGCTTCTTCCGAAGAGGAGGCTGTTTCAACGGAAAAATCATCGTCTCATCATCATTATCATGGTTTACATCCAAACAGACCTTTAGAAGATCAAATTGAAAGGAGTTGTAAAGCTTCGGCTTCTGTTTCTAACAAAGAAAAAATAATACGTTTAGCGAAAGGGGGTTTAACGTGTGTTGCGGCTTATTACTTGTTTTCCAGTGGGGGTGTAGGGGCGGACGCTTTAATAGAACACGCTAAAACTTTAGTTCCTCATTTAGAGAATGTTTCTCCTATTTTAGCACACGGTTTAGATTCTTGTTTGGAAGTAGCTAATCATATTACGGAAGTTGTAAGTGATGTTGGAAAAGATGCTGCCCAACACGTCATGTCTCCTGAGAATTTTTCTTCAAATCCGCGTCGTTCTATGCGTAATGCAGTTAAAAGAGTTGGGGAAATTGCGGCTTCAAAGCATCCTATTTTAACTACTGCTGTGGGGGTTGTAAAGGGAACTTTAAATTCTTTGTCTCCTTGGGCGAATCTTACTGCGGGAGGTGCATAAAAATGTTAAAAAATAAATTTTCGATTGTAGAGTCTGTTAAAAATTCCAACTTTTCTTCCAAACCTTCTATTGTAGATTATTCAATTGCTCAGTTGGAGGGAGAGAAACGGGCATTTGAAGAAGCTGGAAGTAAGATTCCAAGTGCTTACGAAATGATAGAATTAAATGCAATGGCCCAAGTTTTAGGGTTTAAGCCTTCTCCGAAATGGACGGGTATGGATTGGGGGAAAGCAATAGGAGAAGGAATAGAAAATTCTAAAATGTCTATGGATGTTATTATTAAAAAAGTTACAACTCTTTTAAAAACCCAAGTTAAAAAATAGAAAAAATAAAATTTCACTATGTCTGTTTTAATTTTCAGTTCTAAAAATGTTCCTCTTACGGAGGGCATTAGAAAATCAAATTCTCTTTTAATTTTAAATGAGTTTGGTTTTGCTGAATCTAAGCACGCGGTAAAGGATGTGAAGGGAAAATGGATTGATTCTCAACACGCCCAACAAGAGAGACAAAAAGTTTATTCAATTTATTTACAGGCGGCTCGAAAAAAACAAGATTTGGCGGATGTTAAGAGTAACAAACAGATTGTGACTCCGCCTTGTTTTGACAAAATGAGTTTGCCTCAGATTAGTCATTACATTCATACTTTTATAGATTCAAAAGAAGAAGCAAAACCTAAAAAAGAAACTTTGGGGGACAAAGCAAAACATTTAGCAGCAACCGTAGCTTTGGCAGCAACTTTAGCCCCTCACAAAATTGTAAGCGGGGAATATGAAGGAGAAGGAGAAGAGGGAAACAAAAAAGAGGAGGAAGAACCCGAACCTTCTCCTGATTTAACACCTGAACAGTTGGTAGAACATCATAAATTAGTAGGGAAATCACATAAATTTGGTTATGACAAGGTAAAAAAAGAATTTGGTAGTTTGAAAAAACTTTTAAAAAACGTAGTTCGCGCTCAGCTTTCGGATGCTATTTCTACGTCAATAGAAAGTTCGAGAAGTTTGCAGAGTGTTGAACAAGGAGGGGGTCATGCAGAGGGAGGGGCTGCAAATTTACCTTCTGCAGAGGGGGGTTCTGAAGGTGGTGGAGAAGCGTTGGCATCATCTTCTGTAGAAAGTTCCGCACACGTTGGAGTCGAGGCTTCGACTGATTTTGTTCATTCTACGGAAGATTCTTTCAGAGAAGAAGACGGCAAATTAAAATCACATACTACAAAAAATTATTTACACGCTTTACATCCATTAGCTCCTTTAGAGAGACATACCAGAGAACTTTGTAGCGTTGTTAAAGAGCGCGGTTTAAGTAAAACCGCTCAAAATTTAATGGTTGGAGGTGCTACGGCTTTAGTGGGCGCTTTATTATTTGCACATGGATGTTCAGAAGCAACTGTTTTAATAGATTATGCAAAAGAAATGATACCTCATTTGCATGCTTTACCTCCTATGGTAGCTCATGCTGCTACGGGCGGTTTAGAACACGTCGCTAAATTTACGGATCATTTGAAAGAGGCATCAGGAGAAGTCGGGAAAAATTTTCTAAGTCCGGAACATTGGGCTGAAAGTCCGAAACGTTCAGCTCGTTTATTAATACAAAGATTTACAGAAATAGCTAAAGCTAAAGATTTTAAAGAAGTAGTAAAAACGTCTACTGTTGGGGCTATAAAAGGAACTGTAAAAAACTTTGTAGCGGGGAGTAGTTCTTCTTTTGATGGTTTTGGTTAAAATAACAGTGTATAATTTAAAAAAATGTTAAAAAATAAATTTTCAATTAAAGAAGCTGTTAGCAACAACAATAATAAAACACAGAGTAAAAAGCCTTCTGTGTTAGACTATTCGATTGCTCAGTTGGAGGGAGAAAAAAAAGCTTATTTAGAAGAGGGAAAAGCGATGCCAACTTCTGTTCAATTAGAAGAGTTAAATGCTTTTGCTAAAGTTTTTAATATAAAGCCTTTAGCACATTGGACAATGATGGATTGGGGCAATGTTTTAGCTAAAGAGTTGGACAATACAAAATTAACATCTGACCAAATTTTAAAGAAAGTCAATGATATATTAAAGTCTCAGAGTTAGTTTTTAGTATAAGATTAAAAAAATAGTTTTTAATTTAAGTTTAGATAAAGAAAACAGAAAACAAATTTAGACATTTTAAATTATGGCATCAACTTTTAGTTTCAAGAAATTGCTTGAGGATTCTCAGGCCAACAACAAGAAATCAGACAACACGAAAGAAATGGGTTTTCCTGTTGTTCATGTTACGTCTAAGAGCAAGCTACTTGTTCCTGACTCTTCTCCCAATATGATTTCCACATCAACTGGGGAGAGTGTGGAAGTAGAAAGCCCAGAAACTTCTTATGAGAGTGCGGCTTACGAGGTTACTTATTATCCTTTTGCCAATTCAATTGAAATCGAAGATAAAGAAATGGGATTAGAGACTTTCTTTTCTGGGGAAGAGTGTGAAGGGTTTTTACAATTACTATCAAAAACCTCTAAATCGAAGCGCGATGCGCTTTGTTCATGGGCTGTATCGAATCCCATTGTAAATTCTGTTTCAACGGATTCTACTGATTCTGTTACGGAATCCAAGGAGGAATGGGATGATACAAATGGTTATACAAGGAGAAACTTTGGAGACATTAAAAAATATGTTTTAGAGGGGAAAGCAGGTTTAAACTATGTTAAATTGGGTAAATTAGTAGATGAGCAGTTAGAACATTCTAAAGTTGTTGCTACTGAAACAGTTCTAACAATATCTTACACTGTAAAGCCAAACCCTAATAGTGAAGACCCGATAGAGAAAAAGGGTATTAAGGATATATTTCGAGTAGATGGTTTGAAATATTCTGTGGTAGGAGAAGATTTCATTCCTCTTTGGAAAAAGTCTACAAAGCTTTCTGTAACAGGAACATTTAAGGATTACGCGGATGCAGAAGAGGCCATTAAATTATTTGTGGAGCGATTAGTTTATTTAGCTGAGTATTAAAAGATGAAAATTTTAGTTTTATGTTTAGAATACCTTTAAGATTAGAATTGTAATTACAGAAATAAAATCGGAAAAACCCTTTTAGAATATAAATCTAAAAGGGTTTATTTTTTGCTTTTATTTTAAATTTATATTAAACTCATAAACATTATAGATAAGTTATAAAAACAGTTAATTTTTTAATATGAAAATTTTTGGCATTAGTTTATTTGAGAAGAACAACAATCTTTCTAATAATTTTACGAATCAGCATCAACAACAAATAGAAGTCAAATCGGACATTCCTGATTTTGACGATATAAATGATTCTAACTCTTTGTGGACTTTAGTTTCTGGGGCTAAAATTATTTCTGAGGTTCGTTCTGCTAAATTGAGGCAGTTTAAAACGATGGGTTATCATACGACTATCAATTCTGCATTAGAAATGATGTCTGAGGATGCGACACAATTAAATCAGGAAAACAGAAAAATATTTTGGGTAACATCGGAAACACCTGAAATAGAAGAGCATTTAAATGATTTTTTAACTGACCAAGTAAGAATCCAAGAGCGTTTATTTCTATGGGCTTATCGAATTGCCAGAGACGGAGAATGTTATTTAAAAACTTATTTTACGGAAAGGGAAAACGCTAACAAATTAAAAGAAGATCATTTTACTAAAATAGAAAAGATAAATTCTCTTAACGAATCAAATTTCCAAGAGAGAAAATTAAAACAGGAATTAATTAAAAAATCTGTTTTAACGATAGAAGAAAAAAGAAGTCTGGAAGTATTAGATGATGATGAATATTATGAAGAAGTTCAAGATTCCAGTAAAGTTTCAAACTTAACTTTATATGGAAAAACTTCTGCTTTTTTGTTTATAGAAAACGATGGGAATAGTGTTATTTTCAAACCTCAAGATTACATACATTTTGTTTCTGATAGAAACATGAACCGAGAAGATGTTGAAATTGAATTTACGAATAATGACAAGACAAAAGAAAAAAGAAAATTTTTAATTAAATATGGAACTTCTTTTTTGGAGGGTGTAGTTCAGGATTACAATGTAATTGAATTGTTAGAAAACGTTTTAGTAGTTTCTCGTTTAAGCCGTTCTCAGTTGTTTAGATTATTTTTAATTAATGTAGGGGCTTCTTCTAACATAGAGGCTCTTAAAATGGTAAGGGATTTTAAAAATTCTATTAAAAACAGAGAGTCGGTAGATGTTAAATCGGGAAAATATGTAAACACTTCTTCTCCTCTTCCAATTTCAGATAATATCTTTATTCCTACCCGCCAAGGTAAGGGAGATGTAAGTGTTCAGGATATTGGGGGAAATGTAGATGTTAAATCTATCGTAGATTTTGATTTTTTTTGGAGTAAATTTTGTGGTGCCCTGCGCGTGCCAAAGGCATACTTATGTCTAAGAGGAAACACAAAAGTATCTCTTTTAGATGGAACAACACCTACATTGGCAGAAATGAGCGAAAACTCTTCTTATTACGTTGGAAGGTCAATTCTTACTTGTGATGCTACAGGAGAGATTAAACCAACAACTATTACTCATGTTCACAAGACACGTTTAAACGCTTCTTTTGTTAGAGTTACTTTAGACAACAATGAATTTGTAGACTTTACGCCAGATCATTTATTTCAAATGAGAGACGGTAGTTTTAAAGAAGCAGGTAAATTGTTGCCCGACGATTCTTTAATGCCTTTTTATACGAGAGTATGTGAGAAAGGATATTCTTGTGTAAAAAGAAACAATAAATCTGGAGGTTGGGTTCCTATACATCGTTTAATGGCAAAAAGCGGTTTTTTGGGAGAAATGCCGAAAGGCTACGTTGTTCATCACAAAGATAAAAATAAGTTAAACAATGACGCATCTAATTTGGAAGTAATGTCTCGTTACGACTATTATAAAAAACACAGTGAAGAACATATAAAAAATCGTTTAGCCTCTTTTCTAAAAAGTAGGGCTGAAAAGTTTTCAAAATCTTATTCCTCTGTTGAGGATGAAAATTTTAACAGCCATAAAGTTCTTAAAGTTGAATTTTTAAATGTTGTAGAAGATGCTTATGATTTAGGAGTAGACGACGATTCTCATACTTTTCCTTTAGCTTGCGGTATTTTTGTTCACAACTCTTTTGATGATGCAATCGGAGGACAGTATTCCAACACATCTTTGACAAGACTTGATATAAGATATGCCAGAACGGTTAAAAGAATAGTGGTTGCATTACAAGTTGGGATTGAAAAAATAATTGACAATCATTTAGAGACAATTAAAAAAGAAGATTGGAAAGGAAAATATAAAGTGGTATCTACCCCGGTATCCGATGCAGAAGAATCCGATAGACTTCAAGACTTACAAACTAAAATAGAATTTTGCTCTACTTTAGGAAGTGTTTTAACTTCTGTAGAGGGTGTTTATTCTCCTTTAGAACAAAAGGCTATTTTACGAAGTTTCATTAAAGATAAAGTTGGAATAGATGTAGAAAAAGTTCTTGCTGCTTATTTAGAATTACACCCCGAAGAAGAAGAAGTTCCCGTTCCTGCCGAAGATGGACAAGAACAAGACCCTAACCAAGAAGCTGCCCCTGAAGATGGAGAACAACAAGAACCAAAAACTAATTCAACAACAAAAGAGCCTTCTCTGGAAGATTTATCTTCTCAGTTGGACGCCCTCTAAAAAATGAAAAATTCAATTATTTCCAAGATTTACGATGTTATTTTTGAATGTGAAAAGAATAACATAGAAGTTTTTTCTTTAAGAGAAAGTTTAAGTTTATTTTTTTCAGGTAAAATAACACAGGAAAATTTAGAGCGGAATTTAAATTTATTTTATTTGAGTTCTGTTGAAAAGGAAGAAGTTCCATTAGAGCAAGAAGAAACAAACAAAATTATTTTAGAGTTTCAAAATTCTTGTTCTTCCAAACCTTTTTGGAAGGAGTTAACAAAATTTTTATATTTAAGCTTAGAAGACGAAGAAAATTTAAATTTGTCTGAAATCTCTCTGGCAAAGGCTTTAAGTTCTTTTTTGACACATGTTTTAATTCAGGTGGAAAAGCAAGAAGATTCCTATGTTACTTTAGGAGGTGCGGACTTGAGCTTCCAACTTCATTCTTTTATTTGTGGAGAATTGTCTGTAGAAGATTTGCAGAATTGGTTAAAGGAAACTTACGATTTTCTTTCAATAAAGAACAGTGATTTTACAATAAATTAAATGTTATCTTTAAAAGTAAGACAGTTTGAAAAAGAGTTTAGAAAAACTTTAGTTATAGATAGAAAGAATAACGGTTTTACGGATGTATATGTAGCCAAACACTATGCGATGTTGCCAACTATTTTTGAAGGGAGTGTCGGCAATATTAAAAAAGAGAGTTTGCAGAGTGCTTTAAGTCTCAATTTGTTAGACGTTGTTTATTGGGGAGATTTTGCAGGACAAGTTACAACATTACAAAAGTTAAATTCTTCGGATACGTTGCCCTACCCTTTTAAAGACGAGGTAATTCCACGAATAGAATCTTCTGACCCAATGGGAAAGGAGTTAATGTCTTTTGCTCATCTTTTATATTTAAATTTTTATTTGCAAGTTTTACACTCTGTAACGGAGAAAAGTAAACCTTTAAAATCTAATTTTTTCCTTTCAACTGCGTATGATGATTTGGTAAACTTAAAAAAAATAAAAGAAAACAATTATAGTTTAGATGAATCTCAAATTAAATATTTAAGATTGAACTATGTTTATATAATTAAATATTTAATCGAAAGTTTTGAGAACCTTTCTTCTTCTGATTAAGATTTATAACATTGAAAAAATTAATATGACTTTTATTGATAATTTAAATGAATTGGAAAAATATCCTTGGTTTTCCAATTGGCTATTTTCTTCGGACGACATATCAAGTCATTTTAATGGCCTTACAACTGAAAGTTTTCCGGGTTTTTGGATTGCGGGAAGCTATAAAAACGAAGTTCAAGTGGAACTTGCAGACTTAGAGGGGGCAACAAAATACCCTTTTTTGGGCTTTGACATTTGTTTACTGTCCGGAGAAAACATTGTTTTTAGTTTGGGAGGTCGCGTTTTATGGTGGTTTAATTTTTACGGTGGAAACATTAAAGTTGAAGATTTATTAAAAGCATTTCAACTGTCTTCTTTGGGAGGCATGTGTTTAGAAGATGCTTTCAGTCAAGTTTTTTCGGACACTGAATCATCTTTTTCTTACGATACTTCTAAAAGCGTTATTTCTAATTATAATAATTATAAGGTAACAACTAAGTCAAATAGAGCGGATGTTCTACAAGCATTAGCAGAGTTAGGTCTTTTTTTAGGGAGGAGGGTTAACGAACTGGCTACTTTGTCTCAGTTTGATTTTTCCTATACTCCTGAAGTTTGGATAGGAAAATATAGAGTTTCGGAATCTATTAGGAAAAAAATTCAACAGTTTCCTTTTTTTCTTCCCGCTTTATCTTATAAGAGAGACGTTTTTTCTAAATATGCAATTATTTTTCCTTCAGAATTTTTAAAATCTAAATCTTTAGCTATTGTTTTATCTAACAATTCAACATATTCTGAATTAACATTAGATCAATATAAAGTTTTAAATGCGTTAGAGTTAACGAGACAGAGTTCTAAGTCTGCTTTTTTATATGATTGGTTAAGATTAAAAGACGGAGGGGAAAATTTTGGGGGTGAGAATGTGCCTGATCCTTATGAGGTTTTAACCCAAGTAGGTTTAGATAAAATTTTAGGGGATGATTGTATTAAGTCCCAATCTTCAAAAACAATGCAAGAGTTAGAGCCAGAAATCACGGACGCTTTAATTTACCCTCCTGAAACAGATAAATATACAGAAGAACAAAAGAAAGTCTTTGACCCTGTTTTTATCAATAGATACAATTCTTTGATGGGTTTTTGGAGAAGGTTTTTAAAAATTTAAATGAATTACGAAGCACAAGTTTATCGTTTAGGGGTTTACCGTCAATTTTTAGCAAAAGAAATAGTAAATGCTAAAGAGTGGGATGTGGTAGTAGCTCGTCAAATGTCCTTGGTTCTTCCTTACAGTAAAGAAGAATTAAAAAAAGCTCATATTTATCAACATGACACTTCAGAAGATATTGACGTTGAATTAATTTTTCCGTCTTATTTAAGATTTTTTCTTAAAGACCTTGAAATAAAAAAACAATGGGTTAATTTAACGACTTACGATAAGAGTTTATTTTCTCCTGACGCCGTCAAAGCGATTAGTTCTTTAACGGCGATTTATTTTCTCAGTTTGAATTTTTTATTTTTGTATTTGCGTTCGGATAAAGACATGAGCTATTCTGAAAACTTTGAAAAAATAAAAGGTAAATCTCCGGTATCGGAAAAGTTGTTTTTATATTTTTTCAAAGCGATGGAAACTTTTCACGTTGGGGGAGAGTTATACGAATCTTTAAAAGAGGTTGTTCCTAAAGGAAAAAATTTGGGTGTTGAGTTAACTTCTAACGATTGCGATTTTTTTAATTTTACTGCGGCACGTTTAGCTTATTCTTTTTTAATTTATTCTCGGAAAGGGGGAACAACAGTTTCAACAAAAACGCCTTAAAAAATGTCTTTTAAACTTACAAGGAAACAGATTGAAGTTTCTTACAGAAATTTAATTGACTTCGAGAATATTTTAGCGGAAGCTCCTAATCTTCACAGATCAACGGCCCTTCCGCTGAAAGGCCCTTGTCTTCTAAAATCAAAGGCGTTTATAGTTTCTATTTTTAAAATAGACGCTGCATCTAAAAAATGTTATTTAAATTATTTAGAGGTAGAATCAACTGGTTTACAAATTCCATTTTGTTTAGGTAGCGTTAGCTTATTTTGGTTAGATGCTGAAACAGGTTACATCTATTCTTCTGTTTCTGCTTTGCCGATTTACGTTCCTCTTTACAATTTAAAAGGTTTGATAGAAAGTTTAGATTTCAATTGGGAGGTTTATCTTAAATTGGGAATGAATGGTTTTAACCCGACATCGGGTTTTGATTGGAGATGTAGCCGAACGACTGAACTCGAAAATGTAGGGGGGTTATACTCCAATTCAATTTCTTACGATAAAAATAAATCTACAATTTTTAATTATATAAATTTTCAAAAAACAGAGGTTTCTCCTGATAAAACTCTTAAAGCAGAAGCTTGGGGAATGTGTCAGAAATTTTTTAATGTTTTGGCCTCGACTGATTTCTACAATTCTTTAAATATAGAAAATGTTTTGGGAAATTTAATTTCTGTTTCAAAGGATTTTCTTGAAGCTAAAGAATCGTTTGATTATTTATTATTAGAAAATTCTTTTCAGTCTCCGATTATGAAAGATTTTTTATTGGAAAATTCTTTTCAGTCTTTTAATATGAGAGATGTTATTAAGAAAGCAGAAGATGCCAATATACTAAATACTTTGAATATGGGGATTGGAAGTTTTTATGAAAACTACATTAAAAAATATTTTGATGATGAAAGTATTTCTAAACAAATTGAAAAAGTAGAAGATAAAAATTTATTTCCCTACGAGATAGTATTAACTCAGTTTTCAAAATTAGTAAGGAGATTTAAAATCAAAGGAATAATTTAAGATTTAATTTTAGCTCCTAAAACACAATGTCTTTTAAAAACACAGAAAAGCAAGTAGCAATTTCTTTTAAAGATGCTAAGATGGTAGACAGCTATCTTTCAATTTATCCGAAAATAAAGAAGTTAATTGTTCCTAAAGTTAGCCCCTACGGTGATACTTTAAATTATTTAGAAACAGAGTCTACGGGGCTACAAGTTCCTATTTATTTAGTGGGATCATCAATTTCTCAGAATCATTTATTTTGGTTAGATGCTGAAACAGGGTTTCTTTTTTCTTCCGTTTCTGCTTTGCCTGTTTATGTTCCTCTTTTTGATTTAAAAAGTTTTGTAGAAATTTTTGGTTTCAATTGGGAGGTTTATCTTAGATTGGGAATGGAGAATTTTGATACAGACGCAGGTTTTGATTACAACGGAAGAAATTTTGACGTGAAAGAGTTGTTTTCAAGTTATTCTTTTTACGATAAAACTAAATCTACAGTTTTTAATTATATAAATTATAGAAGTTCTTTAGTCTCTCCTGATCAAGAAAAGAGTTTAAAATTATGGCGGCAGTTTCTGCCAGTGTTTATAACTATATCTACGAATGTTTTTTATAATGCTTTAAACTCAAATAATATTTTAGGTTCTTTAATAGATGCTGATGCCTACGCTAAAAACAGACTGGACTATCTATTATTAGAAAACTCGTTTCAATCTCCCATATTAAAAGACTTGTTGGGAGTATTAGCAATGGACACTTCTCCCGAACAAATAATAGAAAAAGCAACCAAAGCTAAGATTTTCGATACGCTCAAAACAGAGCCTCTTATGTTTTCTTCTTCAAACATTAAAAAATATTTTGATGATGTGGATGTTTCTACAGAGTTTAAAGAATCTGACAATTTATTTCCCTATGAGATAGTATTAACTCAGTTTTCAAAATTAGTAAGGAGATTTAAAATCAAAGGAATAATTTAAAAGATAAAGAAGATAGAAATTAACAATTAAAAAATGATTTACAGTTCAGTATTACCTTTCATAGAACAGTCCAAACTTTGTGGTTCTGGATTTATTGAGAATTTCGATTTAACTCAAGTTTATTTTCCTTTAACACTAACACCAGACTTACAAAAAGTTTTGGATAGCGTTTCTTATAGCTCTTCTTCTCATAATCCTCTTGTTATTCATGTTCAACCATTGGATATTTATATCATAGATGCTGTTGACCCTTTGTTTGCTTTATGGCAGTTGAGTAAAAAGACTTCTGATGTAACTTTGAGAAGAGTAGATTATTCCAATGTTGCCGAGCAGTTAGTTTATTTTAGGGACACGGTAGAAAACAAAGAGAAAGTTTATATTCCCAGTCATGGCAATACGGGGGATGTATTAGATATTCAAAACTGTTCTTTAATTTTAAAAGCTAAATTGGGACAAGTTGCGGAGGAAAAAGATTTAGTTTCTTTTTCTTTAAGTTCAGAATTTGAGGTTTACGAAAATTTAAATTTAGAAGATAACCAAGTTCAAATTGAAGAGCATTTGGAAGAGTTAGATGCTTTGGCTTTTAATTTAAATAAGGAGAAGAGAAAGTTGTTTAAAAAATTAAATGAAGAGTTGAGTGACGACGAAAAGAGTTTAGATTTAAGTTATACGGGCCAAGTCAACGATAGTTCTGTTATTATGGCGTTTCTTACGTCTTATTTATTAGAGCCTAAAAATCCTCCTAAAGTCCCTATGATTCAGTCGAACTCGGGAATGGGAAAAAGTTCGATCATTAAATCTTTAGCTAATAAGTTAGGTTTTAGAATGGTGGATATTCGCGCGGCTTTCATGTTGCCGTTAGATTTTAAAGGTTTGGCAGAGGTGGTGGCGGAAGACAATCAAACAACAACAACTTACGCTCCAAGTGCAAAACTTTTGGAGTGTTCGGACGCCGGAATTTATTTTGCCCGTAGCACAGTTGAGAAAATTAAAGTTTTAATTCAAGACATTGTTGAAACTTTACCAAAAGAGTTTTCTTCTCAAAATTTAGAACAAGTTTTAAAATTGGATGTTTCCAAAGAGGATAAAACCATTCAAGATATTGTTTCTCGTTTAAAGAATTTAGCTTATTTTCAAGCTAAGTATGAAGAGAAGTCAAAAAGACCTCTTTTATTTTTAGATGAATATACAAGAGCAATTCCTATGATTCAGGGAGCGTTCTTTGAAATTTTTACGGACAGAAAATTTGCAGATCAAGAAATGACTTTAGCAAAGGTTTTGGCTGCGACTAACTTTCCTGTAGGGATTGACCCGGAGTTAGCTTCTAATATGTTCCCCGGTGTGGGTTTAGTAGAGAATCCTGCCGCTTTAAATAGATTCTTAATTTTAAATGTTACGGAGAATGATGTTATTCCTGATTGGTTGGTTTGGGCGGGACAAACGAACAAAGAAACGGGAAAACAAAACATTCATCCTTCTGTTTATAAATTTCTCCAAGATAAAAAATATCAAATTTACGACTTTAAAGTTGTAGAGAACGCTTTTAATGCTTCTATAGCTGATCAAGACCCTCGTCCTCAAACAAAAGTAGCAACTACTCCTTTCCCCAATTTTAGAACTTGGGAGATGGTTTCTAATTATTTATATAGTGAAGAATCTAAGATGGGAGCTACAGCATTTTCTTCTACAGAAAATGTAGGTAATGAATTAGACATAACCTCCACAGAAGATGCTCAGGTAGATAAAGATAGTTCAACATTTTCTCCTTCTTCTCCTCTAACATACATAGCAAAGTATACGGCGAAAGATCGTTACGAATCCGGGCCTAGAACAGGTGTGATTCGTGCTAATTCTAAAGCAAGAGAGCAAGAAGAAGCTAAAAAGAGTGGTTTGACTTTTGAAGACAGGGGGTCGGAAGTTGAAATTAATAGTTCGGGAGAAAAAGGCGTTGTTAAATCTTACGACGTTTCTTCTGAAATCTTTGATATTACAACTTCTACAGGAGATCAAAAGGTTTATAAAAAAGATGTTACTCTTATTCACTCAAAAGATTATTTATTGTCGTCATCATCAGGGTTAGTTTCTTATTCTGATTCCGTTAAAGATAAAACCTCTCAAAAATTAAATTCTAAATTACCTGTAATTTTACCGACAGCCCTTGAAAAATTAGTTGGCATAGGGGCTTCTAATGATTTCTTAAAATCAGGTTTTTACAAATGTAATAAAAAACTAACAAAGCCAGAAACTTCTATGACGGATGTTACGGATGCGGCATTAAGCTCAAACACTCCTTTGTTATTAGCAGGAAGCAGCAGTCTTGGCAAGTCGGCAAGAGTTTATCAATGGGCAGAAAAAAACAATGCGGAAGTTATTACAATTTTATTATCTCAAACTGACCCTGCATTAGTAATGGGTAGACCAGATACGGTAAAAGCGATTGATTACATGGCGGGAAGCGTTATTTCTTCTGATTCAAAAATAAGAAATCCTCAAACTGGTTTATATGATGATAAAGTTTCTGTTCAAGGAATGGATGGAAAGCCTGTTGAAATAAACCAAACTCGTTACGCTCAAAGCAATTTAGAAAAATCTGAACCTGAACTTTATCACGATTTAGCGGTAGATTTTCCTCCTGCTTTAGCTAAGTCTTTTACGACAAGAGTTCCGGATAGAAAATTAAAATCTCAAATGGAGGATATAATTTTCAACAAGAAAAAAACTTGTATTATATATTTTGATGAGGTAAATATATGCTCAACTCCTGCCGTAATGAGTGCGATTTTCGAGTGTTATTCGGACTCAAGAGTGTTTGGCATTGACTTTTCTTCTTTTAAAGACAGAGTAAGAATTGTTTGCGCTTGTAACTTAAAGGGTTCGGGAGTATTAGATTTGGACACGGCTTTTGGCGCACGGTTTATGACGTTTGCCAAAGAAAAATATGATATTTCGGATGCCAAAGCCTATTTAAATTACGCTGAAACTAAATTAGAAAAGGGAGAGTTTTCTCCAATTTTATATAAGCATTTGAAAGCTTTAAGTCCAACAGATTTATTGGATTTTCTAAGTTCTGTTGACCAAACAGATCAAGGGCAAAAATATGCTGAATCGACGGCGTTACCTTCTTCAAGAAGTTTTGAAACACTAAGTCAGTTTTTAAGTTCTGATTCCTACTCTTATTTACGAGGCTCTTTGGTTTGGGCTGATTTAGAAGTAGATAGCAGATTTAATAGTATTGAAACTTCTAATTTAGCTTTAGATACTTCAAAAGACAAATTAAGGGATTTGTGTGATTTAGTTTCCTCTCGTTTATCAAATTGGACTTGTTTACGTTCTGACCCCAACGGCTATTATGCAACCACTTTAGTAGGAACATTAAATGCCAGCGGCCCTAAAATAAAAGAGTTATTTGAATACAATTATAATTTGGCATTTAAAGACGCTTCTGTTTCAGACGATAAAAAATTAAAATCCTGTAATTCTTTAATGGTTTTAATTAAGGCTATGCGAGATATGGAAAAGAGGGTAGAAGATAAAAGAAGAGAAACAACAAATAATATCATTGGCCCAGAAGCAGGTTCAAAATTTTTAAATTTTTATAATCCTTTAAGTGGCATGGATGGGGATATGTATGAGATTCCGGATTTGGGAGACTTAAAATTAATACCTGTTTATTGGAAACAACAATATGCTTTAGCGGATTCTTCTGTTAATGAAGGCGGAAGAATCAATCTAATTAATTCTTTGTCTTTGGAATTTACGAAGTTTTGGAGTTCTAAACCAGAATTTAAAGAAGATCAATGTTTGGCATGGTTAAATTCTTTGTTAAGTCCAATTCCTCAAGTGGATGTTCAAAAAGATGCAGTGATTTCTTTAACAACAAATCCAGACACGGATATAATTTTTTATAAATTGTCTGAAGACAGTCAGAAAATTATTTTAACACAGGTTTACGGCGCTAAAGAAGTAGATTCTAAATGGAATGATTTAATTGCTTCTCGAAACCCTGAAGCGCAAAAAACAATTTCTACTGGAAATCTTTTCCCAATGGATGAATCTTTTGCGGCCAAGTTAAGAAAGTTTGGTTTTGCGGTTTAGAGGGGGGGGTAGGGTTTGTAAAAAGAGGAAGTTGAAATCTTGTTTAATTTCAAATTTCAACTTCCTCTTTATTAAAAATAAAAAATGTTACAAGTAGATTTTCTTTCTTATATATTTCTTCGTTTGGGTTTTTCTGATGAGGTAGCTTATCAAAAGACGTTAAGCGAACAAGACAGGGTTTTAGTTTATATTCCGTTAGATTTTAATTTGTTAGAATCTAACTTTCGGGTATGTGAATCTTTAATTTTACAAACTCAGTTTGATTTTGATAAGATTACGTTACCTTATAAATACTTCGATTTCGGTTCAAAGAGTTGGGTAAATGTTAAATTAGATTTTGAGTTATTTAAATCTGGTGTGCAATTGGAAGTTACAACCACGTCTGTAGAGGTTAAATCTCCCAGTGGAGTTTTATTGGAGTGTCCAACTTTTGCATTGAGGGACATCTTTTTACCGGAATATAAAACACAAAATGATTAGCAACATTTACAAAATGGATGAATTTTTAGAGGGTTTTTCCGTCCGTCCTATTCCTCCAACTCTTAGCACAAATTTATTGGATATAAATTTAATTTACCCTGTAAAACAAAACGGCGTTCCGGGCATGGCTCAGACCATTATAGAAGTTAAAAAAAGTTCTGCTTTAAAAACTAATATTTCAACTGCTCAAGTAAATTTTAATAAAGACGGTATTTCAACTTTAGACCCTAATTGGAAAGTAAATTCACAGTGGGATTCTTATTCTTCTGTAGGAAAACCTTTAGGAATTAAGAATGAAAAAATTCTTCCGGAGTGCGATGCTTATTCTTTTTGGAAGCAGTGTGAAAAAGAAATTTACGATACTATTTACATAGCTGCTAAATCTTCTTATTTAGTTTTGATGGGGATTGATAAAACTGTTGTTAAAAGTTCAGGGATGTATGCTGCCATTGGGCCTAAACAATCTACTTTAAAAGCGACAGGAAAATATGTTTTTGAAATGGTTTTTAATCCGAGCAATTTATTAAAGGTTGCTTTGGATTTTTATTTTTATTATCGAGAATATTTTAAAACTTTTAAAGACGCTTTTATTTACACCTATGCTTTTATTTTCATACATGAAACGTTACATCTTTCGATGGATCATTTCACGACAAAAAACAAAGACTTACAAGATTTACAAGCTGAGGGCGGGGGAGGTCACATGACAATTAATAAATTAGCGGATATGACAATCAATTTAAGAACCGCTAAAAGATTAAGTTATTTAACTAAGTCTGTAGCTTTAAGACCGATTGGTTTTTATACTACAAAAACAGAGTTTCATGGTAATGCCAGCTCTAATTTTTTTAAGTTTTCTGATTTATCTTCTTTACTTTCAAAAATTTTTGGTTTTTCATTTAGTTTTAGCTCTGTCCCTTCTAATTTAGGAGCCTACGAAATTAACCCGACAGATTGGATTAACATGGAACTTACGATAAGTCCTGATTTAGTAGATGATTTTTTTAATTCCAGTTCAACTTCTTTTTTGTCTTTTGCAAAAAATATAAGAGATTTCTTTTTAATTAATCCCGAAGTGGGGAGTTTAAGTTATGCTCAGAAAAAAGAGAAGGAGATAAAAATTTCTTTAGAGGATTTAGAACCTGCTGAAACTTGTGTAGGAGAGATTTTATATTCCGCTAAAGCTGGAAAGGCGTTGGGTGATTTATCAGAAGAAAACTTAGGTAGAATTATATCTATTTGTTCTGTTCTTTCTTCTGAGAGAGGGAAATTAGTCGGGAATACAGACCCTCAAAAAATAGAAGATTACGGTGATTTGTTATATCAACAAATTGATAAGTTAAATAAGTTTTTAGTTGGTTTATTTCCTTCTCCGGAAATTTCTTTGGAAACGTCTTAAAAAATTATGTCAGATCAAGCAACAATTTTAAAAAAAATAGCGGTTACAAATAAATTCGCAAAAGAAAAATTAACAGGTTTTAAATTTCCTTGGGGTGGAAAGCCTGATCCATTCGCCAGAGTTAATGATTTAGAGGGTGGAGATATTACGATTAATTCCGGGGGCGGAGAAGATTCTCCTCCTTCTAATCCTTTGGACAAACAACCTCCTACAAAAAACAAAAATGGAACTGTTACTTTAATGGGACAGAACAGTTCTTCTCCTCCAAAAACAAAGGGGGAAGAAGAAAGCCCAGAAGACGATGATGCGAAAACTATTGATAAAAGAAATGGTGGCGAACCGGGACAAGATAACCAAGATAAAAATAATGAAAAAGGAGACGAAAAAGGAGATGAAAAACCACAGGGGGGACAACAAAAACCCCAATCTCAAAATTCTGATTCTAAAAAAAATTCTGATTCTAAAAAAAATTCTGATTCAGAAGGTAAAAAATCCGATGAGGATATTGAAAATTATTTAGATGAACAGGGTTTAACGGGAAAAGAAAGAGAAGATAAGAAAAAACAATTAGAAAAAGAACGCGGAAAAGATTCCGAGGAAGAAGATGAGGGTTCAGAAGGAGGGGATGGTGTTTCCGGTTCAAATTCTTCTGAAGAAGGAAAACAAAAATCAAATTCTAAACCGGAACAAAAGGGCGGTGATGGGGGAGACACTCAAAATTCTCCGCAACAAGATTCTGGAAAACAAGAAGGCAAGGAGAAGGGGACTCCCGGCCAATCTGGTCAAGAGGGCGAAGAAAACACTCCTGACCCAACTTACAGCCCGGAAGATGCCTCTTACGATAAAGCGAAAGAAGACGCTAAAAATAGTCCAAGAGATTTTTCTGGTAAGAGCCAAACGGAGGAGCAAAAAGCATCTGAACAATTAATTAGAGATGCTTTAAAAAAAGCGGACGCAGAAAAGAAAGCGGACAACACTGATGATAACGGAAAACCTGTTGAAAAAGGAAAAGATTTAATAGCGGATTCTTTAAAAGCGGACGGTGCGGGTGAAATGGTTCCTACTGATAATTCTTCTAATTTAAATTGGAAGTTAAGATTAAGAGATATTTTTAACAAGGGAATTAACTCTGAAATTTATGTAGATATGACAGAGGTTTCCATTGTTGATAAAAGAGCAGATGGAAATATGAGAGACAAGCCCAAACCTAAAACAGTTGTTTTAATTTGTGATATGTCTGGTTCGATGGATGAAACTAAATATAAATTAGCTTTTCAACAATTGGATGCTGTTTTACAAGCGTTACCAACCACTTCAGTAAAACCGGAAGTTGTTTTTTATACTTCTTACAATAACGCACAAAGCCATTTAATTAAGTTGAGAGGCCCAAGAAAAATATCTGATAAATTAAATAAGATGGTCGGTGCGGGTTCTGGAGAGTTAATTGTTTTCAATGAGAAGTTGCCTTATATGTTAACCCCCGATAAAATTGATTTGTTGATGTTTTTTACAGACGGTGAATTTACAGAGTCCCTTCCGGGTAGTGGATATGGTAGAAAACCTTTAAATGATTATGCTGTAAGAACAATCCGACAGTTGGGAAGAGAGAAAAAATTATTTTGGGTTTTAACTCCCGATGGTGTTATTGATTCTTCTTATGGAACAAGCATAAAAGAAATAGACCCTTCTGCAAAAGCCCAAAAAAGAGTTGTATGGATGAGATAGGAATTAAGTTAGAAAAATTTTAATTTGTAATAAAAACCCTGTTAGATTAAATTTCTAACGGGGTTTTTTGTTATTTTTTTATTAAAAGTTAAAAATTAAAATTTGAATGCATATAGAAAAAAGAAATCTTTTTAATTTGTTTTAAAAAGAGTTTTTTTCATGCTTCAAGTCTTAAACGAACAAGTAGGCCACATTACAGAATCTCGCAGGGTATCTAAGCCCGGAGTGTTGCGTGAAATGGAGGGTATTTTTTCGGTGTCGGATAGAGTTTCTTTGAGTGACAATCGGAACAACCGTTTATATTCAGAAAATTTATTGAGAAATAAAATTTTAAATTCTCCTCAGACACAGGAGAAGATGAATAAGAAATGTTTGTTAGGGGAAGCGGATCATCCGGCAGATAGATTGGAAGTTCGTATTAACGAGGTTTCTCACAGGGTAGCGGAGATGTATTACGAAGACGGCTACATAAAAGGTAGAATAGAAGTATTGGATACACCTTCTGGGAGAATTGTTGATACGTTAAGTGAAGCGGGCGTTCAGATTGGGATTTCTTCAAGGGCGGAGGGAAGTTTAAAAGATGAGGGTTCTAAGAAGCGTGTGAATGAGAACGATTATTTTTTTCATACATACGATTTAGTTTTGAATCCGGGTTTTGCATCTTCCGTATTAAGTCCGGTGTTGGAATCTGTTGCAGAGAACTCTTCTACTCTAAAAACAATGGAAGAGCAAGTAGGAATTTTAATTGAAGAAGAGACAAATTTATCAACTTTAAATGTTTATGAATCTGTTTTACGTTCAATTGGAAGTTCTGTTTTAAATCCGTTGTTAGAAAAGTTAGAAGAGAAAAAAGATTCGTTACAAGTAAGTTCTCCAAAAGAAATAGAAATTCCGGCTCACACTTTGGGTTTGATTGAATCTTTATATCGGGAGCAAAAAGAAAGTAACGAAGAGATAGAATCTTTGCAAAAACAATTGAAACAGAAAAATTTTCAGAACACTTTCTCTGAAGACAAAGAGCTATTGGCTCAAGAATTAGCTGTTTCAGAAGGTTTCTTAAAAGAAGCTGAACAAGTTAGTTTCCATTTTAAAGAAAAGGTAGAAGAGTTAGAAGAAGAGTTGGAATCAACTCGGAAGTTTCGTTCACGCAATTTAAATTCTCAAAGAAAAATCAACGAATTAGAAGTTGGTTTAAAAGAAAAAGAAGAGGAGTTAGAAATTATTTTCCAAGAGCGAGCAGAGTTGGAAAGCAAATTAGAAGAGAGAAAAAGAGAATTTGAAGAGGGGTTGAACGAATCAAATAGGAACTACGAATTTTTAGAAAAGAGAAGTTTAATTTTGTTAGAGTTGTTAACAACTCACGAAGAGGATTTCTTGGCTGAGTGTTTAGAGTTTTCTCGCGGTTTGAATGAAAGTTTAGTAGAGAAATTAAAATCTGGCTCTAAGTTTTTTTACGATACAAAAGAAAATGTTGTAGAAGAGAACAGAAAAACAGTTTCTAATAAAACTACTCTTAATCAATTAGAAGAGAACATTGAAGAAAAAACTGTTGAGTCTAATTTTTTGGGCGGGGACAATGTTTTTGAACATGGTTTATCTGATAAGAAACCTTTCAAAAATTCTTCTAATTCTAATAAGTTAGAAAAGAAGGGAGTTAAAACCAATCAAATTTTATTTGAATCTCAGCCAGTAAAAGTTGTTAGTTCAAAAGAAGATTTCCAAGCAGAAAATGCTTTGGGATTACCTTCTGGTCACATGAGTAAGTTTAGTCGTTTATTTACGTCTTTGTCTTCAGGTTAGAAAAGCATTTCAAAAAATTTTTATGAACACCCTTGATGGAACACCTTTAATGGAAAATGCGCGTCGGGACAATACCGAGCGTCTTTTTGAAACATGGACTCCTTACCTTTCAAAAGTTATGGAGCATCGCCCTAATCTTTCAGAGCTTGCGGCTTACAACTTAGCCCAAGTTTTAGAAAACACTCGTTCTTTATTTTCTGGCGCCAATCGCGGAAGAGTTAACGAGACAACTCAAGTTGGAGATGTAAACCAAGATCGTCATTTTTATTATGACGTAATTGCCAGCGTATTTCCCAACATGGTAGCTCAACAGTTTGTTTCTGTTCAGCCAATGACTTCCCGTATTGGAGTTATTTCTTTCTTAGATTATTCTTACGGTTCTAACAAAGGTTCTATTAATCGTGGCGAGATTATGCAAAATCCTCGCACGGGTCATAGAATTGGAACTGGGGCCACTAACTATACTGGGGAAATTATTGATAATGAAGAGGTCGGTAACACAGGTGGAACAGCTTATACGGGTAGTTTGAGCTATTTGCCCGTTCGTCCCGGTTCAGTTATTTTTACAATCGGTGCTATTAGATTAATTGATAACGGTTCTGGTGTTTTGGTTAACGGTAATTCAACGGGAACACCTCTAACAAGTGCGGCTGCGACTGTTAGCTACGATAACGGTCAGTTTGCTTTGACGCTTTCTGCTTCAGCAACGGATAACGTTTATGTAACGTATGAATATAATAATGAACATTCTCCTTCACAAGTGCCGGAGATGAACATTCATATTGACAACCGTTCAATTACTGCTCGTTCAAGAAAATTAAAAGCTCTTTATGCTTTGGACGGTGCTTACGATGTTCAGACTCAGTTTGGTTTGGACATGGATGAACTTATTCTAAAAGCCGCGTCTTCGGAAATCATGTATGAGTTAGACTCAGAGATTTTCAATGACCTTCTTTTGGGAGCTTCTGGCACTTCAACTTGGTATTCCAAGCCACCCCAAGCGGTTTCGATGCTTGACCACAAAACAACTTTTGTGGATGAATTGATTAGTGCATCTAACTCAATTTATAGCGCGACACAGCGTTATGGCGGTAACTTCGTAGTGGCGGGCGTTGGCGCTTGTTCTGTTTTGGAATCTTTAGGAGCCCCTCGTTTCGTTTCAACTGGTGTTACTGGAAACGGCCCCCACATTTGCGGTGTTTTGGATGGTAAGTGGCAAATCATTAAAAATCCTTATTATAACATTGACACTTATTTAGTGGGTTATAAGGGTGAAAGTCCAATTGATGCTGGCTATGTTTGGGCGCCTTATCGTCCGTTGTTTTCAACTCAGTTAATTCAAACTGCTGACTTTACGGCTCAAAGAGGATTCTCTTCAATGAACGGCAAAGCAATGATTAATCCCGGTGCTTATGTTCGTGGCACAATTATTCATACTCAGGCTCCGTAATAAATTTTAGCGGGTAAAAAACTAAGTTAAAAAATTAAGAAAGAGTGATGTTTTGGGAAAGGATTTTAAAACCTCTTTTTTAGAACTTCGCTCTTTTTTAGTTTAGAAAAGAGAAAAAAAATTATGTCAAATACAAACAGTGAAAATAACGATGCCGTGGGTTTAGATTACGGCCAAACTAATGAAGTTCCAAACGATGCCAACCCTAAAATTTCATCTGGGGCACCTGAAGGAAAAGTTTTAGGTTATGTTGAATCTTCTGATGAGGTTTCGGAAGCCGCTCTTCCAGTAAAAGAAGAATTAAAAGCGGTAGGTGCGGATTACGGTTCACAAAACGCATCTCACAATGACGTTAACCCTAAAATTCCATCTGGGGCACCTGAAGGGGAGGTTTTGGGTTATGTTGAATCTTCTGATGAGGTTTCAAACTCTAAAACACCTGTTAAGGATGAAATAAATGCTTTAGGTGGCGGTGACTACGGGCATACTAATGAAGTTCCTAATGACGCCAACCCTAAGATTCCTTCGGGTGCCCCAGAAGGGGAAGTTTTAGGTTATGCTTTACCAACAAGCATTAGAGAGGATACGGTGGAACCTTTTACGGCTTCTCCCAACACAGAAGTCCCTGTTTTTGGAGGTGAGATTGACACCACAAACGGTCAAGCTGATTCTTCTCGTGCTGCTAATGAAGTTGTAGGGGAAACAATTCCTGATTTAACTCAAACAGTTTTTCAAAACGTGGACAACGCAACTAAAGTTTCTGTTTCTGAGGGTTTAGCGGATAGCACACAAAAGAAAGGGTTGCCAGACAGATCACTAACGAAAACTTTTTAAAAATTAATTTAACTTAGAATCTTCGCTCTTTGTTTTATGTTATTTTTTAATTTAGGTTTAAATTTTCTCAATGCCTAAAGTCACACAGCCACAAGTTGTCGCTTATGTCAAATCTTCTTTAGGTTATCCGAGTGTTAACATAGAAGTGTCTGATTCTGTGATAGAAGCTCATTTAGCGGTAGCTTTGTTGTTTGTGGCTCCTTATTATTCTGGAACTGTATTTTTAGAGAAGAATTTTAATACTGTTGTAGATTTAAGGGATGATAAAGTTGAAGAAGTGGTTCAGGTTTATGAAACCACTTCTTTAAACTCTGATTCTTTTGTTTCGGGTTTAAATTTTGGATTAGCTAATACATATAATTTAAGTGTAAATCCAATCGACAGAGCGATAAACTCTTATAATCAAGCGGAGTTAGTGTCTTCTTTGGGGAGAAACTTTAAATTTATTGATGGGAGGTTATACGTTTACGGATATGTAGCTTCTACAATTTCTATAGAGTGTTTAAAAACTTTGGAATCTGTAGAAGAGTTGCGCGACCCTGTTATGATAAATTATCTTTTGGAGTATACTTTAGCCTTAACAAAAATAACTTTAGGAAATATCCGTAGAAAATTTAGTATTTCTTCTAACCCTGTTCAGATAGATGGTGATGCAATGGCTTCAGACGGTCAGAGTCAAAAAAGCGATTTAGAATCGAGAATAAAAGAGGGGAATGTAGGAATCTTTTTTGTTGAGAGGTAGAAGATTAGAGTTTTTATTTTAAAAATTTAAAATAAAAAGAAGATATGAAAGATAAAATTTAAAAGGAATATGTTTAATTCTTACATTCAGAATCAAGTAGAACAAAAGTTTTCTTCTTATTTCGGCCCCAAATTATTTTTACAAAAATTTAAGTCTTCTCTAAATAAACTTGAATTTTTAAATTCGGGTGCTACTTCAGGTATTCAATTTACGATTTTCTTTGATGCGTCTCAGATAAATGGGACGTGTTGGAACTCAAAAGACCCTGAAGACTTCACAAATTTCACAAAGTATACATCTGAGGGATGCGTAGATTCTTATTTAAGTTTTGTTATTTCTTTTTGTCAATGGTTGGAAGAGACTTTTAATTATTCAAAAACCCCTGAATATATTTCTCAATCGGTTTTAGCAAAAACTCCAGAAACAAAACAAAATCCTTTTTTCTTAAATATGAGTAAGCTAAGAGAAAAAGGAGATGGGGATTCGGGGGTGTTTTTAAATTATTCTCCTAATTTATATTCTTCTCCGATGGGGGAGGGTTCTTCCAATGTAGATTTAAAAGAGGTTTATATTTTTTGTGAGCGTCAAATTAAGGGTCAGTTGTTGGAGAATAGGGTTCAATTAATTTTAAACGAAGACAGTGTTGAATTACTTTATCCTAAATATGAAGCTGTTTTACGAGCAACAATCGGGGGTAATTTTGAAATAGTTTCTTCAATTGCTTTACCTTCTAAGTTTTCAATTGATTATTCTTCTCCGATTAGCACACAAAATATGTGTCGTATTTTTTCTCGTTGGTTTTTTTGTGAAAGTGAGTTAGGTTTCTATTTATAATTAACAATTTAATATAGGAATTTAGAAAGAAAAATTTAAATTTTTAAATCATGTCTAAAACAAAGGTATTGAGAGAGATTTTTGAAAGGATTGTTGTTTCTAATAAGGAAACCGATTTCGATGTTAATCCCCATTTATTTTTAGGGGAAAGCAAGATGCAAGTTTTGGGTATCAGTCCATTACACAGAGTAGGTTCTGAACAAATTGTTGAAAGAGACAAACCTCTTTCTTCCACTTCAAGTTCATCTGCTCCTAAAGATAATGGAAAATCCGATGAACAACATCAAGCGGAAATGGATTCTTGGTTAAAGCGCAATCAGGAGTTTATGGGTTCTCAAACTCCTGACGAACAAAAAGCTATTAAAAGTTGGAAGTCCAATCGTTACAAACAAAAAGCTTTTGGTATTACGGGACAATTAAAACCGGGAACTCCTTATAACAAAGAGTGGGCGGTTCGTCACCAACAAAGAGTAATGGTAAAGTCTCCTGACCAGAAATCTCTTCAAACTTCAAAAATAAAAGTTTTGAATATGATTAAGGTTACGAAGAAACGGGCAGCTTCAGGTCGCTGGAAAGTAAATTTTAAGAAGTCAATTGACAAGCGTCATGCTTTAGGTTTGAAAGCGGGTTCAGGAACAAGGAAATATAATCCCAAGAAACTTTTAAACAATAAGTCTTTTCAAAATCAAAAGTTTTACGATAAGCGCAAGGAGTTGATTCAAGCACATGGCGGCGAAGAGGGTGCGAAAAAACACGTTGATGATTTGATTGCAAAAGACAATTTAAATGTAAGGGCTTACAATGCTGGAAAAGAAGGTGCTGAAAAATTCTTTCATTCAACTCTTACGGACGATCAACACAAGGAATTGGGTGGTTTGAGAGGCTTGTCAAAAGCGAAGAAAATCCGTCAATTTAAACAAGCTGCTCATCCTGATGTTTTAGACAAAATGGATAAGATGGTTGGTGGTGATGGTTATAAAGAAACGTCTAACTCAAAAGATTCCGATAAGAAAACAACTTCAAATAACACTTCAATTTCAAAAAGAAAAAGTTCAATTGCCAATGTTCAATTAGAAGAATCTTATTACAAACTTCCTTCTCAGAAGAAATTGAACGAAGCATTAGAGAACGACGAAGAATATGCTACTTACGAACAGTTGTTCCAAACATATTTTCCTGATTTTGATGTTACTTATGTTGACACCGATGCTGGAGCAACTTTTACATTAACGGATGATGATGGGGATGTTGTTTTAACTTTAGTTGTTTTAGAGAATGAAAATGACGAAGATGATTTGGAAGAAGAGACAGATACGGTAACAGTTTTCGTTGGGGACGGTTATGAGTATTTAGAATCTGTTGTTCAATCTTATGAGGGAGACGAAGGCGTTTTCCCTTCCGAAGATTTAGAAGATTTCTTGGATGAAGCTTCACAGTTGTATTACGATACTGAAGATGAGGAAGACGATGAGGTAGAAGATGACGACGGCGAAAATGTTTTACAACAAGATGGTATGGGTAACTTTGTTACAGTTGAAACTCCTTCTTCTTTAGCAAAAACAGAATCTGGATTTTACGGAGATTAAAATTTAAAAAAATTAAATAAGAAGATAAGATAAACAATAACAATTAAACATCTTATCTTTTTATTTAATTTTATTTTCAAATGAAAAAACAAATTTCAGAGGGTTTTTTACCTTTAGAAAAATTCAACAAAGTTTTCTACAATGATCCTAAGTTATGGTCTTCTTCGGCTAACAAGTTAGATTATAAATTTGAAGTTTTAAATACTAACAGTTGGAAAGTTTATTTACCTAACAGTGTTATCTTATATGTAAATACGAAAGGGGATTTTTATATTGAATCTAAAGAGAGAGATGTTCAAATTGCATTGGATTCAATGGCTGTAGTTTGGAGTGATTTATATTTAAAAGACATGTATGAGATAGAAGATTTTTTTAAATTTGTAAATGAAACAATAGAAAAGAAATTACCCAAACAAACTCCTCTTTCTTACCCAACAATTTCCATTGAAAATTTAAATTTAAGTTCAACAGATTCTCAAATAAAAAGATTACAAGAAATAGCTGTTTTAGCTAAAAAATATGGTTTTAAATCTAAACTAAGTAGAAATGCTTCTTATGTAGATTGTGGTAAATTAGCAGATGGTGTAGAATTTAACATAGGTTTTAGTGGAAACCTTTCTTTTACGGGCTTTGATTGTAAAAAATGGGAGTGGCTTTTCCCTCTTCAAAGAGGTTTAGGAAGAGATTTAAAAGACATTGAAGTTTTATTTCAATTAATTAAAAAACAAAATTCTTCTTTAATAATTAAAGAGTCTTCAAACTTGGAAGCTGTCAAATCATTACAGAAAAGACTGTTTAAAAATTTAAATTTGGAAGTAGAAAAAGCGGGTTTTGAGCCGGGAGAAGTTTTAGAAATTACGACTTTTTCTAACAAAGTTTTGATTCATCTAACAGCAGATAAAAAAGAAGATTTAACGGAATTAGAAAACATTATTTCTAATAATGAAGTTATTAAATCTATAGACTCGGACAGTTTAGACTGGGAAGGGCATAACGATTTTATGTCTTCTGTCAATATTTCTTTAAAACAAATTAAAGAATCTTATGATGATGAAGAAGACGACGGAGATTTTTCTCGTAGTCTTCCAGACATAGAATCTGACATTAAAGCAAAAGAACCTCAAGAAAAAGATAATAGAGAAGAAGAGCTAACTAATTTTATTAAATCTTTGTTGGGTTCTTCCGTTAGATTAAAGACGGTTAAAAAATCAAAAACAAAAGTTTCTTTGATAGGAACTAATAAAGGAAAGACGGTTCAAATAGATTATGACAGTTCTAATTCAATAGAAGCCACAGTTTTAACTCTTTCGGTTTCTCCTGAACTTTTAGTTAAAGACAAGTTAAAAAAATACAATTCTTTCTTTTTAGGGGATGGAGATTTGTGTTTTCAAAAAGAGGCAGTAGAACCTATCGGTTCTTTCATAAATAAAATGATTAAATTTAAAAACCCTTCTTCTTTACGAGAAGACGTTAATCCAGACAACGAAGATGCTGTCTTAGATTTGGACAGAGTGGAGACTTTGTTAGACAATCTTTTTTCTGATTTCAATATGGAATCTAAAATTGAAGGTGGAACATTAACTTACGGTTATTTAGAAGACGGCGACACTCTTGAAATCACAGAGGAGGGCGAAGTTTCTTATGATGGTTTAATGGAGTTGGCAACCAAAGTTTTTTCGGAAGATTCCGAAATTGATTCTTTTGACGATGAAGATGATTTAAATTCTTTTCTTTCGGATTTTGCTTCTGCTTTTACGGAAGTCATGGAAGCATTAGAAGAAACCGTTCCCGATTCAGAAGATGAAAAAGAAGATGTAACCGAGGAAGGAGAGGTTTCCGAATCTTACAATCCCAAAAAAGGAGGCAGAGTTGTTTTTGAATTAGAAGGCGAAGTTTACGGGGGACAAATTTTAACTTGTGAGAATCTATCTGTTTCAAAGACTCCGAATTGGAACATTGTTTTCTTAGATGAAGAAAACGAAATTCAAAATATTACACAAGATAGAGATGGGGCTTTAAATTTTAAATTTTCTCGTTTAGAAAATAAAGTAGGAAAAACAAATTCTTTATTAGAACAGGTAGAGAATCTAAGTCCAGACATCTTAACTTCTCTTTCTGAAGGAATTTTTAGGGCGGTAGAAGTTTTTCCTGAGTTGTCAATTGAACAAGTTTTTGAAACACTTTCAGTTTTCAAGGGCGGTTTATTTGAAGGTTTTCAGTTTCGTCGCACGGTTCACGGTTTAGTAAAACAAAGAACTGGTTTAATTCATCATACTGCGGCTCAAATTGCGGGTTTCCGTCATGCTGCTCGTATTCGTGCCCGCAAGCCAAAAATGAGTGCAACGATTAGAAATAAAATTAAAAGAAGTTTAATCAAAGCACATAGGAAAGGTTTCTTCAAAGATGCTTTAGTAACTCGCAGAGTGGGTAAGTTTGGTTTACAACAGAACAGACTAAAGAAATTTAATTCTTCTAACAGGTTTCAAAAACCTGATTTAATGACAAAACCTGTTGTTCAACATCCTCAATTAGCTTTTTCAAAACACGAATCTAATAGAACAAACAGAAAGAACCCATTTTTAATGGAGTCTAATGAATTGGAAGATTATGGCGATGAAGGGACTGTCAAACAAATTTTAAATTTTATTGCTCGTTATTATCGTAAAGCAAACGGCTGTCTCACTCCTAATTTGACGGGTCTTTTTAAATCTGAGAATATCAACCCAACTTCGGGTTTGAAAATTCTTGATGGTTTAGTAAAGTCGGGTTATTTAACGCAAAAAGCCTATGGGGACAAAGAAGAAGAAACTTTTGAATACGAGTTTTCTTCTCAGGGAATAAACTGGTATAAAGGATTAAAAGAATCTTTAATGGAAGATGATTCGGATTCTCTTAAAAATACAACTTTAAAAATTCTTTCTTGGGTAATTGAATTAGATTCAAAAGACGAATCTTTTACGTTAACTAATAAAAAATCGAAAGTTAACATCGAAGTTTCAAAATCAGATGATGCTAAAAACTACGCTGCTTTATTAAAACTAATGGATGAGGAAGAAGTAACTGTAAGAGTTTCTGCTTTCTTCAAACTCCTTCCCGGTCTAAAGAAAGTGCAAGAGAGTCGTTTTGTTAGCTTATTCAACGATTCGGACGCGGATGAGGAAGAAGAGTTGACTTACGAAGATGGTTATTTAATGTTGGGGGATTATAGGTTTATTAACAGAAAATTTTCTTCTTTAGATAAGGCTCAAAAATGGTTGAAAACTCTCAAACTAAAATTTTCAATTAAAGACCCAGAAGATGAGGGGTATCACGAAGACGATAAAGTTTCCGAGGGTTATTCTTTTAAATCTAATAAAAATTTAAAAGAGAACAATACAAAAACTTATACGGCCAATTACGAAGAAACAGATTTTTATAAATTTGGTTCCTTGGCGGGCAGAGTAAAAGCTCAAGCTAAAGCCCGCGAGCGTTCCATTGCGGAATCAACGGGAAGAAAGTTTAGAGACTTAGTTTCTTTAACTGAGCATTAAAAAGAGATTATAAACAAATTAAAAAGACCTTATCTTTTTTGATAAGGTCTTTTTTGTTGTATATATTAAATAAATAAATAAATAAAGAAGTAGGAGACAACAAAAACCTTAAAAAATGTTTGACATAGAAAAACTATCTTTTCCAAGCATAGACCCTCAAACCAACGAAGTAAATTATTTGAGGGATAGGTTTTACGAATCTCTTTCTATCAGGGGATATAAAGCAAAAATTTATTTGGTAACATCTGAAACGGACGATTACAACATGGATGCTAATAATATTTCCTATAAGGAACCTATTTCAAGTTTTTTACATTTGGAAGAATACCCTAAAAGAACAATTTTATCGGCATTTGGTTGGATGAGTGAAACAGATCAACAACAACCGATAGCTTATTTACCTACATATTATTACGATCCAATAACAAAAGAACAGTTTAATTTTTATCCGAAAAGAAATACAAAAATAGAATTAGAGTATGATTCTTTATTTAGCGAACATTCTTCTCGTTTATTTTTAGTTTCTGACATTCAAGCGGATAGTCCTCATGTTATTAATTGGATTTGTTTGTTAGTTCCTCATAGGGAGAAGTTAGTTCTTCCTATTTCAACGATTCCTCTTCCTGACGACGATTTAGTTTCACAAACAAGTTTCGATGCGACTTCTACGGGGCCAATCGGAGATTCTGATTTTAGATATTTAAATCCTAACAGTCCTAATAGGAGAAGTTAGTTAATTAATTTAACTTAGAGTTTTAATTTTTTGTATTTTTATAGTTTAATTTTTAAAAATTTAAAAAGTGTTACCTTCTCATTTAATTTTCAAGTTTCATAATTCTCATTTAAAGAAAAATAAGTTTTATGGAACTTTGGATTCAAAAAACAAGTTAAAATTTGAACAGAAATTAGAAGAAAAACATTTTAAATTTTTAGAGAGTTTGTGGAATAAAAGACCTAAAGAATATGAGAAGTTTAAAATAGAAAAGATTAAACATATAAATCATCTGTTTACGATAAGACCTAAAATCTCTTCTTATGTAGAAGAAAGGGAGTTGAAAGAAATAGAGTATGGAAGTTTAGATTCCAAGAGAAAACAAAAACCCCATAAATTTTTAAATGGGGTTTTCAATAAATTAAAAGAGAAGTCTCATATTTTAATAAAAGAGACAGAAAAAGAATTTAAAAAAATATAATATGTTTTTAACCTTGTATTCTAAAGCGGTAACACAAAAAATAAAAGCGATTTTTCCGAATACTTTTTATTCTCTTCCAGAACAATTGTTAGAAAAAGCGGCAATTCAAACAACGCCGTCCAATCTTCCAATTTTACCTGTGTTGGGGGTTTATCGTTCAAGTTGGGAAATAATACAAGATCAATCTTACGTTCAAAGTTTTCAAGGAGTAGCGGGTTTAAGAAGTCCTTCTAATACGAACGGGAATTTTTTGAAATTGAAAAGACAAGGAATAAAAATAATTTTTCAATTTGATATTGTTTCCAACACACAAAGGGAAATGGACACTGTAGCGGAGGAGTTGTATTGGTTTTTAATTTCTTATCCGAAAGTTTCTTTTCAAATTAAGAATCCGTTTCCTTTTACTTTTAACGAATCAAATTTAATTTTTCAAAATGTAACGGACAACTCTTCTCCCAATGAATTTAAACAGAGTGGTTATTTATATCGAACGACTTATGATTTTTCTTTAGAGGGTTGTTATTTAATAAATTGGGCTAATTGGGAGGAGATAAGACAGATAGATGTTGGATTGGAATTAATAACTTCCGATTAAACTTTTAACAAATCTAAAATTAAATTTGTCTCATTTTTATTTTAATTTATCATAAAGAAGAAAAGACCTATTAAGATGAAATATCAAATAAGGAACATTACAAGACAAGTTTTAAATTTGGAGGGTGGGATTACGTTGTTAGGGGGTCAAACAATTATTGGAGAGAAAACTTTTAAAATTGAAACGTATGAACAGCGTGGTTATGTGGCTTTGGTAGAACAGACCGAGGAGGAAGAAAAGTTAAATTCTTCTGAAGAAAACAAAACTGAGCCGATTGAAGCTGAGAGTGTTTCTACGGGTGTTTCGAGAATTGTTTCCAATGAAATTGAGCCTTTAAGTTCTTTAAATCAAAAAAACACGAAAGAGCCTATAAAAGAGACACCTAATTCTAAAGACACTAAGATTCTCTCTACTCCCCTTGTTTCCTAAGTTTTGGTTTAGACAGTTTCTAAATTTTAAATTATAAATTATGCTTGAATCTGCTGGAATTTTATTAACAGAAACGGAAGTCCCAATTTCCGATACAACGGTATCTCAAACTGTTATTGGTATGGTGGGAACGGCTCATAAAGGCCCGTTTAATACACCGACTTTAATTAGAAATTTGAGTGGTTACGTTTCAACTTTTGGGGTTGTGGACACCAACTCTTTTGGTAGTTTGGCAGCTTATCAATATTTAAGAAACGGCAACCAGTTATGGTATTGTCGTGTAGGAAATGCTGTTGTTTCTCCTTCTCAAACACCTGCCGCAAATTATTCTTCTTCTTCTTTTACTAATTTTAAATTAAGTGCATTAACAAAAGGAATTTGGGGAAATGACATTGCTGTTCGATTTGTTTACCCAAACCCTGATAGCGATGCAACTATTTTTAATTTAGAAGTTCATTCTTTAAATTCTCAAGGGAAATATGTTTTACGAGAATACATTAAAGGTTTAACTTTAACACCGACTTCTTCCAATTTTATTTTAACTCGTTTAGGAACAAAGAGCAGTGATGTTGTTTCGCCTAATGAATCAGGATATATAGTTGCAGAAATTTTAACTTCTGCGTTAACCCGTCCAACTGCAACTGTTGTGGGGGCATTTCTTCCTCTTTCTGGGGGTCAAAGCGGTTTAAGTCCAACAATTGCGGAAGTAGTTGGAACAACTGTTAATGGAGTTTCAACGGGTATTCAATGTTTTTCTTCTTTAGAGAACATGAATATTAATGTTATTTCGGCTCCCGGCTATACAGAGCCTACTCACATAAATGCCTTAATTACATTGGCAGAGTCTCGTTTAGATGTAATTGCTTTAGTTGACCCTCCACAAGGTTTAACTGTTCAACAAATGACAACTTGGCAATTAGATTATGTTAGTTCTTATGCTGCGGTTTATTGGCCTTGGGTTCAAGTGTTAACACCTGACAAAACAGCTGCGGTTTTCGTCCCACCTTCTTCTGTTGTTGGGGGACAAATGGCTTATAACGACAGAGTAGGCTATCCTTGGTTTGCTCCTGCGGGTTGGGATAGAGGTTTAGTAACAAACGCAATTGGTGTTGAATATATAACAAATATTTCGGACAGAGATTTACTTCAAAGCGATAATAATTCTGTTAATCCAATTGTTTATGTTAGAGGGAGAGGAGTTGCTTTATGGGGACAGAAAACCTTGGCAAGAGAAGCATTGTTAGTGAACCGAGTTAATGTTCGGAGATTGGTTCTTTATTTACGCAAAGAGATTGGGAGAGTTGCTTCTAATTTATTATTTGAACAAAACGATTCGTCTACATGGGCCAGATTTGCAATGGCGGCAGACCCAATTTTAGCTTCCGTTAAAAATTCCAGAGGTATTTCAGATTTTAAAATTAGATTTGATGGGACAACAACTTCTCAAGAAGATATTCGTAACAATCGTATGAACGGTGTAATTTATATTAAGCCTGTTAATGCTGCGGAATATATTTATTTGAATTTTACTTTAACTCCGTTGGGAGTAGATTTCAATTCTTTGGCTTAAAATTAAAATAGAAAATTAAAATATTATGGCAGATTTTTTCACTCAAGCAGACACTTTAGACACTACATCTTCAGAAGATAGAGGTGCATCCCGTGCGATGGGCTACGGTTCTTTAGCAGACGATAGGCAATACGAAGTTCAAAGGGGCAATCATTTCACTGTGATTTTCGGCCCTGCTTCTTCTAAGGACGCAAAAGCCTCCGACGATGTTTGGATTAAGACAATTGAAATGGCGGTAGAAGGTTTATCTCTTCCCAATATAACTGTGGATGCCATGAGTTTAAGTAGGGGAAATCAGACTTATAAAGTAGCGGGTAAAGTTCAAATTGAATTTGGAGAATTAACTTTACGAGATTTTATAACGGCGGATACAGAGGCCATGTTAATGAACTGGTTTTCCAAAGTTTATAATCCACAGACGGCGCAAATAGGTTTTGCGGCGGATTATAAACGACAAGCAAGGTTAATAGAGTATTCTCCAGACGGCTCTGTAGCGCGTAATTGGAAATTGGAGGGGTGTTGGCCTTCTACAATGACTTCCGGAGCTTTGAGTTCTGATAACAGCGAAAAGAAACAGGTAACTTGCCAAGTCCAAGTGGACAATGCTTACCCGATTGATCTGAGCGGAAATCTAAGAATTTCTTCATCCACATCTCCTGTAAATCCTCTTGTAAATAATTTAATTCGTATTCCTTCTGGAGGCGCTCTAAATGTTTAATATTAAAAGTGGTTAGGTTTATTATTTTAAATATAATAGCGTTTACGATTGCATTTACTTTGTTTTATCCTGCTATTCACAGCATAGAAACAAAAAAATTATTTTTAAAAAAGTAGACATTTCTATAACAATTTAGTAAAATAAAATAAGAGTTATAAAAAGAGGATTTTAACAAAAACAATCCTCTTTTTCATTAAAAGTTTTCAATGTCAACAAAATTTCAAGAAGAGGTAATGTTACCTTCAAAAGGTTTAGCTTATCCACAGGGCTATATTCCAGAGGGAAAAGTAGTTATTTCGATGATGGGCACCCAAGAAGAAAAAATCTTAGCGGGCGGTAAGATGAATTTCAATACGATGTTAACCACAATTTTGGACAGATTAATTGTCAGTCCAAAAATTGAAAGTTCAAAATTGTTAACATTGGACAGAATGTTTCTTTTAATTAAAATTAGAGTTTTATCTTTAGGTTCTAAATATTCATTTAAAATGAAATGTTCTGAGTGCGGGGAAGAATCAGAGTTTGAGGTAGAATTAGCGGAGTTAGAAATCAAAGACTTTCCAGATAATTGGACGGAACCGTTGGCTTGTCATTTACCAATTTTAGATGAAGAAATAAAATTAAGACTTTTACGGGCAACGGACGAAGTGGATGTAGATAGATATGTTCAAAAATTAAGGGCGAAGAACGCAAGATTATTTCAACAGGGCGATCCAACTTATATTCCTTTAATGGCAAAGGCTGTAGTTTCTACTTCTAATTTAGAAGAGAGTTCTTTGTTTCAAGATAAGATAGCATGGGTTCAAGAATTAAAATCAAGAGATTCTATAGCGATTCAGGATACGTTAAGCGATAACGATTTTGGGGTAGTCATGCAAACCGAAGTGACTTGTCCCGTCTGTGGTGCGGAATTGGATGGAGTAAATATTGGGTTAGACCCCAGTTTTTTTCGCCCCCGCTCCCGTTCAAAATAAACAGTATTTAGATTATATTTTAAATATGAGTTTCGAGTTAGTTTATTATGGTCAAGGTTTTACTTTGGAGGACATAGAAAATCTTTCTACTTACGAAAGGGATTTTTATTATCGGAAATTAGTAGATACCAAGCAAGAAGAATTAAAAAGACAGAAAGAACAAATGGCTAAAAACAAGTCCTAAGTTAAAAAATAAAAATTCCTTGGAATCTTCGTTCTGGGGAATTTTTATTTTCTATATAACAGATAAAGAGAAGAGGTTAGTTATTAATTCTTTTGTAATTTAATTTTAAAATCTAAACAATGCCTCCTTCTGGTTCTCCGTCTTCAGCAAGTCCGTCTTCAGCAAGTCCGTCTTCAGCAAGTCCTATAAATCCAACATCCCCTCCAAAGACGGGGCCGGGGTGGGGTGTTTCTGCGGCATGGAGTTTTTTAGCGGGAATAGTGGGTTCTTCTCAAAATGCTTGGGCGGGTGCTTTTAAAACTTTTAGTTCCACATTTAAAACTGTTTTCGATGTTAATTTAAAAAAATCCGGGGTGGGATTAAATTCTGGTTTAAAAAAAGATGTAAAAGACACGTCTATTTCTGCCGCACAAAGTTTAAAAAAGTGTTTCTTAGACCCTTTAAATTTGGGGGTTAAAAACTCTACTTTAGGTTTGTTAGGATTAGTGGCGGGAATAAGAGACGTTGTGAGGGGCCAAGGAACTTTACATGATGTTTATGTAAAACAAGGTCAAGTTACGGGATTAGATTTAGATACTTTAAAAGAGAAGGCGGAAACTTTTAGAGAAAGGATGAACAATGCCAATACTGCTTATAGTCTTTACACGAAAAAACAACAAGACGATTTTGCAGAAAGTGTTCGCAAAGAAGGAGTATCACTTTATAAATTGACAAATGGCAGGGTAGATAGAAAAGAGGTGGCAGAAAAGATGGAGGAGGTTCAAAAAAGTTCTGGAATCCGTGATCCAGAGGTTGTCCAACAAATTACTCGCCAAGTTATTTTATTAGAGAAAGCTAATGCTCCTGTTACTGGTTATGCGGATGCAGCTGCGGAACTTTATAACAATAAAAACTTTGACAAAAAAGAACTTCCTGCTCTTTTAAATAATCTTTCTCAAACACTTACTCAAGCCAAACAATCTTTAAATTTAGATGAAACTCAATCCAGTTCGTTGTTGGAGGGTTTCAAAGGCGATTTAGAGCAGGCTTTTCGTTTTACGGGAAATAACCCTGCTCTTATAAAACAATTTACTCAGGGGGATATTTTAGGAAGGGCTTATGAAAAAAGAGCGGGATTAGATAATTTTGACATTAGTAAAAAAGCAATTGAAGCTGTAGATGATAAGGGTGGTGAAGCTGCTAAAGCTTTCAGTATTATGCACGTTAACCCTGAAGAACTTATTGCGGCAATGAAGACGGGCGGTGACGCCGTTCCTAAATTTTATCAAAAGTTTATGGATAAGTTAGGTTCTTTGTCCAAAAGGGATCAAATAAACATGAAACCTGTTTGGGATTCTTTAGGCACAGGTGTTGATTTTGAAACCATTGTTTCAAAAGTCGGTTCAAGATTGCAAGGAGCCGACAAAGAATTAGAAGCTTCTTACGGTCATTTTGGAGAGGGTTTAGCAAAAGAAGCAGATTTTGTGAACTCTATTCTGGGAGATAAGATAAAGGCTCAAAGTTCTGCATTTGGAGAGAAAATTAAACATTTTGTAGAGAACTCTAAATTATCTTTATATATAGATGGTTTTTTCAAAGATTTAGGAATTGACTGGACAACTATAACTCATATTTTTGAAATTGCGACACCTTTAGTTATTTTATTTGAAAGTTCTATCAAAAGATTAGGTTTAACTTTAATTGAGATTCCGTTAAAACCTTTTAAGTTTCTTGGAAACTTGTTTAAGAGTTTTACGGGTGTTGCAGGAAAAGAAGGCGAAGAAGCGACAGTAGGATTAGCTGGAAAGATAGCGGCTTCTATTAGAGGCACATTAAAAGGTTTATTTTCTGGCGTTGGCGCAAGGTTGTTTGGAACGGCAGAAAAAGAAGGTGTAAAAGCTTCTTCTGGTTTGTTTATGAAAGTAAGTCGTTTCTTTGTAAACATTTTAGCAGACGGTTTAAAAGCTTTTGGTAGAATAGGAGAAATTTTTTCAGATTATTTTAAATACGCTTGGGGTTTGATAGCTTACGAACTTAAAAATATTTCTTTTATTCGTCTCATAGGAACTCGTCTTTCAGTCGTTAGCGGCTATATAAGCCGTTGGATTTTAACAATTTTAACAACCGCTTCTGGTTGGATTTCTTCAATTACGGCTCCTATTAGAACATGGGCATCTGGAATTTTATCTTCTATGTCTTCTTCTTTGAAGGGAACTTTTTTAAGTAAACTTGGTAATTTGGGAAAGGGAATGTTTGGAGAAATAGGGGATGTATTAAAACAGTTGGGTGGAAAGTTGTGGACTTCAATTACGGAAGCCGTTGGAATAGGGGGTGCAGCGGAAGAAGGTGAGGGTTTATTAGGTGGACTGTTAAAAAATTCTGGTAAGTTTTTAGGAAGTTTAGCGGGAAAATTGGCGGGTTCTTTAGGCGGATTAGCAGAAGGAATGTTTGGAATTTTAGAAAAATTAAATCCAATAGCTTTAATTTTTACGGTGGTAGCGGGCTATTTTCAAATTGGAAAAGCAAAAGACAAAATAAAAGCGTCAGTTAATTTTGCGGGACAAACGATAGGTGGTTTGTTAGGTTTTGCGGTAGGTGGCCCAATAGGAGCCCTGATAGGGACTTTATTAGGTGGTTTTCTATCTAAATTTTTAGAAAAGCCTGTCAGGGATTTCTTAGAAAAAAATCCGAAAGTTTCAGAGGCTTTAAGCAAGTTTGGTAATTGGATAAAAGACATTGGCGATAAAGCGATGGTTTTCTTAGGGGGTTTATGGAAAAGCATTAAAAAAATTGATTGGGGGAAAGTATTAGATGTAATTACGGGAGCCTTCTCTTCCTTTTGGAATTTTTTAAAACCTATTATTGCTGTTGTGGTTCCGGCTTTAATTGCAACGGGAAAAACAATTTGGAGATTTATTGATACGTCTTTAATTCAACCTTTTAAAACTTTATTGGCTTTATTTAAAGGATCGGGAACAAAAGAATCTACTGGAGGTTTTGGAAAGTGGCTTACGATGCTAAGGGATAAAGCAGTTGAAATTTCTAATTTCGTTCTTCCCATTATTTTTAGATTTGTGGACTGGGCGGGGAGGGCAATTGGAGGTTTATTTAAATGGTTAATTCCGGTTTTATCCAAATATTATGAAATTATAACTGCTATAGTTGCATGGTTGGCGGATGCTATCTTAGCTACGGCTAAAGTTTTATATGCTGCTTTCAATGCTATTTTACCTTGGATTGGAAAAGCTTTTGATTGGTTAGTTAAAATATTTAGAAAATATATTGAACCTTATTTAATAAATACTTTTAAATCAATTTTAGATTGGGGAGTGCTTTTCGGTAAGTGGGCTTCTAAAAATCTTCCGGAATTTTTGGATCAAACTATAGATGTATTGGGTGCATTTGTAGACAGTTTTGGAACGAGCATGTCTGTTTTATTTAAGACGTGGGATTATACTTTAGAAGCAATTGCTGACTTGGATGCGGGTTTTCATCATTTGCAAGGTTCTATTTGGTCTTTTATGTCTCACATTCCCGGTTGGTCTAAACTTACGGGGGTAACTCAGGAACAAATAGATGCAGAAAAAAGTTATGTTTCTCCTTATAGAGACAATAAAATAGGGGATGAAACAATTAAGAGTTTAGCTAATTTACATACCGCTAAAGCATTACACGCTTTAATTAAAGGGGCATTAGACCCTAAAACAAACAAACCAGACACAACAACAGATTACGGAAAAGCACAGAAACAAACGAATAATTATTTAGACGATACATTGCCTACTTTCGGCAAAGAAGTGGGGAAACCTGTTTGGGATGCCGGAGTGGGTGTTGTTAAAGGAGTGGGTAAAAAAATAGAAGGTGGGATGAAAACGGCTTATGATTGGTTAAAAGAAAAAGCTCCTGAAACAAAAGAACAAGCTGTTTCTTACGTTATTCAGGGAAAGGCTTCTTTCAGTGATATTTTATCTCAAACAAAAGATAAATTTGGAGAAACAAGTCCACAATACCTACAAGCATTAAAAAGAATCAATCCTATTTTAGCGAGTTTTGAAAAAATGAGGCATAACATTATGGCCTCTACGGGAATAGGTTTCAAAAAAATAATTGGGGGTTCTACCTTTGAGGGCATGAAAAAGGGCTTTGGTTCGGCATTAGATTGGATTAAAGATAAAATGTCCAAAGATGGTATAAGTTTTGGAGGTGTTAATGGCCCTTCTAATTCTTCTAATGGGGATTCAAGTTCTACAGGCCAAAAAAATTCAGAGGGTTATAATATTACGTCGGGAGGGCCAATGGGACAAAAAGTTTCAGCAGCTGCAATTGCAATGAATCCTTCAGGGGCTAATTTGGATGGAGATTCTGAGTGGCATCGCAATTGTCAAGTCAAAGCAAGAGAAGCTTTTCGTAAAGCAACGGGTTACAGACATTCTGCTTTTGGTCTTTCGGCGGCAGATACAATGAATAATTTCAAAAGTAAAGGTATTGGATATGCTTGGACGGGAAAAGACACTCCTATTCCCGTAGGGGCTTTAGTTTATTCTTCTGGAAGAGTTGGTAATGGTTCTGGACACGTTCAAATAATGGGTTCAGATGGTATGTTTCACGATCAATACGGCGCTCATCCTCGTCCAAAAACCCGTCCTGATTGGATTGTTCCTTCTGACGGGCTATCGCGTGGCGCGGGAGGAAAAGTTTCTGATTATAATGCACAAAATTATATTGGAGGTTCGGTAGCAACGGCTGAAAACTCTGACAATCAAAACGGAACTTACGTTAATTCTTCTGATAAAAAAGTAAAAAGTTTTCAATTTTCAGATGATTTTAAAAAACAAGTTGCGAGCGATCCGACTTCACAAAGAGAGGTAAGAAACCATTTTGGTAAAAAGGGAAAAGCAGGGCCAGCAGCTTGGGCTAAATTTTATCAATATTACGGAGATTCCAGACATTCTATTAATGTTTTAGCCAATAGAATAATTAAAAATGTAAATGAGCCTCAAAAAGACCTTCCTTTTGAGCAGACACAGCAGTATAAAAACATTCAAAACAAATATAGAATTTCTCGAAAGTCTCTACAAAAAGATAGTGAAAACTACGGGCTTATAAGTCAACTTACTGACCCCAACAATATTAATTTAAAACATTTTTCTGAATCTAACGATGAAATGTCGAACCGTCATGCTGACAGAGTTCGTCGTTCATATGAAAAAATGCGACTGAAACAGGATAGGGAAGTAGCAAAAGCAAGACAAGAATACAATGGAAATAATTTTTATAGAAAAGAACATGCACAATGGAGAATGTCCCATGAAGGCAAAGGTTACTACGGACAATGGGGAACAAAAACAATAAAAGGGAAAAGAAGGTTTGTTCCCAACAAAGTTTCTTCCGATAAACCTTCTGTTTCAGATTATCAGACTACGGGGGGTGCGGGTTCTGGTGAAAGTTTGGGAGGTTTTGATTTTTCACATTTTGGTTTAGATGCTGTAGGAAAAGGAAATTTAAATAAGTATGTAGGTGTAATAGAGGCTTCTTCTAAGGCGTCTGGTGTTCCCGGTCAGTTATTAGCTTCTGTTATGGCAGTTGAGTCTCATTTTAAAAATCTTCCTTTAAATAGTGCAGGGGCGGGGGGTATTGCTCAGTTCAAACCTTCTACTTTGAAAGAGTATGGTGGGGGAACGAAGGTAATGAATATAAAGGCTTCCATAATGGCTGAAGGCCGTATGTATGCCCATTTAATTAAAAAATACTCTGCTTCTAAATATCAGGGAAAGGGTTACTCTGCTCAAGAGTTAGCAACCGCAGCTTACAATAATGGCGAAAAGGGTTTTGAGGATTGGTGGAATAGTGGCAGGTCTAAAAATAGTCCTGAGCAAAGATACATTACGAAACTAAGAAAAGTAAATGCTTTTGGTGGCGGAAGTGATGGGGCTACTGATTCTTCTTTTCCAAGTTCAACATCTAATTCTTCTTCTAAACCTTATTCTCCCGGTGGAATGAAACACGTTGTATTAAAAAACGATCCTAATACAAATCCTTCTTTAAGTTCTTTTAGATTAAACTCGGATCAAATGGAAAAGTTTTTTGGTCAATCTACGGAGATGGGGCAAAGAGCGGGAACAATGACAAATTTTGGAATTGGAAATACAATTCAACAGGCATATAGTTCGGTTCCAAGTTCAATGACTCCTGACATGAACCCTGTTTCTTTAAATCCTACGCCTTTACCGTTTAATTTTCAAGGTGGGATAGGTTCTATTTCTTCTCCTATAAAACCGGATGCGACTTTACAAGATATAGTAGATGCGATACATAGTCAAACAAAAGTGTTGGAAGAAATGGATTCTTTTGATGGAGATGGTGATTCTGATTCTAAGAACCCTGTTAAGTTCAATAAGGACTTACCTGCTCCTGCTCTTCCTTTTGGCTATAAATTATAAAAAATTTAATTAAATTAAATTAGAATCTTCGTTCTAATTTTTAATTTTAAACAGTATTAAAAAACAATGGAACTTTCATATATTAGGGATTTAAATAGTAACAGTGCGCTTCGTTTTGATTATTTAACTGACGGGGCTGAATTTACTGACACTGTTTCTGTTTCTTGGGGAGAGCAAGCTATTATTGGGCGTTCGGAACCTTTTAGATATTACGAAGGAACTTCTAAAAGGAGCATAGGAATTTCTTTATTTTTTTGTAGTAGTGTTTGCGTAGAGGATACTTTTTATGGAATAGAAAACAATTCCAACATAAAAACTTCTTCTAATCCTGCCTATGCTACAAAAAACAAATCAATTGCTCAAAATATAAAACATCAACTTAGTGATAGAAAAGTGGGGGGAGTGGTTTGGGTAAACGAACAAGTTCCTATGGAGTGGAGAGTTGTGCATCAAGTTAATTTTTTAAGAAGTTTTTTATATCCCACTTACGTTCCTAATCAAGATGGAACGGGAGTTTCCAGAGTAGATAAGCCTCCTTTGGCTTATCTTTCTTTGGCTTCTTTTTTAAAATTTAAAGGGATTGTAACGGAAGTCGGAGTAAGCTGGAAAAGGCCTTTTATTTCTAACGATTTGCAATTGCCGATTGTGGCGGAAGTTACATTAAATTTTGATGTTATATCGGATACGCCTTATGATTCTAATATGATAAGAAACAGTTTAAATTTTTTAAACAATACTTCATTGCAAGCGGCAACACCTAATCAAACATCTTCTAATTTACTTTCTGCTCAAAACACTCAAAAATTGCCGAGTTTGCCTGAAAAATATGTTTCTTTATATAATTTAAATTACACAAACATGAAAGCGTATAAAGCTAAATCTCATGCAAGCAATTATCATACTTTATACAGTAATTACATAGATAGCTACACGAACTTAGAATCTTATTTAAATTTAAATAAAGTAACAAATGAACAGAGAGATTTCTTAGAAAAGAGATTAAAAAGTGAAAGTTTTCAACAAGTGGGAACATTACAAGATGCTTTCCATTCGGGCGGTGTAAACGATGTTAAATCTTATCCTGTAGGCGTTCAACCTTTAAAACTACCAAATTCTAATGCTTTAAATCTTGCACTTAGAAAACCTTCTCCTGCCCGTTCTCCTCGATTAGGTTCTACTGACAATGGAAGTGGACATTAAATAAAAAATGAATTTTAATTTAAATGAAATTAAAGAGATTGCGGATTCTCCTAATAATTTACCTGCTTTTTCGAGGTATAAGTTTGTTACTTTATTAGAAACAAATTATAGGGATTTTTTAGATTTGCCTTATTTTCCACAAATTTACGATTTGCCTGTTAATTCTTATTTTACTGTTACTCTGTCTGAAGAAGACCGGATTGATAAGGTTTCATATAAGGTCTTTGGAAATACAAGATTATGGTGGGTTATCTGTATTTACAATAAAATCGAGAATCCCTACGATCTTCCTATGGGTTTTGTTCTAAAGATACCGTCGTTAGAAAGTCTTTACAATTTTGATGTTGTATAATTTGTTAGACTATTTTTTTAAATGCCTCGTTCTAAACCTGCTTGGACAAAAGAGCAAGATTCTCTTCTTTTATCTTTAATTGAGCAAAAAACTCCTTCTGAAAAAATATCTGTGTGTTTAGGAAGAACTCGAAACGCTGTCGAAAGTAGAGCCAGACGTTTGGGAAGTAGTGTGTCTTTAAATTGTTGGACAGATGAGCAAGTTAGTCTTTTACGTTCTTGTGTTTCTCAGGGAAAAACTATTGAAGAAATGGTTTTTTTGTTGGGTGTAACGAGAAAAAGATTACGTCCTAAGCTAAATCATTTGGGAATTAATTCTTTTAAAAGTCAAAGTAGGAAAGAACAAAAAGATTTGAGATTAAAGGGTTTAAAACGCTGTCCTAATTGTAAAGAAATTAAACCTCTCAATACTGAGTATTTTGTTCCTCCTCTTGTTTATTGTATTTTTTGTGAACCTGTCCTTAGAAACAAAAGAAGAATCTCTTCTTTGAAAAGTGTTCTAAATTCACGTCTTAAAGGTGCAAAAGCAACTTCTAAAAAGAAAGGAAGAGAATTTAATTTAACTTTAGATTGTTTATTAGACTTGCTTGAAAAACAAGAGGGTAAATGTTTTTATACAGGTGAAATTATGACGGTTGGGGGAGAAGAAAGAAGCACTTTTACATCTGCTTTTTCTATTTCCATTGACAGGGTAGATTCTTCAAAAGAATATGTAGAAGGAAATGTTGTTTTGTGTTGTTGGAGAGTGAACCAAATGAAAAGTGAGTTTTCTGTTGAAGATTTGAAATTTTGGTGCGAAAGAATTTCTTCTTGTAAAAATAAGATAGTTTAATTGAAATAAAACAAAGAAAGAAGATTCCAAGTAAATTTTTTTTCAATTTTCATATTATTGTCGTTAAATTAAAATTTCCAATGTTAAAAAACAGAAGTAAAAATACAAAATCGCAATTTACGGGTGTTTCGGAAAGCCATACTCCGAATCCGAGTATGGTTTTTCTGAGTTTTCTCTTAGACCCCTTAAACCCTCAAAATCCCGGTCATGTAGATTTGACGACATTTCCTAATTTTACATTTGTTAGTTTTACGCACACTTATGTTGGTAAAGGAATGAGTGGAGATAGTTGGAGTTTGCAGTTATATGATCCCACATGGACGGACATTGAATTTTATTTATTTCAGAAAGAGATATCACAAACATACGTTTTATTTAGGTATGGTTACACAGATGAGGGATCTGCTAAAAGCCCTCCTCGTTATGGGGTTGTATCGGGAGTTACTTGTAATTTAGAAACGTCGGGAATGACAATTACAATTACTGGGGGGAGTTCTAATATTATTACTCAATTTACTCAGAGATTCGAGAATTTTTCGGATGCGAGTATTTCGGACATTATTAAAAAAATGATTTCTTTTGAAGGATTAAGAGAGGGTTTAATTGTTCCCACAAAAAAAATCCCTCATCCTAACAACGACAGTCAGCATTTTACGTTTCAAATGCACGGTCAAACTTTCATGCAATTTATTAACAGCTATTTAATTCCTCACAGTATTTCTGAAAGTGGGGAGGCCAATTATAAGTTACATATAAGTTCGGCAACGGAGCCTCCAACTGTTCATTATTATCCAGAGAATTACGATACGAGCGACTATTTTAAAACAGAGGATAAAGCATATAAAACTTATTTGTATCAACGTTCGGAAAAGTCTGAGGTTATTTCTTGGGCGCCTTCAATTATTCCTATAAACATTTATTCTAAGAAGAGTATCCATGAAGCGGGCGGTATTTTAAGTAGCACACAAATAAATAAAAAAACGGGTTTAGTGGAAAATATAAAAACTGACCCTAAGGATTTAAAAGACAATAAAAATCCTGCTACTAAAAAAGACCCTAAAAAATTTCAAACGGAAACATTGAAACAAAAAGTAAAACCGAATCCGTTAGCTTCTCCTAAAGACAGAGCGGCACGGAATCCGGGCAGGAATTTCATTTTACCTTCTTCTTCTGTTCAAACTGTTCAAGTAAGACAACGATGTGCTTTAGCTTGTGCTGATTCTTCCGGGATTACGGGGAATTTAACCCTTGTTGGCGACCCTCATTTTCCTTCAGGTGAGCTTTCAAGGGTAAGGTTAATTGTTTTAACGCCTTTAAATCAAGAGCATTATTCCTCTGGTTTATATCAAGTAACGCAAGTAACCCATACAATTTCTTCTTCTTATACAACATCTGTTGAACTTAAAAGCCCTGTTTTCCAATCATCTGACCAGAAACCTTCTCAATCTCCGATTCCTTTACCGCGTCCAACTGTTATTACTCCTCCAAAAACAACCGTTTAAATTTTAAAATTAATCATGGCTAAACATCCCTATGAAGAACTTGCAGATGCAATATCTTCTATTGTTTATGGAAGTGAAGATGGAATGTATATGTTTCCATTAAGAGCATATTGTAAAAACAATGTTGACCCACATAAGCAGGGAAGGGTTCAAATTTACTGTCCTTCGATTTCGGGTGAAAAATGCCCTCCTCTTAAAGATTTATTATGGGCTTCTCCCTGTATTCCATTGGGGGGCAGTTCTAATTTAAGTTCTTTTACGGTTCCTGAAATGGGGGCTAAATTGTGGGTAATTTTCGAGGCGGGTTCATTAAATTTTCCTTTGTATATAGGACAGTGGCCCGCCCAAAATGAATTGTCGGAAGAAACGTATGACAGTGAAAATAGTCCTGCTTATGATTTTATTTATCATCGAAATAAAATTAAAATAAGAACAAAAAGAGATCAAAAGGAACTTTTAATTCAATTTGATGAAAATACGACACAGGCTTTAACATCTGATTCAATTAACATTAAAAGAAAAGATTCTGTTGTAAATTTATCTGACAATTTAATTTCTTTAAGTGTGGGTTCAACAAACATAACTTTAACGGGAGATTCTATTTCTCTCTCTTCTGGTGGTTCTAATATTAAAATTAATTCTTCTACGATAGATTTGTTATCTGCCGTTGTTAATGTCAAAGAAATCTTAAATGTGGGATAAACAGTTTTATTTTTAATTTTTTAAAACTGTTTCAAATAGATTTTCACAGGGTAGAATTTGCTTGCATAGCCACACAGAAGAAAATGGAGGGCAAACTGAAGGTTTCTGTTCTTCGTAAGATTTAAAATAGGAGATTCTTTTGTTTAGCCACATGATTTCAAATTTATTTTTACTAAACAAATTGAAACGTTTTTGACTTTCAAAAAGCCCTACAACTCCTACTAACATGGCAAAGGGTATATTTAATTCAAATAGTTTTTCAAACACTTCAAATTTTTTACTGTAGGGGGGGTTGGAAATTATAATTTCTCCTTGGGGCTGAGTGGAGAAAAAATCTTCTCCATTTTTAATGTGTGTTGCGTTAACTTTTAAATCTTTTTCTTTTAAAGTTTTTACGATTAAACTTTCTTCTGTATCAAAAGGACACCAGATAATTTTTTCTTTTGGTAAATATTTTAATAGGGGTTCTACTGCATATCTGGGTGTATAAAATTCGTCGTTTCCACTGTTAGCTATTTTATCCATTTTCATAATTTAATTTCAAATAGTTTAGCAAATTAAAATAAATTGTAAGGGATAAAGACTAATTAAAGAACACAAAAATAAAATTATGAAATCCATATCGGTTTCTGGTTCAACAACTACACATGGAGGTGAAATTTTTGGTTCTGGCAATTTATTAAAAATAAATTCTCTACCTGCTATTATTAACGGGGATGTATTTAATTGTCCAGATCACGGTTATCAAACTGTAATTTCATCTACAAACAAAATTAAGATAAAGGGGGTTTCTGTCGTTCGAGATGGGGATTTTACAACTTGCGGAGCGCAAGTTATTTCTACTACTCGTTCTTCTTCTGATTAAAACTTACGATATAAAAAATTAAAATTGGAATCTTCGTTCTTATTTTAATTTTAGAGAAAAGTTTTTTAAAACATTAACATTTAGTTTTCCAATAAAGAACGAAGATTCTAAATATAAAAGTTATGAAAGGATTACAATACCTGTTTAATTTAAATTCCGGATACAATTATTCTGAATCTCAATATATTCAGTCTGGCATACGGGCGTTTTTAGACATACAATTTTTTGATTTATTTCATAAGCCTTGGGGGGTAGATTTGGATGCTTTAATTTTTGATTCTGTAGATGCTGTTTTTTTAGATTTTTTGGAGGAAAAGATAGCGAGTGCATTAAAACAATACGAACCAATCAATTTAAATTATATGCAATTTGATGAAGAGCCGAATCAACCTAACTCTTTAATTGTCAATTTGTTTTATACTATTAACTCTACGGGACAGCAAGATTATTACTCATATATTTTGGATAGAAATTAGAGAAAACAAGGTTGAATTGGTTTAATTAGATTTTTAAATTATGAAGATGTTAGATGTAGTAGGGCATCATTACGGGATGCTTGAAGTTTTAAATTATAGCGGCCTCGGCAAAAAAGGAGCCGTTTTTTCTTGTAGGTGTGACTTTAGAAATATCATTTTACGAACAAGTTCTTCTCTTAAAAATAGCACAAGTTTTAATTTTACAAGTTTTCACAAGCTTTTAGAGTTTCGTTTATTTTAAAATCATGTCAACAACACCCTTAACTCGCTTGGACTTAACCTTATTAGAATATGACAATTTAAATGCTGAATTGTCGTCTTTAATTGCGACTCGAACTCCGTTTTGGAATAACCCTTCGTCATCTGATCCACTGATAATATTAATTAATCAAGTTTCGGCATTGGGTGATATGTTCCATTTTTTCATCGAACAAAGGACAAATGAAATGATTTTAACAAGGTCACAGAGAAAAAAATCTGTGATTGATTTGGGAAAAGTTTTTGACTATCATTTAACACGTCCATTTACGACGGTATATTCTTTAAATGTGAGAGCTAAAGCGTCTCGTTCTCCTACAACTTCTGCAACTCAAACTTTCCCTGTCGGAACAAAGTTCAATTCTAATCAAAAATCTTTTATTTTAAAGCAGGAGTTAACGGCGGATTTTACAAGTTACCCTCCTCCTTCTGAGAAGGAGGGTAAAGAGGGGGTTTTAAAGGTTTACGAAGGAGTTTTTTATCAAGAAACTTTTTCTTTATCTCCGTTGGCTACGGATCAAAAAATTTATGAAATACCTTTGACGTATTCTAACATAAGCCAGAATTTTTTAATTGTTAAAGTGAATGGAGTAGAGTGGCAAGAAGAAGATTTTTCTCCTTCCATTGAATTTAACACACAGAAATATATTATTGAAACGGACGAACAGGGTTTTTCAACTTTGGTTTTCAACGGTTTTAAATATGATTTGCCTCAAGATGTTAATTCCAGTTCAAGTTCTAAGGTAGAAGTTTCTTATGTTTCTACAACTGGTGTAGAGGGAATAATTACTAACGCTTCGGAAATAAATACTTTTGATTTGCCTTACGATGTTCCTGTCAATTTTTCTTCTGATTTTGAAATAGATTCTGTTAATATAACATTAAAAGACCCGTATATTCCAGAAGCGGATTGGAAGCAAGCTAAATATAAAGTTTCTTCTTCTTTGTCTACTTTGTGGCGGGCGGTTAGTTTAAATGACTATGAAAAATTAACTTTAACTCTTCCTAAAATTTCATCCGTTAAAGCTATTCGTAAAGACGATAATCTAAATAGACACATAGCTCAAGTTTATATAAATTCTGAGGGGGGTCAGTTAGAGGCTTACAATATGAAGGATGATGTTCAACAATTTTTATTGGATAGAAGCTGTGTAGGAGTAGGGGTAGAAGTTTTACCTTCTTCTCCAAGAGATTTTTATTTAACAGTGGAAGCTAATTATTTAAGTCGTTACACAATTTCGCAGATACAACTAAGTTTAACTCAAAAAGCCATAGAAATTTCAAATTCTTTGGGTGTGGGTGAAACTTTAACTGTTGATAGGGTTTACGAAACTTTGAGTTTAGTTGAGGGTATCGTTTCTTTAAAAATAAATACTATGAGTTTTGTAAAAGACAGCAATACAGTTTCTCATTTACAACCTTTGCCACAAGAAACTTTAACTTTAAAAAATAGCAATGTAAGAATTTTACCGGTGTTTATTAAAACGGCTGTTTAAAGATATAGAGATGTAGAGAGTTAGAATAAAAAATAACAATGTCTAATAACCTAAAATTTGTTCATCCCAAAGCACAAAAAGCTTTGAAATTAGCTTTTAAAGAGTCTAATCTTAAATTAGTTGTTGTTCAAACAATGAGTTTAGGCGGCAACGATGCAGTTAAAGCAAGTGCGGGAACACATAACCAAGCGGGAACTTATAGAAATTTATTTGGAATTAATATTCCTTATTCTTCGTGTATAGATTTATCTGTTAACCAAGAAGCTACGAGAATTAGTGACGGCAAGGCAATTAAATTGGATGAAACTCATATTAAATGGGTTTTAATGAATTTGGCACAGGAAGGGTTTTGCGGATGGTTCCGAACATTTCAAGAAGGATTCTCGGCTCAACATATTCATGTTTGCTGTCCTCAAGCTCCTATTTCTGGATTGCCTTTGGAACAAGTTTTAGATTTTCTTACGGGAAAAGATGGTTTAAGGTATCATCGGAAAGAAGAGTTTTATTCTCCTTCAGAAGAATATGATAAGATAATTGTTCAAAAAATGTTGGAAGCCAATCCTCATCTAAAAGATAAAGTTCCACAGAAATTTAGGGTTTAATTATGCCGAATCAAATAGCGCAGGGGACTACGGGTCAAGCTCTTCCTTGGCAAACTCAGGTTTATTTATATAATGCGGGTGATTCCAGAGAAGGGACGTGGGGGGTTTATCCTAACGACAACAATGTTCCAGTTTTATCTTCACAACCTTTTGGTTGGAATGTTACAATTGATGGTTTGATTACGGTTCCTTTTAACGGTAGAACAACTGATTATAGTGCTGTTATTTTCCAGAAAACTGGGGTAGATTCAAGCGGAAAAGATATAGTTCAAGCTAACACTTATATTTTTAATGTTGTGCCTCCTTCTGTTATTGTAAATCCTCCGATTGTTTTAAATGTTCCGGGTGCGGAATCTTCTCCTTCTAATGTTGTATCTGTCACTCCAACAACTGCGGTTTCTGTTATACCTCCTGTAATTATCAATTCTTATGTAACAATTTTTCAAGCTTTAAGAGTTTTTGAAAAGTGTGTAAGAATAGGTTAGATTTTTTAAGAAACATGAATCTAAATTTGGTTGTTACTCAGCCGGGACAAGCTGCAATAGAGATTTCTAATCTTGCCGTTGGAATTGACACTATTTCAATTATAGATTCTTTTAGTAGTCACGCTGTTTATAGCGGATTAATTTCTCAGGCACCTTCTCCTTTAATAGTAACGGCATCTCCAAATTCTTTAGGACAAGTAGAGCTTTCAGTAACGGCAACTTCTTCTACAAACAATACAATTTCGGATTCTGGGGTGTTTTTAAAAGATACTTTTGCTCCTTTTTCTCCTGTAAACGATGTTAAATCTTCTGCTATTCAAATAAACACTGAAAGCGGGAGTTTAAACGGCACGACTCTTTACGCTAAAACTTTTGGAGACAGCAATAACTACTACAATTTATGGTATAAGTTTGTCGCTCCTAAAAATGGGCGTTATTATTTTACAGTTTTAGGAGAAAATTCTTATGTTGGTTCTATACAAGGTTCAAATGTTTCTTATGATTCTTCTTCCTCAGTTTCTACTTTAAATAATAGTAGCGGTCAACCTTATTTGGCTTCTAAAAAAAGAGCTTGTAATTTAGTTTCCGGGCAAATTTGTTACGTTGAAATTTTTTCGGCTTTTACAGTAGGACAATCTGTTCTTAATAACGCAATTCCTTGGGGTAGTTTTTCTTTATCTTGGTCTTTTACGGGCGACCCTGATATATTTCTTTTGGTAGGTGCGGGCGGTTCCGTTCCAAATAACCTTAGATGTTTAAATACTCAAGGGCAAAATGTTTTAGACATTTCTGCTTTAGATGTTAGAGACGGAGGTGTTTTAAATACAAATTTCACACATTCTCCAGATGGAAGATATTTAGCTTATTCAACGGGTGTTCCCAATGTTTTTAACAGTAGTCAAATTGTTATTTTTGACCGACAAACTCAAACCTCTAATTTTTTAAGTTATAGCATAAATGCAAGTGTTGTTGGTTTATCTAACGAACAGGGTTTTTGGGCTGAGAAAGTTGCAAACGGTAATTCTAATTGGGTTTTAATGTCTTGGTCTGGCGAAGAACGGTCTTCTATTTCTGCTGTTGATGGAAATGTTTTATCTTCTTCTTATTTTTTGTTGAGTTTTAGCGGTGTTATTTCTGGAAATGTTGCTCGTTATGTTTTAGATTCTTCTTTAGGTGCCCCTTTAAGGGAGTTTCTTTTCCCCAATACTTATACTATTTTATCGGCTTCTTCTGACGGTTCTGTTTTATTGGTTTTAGATTCTTCGGGAGGTTTTAAATTTGTATTTCCGTCTCTTGGAGATTTAATACAAAATACCACTCTTTCTTTGCTTTCTGAAAAAATAAAAGACGAACAAGGAAATGCTTTTACGAGCTTTGATTTTAGCAATAATTATTGGTCTAAAGATTTGTTTGCGTGGTCTTCTTCTCATTTATATTTAATTGCAAAAAATAGTAGTGGCTCTCAAATTTTAAAAATTAGTTTGGGAGTTAGCCCTGTTATTACGAATAGGAGCGTTTATGCACCAGTTCCTTCCAACGACGAATATTGGAGTCCTCCTTTTGCTAAAATTCCTTTTACTTCTTTGGGTTTGAGCGTCAATAAAAATGTTTTGTGGGTAGGCCGTTCTTATTATTTTGGATACGGCTCGGGGGGGTGGATGTCAAACCGAACAACTGTTGAAAGAAGAAACACTACAGATTTAACATTAATAGATACTTTTCCTTATTCTACGGATTCTCTTAACCCCGTGATTGTTGGAACAAACCCTCATTCTTGGTATTTTCTTCTTCCGTATAACAATAATAGTAGTTCAGGCGGCGGTTCAAATAATACAACGGAAACTTCAACAGCACTTCAAACATCTTTAGAAGAGTATTGTGTTAGAATAGGATAAAATTTAATTTTAAAATGACGGAATCTCCTTCTTCTAATGTAGCTCATACAACTCCCCAACTCCCTTTGTCTTCAATTGTATTAGGCCGATGGGAGGGGGGTTTATTTTACGAACAGATGCCACCAAAATGGTCAGAAGATGGAGCTTCTGCTTTACATTTAAGTTCTTATTGTTCTATTATAGGAAGGGGTTTGGATAGAATAGAGCAATCTATTGATGCAACGAGAGACTATGTGTTTCTCCAAAATAAATTTTATTTAGAGGCTTTTTTAGAGCATTTGGGGTATGAAGATTTACCAAATTATTTTACAACTGATGATTTAAGACTTTTTGCTCCTGTTTTGTTACAATGTCATAAACTAAAAGGAACATTAGTTCCTTTGGAGAACATAACTCAATTTGTTTTTCGGGATGCTCCTTTAGGTTTTTTTTATGTAATAGACCCTCCTGATTTGAACAGTAATTTAAACATAGAAGTTTCTATGCCTGTTTTAGACAATCTTTCAATTGGTAATTTCACAAGTTACCTTCAAAGAAAGATGAGGGGTTTATTTTATGTTTTAACTCGTTTTGTTCCTTTTTGGTTAAATTTAAAGATTCTTCTTAGTTATTCTTTTATAGAAATTTTCGATGTAAGTTTCAACGATTCTAATTATAATTTTTATTTTGAATTTGACTATGTAGAAGATATTTTCAATGGTGGGGGACAAAATTCTTTTTCAGAAGAAACTTTAATTGAGTGGGTTTACGATGTTCGTCAACAGTTGGACAATTCTTTTAATTTAAATCGTCCGGTTTTAAATCACAACAGTTTAGACCATTTTAAATTGAACAATAATTTAGAGGTTGTCGGTTTATTTTCGGAGGGAGATGTTTTGATAGAGTTATTTTAATGTTTAGATTTTAGTTTAAATTTCAATTATGTATGAAACTACTTTTCAATTATATGAAGGTTGGGTAGAAGGCGAGTTGGTTTGTGACAAAACACAAAAAACAATTTTAAATTTAAGAGAGCATTTCCAATTTAAAAATCATAATATGGTTATGAAATTGGCAGGTGTTGCTTTAGCTGCTTCTTTAAAAGGAGATTCTTCTGTTTTAAATTTTATGTCTATTGGAACGGGTTCCAGTAACGAGATTAATACTGCTTCGAGTTTAGATGCCGAACTTTCAAGAAAATCTGTTTCTGTTAATTACGATACGACAACATCTGGAGTTTTAGTTTCTGGCAGTTTTTCAAATCGTTTAGTTGTAACGGCAGTTTTTGACACTTCCGTTGTAGGAACAATTTCAGAAATGGCTATTTGGAGTTCGGGAACTTCCGTTTTAAATTCTGGTATTATGCTTTCTCGCAAAAAAGTTACTCCTATTACTAAAACGGCAGAGACAAGTTTGCGTTTAACTTGGAACTTAGTTTTTTAAAAAATATGTCAAATCCTTCAAGAGATACATTTCAATCTACTTTAAATTTTTCAAAGGTTTTGTGGATTGAAAACAGAGATGTTTTAGATTCAGAGTTAAACGAGTTACAGGATAATATTTCCCGTCAATTTAACAATAGAGATGGTATTAATCTTCCTAATTGCATGGTTTGTAATCCGAGTTACAGCATTGATTCGGTAAATAAATTATTTACGATAAATCATTTAGAAATTAGATCGCAGGGTTTTAGTTGGGTTATCAAAGACCGTGTTTTGAATTTTTTTTCCGTAACGGATTTAGTTCCTTCTATAATTTTGGAGATAGATGTTTTTCGGAGAGATGCTACAACAAACCCTGATATTTTAAAACATCCTGAAACTTCTTTACCTGTAGCTGAGAGGTTGGAATGGGTTTTTTATTTTTATGCACTCCCACGCCCCGCCAATCTTTTACAGTCTGAAAATACCCTTTATATAGATTTGTGTCAAATTTCTTGGGCCACCTCTACTTTAACTTGGGGAGCTAACATAGTAAGGGGTTTCGATGTTAGTGATAAAAGTAGTTTAGACAGGCATTTACTTCCGGAAATAGAAAAACCGGGTATACCTTCTCACGATTTAGTATCGGCTTTAAATCCCGGTTTTATGAGTGTGCCTCATTTTACGAAAGTAGATACTCTGGATTTGAGCGTTTTTAGTTATTTAAAGGCTTTTAAATCTGTTTATACACCTTACAATACATGGTATGTTCGTTCTCGTCTGACGGGTTATAATTCTATGTTAAAACCTAAATTAGATTTTAACGAGGCATGGCAAAGCGACGTTCACAGTTTTATGGGCACGCGATCTTGTATAAATGGCGCCCTTTGTGAAACAGATCGAACTTTGTTCCCTACTTATACAGGTTGGGATGACAACTCTTATTTTTTGTTTTTTCTTGTAAAAGCAGAAGTTATAGGAAATGAAAGTGTTTTAGACGGTGCCACTGCAAGTTTTCAAATTTCTAAGTTTTTACAAGGTGAGCATGGAGGGGATGTGGCGAGAGTCTATTACCATCATAATTTTTATCAGCCTATTATTCCCGGAAATACGCGCCTCAATTTACCTCCTGATATAAACAGTGTTGGTTGGGAAAGGGCAGAAGCAAGTGTTAATAACTCTTCTAACGGAACTAATTTTATTACAGAATATGATAGTGTGCCGTCTTCTTTTTTTCTTTTGCCTGTTACTTTAGGTTTTACATATTCTGTTTGTTTTGTAACGCATCAGAATGGTTTCGATGATAATTTTTATTTAAATTTCAGCAGTTGGTTAAATGTGCCTCCTATTTTAGGAGATACTCGTTTAGTTTTAGTTCCTGACCCCGATTATTTAACATATATTAAAGATGGGGGAAGATTTTAAAATAGATAAATTATAATTTTAGGTAGAATATGTTTACATCAGAAGATACACAGCAAAAAGTTTTTGAAAATCCTATAGAAAGAAGACAGAGAAAAAATCATTTGTCTCGTTTTTTGTTTTCTTGGTTTTTTTCGATAGATACAGATACGTTAGAAAAGCTTAACATTCTGCGGAAGTTGTTTTTTGTTTTTGCAATTAGCTATTACGGCTCCAGTGTGCTTAAATTGCCGCCTCCTTATTATAGTAATCACTTTATAGTTTTAAAGGTTTGGATGTGGTCTTTTCTTTTTCTTTTAGCAATCGGGGTTCAGCTTTATGGCAGATATAAAAATTCTCTTTTTATTCGGGCGCGTGGTGCTTTATTAGGATTAGTTTTTTGCGGCGCTATTTTAGAACCTCTTTATTCTAAAAAATCGTTTCCTGATATTGATTTTTTCGCTTATTTGGTAACTTTTTTTGAGATTATTTTGTGGTCAAGGTTATCTCAAGAATGTCGTCTATTGCATAAGGTTGTTTCTAATTCATTAGATTTAAATAAAGAAATAAGTGGATAATAAAATAGAGCAATACATAAATTTTTTCGTTCATTATTTTTTTAGTAGTTTGTCCCCTGTATATAGGGGGATAGGTGGAACAACTTTGTTAGCAGCATTTTTAAACTGGTGGCTCAAAAAACAAGAGAGTAAACAAGACAAAGGAGACAAGAAAAAAGAAGATTCTCAAACTGCTAATGCGACGGTGGAAGTTGCTCGTATTACGGATAGTGCGAGCGCCCTTCAATTTGTTTCTGGTCAATTGGAAAAATCTCAATTTCGCTCTGATTCTCTCCAAACGGACAACAATGAAAAAAACATTAAAATAAATTCTCTAACTTATGATTTAGAAAGGGAAAAAAAGGGGGGTCAACAAGTTCAGGAAAGGTTGGAGTTTTTAAAAGAGGAAATGGCGAGAAAGAGTAAAGATTACGAAGAAATAGGTTTTAGGTCAGCATTATTTTTAGATTCTCTTCCAGATATTGTATGGTCTGCACGACAGGATGGTTTCGTAGATTACTTAAACAGAAAGTATTTTGATACGGTAGGGCATCAATTGCCAGAGATAGAGGGTTGGGGGTGGGAGAGTTTTGTTCATTCTTCGGATATAAAATTAGTAGAAGATATGTGGAAGAAATCTTTGGCAACGGGAGCTAATTTTGAAATTATTTATCGTTTATATCGGGCTTACGATAAATCTTATCGTTGGCAATTGACAAGAGCAACTTTAGTAAAAATAAAAGACAGAGGGGATAAATGGGTAGGGATTTCAGTAGACATAGACAATTTAATTTCTTCTCGAAATTCTTCTTCTTTAGATTTGACTGTTGTTGGAGGTAGTTCTGAAATTAAAAACAACCCTGTAAAAATCTTAGTGGCGGATGGGGATACTGCGATTTGGGGAGTTTTAAAAACCCTGTTCAAACTGAATGGTTGGGAAGGTTTCTTTGTGGAGGATGGAGAGCGAGCTTGGGATTCTTACGTTTCTAATTTATCTTCTTCTCCTTTTGACGTTATTATTTTAGAACTCTCTATTCCTAAAAAAACGGGTGAACAGGTTGTAAGACAAATAAGGGAGAGTGGTGATAAAAAAACCCCTATTTTTATTGTTTCTGCTAACATTGAGGTTTTAACATTGGGCGCAAGAGAAAGTCTTTTATTAAAAGGTGTTTTATCTAAACCTTTTAATTTGGAAAATTTAAAAAGGGAAATTTTAAATGTTTTAAATCTTAAAGTAGAAAGTGAAGCTACAAAAGAAGTGCGCGCCAAAGAAGCATTAAAAAAAGAGTTAGAAGATTTAACAGGTGATATGTTGTAAGAAGAAGAGTTTTAAAAAACTATGATTTTAGAAGAAAAAGTTTTGGTGTCTTATAAATTTTTTCAGTTTGATTTTGTTCAAAAGTAGAAAATACTAAATTATAATGATTGTTCCTATTGAAGAAATAGCTAAAAGTCCTATTGTATTCTTGTGCGATTTGAGTTGGGTTAGCTACAAAAGCCATCACGCCTATACTTATTTTGATCCTATTTCAAAAACAAAAAAACCAACATTAACAGTTGAATTTGCAGGAGCAACTTTTTCTTCTGGTCATGTTTACGGCGTTTTAAATACAATAAAAAATATAAAAACAAGGTTTCCAGATTCTTCTATTGTTCTTTGTATGGATGGTTTAAATTACAAAGAAAAAATAAAAGAAACTCATCCAGAATCAGAATACAAGCAAAACAGGGGTGGCGGGATTTCAGAAGAAATTCATAGAGATAGTGTTGAAACTTTGTCAATGGCTTCGGCTTTTCCTCAAGTTTATTATTCGTATCATCAAGACTACGAAGCGGACACTTTAATGGCTTCTATTGCATGGGAGTTAGAAAAATTTAAAAATATAAAAAGAGTTCTAATTTACACTGCTGACAAGGATTTGTTACAAACAACTTCTAATAAAATTTCTTTAATTAAACAATGGGAATCACATCCGAATCAATTAGGTTTAATGGGGCAGAGTTATGCTCAGGCTTTTTTTGGAGTAGATGTTAAGCAAATTCCTTTGTTTAGGGCAATTACGGGAGATGCTTCGGACAATTTAAAAGGGATTCAAAGATTCCCCAAAAAACTTTTAAAAGATGTTTTTAATGAATCTAAAGTAGAAGACCCCAAACAATTGTGGGAATTGATTACGTTAAATCCTAAATTAAAATCTAACAAGTCAATTAAAAATTTAATAAGAGAGTTTGAAACGGTTAGAGTTAATTATTCTTTAATGAAAATTGTTCCTAAACCTTTTCAAATAGAGAGAATGGAAAGAAAAGATTTACAAGATCAATTATTTGAAAAATGGAGAATGGGTTCTATCGAATGTTTTCTAAAAAAGTTTCTGAGAGAGAGGAAGTTAGAGGAAAAAACAAATTTAATTTAACATACAATCTTCTTTTTTTTTAAAAATTTTTTATAAAAACAAAACCTAATCTCTTAAAACAGAGATTTTTATTTTTAACAACATGAAACTTATTTACGGCAGTTTATGGGATAATATTTCTCCATTAGATTTAATTTTAGTTCCAGCCAGTAGAACTTTGGACAGGACAGATAAAGTATTAGCTTATAGTTCTGAACTTCAAAAAACCCAAGAAATTTTTCCAGATTTTCTTTCTAAATTTGGAAAAGAGTTGGATGGTTCTGAGTCTTTTTACGGCTTATTAACAGAATCTTTTTTATATAAAAATAAACCTGTTAGTTTGGGTTTATTTCAGGTTCATACTCATTTTAGAAACTCGTATTCTTTGAATTTGTTTAAACTGAGCATTGAGAAGTTAAATTTGGTTTCTAATCAATTTAGTAGAATTTGTTTAAGTTTTCCGGTTGGTTTTCTATCGTGCTATAAAACTAAAGAGTTAATTCCTTTGTTAGAAATGCTACCTGAAAATTGTGTTGTATGGGTTCCGTTAAGTATGAAACCTAAGAAACAAAAGAAATTTAAATCTTAGGAAAAACCTCTGTTAAATTTTATTTTAACAGGGTTTTTTCCAACCAAATTCAGTGTTTCCTCTTCCGTGAGATTCTATGGAGATAACCTCCCACAAGTTTTTCTGTCAAAGGAACCTAAGAATAACCTTTACGTTCAAATATAGGATATTAGAAAAAAGTTGGTTTATTAAAGATTTTCAATTTAAATTTCCAGTCTTTCCGAATGAAACTTGTTCTCTTTAAGAGACAAAATGTTTCCCTTATAATAAAGCTGAGTTTTTAAAATTAAAAACCTAATTAAGAATAAATTTTGATTTCTAAATTTGAATGTAGGGTTTAATTTAAAATCTGTTATTGAACAGTTTTTTTCTTATTTTTTGTTATGTTTTCAAATGAAGCTGAAGAGAAGACAGAAAATTTCTCTATTTTAGATTTAAAGAATAGATTAGAGGAAGAAAATCCGTTATTAAAAGAAACTTACGCTGATTTTTTAAAAAGTTACGTCAGGTTTAATTCTCAATACAATAAATTTTTGGACGGGTTTACGAACAGAGGTAAAGAAGTTAGGTAGAGGTGTTTTTTGAAAGGTAGATTCAGATGGTTGTAGAGAATTAAGCTAAAACTAAATTGGTTTTTAGTAGTTCTCTGATGTAGTTCAGTTTCTTTTCTATTTCGGGAGTGAGTTCTGTTTCCTTTCCGAATCCGAAAAACGGAGGTTCTTTTGCTTGGAAGACACCTAGGTATATTCTCAGCGAGATAAGGAACTTGCGGGATTAGACTGTGATTGTGATGGCGATAATTTTGAACTTAGATAAGGACAATAGAATGAAAAATTTTTTCTGCCTTTTATTCGGCCATAGATATTTTGTGGCCGAAGAATTTTCTTTTTCTTGTCGAAAAGTTGGTTGTCATAGATGCCCTTCTTTATGGGGTATGCATGACCGAGTGAAAGCCTTTTTGCCTTGGGATAGTGATTTAGCAGAGGCCAGGAGAATCCTAAAAAATGAGGTGTAGTTATTGCGGCGCGAGAACGCACACGATTAAAAATTGCCCGAAGACTTTCTCCGGGCAAGCCAATCGTAATGCGATGCGGTGTTCTTATTGCGGAAACAAGACACATAACCTCGCAGCGTGTCCTAAGACGTGGAATGGAAATGCGGCCCGTAAATGGGCACCAAAGAACGTAGAAAACGACTTCTTGAAAGAGGAGTAGAGACCAAAATGAACGAGATTAAATTACCCATCACGGAAGATGAAAAACAACAGGTTTTTGACCGTCTTCCCTAAATAGGGAGGCACTTAATTAAACGTCTCTCCCAGAACGAAGATTCTTAGAGAAACTTATTTCAGTTATAAATAAAACTGTTGAAACCTTTTTCTTCTCCTAAGCGTTTGTATTAAATGAGAAAAGGAAGTGGTTTGGTCACTCAGTTTCTTTTCTCTAAGAAGTCTTCTGTAGCTGTATTTTTATTAGATTTAATATAGTTACAGAAGACGTGTGACGTTTAGGGAATCGTCTAATAAACCTCTTTTACAGCCTGTTAGCTCAATGGAAAGAGCGGTATCCTTCTAAGTTATATATAGAGGTTCGATTCCTCTACGGGCTAAATTCTACTGCATATTACAATCTTTTAGGTTGTTTTGTGTGATATAGATGTTTGAAACCAAAAACCCTCTTTGATTAAGTTCAAAGGGGGTTTTTGGTTTTTACCTAAAAAGCCGTAAGGCTCCTTGCTTTAGCAATGGGGAGTGTCAAATAAGAAAATCTGTTTAATCGATAGGCAACTTCTGTCTCTTATACTCGTTTAAATAAGAGAAGGGAAGAAAAATGACAAATCAAGAATTTATCGCTTTGCCAGTCGGCAAACAGCGTGTCGAAATCGCAAAAGATATTCTCAAACAAATTGAATGGGATATTTTTATTCCTCAAACTGGTGCATATGTTGAACGGCTAACTATTGATGGTGTGAACCCAGACAGTTTTTCAGATTTATCAGAGGAAAGTGTTCAGGATAAATATGAGAGAATCGAAAGTTGTAAGGTGTGTGCCATTGGTGCGTGTGTGTTAGCCGCAACTAAGTATAAGAACAAAGTAATTTTTGCTGATGTAACAAGCAGCGCACATGTTTTCAAAGCATCTGAAAATATCCGAGAAGTTCTTAGTGATGTGTTTACTGCAAAACAGTTATTGCTTATAGAATGTTCTTTTGAAGGGTTCCTATTAGGCCGAAATAGTTTTGCTGTTGATACTTTGGACAAGTCTGTTGAGTTAACGGAAGCAGAAGGAGAAGCCTGTCTTAGGTTTAATCATAAGTATGAAAACGACACTGAAATTCTTGTTGCTATAATGGAAAATATCGTTAAGAACAATGGCCGTTTTCGTATTCACTGAAATGGGGTGTAAAACCTCTCAGCTTGTCTGAGAGGTAATTCACACATTTTTCTTTGTCTGTTAACCGTCATTTAAAATTTAGAGTTGATTTTACAATTTAATTTATAACTAAAATCAAAAAAACTTAGAATCTTCGTTCTTCGTATTTTGTCTTTTGTCTTTATATTCCAAATGGAAAGTTATTTAATCTACATGAATCTGAAAAAGAATTTTTTTTGTTGTTCTTTACGAGACAACGAAAAGATAGAAGAGCTTTTCTCTAAGCGTGAAACAATGAGATGGTTACGAAAGAGATTCAAACAGTTGTCTTTTAAACATCCTGATTTTAAAATAAAACTTTCTGACAAAGAAATTTTAGATTTACTCTATTTTTCTGGTTACGAGGGAAGGTTTGAATTTTTCAAACAGGTTTCTGAGGCGGGTGTTTTACAAGTTATGGGAGTAGAAGAGAGCAGTAATTTCAAAAGTTTTAAATGGGGTGGCACAGAAAGTTCTGGCATTATGTGTTCTATTTTTTAATTGCAAACAAGACTTATAATTTTTCATAAGAGTCTTTTTTTGTGTCTTTAAATTTGATGAAACTCAAACTTTTAGTGGGTTTAGATTTCCAAGGGCTTTTTTCGCTTTACGTTAGATTTTTTTCTTCCGTTCAAGAAAAAGGTAAGTTAGAAGCTGTTGATTTTAGTTTATAGCTGAAATAATTAAAATAAGGAGGGTTTCTTCCTCCTTATTTCTTTTATTAAAAAAACTATGAATCTTCGTTCTTCGTATTTTGTCTTTATATTTGATTATGCAACCAGCACAAAATTTAAGCGCACAAGAGATTGAAAATTTCAATCTCCAAGTTTGGGAGAATTACGTTTCTCTTTTAGAAGAGGGGCCGAGTTTGTTGCTGGAGCCTTCAGAGAAATTTAGTGTGGCTTTATCTGAAGTTCTCAGAGAAAATCAATTAGAGTCTTCTTTTGTAAGTTTTGACCCTTATAATTTTCCTTCTCGTTTTATAAATTCCAAAGGGTTTGAAGTAGGTTGTTGGACAGTTTTCCCTAACAGCGAGTTTACGGACGATGAATTTGAAGGTGAATGTTTTGAGATAATTTAGGTTAATTTTTTCTATGTTTAAAAATTTAATTTTTCCTGATTATCTTGTTTTGTTTTTGGTTTTTCAATTCATTGTGGTATCTTTGTTTTACGTTATATCTCACAAGTATTGGGTTTCTCTTTACTGGTTGGCGTCTGCTTTAATTAATTTTTCTGCATTTGCTATGTCTAAAACCCGTTAAAAAAACTCTTGAAATTCAATCTTTTCTCCGAAGCAGCAAAAAGCCCGTTTAGATTTTTTTCTAAACGGGCTTTTTATTTATTTTTTAACTGTCGTGGTAGCCTACTTTTCCATAGGCAATTCCTGTAGCACCGGGACATTTCAAAGTTCTTTCTACTGTCTTATTCCAGAGATTGAGAAGATGTTTTTTTATACTTTTTTCCATAAGACCTTCTTCTATGTCTGAAAGAAAACTTGTTAATTCGCCGTCTGATTCAACACCTCCCTTAATTTTATGTTTTTCGGCAAATTTAATTGCTTTCAAGTTCAGGGTTTCTTGCTCGCCGTCTTGTGCGTTTCGGATGCAATTCCAAGCCATAGTGTTTATTTTCTCCTTTGTCCTTTTGTTGAAGGTAATAGTTAAACGCTTGAGGTCAACTCAAAGATTCTTATTTTTATTTATTACATTTATAACTTTAAGTGAGGGATTTTATCTGGCTATCAAACGTCTTAAATATTTATGAAAAGATGTTTTTCTTATTCAAAACACGCGAAGAGGATTGGTGCCGCACGTTTTATGGGGATGTTGGGGAAAACTCCTTTGTCTTCTAAGGATAAGAGTGAGTATTTACAAGCAAAAATAGAAGGTATCAAACAATCAATTTTAAGGGGAGATTACGAGACAAAAACAATTTCTCAAATTGCTTCTTTTCGAGGCATAGAAGTTTCTATTTTAGAAACGGAAGGGTTAACAGATGAATTTATTTTATTTTGTTCTTGTAAACCTAATCCTCAACTTTCGGCTGTTGTTTTAGCTTCAGTTTGGGGTGTATCGTTTTTAACGGCAAACAAGTGGAAGTCTTTTCAATTAAAAGGTTTAACAGTGGCTTTTTCTGCTAAAAGGGAGAAACTTATATTGGAAGAGAAACAAAGAGCTTTTAATAAAGAGTGTTCATTAGATATAGATAAAGTGATTTAAAATACATATAGATGTATAAGAGCAGCACATATTCTATTTCGGAATTTTCAAAGAAAGTGGGGAGGACAGTTAAGACGCTTCAGCGTTGGGACAGGGAGGGGATTTTAAAACCTTCTCGAACATTGACAAATAGAAGATATTACGAAGATTCTGATTTTAAAAAAGCGATGGGTTTGTTAGGGATAGAATCTGAAATTAAAAATTCAAAGCCTTTTGTTTATTGCCGTGTTTCCTCTCCTGCCCAGAGAACAGACTTGCAAAATCAGATGGAAATTTTAGGTTTGTTTTGTGCGGCAAAAGGGTTGTCTGATTTAGTTTGGATTCAAGAGATTGGGGGAGGTTTAAATTTCAAACGTCCTAAGTTCTTATCCTTAATGGAGTTTATTGAAAAGGGAGAAGTTTCCCATCTTGTTATTGCTCATAAAGACTGTTTAGTTCGTTTTGGTTTTGAGTGGTTCGAGCATTTTTGCGTTTCTCATGGATGTGAATTATTAATTTTAAACCAAGAAAAACTATCTCCTGAAAAAGAGATGGTGGAAGATTTAATGTCAATAGTTCATTGTTTTTCTTCTCGTTTATATGGTCTACGAAACTATAAGAAATCTTTAGTGAAACATTTAGGGGAATCTGATGTTAAATAGACGTTCAATAAAAACGAGGTTAAATTTAAATACAACTGAGAAAATTAAATTGTCTCGGTTTGGAGGGTTGTCTCGTTTCATTTATAATTGGGGTTTAGAAAGAAGGGTTGAATATTACAGGGAGGCTAAAAAAACTTTATCTTATCCTGCTCAGAATTTAGAGTTGACAAAGTTAAAGAAAGATAATCTTTGGATGGGAGAGATTTCTAAATGGGTTGGTCAAGATGCTTTGCGAAGGTTAGATGTAGCTTACAATAATTATTTTAAAAGTTTAAAGAATAAATTGGTTTCTAAGAAAAAGAAAAAAAGAAAGAAAAAGAAGAAATATACTGAAAATCAAATTAAGTTAAGACAGCACGTTGAAAGTTTTCCTAAATTAAAAAAGAAGAGAGACAATTCTGACAGTTTTACTTTTCCTGCATCTGCCAATTTAGTAGAGGTTAAAGGTGACAGAGTTAAATTACCTAAATTGGGCTGGTTAAAAACCTTTGAAACCATAGAAGATAAGATTAAAGGTAGACTTTTATCTGCAACAGTTTCTCAAGAGGGGGAGTTTTGGAACATTTCTTTAAATTATGAATTTGAACAAGAGCCAGAAAAACATAAAGGAGAATCTGTAGGAATTGATTTGGGGATAAAAACATTAGCCACACTTTCTAATGGAGCAACAGTAGAAAACCCTAAATTTTTAAAAAATTCCGAAAAGAAATTGAAAAGAGAGCAGCGTTGGCTAAGTAGAAAAAAGAAAGGTTCAAAAAATTTTTTGAAGCAGAAAACCAAACTTCAAAGAGTTCATAGAACAATTAGAAATCAACGTTTAGATAATTTGCACAAAACAACCTCCTATTTAACAAAAAAGTTTTATGTAATTTGTTTAGAAGATTTAAATATTAAAGGTATGTTATCTAATCATAAGTTAGCTAAACATATCCAAGATTGTTCTTTTTACGAATTTAAGAGACAGTTAATTTATAAATCTGAGTTAACGGGTTCTTATATTTCTTTAATTTCAAGATGGTTTCCTTCAAGTAAGTTGTGTTTTTCTTGCGGTGTTGTAAATGACAAATTAACATTAAAAGACAGGACTTGGTTGTGTGATTGTGGAATTAAGCATGACAGAGATTTAAATGCTTCTCGAAACATAGAAAGAGAAGGTTTAAGATTATTAGTTTAGTATTATTTTTGACCGTTGGCTTGACGGCAGTAACGCTTGCGGACTAAGAGGCTCTGGACTTTAGGGTTTAGAAATAAATTTTCAAGTTGAAACTTTTTAGAATGAAGCAGGAACTAAGAATTGTTCGCAATTGAGCATGAATTAGAAAGCAGAGAACAAACTACAGGTCAAAGAGAAGTTTCAAATTTTCCGTTAAAAGACTTTAATAAGACGGGAGACAACGAATGGCATTTAGTTTTGGACAGTAGAGTTGTAGCTAAATATATAGAGGTTTAGTTAAAAATGTTATCTAAAACTAATTTGTTTATCTGTCCCCGTTGTGGAGGTTTAATGGCAAAGGCTTTTTACTTAGGTTTTCCCGGCAGGATGTGTTTGGACAAAAACTGCGCTACACTCATTGGCCCCGCTTATTGGGTAGCTACAACTTTTTTCATCGGCCCTATTATTTGTTATAAAGGTTCTTATTTTAAATTGCTGTGGAATTTTTTGTTGGGTAGATTAAATTAAAAAATTATGATTGAAAACATTAAAGTTGAGATTCTAAATCGGCGTCATACTAATCTTCAAAATGATGTTCTTGGTTTTTCTGACAAAAAAATTGATAAGGCAGTAGAACAAAAATTAATTGACCGTTACCCTATGCGTTCTAATTTTTATCTTCCTGCACATGTAAGAATTGCACATAGACAGCTTCGCAATGTGACTGGTAAAATCTTAAAGAAGGTTTGTAACCGTTACAGGCGTCATACGATTAAAAAAGAGACTGAAAGTGAATTTGAGGATTACGGAGAATTTTGACAGGTTGAAAGAAGTTCGTCTATCTCATTTAGAGAACTTTGAGGGTTTATACATTTCTCTCCGATTATGATTGGGAGATTCAAAAATCAAAACCGATTAAGTTTTAACATGAAAATTTTTCCTTTTATTATTTGCGGTTCTTATTCTTTTGTTTTAAGGTGGTCACAAACGAAAGACCCTTTTTGGTGGAATACTTATTCTAAAACATCAAATCAAATAACCGGACATATTTTTGGTTTTTCTTGTTTCAAAAACGAGGGTAAATATAAAGGTTATGAATTTGTTTTTGGTAGATTAGCTTTTTCTATAATGAAGGATTTAACTTGAGGTTTTAGTTATATGAAAAAAGAAATTAATTGGGGAAAAGTCTGTTTAGATTTAAGTTTAATTTTCGAGTTGCCTAAATTAGAACCTTATGGTTTTTCAAATTCTCCTTTTACGGATAATTTAACTTATTTTAGATTACAAGGTAAAAAATTAAAGTCTAAACGAGAGCGCAGAAATAAAACCCAGATTTTTTTTTCTAATAGCAATGGACAATTCACTTCTTTGTTAGATGTGGACAGGGCTAATAGGGGAAAATTTAAAAGAATAACTTCTTTATGGAACTGGGATTTTACAGATTTCAAAAAAGAAAGTTATTGGTTGATGTGTTACGCTCAAAGTTTAGGTTTTGACATTGATTTTTTAGAAGGTATGATAAAAAGTAATTTCTCTAATCACGACATTTTAGAATTTTATTTGGGTTATCAAGAAAGAGTCAAAGAGTTAGGGTCACATTTATATTTTTTAGAAAATTTAACGCGCAGGAACACTGCGTAGAAAGCATATCTCAGTGAAGTAAGAATTGTTCACAATTGAGCATAGCTTAGAAAGCAGTGTCAAATAAAACGGAAGTTATAAAAATAAACAGAAAAATAATCCAACAGTGTTTTCAAATTTCTATTTTAAACAACACGAAAGAGAAGCATCCTGAATACGAACATCACCCACATTTTTCCTTTATCATTCAAGATGGAAAACTTCTGGAATGGGGAATAAATCGAAAGGGGGATTCACATTTTAATTTTGGCTACCCCAATTATTCTAAAATTCATGCTGAAACAGAAGCCTATCGCAAAGCGAAGGGTATACTAAACCATCAAAAAAAATGGAGTTGCATTAACATACGATTGGATAAGAAAAACAACTTAAAAATAAGTTGTCCTTGTGAGAGATGTTTTAATTTTCTTTCTTACGTTGGATGTTCGCGTGTGTTTTTTAGCACTCCAGTAGGGTTTTCTTCTGCTGTTCTCTCTCAAATTTAAAATGTTAAAAAGTTATTTTGTAATAGGAAAACCTATTTCTTCCAAAGATAATAATGTAATTGTAATCTGCGACAAAAATAGATATTCTGAATACATAGGAAGAAAAAATAAGTTTTTCATAGATGTTGACAAAGAGACTTACGAAAAAACACAGGTAGGAGACTATTATTTGTATGAAGAAGACAATTTGAAATTTGTGTGATTTTTAACTTTTCTAATTGTCAGTGTAATAAATATAAATTATAATTTTTAACCTTGTCTTGTTTGTTTCACTGTAGACAGGGTAAAATTAACATGACACTCACACCGAAAATCATTAAGACCGAAGATGATTACGAAGCGGCCTTGGCGCGCATCGAAGAAGTCATGGATGCCGAAGTTGGCACTCCTGAGGGCGACGAATTAGAGCTTTTGTCTCTTATAGCTGAACAATACGAAGATAAAACTGCTCCTATCAGCCCACCTGATCCTATCAGCGCGATTCGCTTTCGCATAGAACAAGAGGGCCTCTTTTAATTTTAGTTATTAAAAAACTTAGAGTCTTCGTTCTTCGTATTTTGTCTTTTAAAGAGAAAATACAATGTTAAATTTCTATGAATTTCAACAAACCAATAGCAAATGTTCTTATAGTTTAAACGACAAAGTGTGTCCTTTAGTTGTTATAGAAGCGGAGAAAGAATCTTATGCTATAATAGTTGCAGAAGAGTTTAAATGAATATTATGAGAAAACCTATTGAACCTAAGAAACCTTTGCCTCCTGTAAGGGAGCCTCTTGTGTTAAAAGAGTTGAGTTTACGAGAATCAAATTTAAACTTTGTTTCGACTTTGGCAGATATAAACAAATTTTTTGAGGGTTCTGATTTAAACAATGTCAAACTTTCAGAAGAGTCTTACTATACTGGTTGGGGTGAAGCTGAAGATTGTAGAACTTATTTAGTTCTTAAAGAATTTGTTCTTGATAACTCCGTCGATAAAAGTTTTCATATAGCTCAAAAAATTTATTTAAATCATTTAACTGTTTACGAAGATAAAATTAAAATTTATTTAGATCAGTTGGAGAAATGGAAAAAGTTTAAAGCTATAAAAGAACAGGAAGAAGAGAAAGAGCAGTTAAAAAAATTAAAGGGGAAATATGAGTTTTGAAGTAACACCTGAACAAAGCAGTAAAATAAATGAGTGGTTAATGAAAGAAATTTACCCTCAAGTTATAGAAAAACAAAAGCAAGACCTTTTTTATTTAAACCACCCTTTTGCAAAAAAATCTTGGGAGGATGGTTGTCCTGAAACGGGGGCAATTGGCGGAGGTGTAACATTTGAATTTACGCCTACTGGTTTAGGTGTAATTTTTGTTGTAAGGGAAACTTTAACTTCAGAAAAAAATACGTTAAATTTAACGGATTACGATAAGTGGTAAAAGAAGAGAAAATTAAAATTAAAAATTTTAAAAAGAATTACAACATGAAACGTTCTCTCAAAAATATAAGGGATATGTTAGAAAAAACAAAGAACTTTAATTTTATTCCTGAACCTCTTTCCCGGCGCACATGGTTAAGGAAACAGGACTCATTGCCAGCACCGTGCGATCTTGGGCAGATTTGGGCATCGAAGCTCTGTTCAAAATCTTCCGCGCGTTGGATTGCCGACTGAGACTCGAATACACCCTCAACGACTAACCAATCGCCACCGGAGTCAAGTCCGGTGGCATAACACACACTATGACAAATCCAACACAACAACAAGCCGCGCAACTCGCGCCTTGCATCGCCCTGACCTGCAAATTTGAGCAGAACAGTTTTTATCCCAACTTCGGCGCGTGGGAACAACTCGGCATCGGTTCGGGCTATGCGCTCCGCGACGGGATTGGCCCCAAAGGAGGTGCCGAATGAACCACACTGCATGGATAGCCACCGCCAAGGTCTTCGATAACATCGGCTCCCTTTGTTTTTACGGCCTTGCAATTGTCGGGATTTTCGTGTTCCTTGTCGCCGTAGCCGCAACAGTCCAACTTCTCGCCGAAGCTGTCAGGGAAGGGGACGGGGTCGTTTTCGTGATGTGGCTGGTCACCCTCCTCCTAATGGGGTGCGGGGTGGCAGTAATTGCCCGAATGTTTGAGGGAACCCTATAAGACTCTTCAAAAAGCAAACTCTCTTCGGCTGCGATGCGATAGGCGATGCCGACGTTTCTTACAACGAATTTGATTTGAAAGCCCCCTGCTTTAGCGGGAGGATGAAAAATCTTTCCTTGCAAAAAACGAGATTAAAAATATTTGAAACTTATTCTTCTTAGATTCGTTTCTAACATTAACGCGCA